TGTGCCTTCATGTCGGGGTTGTCAGTCTTGACCCCTTCGCGGTTGTGACTGCAGAAGTAAGCGTAGCCTGTCTTCTTCTTGGGCGACTCCTTATGGCCGTCCGTCTTCTTGTTCGTTTGCTTCTTGGGCTTCTGCTCGTCGTCGGTCTCGACGTCATCGACCTCATCGACCTCGACCTTCTTCGCTTTCTTAGGCTTCTCTTTGACGGGCTCGACCTCGACTGGCTCTGCCGACTTGCCGTTCGCCTTCTCTTCCTCGTAGCGAGCCTTGTCGTCGGATGCCATCTTGGTGTACTCGGCTAGCTCGTCGGATCGGGCGTCGTCATCCTTGAGCTCCTTCCACTTCTTGCCGAGCTCTGCCATGATCGACGACTTGCCCTCCTCACCAAGATCCTTCTTCACTTGAGGACGCATGGCAGCGCAGAAGAAGATGTAGGCCGACCTGCCTTTCTTCGGTGCGTTGGGGTCTTTGTCGCTTGTCTTTCTCGCCTTCTTGGCTGGCACAATGGCAGCGAGCTCTTCGTCCGACGGAGCAACGTAATCCTCCATCGCTTCGTTGTAGCGAGCTTTATCTTCGGCCGCCTCGGCCTCAAGAGAGGCAAGAAGCTTCTTGTCGGCCTTCTTGTCGCTCACCTTGAGCGCGTTCCACATCCTACCAAGCTCGGATGTCACCTCGGTCGCCTTGGCTCCGTCGCCGAGGTTGGCCTTAGCTTCCTCCCTTTTCTTACCGCAGAAGAAGATGTAGGCCGACTTGCCCCGCTTGGGCTTGTTCGGGTCCTTAATCTTGTCACTGCTGCGCTTGGTTGACTTGACTGCGACGACGTTGAAGGCCTCGATGTTCTCCTGTGAGTTCCATGCGTCAACCAGCTCCTCGGACCCGTTGTCAGAGAGGAACTTGGCGACGAAGTTGGCGATAGCAGACTGAGTAAATGACTTCATTGTTTCTGCTCTCTCTCTGAAAACTTGCCTTGAAAAATCAGTTTTTTTATGGCTGGCAAGCTCCTTGGTGTGTCGGTCGGTGGTCTGTGTAAGAAACGACACCTAGTGGGTGTCCTTGTCGTTGAGTCTTCTTGTGTCGGTCACATTCACAACAAATCAAGTGAGTAGCCATTTGGAAGTTTAGTTGTTTAATTAAACTTTATGATATAATTTAGAGATATTAAAAATATTTTAGAAATTATTATATAAACTTATATTAAATGTATTCGTTTGACGAAAAAACACCTACTATATTATGTGAGATAATGGAAAAACATGGAAGTGATAAAGGAGGTAAAAATATTACAAAAACTCATCATAATTATACAACCTTTTATTATAGCATATTTAATAATTTTAGAGATAAACATCTTAGAATATTTGAACTTGGATTAGGTACTAATAATGTTAATATAAAATCAAATATGGGTGAAAATGGTAAACCAGGTGCATCTTTATACGGTTGGGAAGAGTTTTTTCCAAACGCAAAAGTGTATGGTGCTGATATAGACAGTAATATTCTATTTGAAACCGATCGTATAAAAACGTATTACTGTGATCAAACGAATCCTACAGTTATAAGTCAGATGTGGCAAATAAAAGAGTTATCAGGTTTATTTGATATTATTATAGAGGATGGATTACATGAGTACAATGCGAATGTATGTTTTTTTGAAAATTCAATTCATAAATTAAATACAAATGGATATTTTATTATTGAAGACATAAATTTACATACACTTAATTTAATTAAACCAAAGATAAAAGAGTGGAAGACTAAATATCCATATTTACAATTTGATATACTTCGTATTCCATCTGAGGTAAATAAAGATGATAATAATCTTATTGTTGTTAAAAAAATCGGTAATGTGGTTGAAGTCTATTCTAATAATATAGTGAAACCGAAAGGGTTATCAGTATTCGCAATTATCTCAATAATTATTTTAATTACTTTCATACTGGTGTCATTAGTGTATTTTTACATACGTTACAAAAATATAATAAAGAACCAGAAAACGTAAAACAATTTAATAGTAATATCTTGCATATTTCAAGAGTAAATCTTATAAAATATCCAAAACTACGAGAATATTTATAACAGACATGTTCATTTTTGCGTCTAGTTTCACCTCGACCAAAAACTTCTTTCTCTCTAGCGAGTTGTCTCAAAATAAACTTTATTTTTTGCTCATTTGCGTAAAGACACAACAAGGTGTAGTTGTCTTGTTATAATAAAATGCAAATAAAATATTAACATTTAACAAATGAGTGAAGTTGTATATTTTAATCCTGAATCACCTGAAGAAAAAACAACTGAGTTTCTTAGTCTCTCTGTTCCGTGGATATATTCTGTGCCTTGGAATCTTATGAGAGATAAGAAATATCTTGAAATAATAGAAAAATATGTTCTTAGACACATGATTGTTGAAAATCCTTCAAAGCGTTTGAAAGAACAAATTAAAAAAGAACTTGAATTATACCTCAACCCAGACAATATGTTGTATCTTAAATATATAACTTTTATATATCTAGAATTTTTGGAAAAACAAAAGCAACTTTTTGGAGAAGATTTTTTTTATGACTTTAGTTTTAATAAAAGCAATCGAGGATTTCAACTAACAATAAAAAGACCGATTATCTACGTTAGTACATCAACCGACATACTTAGTACATCAGTACATGATTTGCAAACTTCCTCTAGTCTTTATCCAATACTTAAAATTACACCTGATAATTACGTTGAAGAAATAAAAAAATTAGTAGAAGCAAATGTAATATTTGCAGAACAAAAATTAATAGATGAAATAAAAAAAATAGCAGATTCTACATCATTTGACAATGTACGAGCGCAAATTGCAATGGCGTATATAGCACGTATTGATGAATACAAAGTACATCTTCAAGTTAAACCTGAATATCAATTCTGGGTCTTAGAAAAACTAAACTGGACAATTAGAGATAATGAAATTTTTAGAAGTTGTATTGATGCTATAAAAATGCATAACTTTTATGATATTGTGATTGGAGAAACACGAGTCCCGTCAATTGTAATATATTTATCAGGAAATAATTTGAAACAAACATCTCAGGAAAAAATAGAATGTCTAAAAAACGTTCTTGTAATTTTAAGAAAAGTTTTTGGAAAATATTCAAACCAAATTGGGCTTGATATTACACCAAGATATAATTACAAGGTTGACGAACTAATATATTTTACAAATGGTCCAGGAGATGTAAAAGCAGAAATGCAAAGAGATAATGTATTAGATGAGTATTTTATAGAATCTTCTGATGGACTTGCATATAATTATTCTTTCTTGAAAAGTAAAAAAGAAATTTTGACAGAATGTATAAAATCCGTTTTTGGAATCTAATACTTTATATATCAAGTATTAGATTTAATACACTAATTATTCGTAAGTGTAACAATTTACATTATCTTGTTTTTCCAATATGTATACAACTCAGCTGACGAAGCACTCCATTGCTTTTGCTCCTCTTTGGGTAACTCTTTCCAAAGGCGAGAAAGCTCTCTTGTAACGTCGCGTGCCTTCATTTCCAAGTTGTCGACCTTGACTCTTTCTCGGTTGGCGCTGTAAAAATAATTACAGCCTGTCATCTTCTTGGGATACTCGACAGACTTCTTTTTTGCTTGCTTCTTTGGCACCGGTTTGGAAACTACGTTGAAGGCCTCAATGTTTTCCTGAGAGTTCCACTTTTTCACCAGCTCAACCGATCCGTTGTCAGCTAGGAACTTAGCAATATTAGAATGAGTAAATGAATTCATTTTCTTCTTTTTCTCGGGGAGTTTATTTCAAAAATCAAATTTATTTTGGGCTGTGTAAGAAACGACACCTTGTGGGTGTCGTTGTCGTTGAGTGTATTAAGTTGTCACTTACCTAGTTGTCGTCGATTTTGTCAGTGGTAAAGTTTGAAAACCATCTCTTCTAAATGAGTAAACGATGATTCTCTCGTCGTTACGATTTGAACTAATTCGCTTTTGTTGTCAGGAGTGAGCGATGGGAAGAATTTGTCTAGATATTCACGCAATTCATCTGCGGTGCGTCCGATACGAAGACGCTCATTTCTTCTTCCATCAAGAACTTGGCTTGCGGTAGCAAACTGAGTGATCGAGTTCATTGTTCTAATGTCCTCTTTAATTAGTTTGTATAAAAATTCGATTTCATTTATATTTTCTAAAATAGTATTCTTCGTCATCAAGACAAGAGTCTTGGTGATAGTAATCCATATAATAATCTTCATAATCTCGAGATTCGTCAGCATTCTGACTTGACAAAATTCTCAAGACGCAAGCACTCATCTAGAACATCTTGCTTCGATGTAAAAACTTTACACCCATCCTTGTATCCAAGGGATGAACACTTAATTGTTACGTTGTAGTTTGGCGCTAGATTTGTTGTGAGAAATGTTTTGTATGTTAGAACATCGTTCTTTGCAACAACGTTGATACTCATTCCGTCGATCTTTATCGACGGGTCCTCTGCACATACATAGTGTCTAATAGATGAGTCTTGTGCAAACTCTAGAGGAAAAAGTGGTTCTTCGTCAGCGATGTCAAAGTCGGAAAACTTGTAGACATCGATGAGAACGTTTAACAAGAAGGAGTAGAGATCAGCAGCTTCCATGACGAGATCGAAAAGTTGATTCATCTTTGTTCAATTAACTCTTTGAAAGTATTTAAAAAATTCAATTTTATTACGATTCTTATTCAAATAGTTATTGTAAGTGTTAATCGATCAATTCGTAATTAGGAAGTCCATTTATTATGTCTACTAATTTGTAATTATATATTTCTTTTGATGTATCCATAGAATAATCACGGTAAAATACAAAAGATCTACGAAAAGCTATATTTCCATCATTTTTTACGCCAATAAGCCCATCAGAATTAGAAAAAACTGCAATATCTCCTATTTGCCAATTATTAAAACCTATATGTTTTGGATAACCATACCAATGTTCAAGAAGTTGTTCGGTAGGAACACTTTCTTCATTTCGTATTAAACCAACAAATTTTCCTGCAAAATAAGAATTTTCTCTTTCTACTAGCACAGATTCTTTTGTAGAATCAAAGTTTATAACTCTGTAAGAATATCCTACTACAATTGGGTTATCATTACTTACATAATACATTTGAATATGGTGACCTTTAAGCATTTCGGAAGTTGGTGCATTGCGTGAAAAATCAGAATAGTTCATACCTGTAACAGCTTTTCTTCCGTATAAAATAAAAGCAACTTCTGCAAAAGTACTAAGTTTACTTTTAAAAGGTAAAGTTAAAACTTGACCAATATCTTCAGTTTCTTCTGTACTTGTGTCTCTTCCTAGTGCATACGCTCGCGATCTTTCAAAACATTCATCATCGTTAACAATAACTGGATATACATCTCTGGTGAAAAATGTATTAATATACCATAATAAAGATGTCCTTAAAGAATCTAACAATACTATGTATTTACCTTTCTCTTTCGCGTACAATAGCGCTATCTTCATCGCATAACTAGCGTGTCCGGCTGATGCATCATCACTTGACGAAACAAGTGAAATATATGAATAAACAGAATCCCAACTTGCGTCAAGATCTATAATTGTATTTACCCCTTTGTGTTCCATATTCATACATATACACGCTGTAGGCTTGTCGGGTGAATTTCCAACAATAATTATTGTTTCTGTCGGATTTTTTAATTGTTCTTTTAAGTGTAATTCTAATTCATCTGACATATAACCTCCCCTTTTTTTATCTCCTACATGCATCCAACAATATTCAGACTGAATATCACGCATACCTGTCCACTCACATTTTTGAATACGATTAATAATATTTGTAAAAGCTATTTTTCTTCGTTCTGTATTTTCAGAACTAGTTTCAAAAATTTCTATGTAAAAAGGTGGTAATCTTTCTGGTTTTTTACGATCAGGTACTAAAGTATAAACAGGAACTTCTTTTGGTGAAAATATATTACTGCTTACACCTTGTATCTCCTTTATTGGTCGTGGCATCAAGTTTCTGTGTTCAGATTTTTCTTTTATATAAAGTTGTTTAGAGACAGAAGGGTGGATCCATTGAGATTTTCTAGTCAAAATATTAAAGTAATAAAGTTTGTTTTTATCTAAAACCATTACCCAATTATCAGGTAAATCTAAATCCATTTATAATATTGTTTAAAATAAATTAAGAATATTTTTAGTCTTCGTTAATAAAAGATTACAAATTCATGCGTTTTTTGAAAACTCTAGAGCAAAATGTTTCTTCGTTGTCAAAGTCTGAAAACTTGTAAACAAAAGCAGTAGAGATCAGATAGAAATTTGTTTGTAGATCTAAATTTTAAAAGAATAAAAAATTTATTCTTTTATATAAAAGATGCATTCTTTATATAATTATTTGTTAGCATATGAAAATAATAAAGACCTTATTAAAGCCTATATGTCTAATAAATCTATTGAAAATTACGCTCCAACTACCGATAACACTGGCCAAGTTGACCTAAATAAAGTTAAACTAAATACTACTACTATTTTGGGTTTTGGTGTTGGAATTTTTATACTTATATTTTTAATTTCATTAGGAATATGGATATGGGCTGTTGTTGCACTTCTTAAATATCGGAAGGAGCTTCCTAGTTGGGCTCAAGTATTAGGTGTTATTGGAGTATTACCTATTTTACCAGGAGGTCCTATATTGACTCTAATAGCTGTTTATATAGGTAAAAATCAGAAATAATGCCTTCATATCGGGGGGTTGGTTTGTAAGAAACGACACCTTGTGGGTGTCGTTGTCGTAGAGTCTTGTGTCGGTCACCTGTGCACAACAAGCTGTCATTCATTTAGTTTTATAGTTAGTTACAACTTTGTCTTTCTAATTGTTGAATGTGTAATCATCTTCACTTACCTATTTAGAATGTGTCGTTGATTTTGCTTGTGGGTCTCCAGCCTAGCAGAGGACTACTTCCTCTAAATTATTTCTACTTGAATGTTCATCCTACCGTTTTTCATTGCAATTTCGAGTGCTTGTGATGCAAGTTCCTTTGGAACTCGAATTATAAGGATTTGCTCGGTCGACGTTTGATTCGACGGCGATGACGGTGGGACGAAGTGTGCTTGTGTTGGAGGAGGCTGTGGGACGAAGTGTGCTTGTGTTGGAGGAGGCTGTGGGACGAAGTGTGCTTGTGTTGGCGGCGGTGGTGGGACGAATTGTGCTTGTGTTGGAGGAGGTGGGACGAATTGTGCTTGTGTTGGAGGAGGTGGGACGCATTGTGCTTGTGTTGGAGGAGGCTGTGGGACGAAGTGTGCTTGTGTTGGAGGAGGTGGGACGAATTGTGCTTGTGTTGGAGGAGGTGGGACGCATTGTGCTTGTGTTGGAGGAGGCGGTGGGACGAATTGTGCTTGTTGTCGTGTTTGCGTCGGTGGCAAAAGAGTTTGTTTGCTCTTCTTGTATCTGTCAAGTCCAACGCGACTCATAAAGTTTTCTGTGCTCTCTTGTGGATGCTTGTGATTGCAAATCTTGGAGCCGTTGTTCTGCAACTTGCCGTCGGACATTTTGATGAAATGGCACTTGTCTCCAAAAAGACAATTTGATATCTTGAGCTCACTCAAGTTGTGGGCAAACCGACAACTGTCGCCGTGCGTGCACACTTCGTTCTTGTCGATGCTGTTGCACATTCGAGTTTTGGCAAGAGCATTTCCAAGTTTTTCTTTGTCGGCAAGAAGCTCGTAAGCTTCAACCCTCTTGGGGTCGCACAGCTCTTTCTCGTAGCTCCGGTGCCCCAAGATGATCTTGGTCTGAGTCTGTTTCCGAGAGTCAGTTGGAAGAGCCTCTTTTTTGTTTTCGGACTTGAAGTCGCCCTCGCCCTCGACTTTGGCTGAAGGCTTCAAGTCACCCTCGAACTTGGCAGGAACTTTCTTTGCTTCCTCGAGCGAAGGAAAGTCGTTTGTGTAAGAACACTTCTCGTCTGTCGAAGCGATCTTCGGTGTCGGCGGCTTGAAGAGAGCGGAGAATCGGTTTGCAGTAGTCATCATTTGATGTCTTTGATTGATCTGATTATTTTCTAAAAAGTTAAATCAAAAAATCAATTTTTTTAGGAATACGATCATTTTAATTTCTTTTGAAATTAAAATACTCTTGACGGGACTCGAACCCGCAATTTCTCGATTAGAAGTCGAGCGCCTTATCCATTTGGCCACAAGAGCAAATATTTAACAGTATTTGCTCTAAATAAACTCTAGTTAGTGTCCACGTCGTAATATTTCTTACTCTTATCTTTAAATATAAATTAAGTCAAAAAAACAGATATCAGACATTACAGATTAAGTAAGAGTAGTATCATCTTCTGTCTTTTCCTTATTAGCCAATCTAATACGATTCCTGAATACCTGAATATATATTTTCTCAATTTGACTGTCCATAGTTTCCAGAACCTTTTCACAAGCAAGTAATCCAAGTTCGTCATGTGTAGTAAGCGTCATACATATATTACTAATCAAATACCAACGGAGATAATCATAGTAATTATGGTTAATAAGAGTACGAGCGCCCTGTGTAGGCTTTGATAAGGTTGACACTGTCTCTAGATAAGGCACCGTTGCTTCGTGTAAATTATTATCAATACAGTACTTGAAAAAGAATATATAGGCATCCAAATTTGTACTCTCTAAATTTATGATTTTATTGAAATACTCAAAGATTGAGTCAAAGTCGTTGTTAAGAAAGATTGCAGAGTTCAAGATTCTCAATAATATTAATGTATCTCCCATATCGTCCAACACATTATATTCATCATCTTTCTTTAACTCAAGAGCAATTAAATAATTCTTGAGCGCATTCTCATAATCGTTACAATTTGTATACGTCTGTGCCAAATAATAAAGATTTCTCTTATTCTTAGGAGCCGCTGATAACATCTCAATATCTCGGCTAAATCTGGTAAACGAAGACTCTCCACTAACCAAGCGATCTTGGTACAGAATAAACAAATTATCCAAAAATATCATATTATCAACAGACCTATCGGAGAATGTCTCATGCACAGGATACTTCAAATCATACCGACAACCTTTATTAGAGCGAATAAAACGAACATCATAATGTTCTATATTACCAGTCTGTTCCAACCAATGCTTCTTAACAATTCCAAATGAACAACGTTGAGGAATACGTTGCAAGTTCTGGAAAATATGATGCTTTGTAGCATCAGTCTTAAATTCATCCGCTGCATCAAGTAAGATAAAAAATTCAATAGAATTCTTCTTGGCGATTGACTCGGCAAACTCGATTGAGTCATTACGACTTTTTGGGAAATTCTTGAATACACCTTGTTTCAAATGAAGTGTCTGCTTATGCTTCTTACACAACTTCTTACATACCTCAATTGTCTTATCAGTGCTTCCAGTATCATATATTACAACATGTTTTATATGATCTTTTATAGAATTTAAAGTTATTTTAATACTCTCTTCCTCATTCTTAAGCATAATCAGAGCTGCCAACATTTATTATATTATTTTTTATATTTTTCCGCTTTAGAATATGTTTCCCGTAAGGGAATTTTCTAGTTCGGATCCATATGTGAATACAATTCTTTTTCTAACCATTCGGAAATTTAGCATGTATTCAAATAGACTTTATGGAAAATATAAGTCTGGCTGTTTAGATAAATCAATAATTATTCATAGTAATTGTGTTAAAAAATAAGATTGAACTTATTTAAGATTTATATTTTTACATGTAAAAATAACACGTTCGTTTACACATGAATTGTATTTTTAATCATATTAAAGACTACACAAATTAAAAATAAATGTCAAAGAGCAAAGTTCATATAGCTTTGCTTATTATGGCTAAAAATGAACACATAAGGCTTCATGTGACACTAGAAAGTGTTTTAGGACATGTTGACTCAATAGTCATGTATGATACTGGTTCTGAAGATAATACTATTGAAATTGCATCATCATTTTGCAAGAAACATGATATTATTTTTCGTTTAAAACAAGGTGAATTCGTAGATTTTTCAACATCACGTAACGTGTCTCTTGATTTTGCTGACACTTTTGAAGACATTGATTTTATTTTATTAATGGACACAAATGATGAATTGAAAGGAGGGGATAAACTAAGAAAATTTTGTGAAGAACAAATTCATAAAGATGACACATCATACCTACTTGCACAAGAATGGTGGAGCGGACAATATATTAAATATTATAATACACGTCTTATAAAACCCAGACAAGGATGGAGATATTCAGGTAAAGTACATGAGTGGATGAGAAATACTCTTGGTAAAGTACAGGATACAGTACTTGCGCCTTCTGATATAATTTTGTATCAAGATCGTACAGTAGATGACGACAAGTCTTCAAAAAGATTTGAAAGAGATGAAATTTTGCTTCTTGAGGATCATAAAGAAAATCCAAAAGAAGCAAGAACAGTTTTCTATCTTGCTCAAACTTATAGTTGTTTGAGGAAATATGAAGATTCACTAAAGTATTATGAGTTGCGATCTACCATGGAGGGATTTTGGGAAGAAAATTTTCAATCTTTTCTCAAGTGCGGTGAGTTATCGCAATTATTAGGACATGATTGGTATGATAGTATGAAATGGTATATTAAAGCATTTGAACATACACCGCGAGTAGAACCACTTCTTAAAATTGCAGAATACTATAAAGACAAAAATTGGTTTCTTTGTTATAGTTTTGCGAAAATGGCGTGTAATCTTGAGTATCCTAAAAATTGTATTTTATTTGTAGACAAACAGTCTTACGAACACAAGAGATGGCATCTTATTGGTATCGCTGGATGGTATGCTGGCTTTTACGAAGATGGTAAGAACGGGTGTAAGAAAGCAATCGAATCAGGAGTATCTGTAGAATTGGATACAATTAACTTGAAATTTTATGAGAAAAAAGAATTTGAAGATAGGAAAATTCTTACGGAAAAGCTTAAATCTAAAATTAATGCTAAATCTAAAAAGAAATGATTTTAATTGATTTATCACATCAATTAAAATACTTACACTCCACCGCTTTTTTAAATCTAGAAAATCTAAACTTGAGGACAGCGTAACCTACTAATCTTGGTAAATATGTTCTTTTATCCTCTAGCATCCAACTAAATTTAGTTTGACACTTGGTATATTTGTTTTTCTAATTATATCAAATGAAAAACTTTATTACGACAGGAACAAAAGAAATAACTGATTATCCTTTAGATATAAACTTAACTTGGCTATCGTTGCGTCTATCTTCTTTTGAATATCGGTTTTACATATTTTATCTTAGAACTCATTCTTTTAGATAATTTCAAAAATTTGTAGAAATATGTTCAACTGTTGACTCCACCCATTTTCTTAAAATAAGGATGATAGTTATAGAACGCTCCTAACTTTGTATTTTTTAAAAACTTTAAAGTATCTTTTCGTTTCATAGTTTTATAGATACTTGATAGAATACCAAATGCAAGATCTGGATTTTCTAAAATTTTGTCCATTAATACATCTTTATCAATAATGGACGGGTCAACAGCGTGCTCAAAAACTTGAGGGCCTGATCCTTTATTTATCCAATATCTTATCATAGGAGAATCCGCAACTGTCGGATCAAAAGGTTCGTACATTTCGGTAGCATTTTCTATATTAATTAAATATTTCCTATTTGCTGTATTAGCAATTAAAACATCACCAGCTGTCTTATAATCTAATAGCCCTTTACCAGATGGCACAAGACTCATATCCGTGTTTTTAGATTCAATCTCGCAAAACCCATCCCAACCAGATGCGCAATAATCTGCCATAAAACTTTGACAATGCTTACTTTTGCTTCCATAAGGATTTCCTCCATGTAAAAATTGCTGGTTCATATTACTCCCTATGCAATAAGTCAGTGGATGAGTTGCAGGTGAATTGTTTGCACCAAAATCAGATACAGACTTATATGAATTCTTCATTTACTTATTATGACGAAATATTTTACAAGAATAAAATAAAATATTGAAACCGCAAAATTAAAAATGAGATTTAAGGTTTCATTTCTAAATACAAAGAAAAAACATAATGACTGCTCAAATGAAAATTCAACCTGTTACACAACGTTTTAAACTTAATGAATCAACTCGCAACGAATTAAAAGAACTTACGCCAGAATTTGGGTTTAACGGACTTGGAGAACTGGTATTTCGTAGAACTTATAGTAGGAATAACGAGGACTGGTGTGATGTAGTTATTCGAGTTGTAGAAGGATGTATGTCTATTCGCAAGGAACATTTTCATCGTTCGTCTCTTTATTGGGACGATAACGAGAGACAAGATTTTGCGAGGAATATGGCGCTCTCTCTCTTCCGTATGGAATGGTTGCCACCCGGAAGAGGTTTGTGGATGATGGGAACTGAGTTCACATATGAACGTGGATCAATGTCATTAAACAATTGTTCTGCAACCGATACAGAACAAGATTTTGTTCACTCAGCTGAATGGACGATGGATGGATTGATGAACGGCGTTGGTGTTGGTTTCACAACTAATTGGCGAGGTGAAGCTACAATGCCAGATAAGACTGATTCTGAAATTTTTGTTATTCCTGATTCTCGAGAAGGTTGGGTAGAAAGCCTCATCAAGTTGATGTGTTCATATATCAATAGCCCTCGTTACGGTAAGAATAAGTTTCCTATTTTTGATTATTCGCAAATTCGAGCACATGGAGAACCAATCAAGGGTTTTGGCGGTACAGCATCTGGATTTGATCCTCTTAAGCAAATGCATGATCGTATTGAAAGTTATCTTGATGCTTTCTGTATTGGAAGGTTGCAATGTACTTCTAAAACTTGGAAAGAATTCAAGTCTGAAGATTTGGAACAAGCAACAAGTGAATGGCGAGAGGTTGACGTTGAAGTCGACAAGCCGTACTCTCATACGCGCCTCGTAGCAGACGTCTTTAACGCTATTGGCGCTTGTGTGGTTGCTGGTAACGTTAGAAGGTGCCTTCCAGGTGATGCTCTTGTTCATACAAAAGGCGGGTTGATTCCTATTAAAGATGTAGAAATTGGTCAAGAAGCATTGACTTTTAATGGATATGAAAAAATTACAAATAAATTTGTACAAGGAGTTCAGAAGTTAGTAAAGATTATTACACAAGATGGTGATTTTAGATGCACACCAAATCATCGTGTTGCAATCGCAACGTCTTATTCTGATTATACTTGGAAAATGGCATCTGAACTTGTAAAAGGCGATCGTCTTATTGGAGCTAGAGATTTTATCGAAGGTCAAGAAACTTCTCTACCAGAGTGGTCTTATGAAAAGCCATCATCTCATAGCACAACTTGTAAAGATATTATTATTCCTGAACTAGATTCTGATATGGCTTGGTTTTTAGGATTATTCCACGCAGATGGATATACATATCCAAATTATGTTAAAAATGGTTTTAACGCATATGTTTCTTTGGTTTTCGGTCTTGACGAAATGGATATTGCAGAAAAGGCTAGAGAGCAACTTGAACGTTTTGGGGAGAATCTTAATGTTACTCTCAAGAAACGAAAAGATGAAAATAGTCTAATGGTTCATTGTCAATCAAAACAACTTGCATGGTATTTCGATAAGAACATTAAGCAAGCTAATACCGAGATTAGAGTACCTGAATTTATCTTGAAAGCTCGTCATCATGTCAAGCTAGCATATGTAGCTGGTGTTACAGATGGGGATGGTTGCACCGGTCACAGACCAATTATTGTAGTTTCTACAGTTTATGAAAAATTTGCCCGTGATTTGCAAAATGTTCTCTATTCTTGTGGTATTGAAAGTAGGTTGAATATTTGTACTACACAACATCCGAGTAGAAAGGATAATTGGCAAAAAGTTCATAAGTTAACTTTGATTACCAAGAGATCTCAAACAGAATTTTCAGAGATTCCAGAGCTTATTAAGGATCTTAGAGTTAATTCTAAATCCCAAAATGCAAATGGTTTTCCAAGTAGTTTTGAAACAAATTCAAAAGTTAAGACTCTATATGGGTTGTATTCAAATAAGCAATTTAATATTGATGCATATGCAAAACAGTATGGGGAATGTTCTTTTACACCCATTGAAGTTGTTGAAGTCGTTGAAGACGTAGAAGAAGAGACATACGATATTGAAGTTGAAAATCGTCATGAATTCTTTTGCAATGGAATTATCTGTCACAATTCGGCCGAGATCTCCTTGGGCTATGTAGACGATAAGGATTTTATGAATCTGAAGAATTACGAACTCAATCCAGAACGATCTGCGATTGGTTGGTTGAGCAACAACTCTGTTGTGCTACGTGCAGATAATGGGTATAAAGATTTTTCATATATTCCCGAACTTGCTCGTCGCATTCTTGATAATGGTGAACCAGGAATGATCAACTTGTACAATATTCAAAAGTATGGTCGGTCTGGAAAAGAACTCCCAGATGATGCTACAATGGTAAACCCGTGTTTTAGTGGAGATACATTAATTGGAGTAGCTGACGGTCGAAATTGTGTTAGTATCAAACAACTTGCTGAAGAAGGTAAAGACGTACCAGTATATTCAATTAATAAGGAAACAATGGAAGTATCAATTAAATGGGGTAGGAATCCACGTGTTACTGGACATAATCAAAAATTACTTCGTATCCATTTTGGTAAACCGCATAAAGGAGAATTTGTTGATGTAACACCCAACCATAAATGTTTTACAAATGATGGACGAATTGTAGAAGCAAAAGATTTAAAAAAGAATGATTCGTTGCCAATGTTTAAAAAATGTAAAAATGGAAAGGACGATTATGTTGTTGTTTATTCAAAAGGTAAAAAATTGGTTGAACACAGAATGATTAAGGAATTTTATGAAACAAAAAAGTTTTACGAAAATTTTAAAGAAGGTTATAGTGGTTGTTGCAAGACTAATGGTGTTGTAGTTCATCATAAAGATGAAAATAAACAGAATAACAATCCTGATAATTTAGAAATTACAACTCCAGGTGAACATACATCTCACCATAATGAGCAATATAGAGGAGTCGGTAACCCAATGTATGGTAGACAACATTCTCAGGAATCAAAGGATTTGATTGCATCAAAAGCAGTTGAAAGATGTTCAAATCCAGAATATAGAAAAATGTTGAGTGATGCACAAACACCTGAAATGCGTGAAAAAGCTTCTGTTCTTATGACACAACTAAAGCGTAAACTTGATATTGAACACTCTAATAATTTAGAAATTCTTGCACATGAATCAGACTTGAAAACAGCAAGGTTTTCTGAGACAGATGTAAAAATAATTCGTGAATGCGAAAACTGTCAAGAAGAATTCTATGTTGTCTGGAGTAAACGAGAGAGTGCTTATTGTTCTATATCGTGTGCTAATACTAAAGCATCATCAATTGAAAGTAGAAAGCGAGGTCAGAAAGTAACTTTTGAAGAGAAGGCTAGAATAAATTTTCACGAACAGGCGATGATTTATAAGGATCTCTGTGAAGAGAAAGAAAATGTATCAAAAATTGATTGGGAAACTGCTTGCAAAACAAAAAATATTTCTTATAGATTCAACAGAAAAAGTGACAACCCTTATATTGCGAAGGGGTGGAGAGAATTTAAGAAAATGGTAGGAAACTATAATCATCAAATTTCTGAAATAGAAGAACTCGAGGGTGATCATACCGTATACAATATTACAGTTGATGACAATCACACAGTTGCCGTTGTAACAAAAGCTGATGATGTCAAAGCTCTTTGGAGCGGTGTGCTTTTTCCAAATTGTGGTGAAATTCCGCTAGAGAACTTTGAATTGTGCAATTTGGCAGAGGTTTTCCCTCCTAGGTGCTCTGAACCACAAAAGTTTTACAAAGCTCTTGAGTACGCTACGTTATATGCATCGACAGTATCTCTACTACCAACTCATCGTCCAGAAACGAATGCTGTAATCGCTAAAAATAGAAGAATTGGAGTTAGCATTTCCGGAATTGCTCAATGGGCTAGTAAGTCTGACTCAGAGAAGTGGGGTCAAATGAATTATACAAAGATGATTTCGTTTCTTCGTCAAGGTTATAAAGTTGTTCGTGAGACAAACACTCGTCTTGCCAAAGAATCTGGTGTGCCAGCGGCGGTTAGAGTAACAACTGTAAAGCCGAGTGGTTCCATTTCTCTCCTTGCAGGTTGCACAGCAGGCGTACATTCACCCGTTAGCAGATATGCTATTCGTCGTGTGAGAATTGGTATGACATCACCTCTTGTTCCCTCACTAATAGCTGCTGGTGTACCGCACGAAAAGGATATTGTTTCCGAGAATACTTATGTATTTGAGTTTGTTATTGATCACGGTAATGTACGACCATGCGAAGAGGTCTCTCCGTGGGAACAGTTTTCTGTAGTACAGATGATGCAAAAACATTATGCTGATAATTGTGTTTCCGCTACAATTTATTTTGATAAAGAGAAAGACGGACCAGATGTAGAGGGTATGCTTGCAATGTTTATACCAAATCTGAAATCAGTGTCAATGCTTCCTCACAGCGGTCACGGCTATGCCCAAGCACCTTATGAAAAAATTTCTCTTGAGGAATATAACAGACGCAAAAATGAATTTAAACCTATTGACTACAAGAGCGTTAAAAATAATGTTCCAAGTGGATCAAAATTTTGTTCAGGAGACACATGCGAATTGTAAAAAAAATATTCATTTACTGTCTGGGTATTCATTAAAATAAACCAAAAATTTGTAAAATAAAAATATTTTACAAATCAAAACGCCAAATTTCAAAATATAAAGTTGATTTAAATTATGAACTTTGTATCTTTTATGTAAAAATGGTTAAAAAGTGTAAAGAAAAAAATTGTAATGATCAACCATCTTATAACTTAAAAGGTGAAACAAAGCCGTTATATTGTTCGAAACACAAGAAGCAAGGAATGATTAACGTAACAACCAAAAGGTGCCTTGAATGTGATATCATACCATCTTATAACGTAAGAGGTGAAAAAATCCCTTTATATTGTTTGAAACACAAGAAGCAAGGAATGGTTAATATTAGAAGCAAAAAGTGTGTTGAATGTGATGATCAACCATCTTATAACTTAAAAGGTGAAACAAAGCCGTTATATTGTTCGAAACACAAGAAGCAAGGAATGGTTAATGTAAAAGATAAAAAGTGTGTTGAATGTGATACAAGACCAAATTTTAACTTAAAAGGTGAAACAAAGCCGTTATATTGTTCGAAACACAAGAAGCAAGGAATGATTAACGTAACAAGCAAAAGGTGCCTTGAATGTAATACACTGTCATCTTATAACGTAAGAGGTGAAACAAAGCCGTTATATTGTTCAAAACATAAAAAGAATGATATGATTGATATTAAAAGCAAAACTTGTCTTGAGTGTGATGTTATACCAACTTTTAACGTAAAAGGAGAGACAAATGGTTTGTACTGTTCTGAACACAAAAAAGACAATATGGTAGACGTTAAAAATAAAACTTGTCGGGAGTGTGATAAGCAACCAAGTTATAATAATGAAGGACAAAAAAAAGGCTTGTATTGTGTTGATCATAAGAAAGAGGATATGATTGACATTAGAAACAAAACTTGTATTTATGAGGGATGCGATACTCGACCCAGTTATAATTTGGCTGGAAAAAAACAAGGTATTTATTGTGTTACGCACAAACTTGATGATATGATAAACGTTGTAAGCAAAACTTGTAAGAGCAATTGGTGTTTGACTCAAGTCAGTACTAAAAAATACGATGGCTATTGTCTTTTTTGTTATATAAACTTGTTTCCAGACAAACCAGTATCTAGGAACTATAAAACGAAAGAATATTCTGTTGTTGAATTTGTCAAAACAAAGTTTCCTGAATTAGATTTTATAGCAGATAAGATAATATCAGGAGGATGTTCTAGAAGAAGGCCCGATTTATTTTTAGATATTTTGTACCAGATTATAATTATAGAAATTGATGAAAATCAGCATACAGACTATGATTGTAGCTGTCAAAACAAACGGATAATGGAATTATCTCAAGATTTAGGACATAGACCGATAGTATTTATCAGATTTAATCCAGACGATTATAAAAAAGATGGAAAAAATATCACTTCGTGTTGGGGATGTGACAAAAATGGAATATGTGTTGTAAAAAAATCAAAACAAAAAGAATGGATAGAAAGATTAAATACGTTGGAAGCCCAAATTAAATATTGGACATGTCCAGAAAATATGACAGACAAAACAATAGAAACAATTCATTTGTATTACGATATATAAAAAAGGAGTCTAAATATGTACATTGTAAAATATTTTTATTTTACAATTCAAAAATATAATTTATAATATAAAAATATTATAAAAAATGATTTATATATTTTAAACAGGAATCATATGAGATAACTCTTTCAAATATCTTTTTGAACATGTTTCTACTAAAAGACCATTTGCCCAAATACCATAGTTATGATAATAGTTTTCGTTTTCCAATGCAAAATGCCAAATCTTAAACATTCCTGTTGATTTATAAACTGTAGTTCTTTCATCAATGCAAGCTGGTAATCTGTACAAATTATAAAAAGAAATAATTTTTTTAAAATGTTACTGTGCCCACTTTGGATTGACCAACTTTTGTCGACAACGTAAATTTTCCTACAGCAATAAAATCAATTCCTTGTGACAAAAATTTGATAAGTAATTTTGTTCATTAAACGTAGACATTTTTGATTCACAACTTGTATTAATCAGGAATAAATCTGCGACGTCCTTTTAAAGGTTGATCGAATTTTTGACTTTCCCATTTTTCTTTTGATTCTTGTAATATTTTTTTTTTATTTGGTGTACAATCTGTATTATCATCTGATGCACATGGATTAAAATACTTTTGGTATGTGAAATCTTGATTTATTTTTAATTGATCCCATGTAATATTTGGAAAATTTATTGATAATTTATGTTCCGGATAAGTTTCATTTCCATCTTTTGTTTTTTTGACAGCAAAACCAAAATCAATTAAAATAATTTTTCCTTCATTTGTCATAGCTACATTTTGTTTACAAACGTCTAATTGCAACCATCCGTACTCAGATATTACATTTAATAATTTTCCAACTTCTTTCCACAATGTACAATCGTCAATACCATAGGAATTTCCGTAACCAAAAGGACTAACTTTTTCCATTACAATGTAACCACTTCCTTTGCAAGTCCAAGCATCAAAAATTTTAACTACACAATTAGTATCTTGCAGATCTTGCAATGCTCTTACTTCTTGAAAAAAATTGTTATTATCTACTTGAACTTTAATTACATAATTTTTCCCATCATTTGATGTAAGATATATACCTCCTTGTCGACCCTGATTAATAAATGTACCTATTTTCCATTTTAGATTTTTCATGCAATCTTCAAAGACTATTTGTTTAACTTCAGATACAAGATCTATAAATTCACTTGGAATACCGGGACCGACAGGTGTTACAACAGGTGTTACAACAGGTGTTACATCTGCAACAGGTGTTACATCATCTGCAACAGGTGTTACATCATATTTTGGAGAAAAAGAATTTATTTTTGGATCTTCCCATTGAACAGTACCGTTCTCAATATTGTAATAATAAAAATATTTAGGTTTTTTATTTATGCTTTTGACTCTTTCCCAACCTATTGGTAATAATGTTTCTTCGTTTTCATACGAAGGTAGACCCCAACTTGTTTTATTTGTTACAGTGTTTAAGTAATAATTTTTACCATGTTTTCTACTTTTAAATTGTTTGAACTGTTCTGTTATTAGTTCTTTTCTTTCTTTCCACATTTATAGTATAAAATATTATTTTTACTAATGTAAATTAATAGTTTTTAACCTATTTAGGTTAACTTATGCTTTCATATTTTGTCGTAAAAGATACGTACAACGTACATTCGAAAGAAATTTGTTTTGGTCTTTGGTGAGATGTATACACCCCTAATGTCAAAGTAATGAGAACGAGAAAGACGACAATTTATATTTTTATTTCGCGATTTTATACCAGATATACACTCCATAAAAGTATTACGTAAAATACTTAATCGTTCTGAACCTTTATGATGTCTTAAGACTGGATATTTTTCTTTGGAACAAACATATAATTTGTCTTTTGTCCTTTCTTGAGAAATATCAGAGATATATATATATATATATATATCTTTATATGATATCATATAAATAGGAACAAATTCGTTTTTAAGGGTTTTTACTAAATCACCTTTTCTTAGTTCTTGTATATCTCTATATCCACCTATTGTTAGAATTTTAGTGTTATTACCAAAACAAACCATCTGTGAATTGTATAAAATAATATTAGAACCGTCATAGTTAGCTATCAAAAACTTGGTCGGACTAATCTGTAATATAGCTTCTGGTCCTATCAAAGCTTGAGTTCCGTCTTGTAAAAGCAAATTTTTATCAATAAATGTTGTGATATTAGTCCCATCCAAATCAAATTTAATTATAGAATTTGAACCCCACATAGTAATATAATAACTTAATCTGTCAAAATATAAACATATACCATTAGGTATATCACCAAGTACACAGTTATATATAAATACATTAGGGTTTTTTCCTTCCAAATCTACTTTAACTACATTTGGTGAAAAATAATCAGATACAAACAAATAATGAGTTCCCTCGGCATTTAAACATATTCCACACATACCTCTTATTGGGGGAGAACCATCAGGCAACTTCTCAGTATTATCCATAAATATCCCTACGTATTCTCCATTTAAATTTAATTTAATTATCATAAGCATCATAAAGCCCAACAAGGTAGTTTTGTTTATCAGCAGTCAAACATATACCACTTAAATCACCATTAATAAATGCTGGTTTAGTTGTAAATATTTCAGGATTTTGTATGTTTAAATCAAAACTTATTATATAACTACTAACAGCATTATATACTGTACATAAATATTTAGTTCCATTCTCATTTAAACATAATCCAAAAGGTGAACAAGGAATATCGCTTAGAAAAAAAGAACTATTTGCTACTATAGTTGCTGAAATTTTTATTCATGATAGGAAAAAATTTTTTTTGTATATCTTATATATAAATGGAACATAGAAAAGTTATAACGGATTTTTCAAATTTAATAAACGAAGTATACTTTCAAAATGTATTATCATATTTATCTCTTAAAGATCTTTTAAAGTTACGAATCACTTCTAAGCAAATAAAAGAAGTTGTATCAACATATATGGGTGAAAAAAGGCCACCTTTTCTTGTTTTACCGCCTGATGTAGAATACACAGAAGAAACTATTGAAAATCTTACCGAAAATATAGAAAAGGCTTGTTCATATTTTGGTGCAGAACCACCTAAATGCAATATGCGTTTAAATTGTATGGTTTTTTCAGACTCATTAGATCCTAGAAGTATAGAAATAAAGCCTCCGTTGCACGCATTAAGAGCTATTGGTAGGTCTGGAGTTAAAACAGAATTGCTTATAGTATTTAATCTTGTAAACATGACTTCTTTTAAACAAAATATTCACATATTAGAACAAATTATCGAATATCTGCCACATACACAATCCATATATATTGTTTTTTCAAATAATAGACAATATAGTGAAGACGGAGGATGGGTTGAAGATGCGGGGTGGATTACTGGAACTTGGTTTGATACAACAATAGATGCTTTGATTAATTTGGAACATCTTTCTTCATTACGCATTTTAGGTGACGCTCCATGGGAACATATCTTAAAATGTTTACCTTTATTGAGACAACTTACAAAACTAAAAATAACCGGTAATAGAAATCTAGAAGGTGATGAATTATTAGGATGTTTGTCTAGAATGACACAACTTAGGTCTCTAGGTATTAAGAGAATCGAACAAGTACGTATGAATGCTTTAACAGATTGTTTAAAACTCATTCCAAAACTTGATTCTCTTAGTATCTCAGATTTTGAAATAGAAGGTATAGATAAAGATATTGGTCTAATGTTAGAAGATGCTCTTCCGAATCTATTTTATCTTAAATTAAAAAAAATTAAATTTAGACGAGGCGATATATCTAGCTTGTTATTTCATATAAGAAATTTGTTATCAAAACTCACATCTCTGAACCTCTCTGATAACAATATAAGTCCAATAATGCTCGGTTGGATTTTTGATGGTATAAATGGATATATTTCAAATCTTAAATCCTTGAATCTTTCTAAAAATTATATATGTGTATCTAACCGAATAGGTCGTTTAATGGCTTTAAGTGGTATAATGAAATTTTTTGAGCCTTTAACTAAACTTGAAGAACTAGATTTAGCGGATAACAATATTACTAGCAATTGTATTGCGTGGTTGTTGACAACTCTTAAAACACTTCGATTACGTAAGCTTGATTTGTCGGGTAACATTTTAAGTATACCGGCATTGAGTGGTATACTTAAAATGTTACCAAAATTACAAATCATAAAAGTAGAAAGAATTCCTTTGACTTATTTTTGGGAGGAGGAACAAGATCGTTACATAGAAATAGATGAGGATGAGGATGAAGATAAAAAGACAGGAATGGAAGAAGTAGATTAGGTAGTAACACGTACAAATTATAAAAAGAAATAATTTTTTTACACCTTTGCACATTTAAAACGCCGACTTTTACATGTGCTATAAATAATTCTTTAATTTTCGTGTTCTATTTGACTTTTTCCTAATAAATTTGGTTGGTCTTTGATATGTTCCTTTAATTACATTTTCGTATTTTTCTTTTGGTATTTCTTTTACTACTTTATCTATATTTAAAGAATTATCTTTATATAATATATAGAAATGAAAAAAGCAAAACCGAAAGTTAAGGAAAAGAAAAAAGATGAAGAAAACTTTGATTATATGAAAACAAACAAGGACAATATTAACAATATGATTAAAGACCAAACATTTTTACCAATTATAAATGATTTAGTAAATAGAACAAATAAAATCGTTATTCATGCGTATCAATTTATTAAACTTTATTGCATATATCAATACGAAAATAATATACAATTTCCAGTAATAGATAAAGAATTTATATGCGATGTTTTTAAGGTTTTAACGATTAGAAAATGTAATTCTGGAGGATATACAGAAGAAAATATGCCAACACAATTAAAATGTTTAACCACATTTTACAAAACCCATTATGCTAATACTATTTCTAATAACGAAACAATTTATTACGACAAGTTGAGTTATGTTTTACCATACGAAGCAATTGATATGACCACGAATATCAATAATAATATCCAAGAGCATTTCATTGACCATTTGAATAAATATGTAAATATTGTATTTAACATAAAAGAAAAATCCGCACAAATAACCAAAGAAAATAAAGATAAAAATGTTAGAAAAGAATTGCACAAAAATTTATATGATGAAATTGGCAAAGTTAAAAAGGATTTAATTAATTTTACTGATTTTACAAGTGATACAATATATCACGCTTGGATTAGAGAACAAAAGAATAAATTGTTTCCAAATAAAAATAGTTTTGATAAAGATAGTATCCATTATGATTTGAAATCCAATACACAAGATTATTTAATTTCTATGTTTCATATTTCAAATGAATTAGAAAAGTTAAATGAAGTGAGAATACAAAACGAAGAAAAACAAATACGATTATTTAATGTATTACCATTACGCACCAATATAGTAGGTAAAAATATTTGTATTGATACTTGTGCATTAATTTCTAATTTTTTAGGGGATGAACCAACATCTACACATTTGAAAGATTATAAAAAAGGAAATAACCAACATGATTTATGGAATAGATTTTTCAAACTAAATAAAAGAGTATTTAAGAAAGGACAAAAATATACATTTAGTTTTATGATTAGAACTGATGGTATTTCTGGTTGTTCTTTATTTGTGAGAACCGATACCGACGGAAAACCATTAAAGAAAACAAATAAAAATAAAAAATGTAGCGAAGAAGTTAATACTGATTATATTGAAAAAACAGAATTAACCGATGAATTGAAAAGTATGAAGGTTGTTTGTGCTGACCCAAATTATAGCGATTTAATTTATTGTGGTGCTAAAGATGAAAATGGTAATTTACAAACATTTCGTTATACACAAAATCAAAGAAGATTGGAAACCAGATTGAAAAAATATAATAAAATTGTGGATAAAATAAGTAAGGAAACCACAATAGAAGACCAGACAATTAAAGAAATAGAAACAACATTATCAAATTATAATAGTAAAACATGTAATTATAATAAATTTATGGAATATTGTATTGAAAAGAATATTATAAATTATAAATTGTATAATCATTATGAACAGCGATTATTTAGAAAACTCAAATTAAATAGATTTACAAATACGCAGAAAAGCGAATTGAAAATGGTAAAGAATTTTTCAAATAAATTTGGAAAACCAGAAAATACTATTTTTGTTATGGGTGATTATGATAAAGGAGATTACCATATGAAAGGATTAGAACCTGTTATTTGTAAGAAATTTAGAAGAATATTCAAAAATGCAGGATATAAAACATTTTTAGTAAATGAATTTAGAACTTCCAAATTGTGTAATTGTTGTCATAACGAAGTGGAACATTTTTTAGAAAGACCAAGTCAAAAACCAAAATATAAGAAAGAAAATAAAACAGAAATATGTCATGGATTATTACGATGTCAGTCGGTTAAGCATAAATGCGAAATAATTCATAACAGAGATAAGAATGCTGTGCAAAATATGCTGAATATAGTAAGTTCCGTATTTAATACAGGAAAACGACCAGACGCATTTTGTAGAGTAATAAATTCTTAAACTGCATATCCGTTTCAAGACGGATACTAACCAAATTTTTGCATTTTTTGCTTATTTTTTTCGTCGTTAAGTCGGCGTTTTAAATGTGCAAAGGTGTAAAATTACAGTATCTGAAAAACGTAAATATTATTTAGGTTGTTTACTCGATAAGTCCATTTTTATTAAATCACTGTTGTATTATGCAAAATTAGTTTATTAACTAACATAGTATTGATTAAATTTAATACAAAAATTCTATTTATATTTATTTATTATAAAAAATGTCCGGTGACATTCAAAATCACTTTAAAATTCGGTTTATTTCAGATACAGAAAATATCGGAAGTAATAAAAAATTATATTGCCGATCATCTCTCATATACACAGGAAATGATATTGCATTTTTTGAATATATTATAGGTATTGGAAAAATACCTATAGAAACAGACGCAAGAGGTAAAAAAACAATAGAATTAGCGTTTGTCGTAATAAGTTTTAATTCTAGTAAAAGGGAGCCATATGAGTATGAATATCTTGATACAACTGAATCTTTCAAAACAATTACAACTGATGATGGATACAATGGATTTATAAGTTTATTTTACAATTATATTACTCAAAAAAAATTAGATAAACAAAGGTTTCCGTTTTTGGAACAAGTAAAAGGTATATCTTATGGTATGTTGTTATGTTGTATATGTAAAGCTTTAAAATTAGGTTTTATAACCTCTTCTTCTACTATTGCATTAGAGGCTTCCGGATTAATAGAAGGAATGGATAAAACAAAAAGTATGATTAATCTTGTAGAAAACTATCGGAAGATCGGATTTTCTGAAATGTTTCCAGACCATTATGATTTTGGTATAGCCCAAACTTTTGTTCCTATGATAGGAAAAGTAGAAACGATTATCTCAAACTGTACTTTTGAAAAAGTATCAAAAGAGCTTCTTGACATTTTACCTGTTAGAATGTGTAAAAACATATGTAATAAAGAGAATAAAAAAGTCTTAAAGTCAATTAGAAAAAGTTTAATTGGGAAAGATATATTATCTGAATATAAAGATACAACAATACCGATACAAATTTTAGAAGAAAAATTAAACAATTTGAAAAAAATAAATAAAGGATTTGAAAGAGTAAGTCTTGAAGATTTTGCTTTAATGTGTGGTGAAAGATTAGGTGGTACTGATTTTGAACGATCAATTATTCCATAATTGTAAAGAAAAACGAGTCACTAACAAATATAGCAATAAAACTCAGATTTGCGGAGACGTTATGTTTTCTTAATTTTGACAGACAAATTAAGAAAAAGTATATTTTTAGTTGCTCATTTTGTAAAAAAATTAATCTCATCTTTATTAATATTACCGTCATATAAAAGAAGAAAAACGTTAACATTTGATGTATTCAACTCTTTTTCCATATAATTGTAAGCACTAATAATAGCAGATTTAATATCTTTATATGCATTTTTAAAAGCACCTCCTCCTAGAGGCATCAAGATCAAATCACAATTACCACGTGAAATAGCTAATCTCATCGACCCAACATATTGGGCAAACAAACTTAATTTTGCAATTGTACGAACATTCTTGTGAGTGGAATTTCCATATGTTAACTCACCTGTTTCTAAATTTCCATAAGGAACCGCAGACGCGTATATAAGATCAACTTTATGGTCCATATTAACAAAATTTTCCATTTTACTATCAAGACCACGAACAGGTATATCTTTAATTCCCAAAATAGTCATATTAGGAATAGCTCTTTTAAAAGCTTCAACGTCAACAGTATCTTTTACTTTCAAATAACCATTGTGTAAACGAATACCATTTATGTTACCCATAAGTCTAACATTATTTATACCTTTATCAGGTCTCATTTGATTGCAAGCATTATCGATTATAAATTGTGCAACACTTGGATCAGCTGATAATTGTCCCATTGGTCCTCCTGTTTTATCAAATTTATAAAAGTCTACATCTGTTATAATTGTATCATCTGTTACATATTCAGCCGCATTTAATTGAGACGGAAGAACAAATATTTTATGTCTTTTACTAGGTTTTTGAATTTCTGTTTGAATTTTTCCTATGATTGGAGTAATTTTTGGTTTGATAGATTCACTCGTTTCTTTGAATTCTTTTGCAGAAACCATACATTTTGTATACATAACAGTCGTAGTTTGAACAAATGATCCGTTAACATTTGTTATAAGTTGTAGTGTTGATGGATCAAATACATAATTACCAGCACGAGATTTTTTATAATTTAGATTGTTTAGAATAAATTTGCCATTAGTTTGTATCCATGGAATTTGAAAGTTGTTATCTATAAGTTGTTCTTTTTTTGTCAACAAAACAGGTTTTTTTGGTTTAAGTTTATCAAAATCAGCTGAAAATTTAGTATATTCTTCATCTGTAGGCTCAAGCAAAAATCTAGCGGCACGAACTGACATCATTTTTCTAACAATATGTGTATTGTTTTCTGCAATTGCTTTCCGAATTAATGTTGAGCTAAATTTTTCTGTGTCATCATAACTACGCTTTGCTACGTAAACTTTAATAGAAGGGTTTTCTTCTTCAGTTTCTTCACCTTCTCGTGGAACTACCACAACTCCCCCCCATACGGGTTGCTTTTTGTATAACTGATTATTTCTGGCGTGATCTGCTCCACATACATAAAAAACTGTTATTTCACCATATTTTGATTCAAATTCTTTCTCAATTTGTGCTTTCAATGCAAGACACACGAATGGATAATCTGATGGTTCCCAGTTAGAACCTGATAATTTAAGAGAAGATTCCCATAAACCAACGTCGATAACAGGATCATTAGAAACTGATAGTTGGGTAGCTTTTACACGAAAAGCAGCACTCAAAGCAATTGTATTTAGTCTTTTAGCTTTTTGTCGCAAATAAATATCGTGTGAAGGAGATAACCACGCACCCATTACTTCATATCCATCCTCGTAGATCCTTTGTCTAGCTTGCGTTATCAAGGAAATATGACCTTTATGCACTGGGTTCATTGCACCTGTAGTTAGCAAAACTGCATATTTTTTTGTTTCTATTCCTTTCAAGAATTCCATAGAATTAAGCATTTTATGCATTTTGTCCATAGGCCACAACTCATCTTGTTTTTCGGCTTTGTCACTTTTTTTATTTCTCTGATCTTGTTCAATTAAAGCGATTTTCCTTTTCTCTTCTTGTTCTTTTAGTTCTCTTGCCCTTCTCTCATTTAGTTCAATTAGATCCTTTTGCCTTTTCTCTTCTTGTTCTTTTAGGTCTCTTGCTTTTCTCGCATTTTCTTTTTGACTTGTATCTTTCTTCAAACTTGACTTTAATTTTGTAACACTTTCATTTGGGTGTGACCATTTACTAATATTCTCTTTAGTATTTATATAATAAATTTGATCACACTGTCTACTTTTTCTTTCTTCCCAATTTTCTTCAAGTGGTTCTTTTTTAGGTTCAGGTTTGTCCCATTGATAATCTCTTGTTTTTATATTTCGATAATATATCTTACTTGGTTCTTTTCGACTTTGATTTTTTTCCCATCCTACTTCATCATTAGATACTGGTAAACCCCATTGGGATTCACCTTTTACTAAATTTACTGAGTAAACTTTATCGTCTTTATTTCTTATATCCCAACACTTCGTACTCATTATTTTATTTAATATTATATAATAAATTTAATATAAAATTATTTTAGCAAAAATGTTATTGATTCAAAAAAATTGAATTTTTAGAAAGAAATTAGAAGATTAATATAGAAATGACTTCATACAGCTTTCAAGTGAATATAAACGAAGAGAAAGAGGCTACAACCTTTTCAGACGAGCTAGAAGAAATCAGAACTGCTCTTTGGCAAGCAGACGACTCAGATTATTGGCAAACAGGACAGCTCCTAGAAAAAGGAGCTGCGTTAGGTGATTTTGTATGCAAGTTCAAGTTAGCAACATGGCTAGAGTCTATAGATCCTACGAAAAGCATAGATATTTTTGAACAGCTCTTGACTACTCAGGGGTTGCGATTTGATGACAAATCATCTATTCATTTTCACTTGGGTAAGTTGTACATATCTCGTTACAATTGGGTAGTTGCATACAAGCACTTTAGTGATGCATACGCTATTGGAGACGCCAAGATTGCCATGGGTATATTAAAGCATCTTGGTCTAGTTGGAATTCCAGATACTGGAAAGGCAGTTCAGTGCTTTGAGGAGGCTGCTCGAAGATATCACTATTCAGAAAAAGAACTAAGAGAAATATGCGATCGTTTTTCTGCTGAGTTCAAGAAGCAACAAGAGCAAGAACAAAAAATCAAGATGCAAGCGGCAGAAATTGAATCTCAAAGAATAAAGATTGAACAACTTGAACGTCAACTGACCTATATGCGTCGTAATACATCTGTGTAAATAATTTTTATCTTTGTAATTTTTACATGCGTTGCCTACAAAAAACAACATCAAAAAGATGTTGTTTTATTAAAATTTGATTTTTTAGGATAACTAGCTAAGAAAAGTCAAAATGACCAGAGATAACGTTCACACTGAGAATACATTCTTTCTTGCAAAAAAAGGAGATCCAGACGCTCAATATTTGTTGGGAGTCATGTACTCCAAAGGAGTTGACATCGAAAAAAATGATGTCTTTGCCGATTATTGGTACTGGGAAGCGACTAAAAGGGGTCACTCTCTTGCCCAATCAGCCATGGGAAAAATTCGTATTGAGAAAGAAAAGTTTCGAGCTGAACAACAAGAGAAATTGGCTTACATGTTCTTTTGTCAAGACAACACAGAAGTCACCGAGCTTGACAAAGATGTTCTGGAAATTTTATGGAAAGAGCTCAAGTCAGACGACAATCGTATTGACGAATTGAAAAAATATATTAAGTTAGCAGCGGACAAACTTAAATAAATAAGTTAATAAACTCTACTACAATGACACATTGCGGGTGTCGTTTCTTACACAGATCACAGACAACCAACCGACACATACCCACGAGCCAAAAAAAAATTTGATTTTTGAGACCAACTCCCCAGAGAAAAAGCAGAAAAAATGAAGTCATTCAATCAGCTCGCTATCGCCAAGTTCGTCGCCAAGTTCCTCTCTGACAACGGGTCGGAGGAGCTGGTGGAAATGTGGAACTCACAAGAGAACATCGAGGCCTTCAACGTCGTCGAGATCAAGTCAACCAAGCGCAGCAGCGACAAGATCAAGGACCCGAACAAGCCCAAGCGTGGCAAGTCAGCCTACATCTTCTTCTGTGCCAAGAAGCGGGAGGAAGCCAAGGCCAACCTCGGCGACGGAGCCAAGGCAACCGAGGTGACATCCGAGCTTGGGAGGATGTGGAACGCTCTCAAGGCGAGCGACAAGAAGGCCGACAAAAAGCTTCTTGCCTCTCTAGAGGCCGAGGCAGCGAAAGACAAGGCTCGCTACAACGAAGCGATGGAGGATTACGTTGCTCCGTCGGACGAAGAGCTCGCTGCCATCGTGCCAGTCAAGAAGACGAGAAAGACAAGCGACAAGGACCCCAATGCACCGAAGAAGGGCAAGTCGGCCTACATCTTCTTCTGCGCTGCCATGCGTCCTCTCCTCAAGGAGGAGCTTGGCGAGGAGGGCAAGTTGTCGATCATGGCTGAGCTTGGCAAGAGGTGGAAGGAGCTCAAGGAGAACGACGACCGAGCCGACGAGCTAGCCGAGTACACCAAGATGGCAGCCGACGACAAGGCTCGCTACGAAGACGAGAAGGACAAGTCGACCGAGGCCGTTGAGAAGCCCAAGAAGAAAGCAAAGAAGGCCGAGGTGGAGGAAGAGGAAACCGACGACGACGACGAGAAGCCCAAGAAACAAGCAAAGAAAAAGGAGACCGGCGAGAAGAAGCCCAAGACAGGATACGCTTACTTCTGCAGTTGCAACCGAGAAGGAGTCAAGACCGACAACCCCGAGATGAAAGCACAAGACATCACTCGTGAGCTAGCTCGTTTGTGGAAGGAGCTGACCAAAGACGAGCAGAAGGAGTGGAGCGACTCGGCGGCTGAGTTGTAGGCGGAAGACACACGAAGACACACGAAGACCGACGAATGACAACTAGGTAAGTGACACACTTGCAAAAACACTTGACACATTTTGTTGTGTGCAGGTAAAAGAAGAGTCAACGACAACGACACCCACAAGGTGTCGTTTCTTAAACAGACCACTGACTGACACACGCCAAGGAGACGAGGCAAAAAAAACGATTTTTGAGACCAACTTGACAGAAAGAAAGCAGAAACAATGAAGTCATTTACAATGGCTTACTTCGTCAAGGCAGATCAACTTCCAGAGGAACCACCGACTTGGCTGGACCTTGTTCCGTCGGTCGTCTACGACAAATTCATATCGCCACATCTAACCATTCTGAACGAGACGTGTGTACAGCTTGCCAAGAGTCGGTGTGCTCAACCTAGCATCCGACCGCTATGGGGATGCTTCCCTGCCAACATCACAGAGAAGGAAACGGAAGACGTGGCCAAATGCGAAGTCGACAAGTCTGAAGACGACTCATGGAATGAGTACGACCCAGACGACGACTACGACCGAGAGTACAATCCAGACTTCTCGGCGCAATGGGAAGAGCCACACTCCGATGGCGAGGACGACTGGTTTGACGACAACTAGCAAGTGAAAAAAGATTCGACGACAACGACACCAACAAGGTGTCGTTTCTGAGCAAGTCAAAAAAATGATTTTTTAGGTCAACTAGGTGAAGAAAAAGCAGAAACAATGAAGTCCTTTGGGAAACAACTCGACGAGCTGATGAGCCTTGTTCAGGCTGGTGATCTAGAAGAAGTACAACAACATGTCGAGTCGATTCCTAGTGATTGCAGGCGGCCTTTGATCGAGTCATGTGTCGTCGGCTCATTCAAGCGAGGCGCAAAAAATGAAATAGTCGCTTGGCTAGCAAGCGAGATTGGGACACTCAAGTTGACCGTGTCGAAGATGAATAACATTGATCTTATTTTACACCTTTGCACATTTAAAATGCCGAGGTAGTAAAAATTTGGTTATAACCTATCTTGAAATAGATATGAAGTTTTATAAGGTATAAAAAAGAATTATTTTGCATATAGCGTAACCGATTTACATCGTAATAATTCAAACCTTTAAAGAACAAATCAATATAGACTTCTTACTATTCATTGTTAATATATTATATTAATATCTTTTTAAATAATTTTATTTATTAAAAATTCGGCGTTTTAAGTGTGCAAAGGTGTAAAAGGTTTTAATAATAAAACTTTGAGTCATTGAACTACAACTACGATCGAGAGTACGATCTAGACTTCTCAGCTCAGTTGGAAGAACCATACTCTGATGGCGAGGACGACTTGTTTTACGTCAACTAGCAGGTAAAAGAAGACTTGAACGTCAACTGAACGTCAACTGAACTACTATATGAGTATTAATAATTCTGTGTAAATAAAGTTATTTTTGTATTTTTAAATGCGTTTCCGCAAAAAACAACATCAAAAAAAGATGTTGTTTTTCAAAATATTAAATAAAATTAAATATTTAATTATTTATAAATGAGCGATGATTTTGATATTAATATAGATGAAACAAAACAAGATAAAACAATAGTATATAGAGCAACTCTTATGTATAAAGGAAATAATACAGAATTTACTGATTACATTGAAAAATTAAACACTTCTGGTAAATTAACTGGAGGTAAGATAAATATACAATCGTTAGCATCTGTTACTATAACTTTTTATTCTAAGACAATTTTTGAAGATTATGAATATAAGTATGATTACGACGACAATCCTAAATTAGCTGTTTATTACAAAGATGGTTATGATGGGTTTTTAAATGGATTTTATAATAAGCTAACAGAACACAAATTAGATACAAAAAGATTTTTATTTTTGAAACAACTCAAAGGTATTTCTTATGGAATGTTGTTATGTTGTATATGCAAAGCAATAAAAGCAGGCCTTATAAAAAATTCTTCTAATATTATATTAGAAGCGGCTGGAGTAATAATAGATATGGATAGTAGACAGAGTATTGGTAATCTTGTAAAATATTATGAAAGAATTGGTTTTAAAAAGATGTTTCCAGATTATTATGATATTGCTATAAAATCAGAAAGTGGTTATATTCCTATGATTGCACAAGTAAAAGATATTATAAACTTGTGCAATTTTAAAAATATTTCGAAGGAACTTCTTACAATTTTACCAACTGACTTATGTAGAGATATATGTACACAAAAAGAAGATAAAGTATCATATATATGTGATAAACTTACAACAACGTATAACACTAATATTCTTGATTCAGCAAGTGATATTATAAAGGAAAAATTTCTTCTTACTTCACTCACACATCGTGACGGAAATGAAGGTAAAAAAGTGTTAATGAATCTTATATGTAATCATTTTGAGAAAGATATACCTATGCCCAGATTTATTGGTGGACCAAAAAATCTTACCGTTCACCATAGTAAAAAATATGACAAAATGATATATATTTTTGGAGAATATCATTCTGATATTGTTGATTGTGACACAAGATTTGGAAATGAATCAACTAAAGAAACGTGGGATAAACCAAATTCAAAAAAGATGAGAGTAGAATATTTTTTATCAGAGTTTATTCGAACAACAGATGTTTTTCTTGATATTTTTATTGAATTTCCTATAGTACCTAAGAAAGAAGGAAAATATCACAAAGATTTTAAGCCTTTTCGATATAATTTTCGTATGAATAAGTTACTAAAAAATTTTCAAGAGTGTCTTCAAAGAGACAGTCGTACTGAAGTTTGTAGTCTTGCACGAATACATTATTTTGATATTAGAGTTTTAGATAAACAAGGAATTTTGACTGGTTCTACTAACATAGATTATTTTGTTAATAAATTATCGATTATCTTAGAAGAATTTTCATTTTCACCTGATTCAGTAATTAAAAAACTAAAATTATTTATGGAAGAGCCAATAGTTAAAAATTTTATGAATGATTATTTATCTCAAGAAGATGAACAAGAATTTAACAGAATTTGGGTGCAACATATGTATAATTCTTATCATATTACGAAAGAAATAGAAAGATTAAAAAAATATGACCCAAAAATGAAAGATAAGATCTTACATTTTTTTGAAAAAGAAATTATTGAAAAAGTAATGAAACAAAAAAACGTCTTGAATGCAAATGTTAAGGTTATTTTAATTTTAAATGATAATATTTCGTCTATTTTGTCAGATAGATTATTTGTAATTTCTTTTAGAAACATATTGATTTCTTTAGCTCAAATTGGAGCTATTTATGCAGACTTATATACTATTTTACGTATATTTAAAACATTTAATATGTCAGAAATGAAAGAAAAAGCATATAAACAAGCAACCGATCAACCGGATAAAGCACATAATATAATAATATATGCTGGTGATTTACACTCTCAAGTATATAGAAAATTCTTAAAAGAGGTGCTTGATTTTGACAAGATAGAAGTTGCAGGAAAGGAAGAAGAACAGGGGGGTGGTGAACCAATGTATTGTATAGATATGGAACCAATAACACAACCACTCTTTTCTAAATATCATGAAATTAATAAACCAAAAGATACAGCAACTGATGAGATTAAACCTTTAGTCTCAACACAACAAGATAAGCGCGATGCACCTATGACATTTTCTCCTTTTGAACCCGATGATATTATTTTATCTGATAGAATATTTGGAGGAGCTTCACATGATCCAGTGTGGAATGGTTCTTTACGTGGCAATCCTGTTATATACAAACTTATGAAAAAACATGAATACAACATTTTAATGAAAGTACAAGGTATTGGAGTTGTGCGAGTACTTTACAAAACTGAAAATTATAAATTACCAGAGGAAATAGATAGACTAGGAACATTAGTAGCTATGGAAAAATTAGATACTATAAAATTGCATCCAGACTATAATACCGGCGAAGCTCTTGACACTAAATATTCTCTTGAGAATCGTGTTAAAAAAGGTGTATTGCTTAATATGCATTCTTTTGACTTTAATAATTTACGAAGGTTACTAAATACAATAGTTGAAATAAATAATATGGGTATATTATGGGGAGATTTAAAACAAGAAAACATTGGGGTCGATAAGGATGGTAACTTGAGGATATTTGATTTTAGCGAGTCTCGTACTATTAGTAGGGATTTGGAAAATAAACATTTAGAAATTCTTGCTTATGGAAAGTTATTGTACAACATAATTACTCAAAACTTTGCTTTTCATCCTGGTCGGCATTACAGAGGAGGTCGCGATCTAACAAGGGATGAATTCTTACAAGTTATTGATATGATACAAGATATAGATTCAATTTCTAAAAATGCCTTACAAAAATGTTTTCTCCTTAATAATGAAAGCACAGATAATGACATATCGGAATCTATAAAAGAATTATATCTTATGCTTGATTTTAATCAGAATAAATTTAAATAAGTTCCATTTATTCTTTTAAGAACTATAAACTTGAAATAGTATAACTATTTCAAGTATGACAATTATTTCTATTTTATTAGATTAAATTCATAACTCATATCTAAATATGTAAAAGAGTTGACTGACAATTTCTTAAGAAAACATAACTTCTCTGCATAATGGGCACTTGGAATCACGAGCAATAATTTTACAAATGCACGATTCACATGTAATATGTGAATTATGGCACGGCCACTCTAAAACGTCACCTTCTTGTAAACACACTACACATTCACCCTTTGATTGTAAGAGTGGAAGAATTGGATGAGCAATAGGTGACCACGCAAGACGAATGCATTCTTCCAATACACTTTCTTGAGTGGTGAATATTCTTTCTCCATGTTCGTATCCTAAACAAGGAGAAATAATCATTTGTCCTGTTTGAGATTTCATTTCAATACGTATACATGTAGTGTCTTCAAACGGAACAATATGAAACATTATTCTTTCAATTTTTTGATGGTTTAATTGACGTATCGGAGAGTCATATGGAAAAAGTGCTTCAAAGTAAGTATCTTCCAAATCGGCCGCAAAAAATTCAAATCCTTCTTTTGGTAATCTTCTGACAAGAAATCTGTGTAAATTATCTGTAGCGTCAAGACAATTGTGTTCCATTTTCTACTAATTTTATTAATACTTACTTTTGAAAAATCGATTTTTTATTAATCCATACATATGTATGGATTATAAATATTTTAGTATAACAGTTGTAACTCATCTATGCAAAAATACGAGGTCTACTTTTTACACTAATATCTCTAATAGTAAGCTTAAGCTTGTCTTGCAACTTTCGCAAAATAATAACAACATCTAGTACATTTATAAGATTAAGATCATCAAGAGGCCAAACATTCGATATTTTTCTCAATTGATACATTTCGTAAACTCCTGTATCTATTTTCCAGCTGTTCATAACAAGTCCGAGGTATGGCAAAATACAAGTCACAGATACTTCATAGTCATTCGGGACATAATCCAAAAGATAAAGTAACGCATTGACTTCTTCTAAATGATTGATCAGACTCTTCAGAATTTTTGACATCTCAAATAGCTGTATTTTACTAGGATAAACACAACTTGAACATACTGCTTCTTTACAATCTTTATTTTTTCTTTGAAATGTGATTGTATCAAAAGGCTTTTTACAAGATTCACATCTGTCATCGTCGTTTAAGCCTTCCTTTTCTTTCTTACATCGGCGAAGAGAAGGCTTAAAATCAAATGAAATTGTAGGACTATGTGTTTGAAAAAAGAAATAGTCGTCCAAAGGCAAACCGTGCTTTGTTATGTCTAACCAAGTTTTTCTTGCTGTACAGAATGCAATACGTCCATCTTCCTTAGTCATAAAAGATTCGCTATCCTTAAAATTTCTTTCACTTTTCATTGTTATGGAAACTTATTTTACTCTATGTTTTTTAAAAATAATTCAATTTTATTATGTTTGAGCAATCCATACATATTTTTATGTATGGATTGATAATACCTACCAATTTAGTCTTTTAATATTAAGCTTAAGTTCATCTCGTATCATCCGTAAAATAGTAACAACATTTGTTACATCAATAACATCAATATCATCAAGATACCACCAATCAATAGATATATTTCTCAATGTATAGATCTGATACATACCTATGCCTATTTTCCAATTGTATACAATAACTGTGAAACGTGGTAAAATCCACTTTGGTGAAACTATCTGGTTACTAGTTCTAGTTAAGTGATACAGTAAATTTTCAACTTTTACTAAATGATTGTTAATATCTTCCAAATTTAAGGCTCTTTCTAAACGATTAATACGACCAATATAGGCACAACTTGAACAAACTGCTTCATTTCCATATTCATTTTTTCTTTGAAATGTAATTGTGTCGAAAGGCTCTTTGCACGATTCACATCTGTCATCGTCGTTTAAGCCTTCCTTTTCTTTCTTACATCGGCGAAGAGAAGGCTTAAAATCAAAAGGAATTGTAGGACTATGTGTTTGAAAATAAAAATACGTGTCTAGATCCAAACCATGCTTCGCTACTTCTAACCACGTACTTCTTGGTGTACAGAATGCAATATTCCCATCTTCATTAACCATAAAAGATTCGCTATCCTTGAAATTCCTTTCACCATAGTTCATTGTTCTCAAGTTATTTTTAAGTTCTATATTTCATAAGAAAATTTCAATTTTTTTTGAAAAATTTCTATACGCACAAAACAGCCATTTCCTTTGAAAACGATCCATCATCAATATCACGTATTTCTTGAGTTTTCTTTGTTAGAATAGCCATCTTGATATTACTAATCTCAACAACATCATTATTTCCTTTAGAACTCGATATAAGATCCATTAGACGATGACATTCATCTGTTGATAATTCAGCCGTCTTTTTTAATATAGGTTCTTTGATAGCATCTTTTAACTTTCTAGCTTTAATGTCTTTTTGAATAACTCCGTCTGTATCTTTGTACATAAAAACTTCCCTGTTACTATCAGTACAGTGATAAGTTTTAATTCCATTATTTTCCTGTGTGATATATTTAGTTGTAAATCTGGCTACGCCTTTAATACCATCCTCTATATGTTCAAGTTTAAAATTATCTTCTACCTTATCTTGTATAACCTCTGGACGCCAGTCAGATATTATTAAATTCTGGGTCTTTGTGGTTGTTTTAGTGTTACCAATATTATTGTTAATGTTATTATGTGTAGGTTTAGAAGCTAAAATGAACATTTTATCTTTGTAATCTTTTATTTCTTTTTTCAAATCTTCGATATTTTTTTCGTGATCAATGCAAATTTTTGTTATTTTCTTTTCATATGACGTGATAAGTTCTTTTTCACGAAGAAGAGATGATTCTAAGTCTTTTTTACATTTATCAAATAAATGAAGTTGATCTTGAATTACAGGAGTGTTTGCTTTACATATTTTTAAATGACTATTCAAAGAAGATTTTACTGTAAACATTGTACTGCAAAAAAAACATAAGTGTTCTTCTGGAGGAGCTTTATTTTGTTTGGACAGACAATATTTTGCTGTATTTTGATGCTTTTTCAATGCTGCTGGTGTTTTCAGAACCTGTTTACAGTATTCACATTCCATTTATAGTAAAACAAACATTTATTTATATTAATTTAGAATTTTCTGGATTTTCCAATAAATTCTAGAAAAAAATAGATTTGTATTCCATTTTATCTGAACATTTCATACTATTTATTTTTTTTACTCAAACACAAAAAATGAGAGAGAGGAAATATTTTTTGGGCGCTTTTTTCAAAAAACAAATCACTTTTTTATCTCCTTCCGGATTTGTAAACGACGCGCAAAATTTATTCGGTCGAATACTTTTTTATCGGTAAAAAATCTAATTTTTTGATCATAAAAGTATCATTTTCTGCAAAAATGATTTTGGAGTTCGGAAGAAAAAAGTTTGGCGGAGGAAAAACTTTTGATTTTTATTTCTTTTGTTTTCTAAATAATTTCAAAAAATCGTAGAAAATTTCCTTTCGATTATCTTTTTATTTTCTTCCTCCTCCTCCGAACTTTTTAGAATTTAGTTCTAAAGAAAGTTTTTTGATCACAAAAAAATATTTTGTCTATATATTGATGAAAAATTCATACTAATAGTATGAATTTACTAAAATCACGTTAAATAGTCTTCTTCATCATCAAGATAATAGTCATAGTAATGAATATAATAATCACCATCTTCTTCATATTCTTCTTCTTCCAAAACTTTTTCGGCAACATGAGTTGTTTCCTCTATAGAGTGTATAGATTATGGATTGAGTTTACGTGTTTAGTTTAATCTATTTTTTTGATTTATTAATAGAGTGTAAAAAGTAGGTCTCGTATTTTTGCATAGATGAATTACAACTGTTATACTAAAATATTTATAATCCATACATATGTATGGATTGATTAAACATAATAAAATTGAATTATTAAAGTAATATTTGATAAAAAAGTAGAAAATGGAAAACAATTGTCTTGCGGTTACGGATGAATTGCACCGATTTCTTGTTGGAATATTACAAAAAGAAGGCTTTGAATTTTTTGCGGCCGGTCTGGAAGATACGTACTTTGAAGTACTTTTTCCATACGACTCTCCGATACGTGAATTAAACGATCAAAAAATTGAAAGAATTATGTTTCATGTTGTTCCGTTTGAAGATACGACACTTATACGTCTCGAAATGAAATCTCAAACTGGAAGAAAGATTATTTCTCCTTGTTTGGGCTACGAAAATGGAGAAAGAATATTCACCACTCAAGAGAGTGTATTAGATGAATGCATTCGTATTGCGTGGTCACCTATCCCTCGTCCAATTCCTTCACTATCACAATCAACTGGTGAATGTGTAGTGTGTTTACAAGAAGGCGACGTTTTAGAGTGGCCATGTCATAATTTACATGTTACATGCGAATCGTGCATTGTTAAAATAATTGCTCGTGATTCCAAATGCCCATTATGCAGAGAAGTTATGTTTTCTTAAGAAATTGTCAGTCAACTCTTTTACATATTTAGATATGAGTTATGAATTTAATCTAATAAAATAGAAATAATTGTCATACTTGAAATAGTATAACTATAGTAAGACAAAAAATTGATGCAAAATGACTTACTAAATTTATTACAAATAATTTATATTTAATAAATATAAATGATATTAAATTCTCCAGCTTTAGTTAGAGACAAATTTATATGTCTCGAGTATTCAAATCCAGATGAAAATGTAATAATTAATACTATAACTCGTTTGATTTTTGAACAAAAACAAAATTCTGTCAAAAAATGTGGATCAGAAGGAAATGTTTCATTTGCAACCAGTGTACCTTATTTACTTTTTTTATTAACTGTAGAAGGAACATTTTTTGATATTATTCAAACTGATAGATCTGGAAAAGTTATTGATTATAGATTACCAGTTGTGTACGAGTATATGAAAACTGTTAATTTTTTAAACTCAATATCGAGCTATTGCTTTTTAAAAGATGCTCCTTCTTCATATATTGAAATATATGATGTCTGTATATTTTCAGAAAAAAGAGGACGAGGTGTTGGAAATGTATTGATAGGAAATGCAGTTAAACTATCTAATAGAAATTTTTGGTTATATGTGATACCTGATAATATAGCAGCTGCAACATTGTATATCAAAAATGGATTTGCTGTAGAAAAAATAACACAAACTGATTCTACTGAGTTATTAACGTTTGATAAATCAATAATATCTATGATTTTTAATCAACAATCACCATCAAGTGATGTAGACTACAATATCCAATTATTTAGACGATTGTCAGACAAAATATTAGGATTTGTAAAAGCCGAACAGTTAAACATAAAAATAGAGAGCGAAGTTATTAATTTTATTGACACACTAGTTAAGAATCCATCGATTTCTTATGAAGTTGGAGGATGTCTAATGGCAAAACATACTGATAAATTTAATCTCAATATTGAAACAAAAGATGGTAAATCATTTATAGTTCTTGAAATGAACAAATTTTTTATGAAAGGCGGTTCAAATAGCATTGGTAGAACAACTTCAGAATATAATTTTATTTTCATAACACAACCTATATCACCTTTAAATTATTTTATTTTCATAACACAACCTATATCACCTTTAAATTATAACGGTTTAGTTGTTCAAATGCCTTTTATTGATATAGGATTCTGTGTTCAAAGTATGTTATATAGTATAAGTAAATTAATAAAAACACAAAAATTGTTTATCTTTTCTTTTGATGGTGTAATATCAATTAGTATTTCTTCCGTCTTAATAGAGTTTATATTAACTTGTTTAGACCAATCATTAGAAAGGGGTGTACATATTGAAATATTTCAACGCTTGCAGTTATGTTTTGAACGTTTAACAAGTGTAAAAATGCATGAGTATTACCAAGAAAGTTTAAGAACTAATCAACAATTTATTTCGCAATCTGTTGGGCAACCAGACAATTTAATAAGAAATCAAACTGGTATTTTAACTTGTTTTTTTATCAATAAATTATCAATAAAAGATTTAGCAGATACTGATCAGGAAGGTGTTATACCATGTATGTTATCAAGATTTTTTATTCACAAGGGATTAGATATTTCTTTACTACAGGTATTTAAAGCAGAATATCATGAAATATCTGATAGTGCTCGATCGGAAGGTCTTTATATTAGTTGTGAAGACACAGTAGTACCTAGAAATCTTGCAGATCTAAAATATTCTGTCACTGACACGGTAAAATTAGATTCAGTTTCTTTAGGAAATGTTTTGACAAGACTATCTCTTCTACCTGAGTATACTCCATTTATTTTAGAATAAATTTTCTTCTACATATTTTATTTTACAAATATAAGATGAAATTTAAACAGTCGGAGGATGAGGAGTAAATTTCATAGGAATACCAGACTCATAAATAGTTAACATACCAAGCGAAGTATATTTCAACAATCTATCGTCATAAGACATATCATTTGCCTTTTTAGATTTCATTACTTGTATTTTTAATTCATCGTGAAGATCTTTTACATTATTGATTTTTGTTGAATCACTTGATGATTTTTCTGGTGATCCATATTCATATTTTAATTCAAGAGGTGCTTTAAGACCTTTTTTAACAGCTTCTTGTTCCAGAGCTTCTTCTTGTTCAAGAGTTTCTTCATTTCCATAATAATTTGATTTTTCAAAGATAAGATTTAAAGAATCATTAAGTTCTTTGAAATTTCCGTAATATGGAGAAAATTTAGGGTGTCTCAATAATTTTTTAACACGATATAATAACAATAAATCATGAGTTATATTACGAACAGTTGACTTAACTGAATGGAGTCCATCAAAATGTAAAAATCCTTTATCTTCACCACAACCATTACATTCTTGAATATTATTACAAATAGACTCATATATCAATTTTGAAGATCCTGTTATTTCTGTATTCGATTCGTCTTTAAAAAAGCATCGTCCATAGTCAATAATTTTTGCTATATATCTACATTTAAACTCGACAGTATCTCCATTTTGATACACATATTTGTAATCAATGTATTTTCCTTTAACTGGTTCGTATATTAAAATATTTTTAATATGCAAATCATAATGAGTAAATTCTTCTCTTAAAGTTGATAAAGGCATATATATCTGGTACAATACATTAAGGAGATCTGTATAAGCAAAATTTGCATAATCAGGATTTTCACGATTATTTAAGCTTATAATAGCACCCAACGTGTATGCATCTTTTATATGTTGTATTAAAATAGCTAAATGTTTTGATTTTTCACATGCAAGTTTAAGAAAGTAATCTATTTCATTACAATCTTTCTCTTCACCAAGTCTTTTGTTTTTAAAGCAAGTATGATGACCCTCTTCACGATATTTTTGCAATGCTACATTTCCACTAGTAAGAACAAGACCAGATTTTAAATCGTCCGCATATATTTCATTTTCATTCTTAATATATTTCCAAGTTGTCTCTGTGTTATATTGATACCATCCATATGTTTCAACAAAACAAGGAAAGACACGACATTTTTTATTTATATATTGACCAACCAGATATTCATATAAAAGATTATCAGAATTTACTTTACTTGATGATTTTAAGACTGCATTTGCTATATAATCATCTCGTTTATATGTAACTTCTTTTATGAAACCATTAGTAGTGTCTTCACTAATAGTCTTTACCTCAGACTTAGGATCAACATATTTAAAATTAATAAAGCCATCAAAGTGTCGTTTAATTTTTTCTGATTGTTTTCCAAAAGCCATACAAACTCCTGAATCCGAACATATACTTTTTAAAAAGATAGCTCTGTGTTCTGAAATATTACCTGCAAATTTTTTTAAAATTCTTGTTGTTGAGGCAGACGGAGAAAATTGTGAACTAATACCATACTCGTGCTCATACTCGTGCTCATACATCATTAAATTACACATATTAGTATCTTTATCATTCCATAATGAACCATTATTAATTTTTTTTACTATTTTACTAGGTATTAAAGCGATACCTTTATTACCGTTTTTATCTTTAATTAAACATGCTGCAAAATAATTTGGTTGTATATTTTGAAATTTGAAATTTAGAATTTGATCTACATTGGGATCTATAGTAAACCATTTGTTTTGAAGATTGACAAATATAAAATATCTATTTGCATTAGATAACATTTTGTTATAGTTACTTTTATTTTATAAAAAAAATTTTAAAAAGATCTTATAGATGAGACTCCAAAGGAAACGCTTCCAAAAGAATTACAGAACAAAATTTTGGAAGGTGGTAACGTATCTAATGTTACTCAAACAAATACAGCAGCTTGAGTGCCTTGATCTCGCTTGCTGCTATTTCATTTTTTGCTCCTATCTTGAATGAGGCGACGACACATGACTCGATCACAGGCCGTCGATAATCACTAGGCATCTTCTCAACATGTCGTTGTACTTCTTCTAAATCACCCGCCTGAACAAGGATCATCAGCTCGTCGAGTTGTTTCCGAGTGCTCAGAAACGACACCTTGTTGGTGTCGTTGTCGTTGAATCTTCTTTCACATGCTAGTTTAGTCAAACCAGTCGTCCTCACCATCAGAGTGTGTCTCTTCCCACTGCGCCGAGAAGTCTTGGTCGTAATCTCGGTCATAGTCGTCGTCTGGGTCATACTCGTTCCACGAGTCGTCTTCCAACTTGTCGACGTCGCACTTGACCACGTCTTCCGTTTCCTTCTCGGTGATATTGGCAGGGAAGCAGCTCCATAGCATACGGATGCTAGGTTGAGCACACCGACTCTTGGCAAGCTGTACACAAGTCTCGTTCAGAATGGTTAGATGTGGTGAGATGAATTTGTCGTAAACGACTGACGGAACAAGGTCCAGCCAAGTCGGGGGTCCCTCTGGAAGTTGATCTGCCTTGACGAAGTGAGCCATTGTAAATGACTTCATTGTTTCTGCTTTCTCTCTGGCAAGTTGGTCTCAAAAATCAAGTTTATTTTGCCTCGCCTCCTTGGCGTGTGTCGGTCGGTGGTCTGTTTAAGAAACGACACCTTGTGGGTGTCGTTGTCGTTCTTTTACCTGCACAAGTGTTTAACAAGTGTGTCACTCACCTAGTTGTCGTTGTCGTCGGTCTTATTGGTCTTCGTGTGTTCGTCCGCTTACAACTCTGCAGCCGAGTCGCTCCACTCCTTCTGCTCGTCCTTGGACAGCTCCTTCCACAAGCGAGCGAGCTCACGAGTGATGTCTTGCGCTTTCATCTCGGGGTTGTCGGTCTTGACTCCTTCACGGTTGTGACTGCAGAAGTAAGCGTAACCTGTCTTGGGCTTCTTCTCGCCTTCAATCTTCTTCTTAGGTGCCGGCTTCTGCTCGTCGTCGGTCTCGATATCCTCTACCTCGACCTTCTTAGTTTGTTTCTTCTCTTTTTTCGCGGGCTTCTCCTCGTCGGACTCGTTCGACTTGCCGAACAACTTTTCTTCCTCGTAACGAGCCTTGTCGTCAGCTGCCATCTTGGTGTACTTGGCCAGCTCGTCGGATCGTTCGTCGTCATCCTTGAGCTCCTTCCACCTCTTGCCGAGCTCTGCCATGATCGACGACTTGCCCTCCTCACCAAGATCCTCCTTCACTTGAGGACGTATGGCAGCGCAGAAGAAGATGTACGCCGACTTGCCTTTCTTTGGTGCGTTGGGGTCTTTGTCGCTTGTCTTTCTTACCTTCTTGGCTGGCACGATGGCAGAGAGCTCTTCGTCGGACGGAGCAACATAATCCTCCATCGCTTCGTTGTAGCGAGCTTTGTCTTCGGCCGCCTCGGCCTCAAGAGAGGCAAGAAGCTTCTTGTCTGCCTTCTTGTCGCTCGCCTTGAGAGCGTTCCACATCCTCCCCAGCTCGGATGTCACCTCGGTCGCCTTGGCTCCGTCGCCGAGGTTGACCTTGGCTTCCTCCCTTTTCTTGGCACAGAAGAAGATGTAGGCCGACTTGCCCCTTTTGGGCTTGTTCGGGTCCTTGATCTTGTCACTGCTGCGCTTGGTTGACTTGATTGCGACGATGTTGAAGGCCTTGATGTTCTCCTGTGAGTTCCATGCATCAACCAGCTCCTCCGACCCGTTGTCAGAGAGGAACTTGGCGACGAAGTTGGCGATAGCAGACTGAGTAAATGACTTCATTGTTTCTGCTTTCTCTCTGAGAAGTTGGTCTTAAAAATCAAATTTTTTTTGGCTCGTGGGGTCGGTCAGTTTGTCTGTGGTCTGTGTAAGAAACGACACCTTGTGGGTGTCGTTGTCGTCGAGTCTTCTTTCACCTGCACAAAGTGTGCCACTCACCTAGTTGTCATTGTCGTCGTATTCGTCGGTCTTCGTGTGGTCGCTCGTCTACAACTCCGCAGCTGAGTCGCTCCACTCCTTCTGCTCGTCCTTGGTTAGCTCCTTCCACAAGCGAGCTAGCTCACGAGTGATGTCTTGAGCTTTCATCTCGGGGTTGTCGGTCTTGACTCCTTCACGGTTGTGACTGCAGAAGTAAGCGTAACCTGTCTTGGGCTTCTTCTCACCGGTCTCCTTTTTCTTTGCTTGCTTCTTGGGCTTCTCGTCGTCGTCTGTCTCCTCTTCCTCCACATCGGCCTTCTTCTTGGGCTTCACAACGACCTCAGTCGACTTGCCGTTCTCCTTCTCGTCTTCGTATCGAGCCTTGTCGTCGGCTGCCATCTTGGTGTACTTGGCTAGCTCTTCGGCTTGGTCGTCGTCCTTGAGCTCCTTCCACCTCTTGCCGAGCTCGGCCATGATCGACGACTTGCCTTCCTCACCGAGCTCCTCCTTCACTTGAGGACGCATTGCAGCACAGAAGAAGATATAGGCCGACTTGCCTTTCTTGGGTGCGTTGGGGTCTTTGTCGCTTGTCTTTCTCGTCTTCTTGACTGGCACCATCGCAGCCAGCTCTTCTTCCGACGGAGCGACATAATCCTCCATCGCTTCGTTGTAGCGAGCTTTGTCTTCGGCCGCCTCGGTCTCAAGAGAGACAAGAAGCTTCTTGTCGGCCTTCTTGTCGCTCGCCTTGAGTGCGTTCCACATCCTCCCAAGCTCGGATGTCACCTCGGTGGCCTTGGCTCCTTCGCCAAGGTTAGCCTTAGCTTCCTCCCTTTTCTTGGCGCAGAAGAAGATGTAGGCCGACTTGCCCCTCTTGGGCTTGTTCGGGTCCTTTATCTTGTCACTGCTGCGCTTGATCGACTTGACTGCGACGATGTTGAAGGCCTCGATGTTCTCCTGTGAGTTCCATGCATCAACCAGCTCCCCCGACCCGTTGTCAGAGAGGAACTTGGTGACGAACTTGGCGATAGCGAGCTGATTGAATGACTTCATTTTTTCTGCTTTCTCTCTGAGAAGTTGGTCTTAAAAATCAAATTTTTTTTGGCTCGTTGGGTATTGGTCGGTCAGTTGTTATTCCCCAAATTTTTCACGAACTATTGACACTGTGATGGAGCGTATTGAGATTGATACTTCCAAATTCAATTCAGATTCAAATATATTTAGTCTTTACGATGTATTTTCTTCTTTGTGGGCTTGGATAAACAAACATCCTGAGAAAGATAATTTGTATATACGACTAGTAGAGGAAATGTCTAGCATGGTAAAATACTGTACTACAGGTCATCTAAGTCGTTTTATCAACACTATACAAGGAGGATACACTGATGACGAAAAGCTTCAAGTTCGTATTTCCATACAGGAACAAATTAATGCAGTATTGGGACACTATCTAGATTTAAGGTGTAAAAATGCGCCTGAAAATGTAACGGAAGCGATGTCCTCAGATGTTAAAAAACCATTTTATGACTTTATTAAAGAGATAACGAATGATAAGATTTTAGATATCTTGAAAGAATATGGTGATGTTCATTTACATATTATAGAGGCTGTAAAAATATATTCAAACTGGAAATATTGGAGCATTGATGACAATATTATTTCGTGTGATCAAAAACCTCTAGAAGTAGGAGATTAGCATCTGTGTTAACTTGCGTAATATTTCTTGTTTCTCTCAGGTTCGGTTTTTTTACAAAACATAAAATATAATGCTCTAAAATAAATTAATGACTTATGTTTTAAAATCACATAAGTATGTACGGAAAAAATCACCTAAGAAAAATACTAGATCTCTACGAAAGAAGTCATCTAAGAAAAATAGTAGGTCTCTACGGAGGAAATCACCTAAGAAAAATAGTAGATCTCTACGGAGGAAATCACCTAAGAAAAATAGTAGATCTTTGCGGAGAAAATCACCTAAGAAAAAAAGTAGGTCTTTGCTGAGGAAATCACCTAAGAAAAATAGTAGATCTTTGTTGAGGAATTCACCTAAAAAAAACAGTAGATCTTTGCGGATGAAATCACCTAAGAAAAAAAGTAGGTCTCTGCTGAGGAAATCACATAAAAGGATGCTGTTAAAAGGAGGAGGATCTTTGCGGATGAAATCACCTAAGAAAAAAAGTAGGTCTCTGCTGAGGAAATCACATAAAAGGATGCTGTTAAAAGGAGGAGGAGGAGAAGCTGAAGAGAACACTTTGCAACTATTAAATCCAAAAATACAAGAACATAATGTTTATTATATGGCAAGTCATAGCTGTGATACAAACGAATTACTTGATATTCCAGAAGGATGTGTATATGTTACTTTAGGAATATGTGGTAAACTAGTATGGGATGACAAAAAACAAACAGATTTTATAAAGATGTTTTATGATAATTCACCATTGTTAAATGATCCAGTTACAAATATTGAAGATTTACAAAAGATATTTGGAAGCGATTTGCATATTCATTATGCAGAAGCAAAAGATTACAGAATGCGTAAATATGTTAATAGCTCTTTTACATGCTTTTTAAACCGGGAGGTTAAAACAAATTATTTTGCAAAAAAATCTGGTTTATATTCAAATGGAACATATACAACTTCCAGTTTTTATAAATTAAATGATACAATTACTGATAAAGATATTGATTATTTATATAAAAATTCTTTATACCCAACAATAGATCAAATCAAAAATTTTTATAAACTAACTAATCTAAATTATGAAGATTTTTCATCACAAATACAAACTGTATTTAATGTAGATCAGAAAACATTATTTCACTATTTTCCTGGTATTTATTATAATTTTTCATGTAGATCGGATTGCAATGATTCAACTGGTAGTAACCCATCTGCTTTTCATATAGCCAGAAGACAAGACTCGTTTAAAGGTAATGAGATTGAAAGACTATCTTTCTTCAAACCTATTGATAAGAGTTCGAGTATTCATCACTATTTATCTATTAATCAACTAGAAAAGGCGAAAGAATTAATAAAAAAGAATTATGATTTAAATGAGAAGGATAATGAAGGAAATTCATTGTTATATATATGTTGTCGTAAAGGATATTTAGAATTGGCAAAATTATTAATTGAAAAAGGAGTTTTATTAGATAAAGATGGATATCAAGAATGTTTGCGTTGTGGATTCACAAATAAAGAGTGGTTTCAATATATTGTTTCTGCAAATGCATCTCAAATAAATAGACAATTTCCAGCAACTTAAAGATTTAACTAATATTGATCTTTTTCAAATATAATCAAAAATTTTATTGTGTTTACATACATGAACAAATTACACGATAGGAAAAAATTATTTTTGTAAATCTGTGCTTTGTACTTAGTGTAAATGTACCCTATCTATGTGATAGTGTAAGAAACGACACCTTGTGGGTGTCGTTGTCACCTGCACAGACCAAGCTAGTTGTCGTCAAACCAGTTGTCCTCTTTAGCCTCGTCCGCTTTTTTAAATCTAGAAAAATCTAAACTTTGAGCGTAACCTACTATTCTTGATAAATATGTTCTTTTATCCTCTAGCATCTAACTAAATTTTAGTTAGTTTGACACTGGGTATATTTGTTTTTCTAATTATATCAAACGAAAAACTTTATTACGACAGGAATAAAAGAAATAACTGAATATCCTTTAGATATAAACTTAACTTGGCTATCGTTTGCGTCTATCTTCTTTTGAATATCGGTTTTACATATTTTATCTTAGAACTCATTCTTTTAGATCTTTTCAAAAATTTGTAGAAATATGTTCAACTGTTAGAATCCCAGACATTATTTTCAGTATTTAATTCTGCAAGTTTTAATTCTTGTGTAAGATTTTCAATGGCTCTTTTACTAAGCATATTATTTGAAACATTCAAAGATGTAAGATGTGGAAGTGATCTTATTGTTGGTATTAATATAGATAAGTTTTTTCCATTCAGCTGAGTGTTTGCTAAATTTAATGATGTAATATTATTTAGATTGCGAAGAATCGAACGAGATAATGTTTCCACTTCTCTTTCAAAATCTAAATTACTATTAGAAAGATTTAATGAAGTAAGTTCTGTTAGAGTTGATAGTTCTGGAGCAAGATGATCCATATCTTGCATTTCTCCTTCTTGATATTCACCACTAAAATTTGGTACCACACTTAAATGCCTATTAATAGGCTTATTTTCAAGTTGTAAAGATCTAAGAAGAGGAAGATCTTTAAGGAGAGGTAACACTTTCCTAATTAATAATATGTTTTCCGGATGATCTTCTTCTTGGTTAGATTCTGAATCAAATACTGAATCACCACATATTCCAAATGATTCAAGACCCCTTAAAGACTCTATAAATTCTTTATTAAATTCTTCAGGATCATAAGTTTCATCTTCAGAATCATATTCGCCAATACTCCTTAAATTATCTAATAAAGTAACATCAGTTAATATTAATTCTGTAATATTAAGATTTTTTATAGAATGTAAAAATGGTTTCCATAATAAATATACATTTGATATTTTTAGAGTTGTAATATTTGATTGACTAAAACTTGTTAAGAATTTATTACCTATATCTTTTATAAGCCAATTACCGGCAAAATCAATTTCTAGTGATACAATGTTTTTTAAACTTGAAATACACTCATGCATTATATTTAATTTTTGATTCCTATAAGTATTATCATAAATGCTTCTTTTAATTGTACAAAAAGTCCTACAACTTATTTTAAGCTGTATTTTAATTGTAGATTCAATTAAATTTCTATTCCATTCAATAGCTGGCGTTTCATATTCGCTGTCTTTAACTTCAAAATTAAGATTAAGACATAAAATGCAATCGTTAGGATTTTTACCAAATATATTGCAATAAAGTTCTATGCTTCTTTGAGTATAGTCAAAGTCTTCTGGTATATTTTTAAAAACTACAGTTCTTTTTAAATCAGCTAATTTTCTTAATTCAGTTGATGTAAGACGTAATTGTAGTAATTTTTTTTCACTTAATTGTGATAATAATTTGTCTACAAGTACTTCTTTTGGCAATAAGTCTGGAAAAAATTTCAATACATTTTGATTAGATTTAAATTCTTTTAGTTTTTTAACTGATATAAATGCCAAACCTATTATTCCTTCGCTTTTAAATTTTTTATTTAGAAATAAATGGTTGTTTAACAGTATATTTGTAAGATCTCCAGATACTAAATATAATTTTTTAACATTATTAACCAACATAATTTTCGGAAAATCATCCTTATTTATTTTAAATTTACCAGATATTAGTATTTTAATATCTATAAATGTATGATCTGTATTTACTTTAATTACTTGACATAATACCCATGCATCTGTTGGTAATAAATTCAATGAACTATTTATTAGCTCAAGATTATCTCTTTGAGTGCTTAAATCAAATTTTATATCTTTAATTTCCATATTAGTGATTTCAAAGTTATGTTCTCCAAAAAAACCAAAAACTATACAATTAAATAGTTCTCTTTTTTTCCTTTGTAAACTCATTTATTATAGTAAATATAATTTTAAAAAGTTTACTTGATCAAACTCAAGGAGACAAGAATTAACAAAAAACTGAATTGATAGGTAATGATTCAGTAATAAATAATAATTTAAACGTACGTTTTATAATGTAAAATGGTAGATACAATTATTTCTTTAAAAAATCCAGATAAACTTGTAGAAATTATTAATAAAGTTAAAATTTCAACTATAAATTATGGAGAAATTTAAAAAAGCGGTAGTTGTCCTGAAAAATCAAGTTTATTTTGGTTAGTGATGTGTCGGTCGTCTGTATCAATGTAATATCATTTCTAGAATATGCAATACTATTTGTTCCAAAACCAACAGAAACTTACATATTTTCAATTCAATTGTCTACGAAATTAGCAAGATTTCTGGTTCGTCACAATGGAGGATTATTCTTTTTGTAAAGTAGACTTTGCATCAAATCATCATCTACCTTTTCCAAACGGTTTCGTTCACGCAACGCTTCGTGATAAGAATCATCAGACGTTGTGCCATTGCTTTCATGTCTTTGAATCTCCAACGCAACTCTCACTCGGTCGTTGTACAATTCATCTCTTTGCGTCTTTATTTGCTCAAAATCAAGCCTGTTCTGTCTTTGAGCTGGAGTTTCATTCCGTCTTTCACGTTCTTGTTCCGACCGAAAGTGCTGCTGTTCTACGGTCCTTTGTTGTGTTTCACGTCTGTATTCTTCTAGGGCACGTTGACGACGAGCCAATGCGTCCATCTCGGCATCCCGCATTGTCGACAAACTAGGAGTTGCGTGATGTTGACGAGCCCACGCATCATTCTGATTTTCCCATGCTCTATTTGCTGTCCTTACTTCAGGAGATGTATATTGATTTGCCAGAAATGGGGTCGAAAAACTAGGAGTTGGGTGATATTGTCTAGCCCACGCATCGATCTGATCTTCCCGTGCTCTATTTGCTGTCCTTACTTCAGGAGATGTATATTGATTTGCCAGAAATGGAGTCGAAAAACTAGGATCTCTCTTTGGGGCAAAAAAACCAGATTCTTCACGTTGAATATGATCTCGACGTTCAGGTTCAGTTGGAAAATTCCATTGACGTTGTCGTCCATTAGTGTAATATACTCTACCTATATCAACATTATTGCTAGTACGTTTTTCCCAACCTATTGGAAGTGACCGTTTGTTTTTTTGTGGTGAACGAGATGTAAACATAATTAATATTTATGAATAGAAAATATTAAATAAAATATTAAATATAATAAATATGAACTCTCCACCTATGATAATTAAATGGCATAAAGCAGATGAAGAACCTTTTGATGAACCAGATGATGTTAAATTTGAACTTGAACACGAATTGTTATCCTGTTTAAAAATTGATAACATTTTATACGAAATAGAAGAATTACTTCAAACAAAAGCAGCTTTAGAATATCGATTAAAAAGAGAAATAGAAAAAGAAGAAAACCGGTTACTCACAAATACATTTAAAATTACTGGAAAGTCTCAACACGAAAAAAATATTGAGCAGTATATAAAAGATATTGATACTTTAGAAACAGATATTACTATTCTCAGCCCTATTATCAGACAAAAACTTGAAAATATTCCATTATATGGAGAAATTTTAAAATATAGTAAAGAAAATAAAATATCTATTAGGGAAGCTTTAAATATTATAATAGAACGACTTGACAACATAACACGAGAAGAAATCTTAAAAACACAAAAACAAGATAAAGAAATACATTTAATAGGTGAATTTGTAAGTTTAATATCTTCAATGGAAAGATTAAATCTTGGAAAGATTTACAGACGTAGTACCGATGATGATAAAAAAATAGAAAACCTCCTTAAATCAGAAAAAAAAATAGAAATAATCAAATTTATTAATATTGTAAAAAAATAATATAAAATTTTTATGGATGATGTTGACGATACAAACCGAAAAACATTTCATTCACATTATATAGAATATTTAAAAAATATTGTTATAACACATACAAAATATAAAGATACCGAAATAGAATTGTGTGATATTATTACTGATACTTTAGAAGAAGTTTTTGACTTACACACTTTGTATCTTAACTCTTTAGATTTAGAAGGATCAGCATATAGTCTTTTTTGTAGTTATAATAACTCAGGTAATGTTACTCGTGATCAATTATCGCAATTGTGGAATAACTTAAGTTTAGAAGAAAAAATAGAGTGGATATCTAATGTAAGAGCGATGATGTGATTATTTTTATATAATAAATTTATTATAAAAGTGTTAAGTCTGAAAGTATTTATTGAAAAACAACACCTTGTTGGTGTTGTTTTCGAACTTGTTATACCTGTGCACAGCAAAATTAATAAACTGAATACAATTTGGTTAAATTTAATATTTAATTACATACTTTGTTGTTAGTCGATAACCTCAATTTGAATCCGAGTCTTGCCGCTTTTCATTGCGATTTCAAGCGCTTGATTTGCAAGCTCCTTTGGAACTCGGATGACCAAAATTTGATCTGATGTAGTCTCGTCGTTCATCTTCTCTAGTACTGTGTTTGTTTGATGAATGATCGGTTGATGAATGATCGGTTGTGGAAGAGGCGGAGGAGGCGGTGGATGCCAAAAACTGAGTTGTGAAGAAAGTTGTTGATCAACCGTCGGTTGTGTAATAGCAGGTGATGAATGCCAAACACTGACTTGAGAGGGAGGTTGCCAAAAAGCCAATGGATTATGCGGTTGCTGACAAAACGGTTGATCAACTTGGGCAACCGTCGCTTGAGTCTTCCGTTCAACCGACTGTTGAACACACTTGTAACGATCAAGACCTGTACGACTCATAAACGTCTGTTTTGTTTCGTGTGGGTGTTTGTGAGAACAAACCTTTTCTCCGTTGTTGATCAACTTTCCGTTTGACATTCGTACAAAACGACACCTCTGCTCAAAAAAGCAGTCTGAGATCTTGAGTTCGTCAAGCGAGTGAGCAAAACGACAATTCTCGCCGTGATGACATTGTTCGTTTTTGTCAACGCTGGAGCACATTTTGGACTTGGCCAAAGAGATGGCAAGTTTTTCTTTGTCCGCAAGAATCTTGTACGCGCTACTTCTTTGGTTGTCGTAATATGCATCTTTTTCACAAAGCTCGTCTTCATAACTTCGGTGCCCCAACATAATCTTGGTTGGGGTCTTCTTTGCAGAAATATTCTTCTCCGAATCGAGCTCCGACTTGAGCTCAAGACCGAGCGTTGAGTCGTGCTTGTCCAGAGATGGGTGGTCGTTATCACATTGTTCCTTGAAGAGAACTGAGAATCTGTTAGAACTTGACATGTTTTTGATCTGAATATTTCATACAAAATTGATTCAAAAAATCAATTTTATTTAGTAATTAATTTTTTGTTATATAATAAATGACCTCATGTTGGAATAAAAAAAACTCAATTACACGCAAAGACAAGAGAGTTTATTATATAAACCTTGAATCAAATATTTCTCAATGGGGTATTCCAACTTTTTTACCAGCAGGTTGGGAAAAGCATTTAAGCGAGTCACAAAATATTCCTTTTTACTCTAATTTTAAAAAGAAGATTACTCGGTGGGAAATGCCTACTAAAGAAGATGGAAATGAAGTTCCGGAAGGTTGGAAGGAAATGAGAAGTTCAGAATGTAATAGTATTTATTATAAAAATACTAAAACAGGTGAGGTTCGATGGATAATACCAGATGATTTAAGTATAAAACCGGTTGGTATAGGTATTCCTACAAATTTTCTATCTATCGTAGAAGATTGTACTCAAAATAAAATATGGAAAAAAGATAAATTGTTAGGTTCTGGAAAAGCAGGGAGCGTTTATATAGCATGCAAAAATACAGATGACTGTGAATATGTTATTAAAATACAAAATCAAAATAAAGAATATTATACAGAGATAGAGGCATTATTATCTTTAAAGCATACAAAAGCTGTTCCAAAAGTTTTTGCAGCATGGACATGTGACAAATTTGGATATTTTGTGATGGAAAAATTATATTCTTGTATTAAATTTCATAATAAGAATTCTATGTGGATAGCAGTAGGTATGAAATTAGATATTATAAGAAAAGAGGGTTATTTACAAGTAGATATACATAATGATAATTTTATGTGTAACAAAGACGGTCAAGTTGTATTAATTGATTTTGGTTACGCTGTAAAAAGAACTGAACAAGGAGATAAACAAGAATATCCAGATAATATTTTATCTGAACGTTATGGAATACCTCTTACATGGGAATATCTTGAGATAGTACAAGAAAACAATTATAATACATATTTGAATCCTCTTATGACGAAACAACAAAAAGATAGAAATAAAGATATACAAAAAAAATACACAGATGCTAAAATTAAAGTAGAAGAAAAAATACGTAAACAAAAGACGCTTAAGCAAATCATTACGCCTAGACTGCAGTTACATTTGGATTATCAAAATGGCAAATTCAAAAGTTTTCCGACATGGGAACAAGCCAAAGATGAAATTAGTAGTGGAAAGAAGAAAGAACAATGGATTTGGTATGTATTTCCAAGTTTTCTTCCAGTCGGAAAAGATTCTAGGCCTGATCTTATCTTGAAAGATTTAGATGATGTTAAAGCTTATATCGCAAACGATGTATTGAGGAACCGCTTGATTGAAATTACTAATATTGCTCTGAAGCAACTAAATAAAGGAATTAAAGCAAATGTACTTTTTGGTACTGAACTTGATGCTTTAAAATTCTGGAAGTGCGTTACACTTTTTTACCTAGCGAGTGATAACGGGATTTCCTTTGAGTTACACGAAGTATGCGATAAAGCTTTAAGTGCTTTGAATCCGAGTGCTCAAATGCAAAATAGGTTGGAACAAAAAACTATGAATGCATTTATTCAAACAGAAGGTGAAAAACTTGAACAAAAAAGACAAGTCAATTCAGAAAGTCTCTTAAAAAACTCAGCGCTCCTCTTATTGATCACTCATTCAAAAGAGAAAACAAATGAAGACGCAATAAATTTTCTGTTAAATAACGATCTTCGTGACAAGAAAAGTGTTCAGATAAAAGATATTACATTCACTAAAGTCTCAGAAAATATCGGAAAGAGCAGTGGTATATTATCTCAAAAAACACTATCAGCGACGAAAGACGGAATTACAGTGCCTCTATATAATAATTATGACGGAATGATTACTTTTTACTAACATTAGAGAATGAATTGTAAGACTTTATGAAATTGATTTTGTGAAATTGATTTTATTTAAATAAAATCAAAGATAATTATAGTAATGACAGACTTGGACTTATTTGATTATTTTCCATCAAAAAATAATGAATATAATCAATTATTATGGGTAATTGCTCATGATATGCATAATTTTCGCATATTGGCAAAGAATGAAAGATTTAGACTTGGAGAAAAACATATGAATATTGAGATTAGTATAAAACTATTAGATACTGAATTGATACTTGGTAATATTGCATTTAACGTTTATAAGGAAAAATATGATGAATTAGTAAAAGATATAAAAATTAGTAGTAATGATCTTGAAAAAGCAATCAATGCACATCAAAGTTGTGCACAGGAATATCAACTTATTCAATAATATTTGAAAAAAACTTTTCTATTTCATATACTAAAAGTATATGAATACACGCTTGCTTTGGTAAAATAATTTATGTTCTCATTTTTCTATAAAAGGTAATTGTAGGTCAGTGTGCACAAATTTTCTTTGTAAAATACACTTGGCTTTAGCCAGCTCTTGTCTATAATGTTGGTTTCCGTTTGGAAGAACCTTTTTTAGTACGATCATTATGTATTTTATATCAAGTTCATGTTTAGTAAGAAGAATACTGTCTTTTTCGATATCATTTTTCAATTGTAGATATTCTTTGTAAGTTATAGCATCACTTAGGAAAGCAAGAACAATCCAACACAAAAGAATGCCTCCATCATCAGAGCTACATAATTCATCTGTAGACAATTCTTGAAAATCTAATATGTGATATTCAACGTTACTATATATACCATTACTATGTGGGCCTCCTAGTCTATTGCAATTGTTTTGATAGTACATATGTATTGAGTCAATAAAGGGGTTTTTACTATTACGAAGAGATCTTTCGATTTCTCTTATTGCAGTCTCAGCTGAGTACAATATCAGTGTACTAATCACAGACACAGAATTAACGATTGTCTTATTAAACTCTATTGACTCAATATCTATCAAACCTTCGTAGTCGTTGAAAAAAGTATGTCGTATCTTTTCAGGATCCGTAAAAAACTCTCCTAACACGCGAGAACGTGGATGGATATTTCCTGAAATTATACCATCGATGTCAATAACTATGTTTTCCTTTTTCCAATTACTCTGTATTAATAAAGCACTTGCGCCAGCATCAGCTTTTTCTGTAATAAAAAGAGTACGTTCTATACCACACCTGCTAAACTTGTCTCGGTGTAACTTACATAAAAAACCACCTCGAGACAACTCATTTTTTAGCAATCTCACGTAATTATCACTTGATTGCCACAACCTATGAAGATGTTCAAGAGTCGGAACCTTTGTAAAGTAATTTTCATCATCTTCATCTGAACGTGCTAGAACATGGTCTATCTTGATATTCAAGTAAGGTATTTTTTCCATACGATGATAATACCCACTTTCCAACATTCTATCAAAAAAAACAATAAACCCGCATACATGTTCTGCAACTTGGACTTGACTAGTGTTTGAACTGCTCGTCTCCGGAACTACCATACTAGGATCTATTTTTGGCGCATATTCTAATGAATAATCTAAATTATATTCGTTTACATTTGGAATATATATTATAAATGTATTATTGGATTCTTTAACTTCTCTCAAAATTCCGTTTTTATTAGGCACATTCCATTTGGATTCATTTGTTAATATATTTTTATAGTAAGGTTTTCCTGATTTTCTTGATTTCATTTTTTTCCAAATACTAATCATTTTATTATATATAAAATAAATAATCATCACGTAATTTTTATATCCACTTGAAAAATTTTTATTCTTTATTCTTTATTCGTTTCGATTAGAACTTTTTCAAAAAATATTGTTCATTCTACAAACTAGGAGCTTTTCATAAGTCATTTTAATATTTCTTCAAGTTATCTTGAAGAAAATCAGAATAATTTGTTAAATATTTCAACCCATTGATAAATCCCCCCATTGTTGGGGCCGCCGATTCCATTCTCCCGTCGTTGGTGCAGTCGGTCCCCATCCTTGTATCGTTTGCGCCAACAATGAATGCATCATTGGCTCTGGTGCAACAGATAAAATATCTTTTTGAAAGTCGAGTGGACGTATATTCTCTCTATATTGATTTGGGCAATTCCACGCATGTTGACACTCCCACTTATCTTGAAGAACTAACTTGGTGTCATATTGGTTGTTACAAATAGGACATTGATATACATACGAACCATACCTATTTATTATTTTAATTGGTTCAAATGTTTTTGAAGATGCAAGGGCCGTTTCTTTTGCTACTCTAATACTGTCTTCTTTTTCTAATTGATATTGTTTTAGTTTTTCTTGTTGTATTTTATATTTAATTCTTGCAGCTTCTATCTCGGGTGTTATTATGTTATTTAATTGATACCATTCAGTATCTTCAACCTTAATATATGGATAATTCCTTGCTATATCAACAATCATTTCAGCAATTGGATTGTCTAAATTTATAAAATTAGTAATAAAATTCGTTGAATCATCAAAATTTTGAGCAGGATAACTATTAACTATCCTAGGAAAATAATCTGAAAATATAGCTTGGCATCTAAAATTATATTTACGAACATCAGTCATATGATGATCATCATTAATAGAATATTTTGAAACCTTAATATGCGGATAACAATGTTTAAGAGCTGATTCAAGAGCTAAAATACCAACACCCGAATGAATACTATCGATTATAATTATATTATTTTTTAATTCTATTCCTTTTTCCTTTAATCTATCACAATATTTCATATTTTCCATATATACCTTATCGTATGTAGTTTGCTGACTTGCTTTACTATGAGGTAATATTATAATATTAGATTTTTGATCATTATAAACAGAAAAATTCATCATAGCTAAACAATAATAAGCAGGTGATTGACCACCACATATAATAGTAGTTTCATATGGCAATCTTAATATTGATGAATAAATATCATACGCACCTTCAATCAATTCTTTAATACAATCACCATCTGTTTGATCACCATGTATATATTTTCTATCTATATTTATTTTTGTTGGTGAAAATTCTAATGATTCTGAATTTTTTTTCTTTACATTTAAATATACATCTGGAATATATATTATAAATGTATTATTAGATTCTTCAAATTCTCTCAAAATTCCGTTTTTATTAGGTACTTTCCATTTTGATTCATTTGTCAACGTATTTTTATAGTAAGGTTTTCCCGATTTACTTAATCGTTTTTTCCAAATACTAATCATTTTATTATAGATAAAATAAATAATCATCACGTAATTTTTATTCGTCTCTTTTGAATTATAAAATTAATGAGTACAAAATTACTTTATTTGTTAACAATAAATAAAATGCCTATTCCAGAAAGCCTTAACGAACTTTGTTATAAACAAATTGCATATTCTATTGAAAAGGCACCACCATTTTATCAAGAAATGATAATTGGTGAATCTCGCGATAGAATCCAGAAAAATATAATCGAGGAAATACAAGAGAATCTTTCAGCCATTATACCGCAAATAATTCAAGACTTGGTATCTAGTACAATAAAAACAGACTATATTAGCCGTGATTTTCGTACAGAATTTTCTCATTTACCAACCGAAATAGTTGAATGTGCAATTAGAATTGCTACCGAAACTGTTAACGTATTAGAAACTAAATGGTTACATGGTGTTTTGTATCAAGAGAGAAAACCAAGCACTCCTACTGAATCTGATTCGGACTTAGAGAGTTGCTCTCCTACGGACTTATATGTTGATACAGATACTTTTTTAACATAGTCTAAAACACACTTTTCCAAATATGAAAAATGACTCCAAAAGAGTTAAAAAATGATAAGGAGTATAAATTTCCTAATAAAAAAATTACTTGGACTATTGTCGGAAACTCTTTATTTCTTGAAGTCGAACTTGATTGGTTAAAGTACACTGATAGCGGAATAACACTTCCACCGGATGAATTAGGACGAAGTACTGATTGGCACTTTCAAATGTCTGAAGATTCTACAACTTCTTTATTTGTATGTAGCTGGGATCTTCGAAGAGTAAAAGATAATCTTAAACTTATAGACTCTATCAATGAAAAAATTATTTGCTTTGCAATTGAAGACAATTCGAAAATTTGAATTTGAATTTTGTTTATTAAAACGAAAAAATCTAAAACAAAAATGGTGCAAGTAATTATGGCAATGAATGAAAAGGGAGGTATTGGTTACAAAAATCGGTTGCCTTGGAATTGCAAAGAAGACCTAGCTCTTTTCAAGAAAAAAACTATGGAAAAAACGATTGTTGTTGGTAAAAATACCGGAATTCATCTACCTAATCTACCAAATAGAAAAGTTGTCTGTATTAGTCGAAATCCCAACTCCCTGAATACTTCTGCATGGAATAACAAAGTACTTGTAGTAGGTTCTGATTGGTTGAACACGGTTGAAGACGATGTTATGATTGCCGGAGGTGGTGAAATATACAGAACTGTGTTTGAAAAACATTTTTTTGTCAAAAAAGTTCATTTGTCAGTAATAAAAGGGGATCACGAATGTGATGTGTATTTTTGTTTAAAATTACTAAAGAATTTTATTATAGTTGAAAAAACAGAGTTTGCAGAGTTTACACATTATGTACTTGAGCCTACTAAATATGGAGAACAACAATATCTAGATCTTCTTGAAAAAATTATGAAAAGTGGTATGAAACGTCTTGGCCGTAACGGAGAAACTATTTCTATTTTCAAGAATGACATGACCTTTGATTTACGAAAAGGTTTTCCTCTTCTCACAACAAAGAAAATGTTCCTTCGAGGTGTTATTGAAGAATTTTTATTCTTCATTCGTGGAGATACAGATTCTTCAAAACTATCAGAAAAGAATGTGCGTATCTGGGAAGGAAATACAAGTGAAGAATTTATTATGACCAGAGGTCTGCCTTACTCAAAGGGTGTAATGGGACCAATGTACGGATATCAATGGCGATTTTTTAACGCACCTTACAAGCTGGATGATTTTGGAAGACCTCTTAGTGTAGAAGGAGGTTTTGATCAATTAGCAGATGTTGTAAACTTAATTAAGAACGATCCTTATTCTCGTAGAATTCTGATGACATCGTATAATCCATCTCAATCTAGTATGGGAGTTTTATACCCATGTCATTCTATAACTATTCAATTCTATGTAGAAGAAGATTTTCTAGATATGTTTTGTTATAATAGATCACAAGATGCTTTTCTTGGTATCCCTTTTAACATCGCGTCTTCTTCACTTTTGCTTATGATAATAGCAAAACTAACTAGTAAAATTCCTAGATTTTTTTATATGACAATGGGAGACACTCACGTATATTCTAATCATGTAGAACAAGTTAAAACACAAATATCAAGAATTCCGTATTTTTTTCCAAAATTGGAATTACCTAATATTCAGACTTTGGAAGATGTAGAACGTCTAACACCAAAAGATTTTGTATTATCTGACTATGTTTGTCACAAACAAATAGATGCCGTAATGGTTGCGTAAATTAATTTTTGTATTTTATAAAATACAAAAATATTGAGTATAATAAAAAATGTCTTCGTCTAATCTAAGTATTTCTAATGTAACAGTTGATAAATCAGTCAACACAGCAGAAGGTAGAGTACCTATTCCTACCCCTATAAATATCGATTTAATTATTAATTTCAAAACGGCTGATATTTCCAACATAGTGCAAATATCAGCCGATCAAACTTTATCTATGGCAAAGTCCGGAGTTGCAATTGTTGATTATACTAAAGGTCAAGGCATAAGCGTCGATATTTTCAGAATGTTATTTGGTGCCGAGAATACACCAAGAACAGTTGAACAGTTGATTTCGATGTTCAAACTTAGCAGTACAACACCATCGCGTCTTATTAGAGTAATTAGAACCGGAATAGATGCTATGTCGCCAATAGCAGAAACTGTTTTAGGTATCACAGCAGATGTTGCTCCTACGGCCATTAAATATATTCTTTTTAGGATTAACGGAGTTGGTGATGATACAAAAACATCACCATTTATTACATACTCTGATTGGTCTTTTGTAGTGAGTCTTGAAAATAGTATTATTAATGGTAAAACGGATCGTATTGTAGTATTCAATGTTCTAGTGTAAGAAACTAGATTTAGTCTTAAAGAATAGATTTTTTAAAATAAAGAAATTTACTTATGAATCATCAGGATTGGGAAAAGATAACTTTTAAGAAGCCGGAAACAAGGATCTCACAGAAACAAAATCCTGCTGGCACAAAAGAATTTCGTGTATTAGATAGTGAAGATCCGCTACCACCTAAAAAAATAGATAATTCTACTGCTATGGCTATACAGCAAGCTAGGCAGGCAAAGGGTCTGACACGAAAAGAGCTTGCTATAGGCCTAAACATTCAGGCGAGCGTTGTTGCTGATTACGAATGCGGAAAAGCGATACCCAATCGTCAAGTTCTTGGAAGTATCGGGAGATTCTTAGGTGTGAAATTATAAATATTTTTTAAATTTTTTATCACGCGTATAATAAAAAATGACACTTTCTGAAACAGAATTCTTTTGCGTCAAGCAGCGAAAAACTGTAAAGTTACCATCTAGTAACATTTGCGTCAAAGTATATAAAAATGCAAGATTTGTTAATGGAAGCCCAGCTCTAGTAGGAAAATGTAATGAATGCGGAACCAATGTTACAAAATTTATTTGTCACGATGATAAGGACAAGCTAGAGAAAAAATATGGTAAGTGTACTAGGAAGTCTCCAAAGAAGTCTCCAAGAAAATCACCTAAGAAGACTATTAATAAAAAATGCCTTGAAAAGTGCGTTAAAAAATGCTAGTCATAAAATCGTAATACCAATTGATAGTATTACGATTAACATATCTAGATCATTTTCTGATCCAAGAAATGTATTTATACATGTTTTCAATATTTTTTTTAATAAATTTTTGCTGGATGTTCCAACACGTGCTTTCGCACTGTGTATGAGAGTTGATGATAAAGTATTTATTAGAATAACGTTATCATATCAAAACTTAAAAAAAGTTTAAAATAATTACACAACTCCTAGGAACTATATTCTATATATCAATCTTTTAAATCAAATTATCATTATTCTTGAATGCTCTTCTCAACTTCGTCAGACATGTCGTCCTCCTCGTCCTCGTTTTCCTCCTTCTCCTCTTCCTCCTCTTCCTCCTCGTCCTCGTCCTCGTTTTCCTCCTCCTCTTCCTCCTCCTCATCCTCTGACATGTCCTCTTCGTCAGAACTATAATCAACTGGTCGATTGAATTGGGTTATTTGTTTTTTTGGATCAAAATAATAATATAGACCTTTAGTTCTTGTACTCTTCGTTTTTACCCAATCCGTATTAATTTCTTATAATACGGACTCCATTGTAAAGTAAGTGATCTCGGCCCAGCAATATAATCTGCATATGGTTTCTTAGTATCAGCGTCTGCTGTTGAATCTTGCTGATTTTGATGACTAACTATTAACTCAGCCAAGACAGTTCTTTTTAGACTTTTATCTTTTTGTGCAAAATTAGTATCAGCACACTCTTTTGCTTCTGCATAACACGCTCGCTTCAAATCAGGATCCATATCTGGATGATTAAGAATTGATGTATTGTAATATTTTAATAATGCATCACAACCATTTTCTAGATTACAACTAGAAAGACTACCCATTTTATTTATAAATAATAAATTTAATAATTTATTATTTATAAATTTATTATTTTGTATAATAAAATGGGAACATCAGGAAAAAAATTTAAGTTAAGTAGTTTTAATCTTGACGAATCCGAATCATCAGAAAAAAAATTTATGTTTACTGACTTGATTGACGATATACTTTTTAATGTTTATGAACATTTAGATTTGCAAAGACTTTTATTATTTCGACAAGCAAGCAAAAAAATCAAACAAAGTACTGACGAATATATTAAAAATAGAAAATATTTACTTCGTTTACCACCTGATTTAATCTACACAGACGAAAATATTGGCAAACTTGAAGGACATATCCATTCAGCTTTACAACTTCTTGGTAAACTACCAGAAGATTGTTTGTTTCCAATAAATTGTAATATTTTTTATTCAACTATTGAAAGAGATGTAAAAATATCTCCCCCTTTAGAAGCATTGATAGCTATAAAAAATTCTGGAGTAAGAATATCGTTGAATATAATGTTTGATTTTCAATATGATCCTAGTGCATCTGATGAAGAAGAAGACTTAGGTGATAACGACTTACAGACTTCATATATGGTTATGTTACAAGAAATTTTTGATAATATAAGTAACATAGAATCCTTAAAAATTGATTTAGAACAACATAATATAGAATTGTTGCCGCAAAATTGGTCTGCAGACATTTTTGATAAAATTGAACAACTCGTGTCTCAAGATGATTCTCAACTCAATTCTCTGAGTATTTGTAAAATGAATGTTGTTAGTTCTGACCTAATAAGCTGCCTAAATCGAATACAACAACTTAGTTCTTTTAGTATGTCACAAGTTGATGTATTCAATCTAGATGAAGATCTTAGTGATCTAGGAACAGAGTTTTCTAATGTTTTACTACAAAAGCCTCTGTCTGAGCTTAAATTATCAAATAGCTCGATTGATAATTTTACATTTACTAGATCGATACTTGAATTGTTACCTTATTTAACTTCTGAATTCTTATCAAAACTAGAAACCCTAGATCTTTCTGATAATAAAGTGAGTTTCTGTAATCTTCATTTGATAGACTATGGTGATATTGATGTTCCGTTACTTTCAATGGATTTTTATAGGCATTTAACGAATCTTAAAAAACTAAAGTTGGCGAATAACGATATCAATCGTGAATGCATAGAAAAAATTATTCCGTTTATTGATAGTATTAGAACATTGAACATAGTTGACTTGTCGAGTAACAAAATACCTACACAAATAATCGCATATATGAAAGATATATTACCTGAAACGTTAACATTAATAAGTGTAAACAATACTGAGTTGGAACAAGAATTATTGGCTACTTTAACACCTGAAGATGATGGTTTAACCCCTGACGATGATGGTTTAACCCCTGACGATGATGGTTTAACCCCTGACGATGATAGTTTAACCCCTGACGATGATGGTTTAACCCCTGACGATGATAGTTTAACCCCTGACGAGAATAGTTTAACCCCTGACGAGAATAGTTTAACCCCTGAAGATAATTACTTAACAGAATACAACCGACGGTATGGAATCCCTATTTTGAGGGCGGATTATGGGAATGATGGGTCTATGGTAGACATATTACCTGAATATAATGATTCTGATAATGATTCTGATAATGATTCATTAGATTAATAATTTTAAAAGCAATAAACTAAAATCCTTTAAGTTATTTTTAAAATAAATTTGTTTTCTTTTCATTTTTCTAAATATTTATTAGATATAAATGTCAACTTACACATACTCAAAGCAACAGTTGAAAGATCAGTTTACAGTACCAAAATTAAAAGATTTTTTAAATGAAATGAATAAAAGCAAAAGTAAATTTTCTAATAGGACTAAATCAGAATTAATAGACATGATTTGGGAACAGTGGGGTGGTGATCAAGGTTGGGAAAGACACAAAAAAACTCAATCAAAATCTGATATTTTTTCTGAAACACCTTCTGATATACAATCGACAAATGATGATACTCCGAATAAAACATCACCTCCTAAGAAAAAGATACCTAAAAAACCAATTCCTGAATTGACAAATGATGACTCTGATGAAACACCATCTCCTAATAAAAAACCAATTCCTATACCAATGAGTGACAATTCGGATACTCCAAATGAAACACCTTCGGATATACAATCAACAAACGATGATACTCCGAATAAAACATCACCTCCTAAGAAAAAGATATCTGTAACTAAAAAACCAATTCCTGAATTGACAAATGATGATGCGGATACTCCAAATGAAACACCACCTCCTAATAAAAAACCAATTCCTATACCAATGAGTGACAATTCGGATACTCCAAATGAAACACCTTCGGATATACAATCAACAAACGATGATACTCCGAATAAAACATCACCTCCTAAGAAAAAGATAACTGTAACTAAAAAACAAATTCCTGAATTGACAAATGACGACACTGATACTCCAGATGAAACACCTCCTAAGAAAAAACCAATTCCTATATCGATGAGTGATACTCCAAACGAAACACTACCTCCTAAGAAAAAACTAGCAGTAACTAAAAAAGCAATTCCTGAATCTTTAGAAAAGTTTGAATTCGAGTTTCAAGATAGCGATATTATGAACAGTATTAATATAAAACTTGCAAAATATACTCCCGGTATACCTGAACCTCCAGATGCGGACGACATTAGTCCGGAAGAACTCATAGCACTTGTAAATGAAGATGATTTTTGTAAAAAAGTTGCGAAATCTCTTAAAGATATTTATAATGCCAAATTAGAAAAATATCAAAAATTGCAGAAAAAAACTTTACAAAGCATTACAAACGACACAGCAGAAAAAAATGAAATGTTTGTGACGTCTGGTATAGAAAAACAAGAGCTTGATAGGCTTTTTCCTATGATAACTATTAACACAGCATTTTTGATAAAATTAAAAGCATTATCTAGGTTGGCTGTTACAAAAGGAAGAGAGTATAATATTCCGAATAGCAAAGGTGTGATTCAAATGGTACGTAAAAATCTTTTAGAAGCAATTACAGATGAAGAGGATGGTATTCTTTCTGTTACTGGAGTGAGCAGAGTAAAAATTCGAAATCAATTATGCAAAACACTTTACATTCTGAGTAAAGGATACAGACCTTTTATGGATGCTTTTCTTAATTTGGTATTTACAGGTCCAGCAGGTGTCGGAAAAACAAAGCTTGCAAAAACATATGCTTTTGTTTTTGAAAATTCAGGTATTCTTTTACGAGGGGATTTAATTATTGCGTCCCCAAAAGACATGGTTGGAGAATACATTGGTCATACAGCGATAAAATCAGCTGGTGTGCTCATGAAAGGATTGGAAAGTGTAATTTTAATAGATGAGGCATATCAAATAATGCCGTGTAGTAATGGTGTTCTTGAGAAAGATACCAAATCGTTTGGTCCAGAAGCAATCACAGAAATTGTAAACTTTTTAGATAAATATATGGGTATGTCTATTATGATAGTTGCAGGATACGAAAGAGAAATGGAAAATTGTTTCTTTGCAGCAAACGAAGGATTGAATAGACGTTTTCCCAATCGCATAAGCATTCCATCTTATTCAAACAGTGATCTCCTGAGTATCTTTATCAACGGAGTTAATAAAAAGATTGGAGATAATATATTTTCATCGGTTATTATTAAATATATATTCACGATAATTGTCAAGCTTTCACAAGAAAATATGAGTATTTTTTCTAATCAGGCTGGTGATATGGTTAATCTGTCAAGTATGTTCCTTAATTCATATTATGGAAGCGTAAAGATAACTTGGGGTTCATTAGAGAATGATATACTAATTGTAAACAGTGCATTTAACCAATTTTTAAGAAATAAAGGATATTTAGCAGTATTTCCTCCTTAATTAAATTTAAAAGTTTCATATAATTTGACACATTTTGTATTTTCACCAAATTGAGTATCACCAATTTGTTCTACAAGAGGATTAAGTTGTTTAAATAACATCTCAATGTTTACCCTGTGAGCTTCACCTACTATTAATATGTATTCATCTATACGCAAATTATCCTGTTTGAGTATCTTTCTAATTATAAAGTAATCAGTAACTAATTTCCAAGCGTCAAAAAGTTTACGTTTAATATCATCGAGGTTTGAATGATTTTTACAATATAGTTCTACTTGTTCAAACACTGAACAAATTTTTTTGTAATACCAATCTAAGAATTTTCTTACTTTAGGAGAATAAAACTGTGGATTCTTCATACTAAATTTATCAGAACCTTTCCAAAATGGATAAATAAAAGACTTTATAATTTTATCACGGTTTTTATACTTTTTCCATCCATCTCCATACAGATCATCTTGACCAGATCTAGTTAAAAATGCGGGTCTGTAATCCAAAGGAAGTATTTGTTTTTCTTGTCCATTTTTTTTGATCTGTATATAAGTATTCTTTATTGAGTCAGAATTTAATTGAGTCGGATTATCTGCTTTAATATTTTCACCGCCACAATAATACTCTAAAATAACACGACAATTTGAATTGCGGTTTACGGCTTTTGCACAGTATTCAGATATTGTTAAAGCCGGAGCGTTACATTTAAAGGTTTTTTCATGCTTCTCTCCAATTAGAGTTACGAGTACATTACAATTTATAATATATTGAGAGAACGAAACAGCGCTTTCTAGAACATGTCCTGTTTCTTTAAAAACAGTATATTTACCAATTGACTTACCAGTTTTTTCTTTTAGATGCTTCTTGCAATTGTCAGATAAATTCATTTTACAATATGTAAAGATTTGAAGAGTTAGTATTAAAAACTCATATGAGTTTTTAATAGATGTATATACTAAGACATTAATTATGTTATAAAAAGAATTATTATGTTATTAAAATGTCATCTAAACCAATCATTTGTTTTAATATTGGTTACTCACCAGACTTTAACTCGAGTACTAAAGCCGTTTATGGTGCTGAACTAGCTTTAAAAAGCTTAGCTGAATCACTTTCACAAACTCACGACGTTTATATATTTGGTGAATCTGTTTGTGATACAAAAGTAAATAATGTTATGTTTATTAATTCATATAACCTCAATCAATTTATGAAATCTTATATAATCGACGTGATGATAGTTAGTAGATATATTTATCACTTTTTAGAATTTGAAAACAATGCTAAGAAGACATACATATGGTTTCATGATGTCCTTGCTCATCCAGCTTGGAAAGGTTTTTTAATGCCTGAAAATGGTAGATTCTTTTTGCAAAATATCATGCATAATATTGACGGTATTGTTGTCTTGACAGAATGGCATAAAAAAATTGTATTAGAACAATACAACACTATTGATCCAGATAAAATTTTTATAATTGGTAACGCAATTGAAGTTTCGCGATACAATAAAAAGGTAGAACGTGTTAAAAATCGTTTTATATATACTTCAAATCCTATACGTGGTTTAAAACAATTAGTAGATAATTTTAAATCTATTAGAAAAGAAATCCCAGATGCTGAGCTTTTTGTTTACAGAGGTGAAGAAGATTTTGATTCTGAACACTCTGATCTTCTTAACCTAATTAAGTCGACCGAATATATTAAATTTATGGGTCGTTTCGAAAACGAAGAGTTAGCAGAACATCAATTAGCAGCCGATTTTTGGTATTATCCAACTGCGTGGCAAGAGACTTTTTGCATTAGCGCTCTTGAGGCTTTAGCAGCAGGATGTATCTGTGTAACTACTAATCTTGCAGGTTTGACAGATACAATAGGTGATAGAGGTATATTGCTTAATAAAGAAATTTATTCACAAGAATATTTTGATGAAGCATTGCAAAAAATTGTTGAAATAGCAAAAAATGACAATATTAAGGAACAAATGAGAGTAAAAAGTTTTGAATGGGCAATGAAGCAAACGTGGTCGTCACGTGTAAATGAATGGTTGAATTTAATTGGATATAAAACTCAAAATAATAACGTTTCTACACTTTTATCGGTAAAATTAATGTGTAACTGGATTGATAATAAAACATTATTTAATATTTACAAACGTTTTTGTCAACCAGATGGAAAATGGGGAAATATTCTTTTTACAGATGAAGAAAAGGCTGATTTTTATTGTATCATTAATTTTCCGAGACAAGACGAATTTTGGGAACCAAAAAAGACAATTCTGATCTCTATGGAGGAATTACAAAATAGAAAAACATACTTTCCAAATGACTGGATTATTCCAAAAACAGACGAATTTTTTTATTGCTTTTTTAATCGCAATAGTATAGAATGGCATTTAAACAAAACATATTCAGAACTTTTGAGTATGAAAATAGAAAAAACAAAGATTTTATCGAGTGTCACGTCAAGCGAATATAGACTTGCAGGTCATGTTAAAAGAATCAATATGATAGCTCATTTTGTTTCAAATAATTTAGAGTTTGATCTTTATGGTAAAACTAACAATTTTGGGTTTAAAAACTATGTAGGTTCTCTTCCATTTTATGAGAAAGACGATGGTATATTTCCATATAAATATACAATTGCATGTGAAAATGCATCTGTAGAAAATTATTTTACAGAAAAAATAGTAGACGCAATTCTTGGAGAATGTCTATGTTTTTATTATGGTTGCCCTAATATTGGTTCTTATATTGATGAACGCGCATATATACTAATAAATCCGGATGATCCTAAAGAAAGTTTGAAAATAATTAATGACGCAATTGATAACTGTGAGTGGGAAAAACGAATTGATGTAATTAGAACTGAAAAATTAAAGATATTAAATCAAACACAGTTGATTCCTGTAATTGAGTCTATCATATCAGGAAAGTTTAACAGTTTCAACTTTTATGACGATTGTTGCATTAAAGTACTTAATTTGGACAGGAGAGCAGATAGATGGGAAAAATTTGTTAACCATGCAAGTGAAATTGGGTTGAAAAATTACGAGCGACATAAAGCAGTTGATGGAAAGACACTTGTTTTAAATGATGAGTTAAAATCAATTTTTGCTGTTAGTAAAGATTTTATTGGAAAACGATGGACAGAGTTAACACATGAATATTTTGCCGGAACTCTTGGTTGCGCAGCTAGTCATATTTCAATGTGGAAAGATGCGTTAAAAAGCGATAAGAATTCTATTATACTAGAAGATGATGTTGTGTTGGATGATCTTTTTGTAGAAAAATTTAATAAAATTTATCAAAATATTAAAGACGATCCTAGGTGGGATATTTTATATTTAGGATTTTTTGACGATGAATATGGATTAACACAATATGGTGATGAGTTTGTACATGAAGGTGTTATGCGTTTTTCTAATAATATGCGTTTGTACGGTGGAGGAGCCTTTGGTTATGTACTAAGACCTAAAGGAGCTGATAAATTGATCAAATTAGTAAACCAGTTTGGAGTTCAACAACCAATAGATCATTTTATGATTGACCATTTTGACACACTATGTGTGTATAAAACGGTTCCACATCTTGTCAATTCTGAATTTTTCTTTTACACTAGAAATGATACAGACATTCAAAACTGTAAACTAGTCATAGATCACTAAACATTATAATTTTAATATAAATATAAAAGAGTGATTATTTAATTAAAATGGGGCAAGTATCGGGAAAGATCATTTCTGAAGAAAATTTTGAACGTATAAGAGACCAAGAGCCTGTTATTAGACCAAATTTTGCATTCTCAAAAAACTGGAGTAATCTATCAACACTTACAAAACAACAAATGTGTATTTAACACAATCATTTTTTTCTGATATATAATAAATGAATGTTTATTATATTATTACAAAAAACGATCAAAAATATTACTATAAAGATGGTAAAAGAATCACCGAACTGGAAGGTAAACATCTAGGCGCGAAAAAGAAATCTTCGTCTGATCCTAAAAGGAGTCATAAAATATCTAGTCCTAAAGATGATCGAAGTCCAAGTGGTAGAAAGAGAAAACCACTAGATCAGTTAGTTCCATGCAAACCGCATCAGTATCGCGATCCTGATACTAGAAGATGTAAAAATATTGAAGGATATAAGAAAACAAATAGTGGTCCTACAAAGAGCCCTAAAAGAATTAGCCCTAAAAGAATTAGCCCTAGGAGTCCTAAAATTTCTAGCCCAAGTGGAAGAAAGAAAAAACCAATAGAAGATTTGGTTCCGTGTAAACCACACCAATATCGTGATCCTATTAACAGAAGATGCAAAAATTTGCCAGGATATAAGAAAACTACTGAAAAAACACTTGTACCTAAAAAAATGCAAATTATTGGAAGAAACCAACGTGAACCAGCTCCTATAAGAGTAAGCAGTCAAAGATGGCAACGTTTGGCACGAATTGCTACCGATTGCGCGAGTAGATCGAAAATGAAACTAACTGATTCTCAAATGAAGGTAGTTGAGTTTATGGAAAACAATGACAGTTTACTAGTAGTTCACGCAACAGGTTTAGGTAAGACCTTAACAGCAGTTACATGCTCACAATGCTATCTTGATAAAAATCCAAAAAGCGGTGTAGTTTTTGTCGGACCACCATCTACGTGTTCTAATTTTGAAAAGTCGATGCAAGAGACCTATGGAGTAAAGAATTCGGATAAATACGAAATATATACATTGAATAAATTTTGGAGTGAACACGTTAATGGACGACCTATTTCTTTAAGAAATAAATTTCTTATAGTAGATGAAGCGCACAATGTAAGAAATGTTGACGGTGCGATGGCAAGTATATTGATAAATGCAGCTTTTAGAGCCACTAAGAGATTGCTTCTTACGGCAACTCCTTTTGTAAACTCTGTAGTTGACCTTATTCCACTAATAAACATGGTTCACGGTAAAAAAATAGTTGGTCTAAAGAAAGATTATGACGCTTTTCAGGCAGAACAATGGATTACTCGTGATATATCGGATGAGAATTTAGAGAAAATTGCCTTACTCTTACGAGATAAAATTGACATAGTTGATTATAAAGACCCAGAGAATTATCCAGAACGCTTTGATCATTATATAGATATTCCTATGAGTGAAAAATATTATAAAATATATCAAACACTGATAGGCAGAGAAGAATTTCTAGGAATTCAGTTTAAATCTCCTGAACGATTTTACAATGGATATCGCCGTGCTGTAAATAAAGCAGGAACTGACTATTGTTCAAGAAAGGTAAATTATGTTATCCCAATATTACACAGCGGAAAGTCTATTATCTTTACAAATTGGCTTAGTTTTGGTATAGAACCTATTGCTAAAGAACTATCAGAAAATGGTATAACATTTGCAGAATACTCTGGTAACATTTCCAAGATGGATCGAATATCAAACATTAGAAAATTTAATGCCGATAAAATTAAGGTTCTTATCATAACTCGTGCAGGTGGTGAAAGTATTGATTTGAAAGGAGTTGAAAACGTGGTTGTTCTAGATCCTCCGTGGAATGACGCATCATTAGAACAGATTGTCGGTCGTGCTATTAGATTTAAGTCACATCTTCATCTTCCAAAAGAAAAAAGAAAAGTCAATATCTATTTCTTATCACTTGTTAAACCTGACAGTGTTTCTGAAGAAGATGCTGTTATGTCTGGTGATAAAAAACTTTATGAAATAATAAAAACTAAGAAGTCTATTACAGACGAAATTATGCCTATGTTAAAAACACAAAGTTCCATATAAGTATAATTTTTCAGCGTAAAACTAAATCTTTTGAATAAGTAAATGTTCTTATCTGTAAATGAAATATGTTTCTTTTGTTTAATTTTCGTTATTACGACAATAGCTCTTATTGGATTTAATCAAACGTTTGCAAAGTTTAAAAATTTGTCCCCAATAGTTTCATCTTACATAGTATCTTTCTTAATAACTATTGTTTTGTTGTCAGTATATAAACTGACAAATATTAAACATAAAGAAAAAGAAGGTTTTCACTTTGAATTATCTAAATCAAAAAAGTGTCAAGGATACCCATACATGCAATCATCTAATCCTGAACTCTTGAAAGAATGTGCACAGGAACTTTCAACCGAGAAATGCCGCTGCAATTCTGGGTTTATTGGTAATAATTTGAATCGTTTTGAATATACTCCTGTGTCAAATCAATATTGGGAAAATGAAAGATGTGGATACCAAAAACCAAATCCCTTTAACAGTTGTCGCCAAGGAGTCAATTTTATTCAATACAGTGGAGAAAAACCATCCGAAAATTTCCAAGAGAATTTAAATAGTAGTCCTATTGGAGAAAAATCATCTGAACACTTTCAAGAGAATTTCAATGGTCCTGAAGAATCTGATTTGTTAAAACCGGAAAAACCTGTTTGCGCTTTTGGACCTGGTTTCGTTCAATACGAATGTCCTGATGGAATGAAATTTTTTGATTCTGGTGAATCATCTGAACCAGATTCATCTCAATATTTAGGAATTACTGGACCCGATTCTTCTCAGTATTTAGGAATTACTGGACCCGATTCTTCTCAGTATTTAGGAATTACTGGACCCGATTCTTCTCAGTATTTAGGAATTAGTGGGTCATCTGGTCCTAATTCATCTCAATATTTAGGAATTAGTGGGTCATCTGGTCCTAATTCATCGACAGTAGGAGGACCATTTAACGTATCACAATCAAATATTTTATCACACCAATACAACCGTAGTTTTTATCAACCTTTAACAACCAAAAATAAATTTAATGAAAAAGGTATTACATATGCTTATTTATCAAATAACAGCTATGGATCTAGAAACAACAGACCGATTTTGTATTAATCAAACTATTTGATAATTTTTAAATTAATATTTAAAATATTAATTTATAATAAATGAACGTCTGTGAGAACGAAAAAGAAAAAAAGGATAGTGTATGTAAAAAATATCCCGAACTACAAGATCAAAAAGCTTCTGATATTTGCAAAAAAATTGAGAAAGAATCAAATAGTATCGCAGAAGGCATTGTTGAAGGTATGAAGGCTGCTGCATCAAGTTGGAATCCATTAACTGGATTAATTAACGCTTGTAAATCATCTTCCGAAAGTACACAAAGGCTTGTGACGAAACTTCAAACAGAGCAGAGTACAATAAGTGAAATTGAACAAAATAGTAAATGTGCAAATAGCATATCACAGGAACAAACCAATGATATCGAAGCTGAAATGTCAGAAGGTTGTTTAAAAAATTTAGCACTCGCAGGAGTAACTGGTGACAAACTAGTAGCATTTATGAAAAATGCTGCTGTCACAAATGTTACTCAAACTAATATAGCCGATGCTACAAATATGTGTAAAATAGATTTAGTACTTGAAGCTTTAACAAAAATGGAAGCAAGTGTTGATAACACAATCCTACAAAAATCTTTAAACAAATCGAAAGGGATTATGTCTAATTCAAAATCTAATCAAGATATATGCAATGATATTTCCAGTAAAATGTCTGCGTGTAAATATATACAACAAACACAATGCTGTTCAAATTTAATCAAACAAGATCAAACTAATCGTTTAAAACTTAAATGTGGCATTGGAGCTAACAATATAATTCAATCTAACTCAGCATCTGCAACAAATAGGTGTGAGTTAGATGCATCAGCAACTGTTAGTGATGAGCTAGCCTCTTCCATAAAAAGTGTAGTTGCTCAAACTGCAGAAAACACATCTGAAGGCATAACAATGAGTTTTTGGATAATTTTTGTTGTTATTGGATGTGTTATGTTTGGTGGCTTAGTAGCGGGTATGAAGTATATGATGGGTAAGGCATTATATATTTTAGGTGGAATACTTATACTAATAGGTATTGGAACTATGGTTGGGTACTTTTCGAGTGGAAAACCAGCAGAAACAAGATATAACAAACCGTATGCAAAGTGCGCTGAACTAAAAGCACTCACTTCTTCGTTAACGAGAACAACATTTGGAAAAGTTAAAAAACGTGTCCAAGATAGCGACGTCATAGGGTATGATTTTTATATAGATTTAGACAAAGAAAAAGAACCAGAACAACTACCAGAAGATATAAATCCAAGACAAATAAAAGATTCTCAAGAAGGTAGTGTTCTATATATAACAGTTGAACCATCTAATGATTGTAATTTTGATCCTCCAGATAAACCAAAAGATGCTGTTGTTTCATACATTAAAGGCAGACGTACAAAAGGATTGTTAATATGCTCTATTCTTCTAATTCTCGGAGGAATTTGTTCTATAATCGGCGGTGTTATTAAAGATCGTATGTCAGCAAAAACAAATCCTCACATAAGCACAAGTTCTGCTGAAACCACAAATTCTGCTGAAACCACAAATTCTGGTTAAACCACAAGTCTGCTGGAGCAACCATAAAATGCTGATGCAAAAACATATTCTGTTGCAGCTGCAAAATTACTCTCACTTGCATTCAAACCTTTGGTAAAGAAAAAAGATAAACCCTTTAGTTAATAAGGTTTCAAATAAGTTTTCAATAAAAATTATTGAAAACAAAACAACTTATATTATTCAGATGTATTAGAAACTGGAGTTCCCATCTGAACTGATGGAGTTTCGGACGGAGATGAAGTTCCACCTATTGCATCCCCAGATTTAGATGTAAAGAACATGTATGCTGCAAATCCCAATCCTAAAAATACTACAATCACTATTATAATTATAATAATTTTTTTCTTCTTTGCGGCAGCAATTTCTTCTTTTTCTTTTTGTATGGCAGCTTCTTCTTCTTCTTGTTTCTTTTTTGCAACAGCTTCTTCTTCTTCCTTTTTCTTTTTTGCAACAGCTTCTTCAGCTGCCTTCTGTTCTGCATTTCTAACGTCACCTTGTTGCATTATTGTCTGATTACAACTTTGATAGACGTCATCCAAAACCGCTGGTCCTGTAACCTTAATTGAATTACTGCAACATTGTGATACCATACTGCGTGGAGTGTATGCTGGGATGGATGTTAGAGTAGGATATATTGGTCGTGGGTTTGCACGTTCCCACGCTGCCATCAAGGTTGATATATGGGTTTCTGTATATTTAGCCATCCACTGTATTTCCATCCTTGCCGCCCACCCATTATACCAGCTTTCTCCAACAGTGAACACGTTCCATTCAGTACGAGGCCACTTCGTTGTTTCTGGCTCATAATTTACTCGGTGAACACCTGCAGGTTCTTGATATTCTCGCAAACTTGCTTCCTTAATGTCTCTGAGGTTTTGCCACTTTTGCAATTTATTATTATATGTATCTTCTTTTTGTTTGTTTTCTAAATTTATTTGGTCTACTCTACTGTAATGCTCTTGATTATCTCTATCAACCTGTTGAGATTTTAAAATGGTGTCATTAATACAGACACACGCCGGATCGCTTGGAAATTGTCCGCAAAATAACTTAATTTTTTCTCCTTTATTTTCTGTTGATTCTAAATTTTCACGTATATATGGTTCAATTGTTGATCCAGAAGGACCCGAAGGACCCGAAGGACCCAAAGGACCCAAAGGACCCGAAGGACCCGAAGGACCCGAAGGACCCGAAGGACCCGAAGGTTCCCAAAGTCCCGAAGATCCTGAAGATCCTGAAGGTCCTGAAGTATCTGTTTTTTTCGAAAATTGTTTATATACATTTACAATATCTGATGCTTTTAAATTAGGAATTGCATAAAGATCTGTATATGCCATAAATGCCGAAAAACTATTATCAACCTTTGCTAATTTAAGATAATCTGTATATTTAAATGGTTTAAATTCTTTAGAATTAAAAGCATCTAAAATTCTATTTATATTGTCGTCCATTTATAATATGAATAAGATAAAAAATATAAATTACAATTAATTATATGATAAATTTACACAACAAATCAATCAAAGTTTGAAATTTTTATCTTGGTAGTTTTTATTTATTTCAAAAATAATTTTGTTATTAATAAAATATCATGAATAAATTACTAAAACCAAAGACTAAGATTTTAGTATTTGGATTTTTAGCTATACTAGTTGTTATTACTACAATATTAGTATGTAAAAATCAAATAGAAAAGTTTACACACGCTGAGGAATCTAAAAAAAATATGAAAAACTATAATGTTGTGTTTGGAGGAACTATACGTGATGTAGAAAAATATATTAAAAAGGGTCTTTTTGACATTGATCAGTGTGGTAAAAAGTTTAATGATTACGCTGTTATTTTATACGAAAATGATTCTAAAGATAATACAAGGTCAATTCTACAAAATCACAAAAAGAATAACTATCACTACATTTTTGAGGATGGAATCAAAGAGCCATCACGAACCATAAGATTAGAAAATGGTCGAAATAAGGTTCTTGATAAAATGCGTGAAATTAACAAGAATGGGTATTATGATTACTTTATTATCTTAGATATGGATGATATTAATAGTTCTGGAAAATTTGTCGATACTATAGAAACTTGTTTTGAGTATAAAAACTGGGATGTTCTTACCGCTAATCAGACCGGTATATATTATGATTTATGGGCTTTAAGAAAGAAAAATGACATGGAATATGATTGTCACTTTAAAATAAGTCATCGTCCACATAATGAATCTCATAAAGAAGCACACTATAAATATATTGATTCGAAACTGAAAAATTACCCTCAATCAGGTCTATTAGAAGTTGATTCGGCATTTGGAGGAGCTGGTATTTATAAGATAAAATCAATACCATCTAAATGTCGATATGTTGGAAAATATGAAAGTGGATGGGAAAAATGTGAACACGTAGATTTTAATGAATGTATAAAGAAAAACGGAGGTCGTATTTTTATAAATACTCGATTTTTAACTAATTAAGTGTATCCAAATCATCAACCAAAAGCTTTGCATATCTTACGTCACTTGGATAATGAATTCCCATATAAACTCTTATATATGCTGCTCGTTCGGCAATTTCATCCCATTCTTTTTTTCTTGCAGGCTCCCAAAGAGACAATACTTTTGCAGCATAGTAAGATTGATAAGCATGTCCAGAAGGATATGCTGGTGTATTTGCAGTCTTTGATTTTGGTGCATTGATTTTTTCGGGAGCAATTTGCATAGGACGAGCTCTATTGAAAAGCATCTTGCATGATATAATTTTATTTACAACTTTGTAAGATGTAATTATTTCAGACAAATTTGTATATAGTTCTTCTGATATTTTTGATTTAAAAGCATTAATTGGACTATCATCTGTTAAATAGAAAAAATCTATATCATCTTGTGTCCTTTTGTTAATATATTCGTTTACCATAAAATCTATTTCTTTATCATTATCTGGGTAAATAGGAATAGTTGGATAGAACATATAATACCTTTTAGGTTGTAATAATAAAACTAAAACATATAAAATAATAAAAAATATAACAAATATTTTACACGTAGATACTTTTGTTGTCATATACTTATTTATTATATAACCAGAAATTATTCCATTATTTTAAAGATAGTAAAAGATAATTTAAAATGAATAGCGATTTATACTCTATTTTGGAAATTTCAAAGGATGCAAGTGAAAAAGATATCAAGAAGGCATATAGAAAGCTAACTCTTCAGTATCACCCAGATCGAAACAATTCATCCAATGCAGAGGAAAAAATTAGAAAAATTAATGAAGCGTATGAAGTACTTGGAGATAAAGAAAGAAGAATTATGTACGATAAGGGTGCAAATCAATCTGGATTTCCTTTTGGAGCGTTCCATTTTTCTCAGGGTCAAGGAGTAGACATATTTAACATATTTTTCAATGGAGGTATTCCTCAGCAACAAAGCTTTCGTATGTTTCACAATGGTGTTCCTCAACAAATGAAACCATCTCCGATGTTACAGACACTAACTTTAACTTTGGAACAATCTTTTAAAGGTTGTTCTGTTGAGATAAAAATTGATAGAAAAGTTTCAGTCGGTCCATCTATTTCATATGAAACAGAAACGTTTAATATTTTTATTCCAGCTGGTATTGATCAGGAACAGTTTATTATACAAGAAAAAGGTAATGTGATTGAAAATTGCAAAGGTGACGTGATTATTAATATATATGTCGAAATTAATCCTCCTTTTTCAAGACGAGGAATAGATCTAATCTACTCAAAAACATTGACATTAAAAGAATCTTTATGCGGCTTTTCGTTTATTATAAATCATCCAAGTGGTGAATCAATTGTTATCGAAGAACGAACTATTATTAAGCCTAACTCAAAAAAGGTGATTCCGGAAATGGGAATGCGCAGAGACGGACAACAAATTGGTAATTTGATAATTGAATTTTCTATCGAATTTCCAGAGTCTTTAACATCCGAGCAGATAGACTTGATAACTACTATTCTTTGAGTAGTTTATAATTTTATATAATTAATTATATAAAATTATATTCATTAGATATACATCATACTCATTGTCAGTTCAAGATCTGTCTCTTCTAGTAATTTATCAAGAAGTTCTGTCTTCAAGATAAGAGGAAATGTGAGTTTATAGTTAAGTTGAAAAGATGTTTTGAAAGGTAATATTCCATTTTCACCTTGGTGTATTTCAAGAAAGTTAATTTTATTTACCAAATCCTTTACTGTCTTTTCAAGAGTACGAACTCCTTTATCGCCAGAACGACATACTTTGCTTATTAAATATCCTGCCGAGCCTTGACAAAACGAAATTTTCTTAGAATCAAGACCGCAGTTTTTCAATGCACGTGGCAAAAGATGATTTTCAAGAATGTTTATTTTATCTGAACGACAGTATCCAGACACGTTTATTACCCACCATCTGTCAGCTAAAGCCTCGTCTGTCGGAACAGAGTTCATAGATCCGATGAACCAAATTTTTGAAAGGTCTATACGAATCTCTCCTCCAAGAAAATTATCATGATAATCACTGTTTTGGCTTGGATCAATCATGTGTAGAAGAGCGCTTCGAATTTCAGGATTGTCTGAAATTTTGTCTAACTCGTCTAGAAAAATAATCCCATTCTTGTGTCCCATGCGTTTAACGCATTTCACTATCTCACCTGGTTGAGCTCCAACATATGTGTATTCGTGCCCTTTAAGAAAATCTGCTTTGTCAACACCTCCAAATGAAATTTGTGAAAATCCGCAATCCATTATATCAGCTATCAATCTTGCTATGCATGTTTTACCTGTTCCAGGAGGTCCTACTAATCCCAGATTTGCATGTACCATACTTGGATTTCGCATTTTTGCAGACATAAATAAGAGAATCTGTTCTTTCACCTTTTCCATTCCATGAAGCTCTTTATCAAGCCTATCTTTTGCCTTCTTGATAAATTCTGTTATATTTTGTCCGTTATGCTCTTTTACAAGATCGTGCGGAAAATCAGTTGCCCATGATAACCAATGTTTTAGCTTACCAAATTCATCATCAATAGTATCTAATGCTAAGAATTCTTCATATCGTCTGTAGATAACTTCCTTATTTTCTTTACTGGTTTTCAAATTAAGAATTTTATACTTTAGAGCTAGTCGTGCATCAAATCCTGTAAATTTTTCTTCTTCTTTTTCCATACGAGCAAGATCTGATTCGCTGTATTTTTTTGATTGTTCATACCCAGCCTTATATTCCTTAAACATAGTATTGTACCTAGATCTACACTCTAGCCATTCGTTTGTATTAGGAATTTGCATTTTGTAAATTTCATAATATTGACACAGTTTTGCTCTATCCTCCAGACGCATAGGTGTTAGAAGCATGCTTTTTACATCTGGTTCTGTACGAGCAATTTCCTTTTTGACAGCAAGTAAATTTTTGTAAGCCTCTGGATTATCATCTTTATCAACTGATATACTCGTATCATCTTCATTATCTAAACTTTCTTCATCTTGTTCATTTGAAGAATCTTCATTTGAAGAATCTTCATTTTCCAAACTCTCTTCTTCTGGAAATAATTTTAATTCATTCTCATCGCTGTCATCATCATAAAATTTTGATTTCCGTTTTTTAGTATTCTCATTATCTAAATGTTCATTGTTTTGTTTTCGTTTCCGAAGTCTTGGAGACATATTTATTATTAATACAAATTCATTTTAGATTTGTTCTTGATCTATAAAAATCAACAGCTTGTAGACTAGTAATATCATCAAACAGTTGTTTTATTATATCTACCAAATCAACATCTTCTTTATCGTGAAATCTCTTCCGTTGTAAAGAATCATCACCATATAGATTAAATTTATCATTTTCTGTAGGTATGTACATTGCTTTACTCACTACCATTTCTCTCACCAAGTTGTAAAATTCTTTTGGTTTGCTAATGAGTATGATATTTTGAAGAAGCTGTTCACAATCACACTCTGTTATTTGGCATTTTGATGAGTAATCATTTCTAAAGTCGTTGTCTCCAAATACATCTTTATACAACTTTCTAAACATTCCTATCATGACTGGTAAAATACTTGATATTAAGTTAGAAGATAAATCTTCTAGACGACAGTCCATTTTCCAATATCGTTTTTCTTTAGTTACACGTTCAAGTATATAAAATGAGTATGGATCATCTTTAGTATTTTTAGGCAATTGAAGATACACAACGTTCCAAAAGTCGTAACGATTAAAAAGATAACGCTCTAGATTCTTTTTCAATGAGAATAATACTAATCCGTAATTATGGAAGTAATTTACAAACGCTACACTATCATATTGCACGTATTCCTTTGGAGAATATTTTTCTAACTCTAGAGAAATTTCGAGTTTTTGAATCTCATCAATCTCTATATGAGATTGTGTATAATTTCCGTATGATATTAGGCGGCTTTCTAGAGCAGTTAACCCCTTTGAAATTATTGTAGAACTTTTCTTTTCGGTATAATTTTTTTCAGAAAAAATACTTTCTATCATTTTAATTTGATCTGAAAGTAACGTTTTGTAACTCACAAGAGACATTCTTCCAAAGATGCTCATTCTTTTTCTAGCTAAATCACTCAATATCTTGGTATATACTCTACTTTGTTTTAGTGCAATAAAAGTATCTTGAAAACTCTTTTCTACCTCTTTTAGTTCTTCAAAACGTTCTAACATATCTTGAATTTTTGAGTCGACCAAAGATATCTTATTTATTTTGTCTTGTTCTGTTGGTTCTTCTTGTATTAATCCGCTTAGATATGTTTTGATTGATCTATAAGATTGTTTTTTTGATTTGGAAGGATCATCTAAAGTATCAGTTACTTCATCTTTAAAATTAGATTCGATTTCAGGTATATTTTTAGATATTAGTGTTTGCGTATTTTCTATATCGTAGTTTCTTATTTTTTGTGGAGGCTTTTTTGCGGTTCTTTCAATTTTTGGAGACAAAGTATTTTCTTGTTCAGTAATTATTTTTTTAGTTACAATTGATTTTACAACAACTCCTTGTTCTTTAGAAGAGAGTTCGTGAATATGAACGGGAAGAATTCCTGTACCAGTCCACACATGCAATCCATCTTCTTCTTCTGTAAGAATATCAGAGATACAAATAGAAGTGTTATTTTCAATTAGACTACGATAAATTTTATTCTTAAATCGTTCAAGGACTAGCTGAGCTGATAATTTTTCAATAGTTTTTTCTAATAATTTAATATCTTTAGAGCATATATTCAATACACCATTGCAATTTTTATTGTGATTTTCAACAATTTGCTCAGTGTTGTCTGAAAACAAACATTTTTTGCATACAAAAATAATTTGATCATTGTTTTGCGTCTCCATTTGTTTACTATATTCGCTTCTTTTGATTGTTTTCTTTGGAATCAATTTTATTACTGAACCTCAGTAATAAAAATATTTTTTATTATTCTAATTGACCTGAAGAACGAGCGGCCTCTACTTGTCTCTTAATCTTCTCTTCAATCGAATCATCATTTTGCATTCCTTCCATTATTCCAGCTAGATTAGGAATACCACCCCCGCCACCTCCCATCATTCCAGCCAGATTAGGAATACCTCCACCACCACCCATCATTGCCATCATTGGACCCAGCATACTTGCTATGTCAGGCATCGGTTGAGGAGTTCCATCGTTAGATGGAGAATTTGCACCAGCAGAAATACTACTCATCATAGTATTAATCATATTCATTGCTTGTTCACCACCTTCTTGATCTCCGGCATCTGCGCTAAGCTGAGTGACCATTTTTTGAACTGTGCCTACCAGCTTTGATATATCAAGAGATCCATCTTGAAGACCGTTACCCATTCCACTAACAAGATCCGTAAAAATACCGGATTGCATAATTGCAGACACCGCTTCCATCGGATTAGAGTTTGGCTTAACGTTAGCCTCAACCTTTGAAATAATATCTGTAAGGAAATTTATCTCTTGACCCCCACCTCCTTTAGACGAAGTCTCCTTCAAGATTTGACGTGCCTTTCCTGCTGGATCAACAAGAGCTGAAATAGTCAAAAGATGCATCCAAATAACTTCAGAAGTCTCTACGTCAGCCATTAGAAAAATTTCCTTCATATTAATATATACTCTCTTTGAGTATATTATCTTTTCCTTTGCCAACTTGCTAACTGATTTGTTGGAAATTGCATCACGATTTGCAACGCAAAAAAGTCTGAATCCTTCAATGTGTTTTTCTATAGGCTTTTCATGCGCTAGTGTTGTCTTATTAATCAAATGTGCGTATAGTTTCAATGGCCTATGTTTCTCACTGAATACCTCTCCCAAATCATTAGTAAAATTTGAGATAGTTTTGAACGTGATCAAAGACGTATCTACTGGCATTTTTTGTTTTACAAATATCATTTTAGATAGAAATTTTAAAAATACACTTTTGATTTTTATTACTAACTAATTATTCTGTCCTTTAAACACTGAAACATATAAATTAATAGTATGTTGTTACACAAATTTGAAATTCTAAAAATGCGGAGGAGGAGGAGGAGGAGCAAATAAAAAAGATAATCCAAAGGAAATTTTCTACGAATTTTTAAATTATTTAGAAAACAAAAAAAGTAAAATCTTTTTTCCTCCTCCGAACTTTTTGAAAATCCGGAGGAGGAGTGAAAAATATTTTTTTGGAGAAATGGCTTTTTAAAAAGAGTCTTACACACACACATTTCAAAATTTTTTCAAAAAGTGACTTTAATCAGAAAATAGTGACTATTTTTAATCTTTTGCGAACAATTTTGAACAATTTTTATTTTTATCAAGAAAAAGTGATGTTTTATATGAACAAAAACAAATTAATCGTTTAAAAACAAATGAAAATAAATGAAAATCAAAATGGAATGTCAGTTTTGCAATAATATATTTGGAAATACTCAAATGCTACGTCAACATCAGAAAAAGACTAAGTATTGTATTAAAATACAAGAAACTAAGGCTAAAGAACAAGCTCTTACTTTAACTAAATTGATTGAAGAAGCTAAGGTTAAAGAAATAGAACAAAATAAAGCTAACGAAAAGAAAGAAACAGAAGAATTAATTTTAAAACAGAAGCTTAAAGAATTAACTTGTCAGTTTTGTAGTAAGGAGTTCAAAACCAAATATTACTTAAGTAGTCATCAGACCCAAGCAAAATATTGTTTAAAAATGCAAGAATCTCAAAAGTCCGAAAAAATTATAGTATCTTTAGTTGCATGTAAATTTTGTGATAAAAACTTTTCATCTAGTAGTTTTAATAGACATAATTTAACATGCAAGAAAAAAATTCAATTTCTTCTTAACCAAAAAGATGAAGAAATTTCTAAGTTAAAAGATGAAAAAGTTGAGATATATAAAGCTTCCGCTGAACGTGCTCATTCTGCGATTGAAGAAATAGCTAAACAACCGACTTATCAGAAAAATAGCACAAAAAACATTCAAAATAATCTAATGATCTCAAGTCTTACTCCTCTTGATTTAAGTCAAGCTCGTGTTGACAGTATAATCGATGAAAAATATACAAAAAACGATTTTTATGAAGGTCAGAAAGGAGCAGCACAGGTAATTCATAAACATATTCTCACAGACTCAAACGGTAAATCTCAGATAGTTTGCACTGACACAGAACGTGGTACATTTCATCACAAAGATCTTAATGGTGAGCATGTTGTTGATTATAAAAATGTTCATTTGATAGACAGAGTACATTTACCTCTTAAGAGAAAAGCAAGTAAAATTGCATCAGAAGAATGTGTCAAAAACCCGACGGCTTATAAAGATATTGTTATGAATGAGAGTTCTATCAGAGAACTAGAAATAAAACCTGGTTTGTTCAATAGAACAATGGCACAACTTACAGGAAAAAAATGTGTAAGACCATTATTAGTAAAATCAGAATCAAATATTGATTTTACAATTACGGAAGAGTGGTTAATAGAAAATGCAACGTTCTTAACAATAGAACATATATTAAGAGGTCCAGAAGGATATGCAGATTACGCTTTATCTTATCCTTTAAATGATCGGCTTATTGAAGAAGATTATTTAAATACTACATTTTTAAAGTATAAGGATAAAACAGGTGATATAATAACAGATTATGGTGGAAAGATTTTGACAAAGATGTTATTTGATTCAGTAAGAGAAAAAACATACGAGTTAATAGAATCGAACGACAATGTAAGATCTGAGTGTGGAAATATAGAAGATTCTAATTTTCAGGATGAGTTTATAAGTATTGTAATGAGCAATATATAGACAAAAAATGACACTTTTATTATTTCTAAAATATTTAATATTAAAATATATTAAATCTTTACTTAGAAAAAATGACCTATATTTTATATATATTAAAATCGATTTTAACATTAATTGGTGTTTTTGCATCATTATTTTTTATATATATGTTTATTCAATACATAAAATATAAAAAGGCTATTGAAATGAGTATAGATAACAATTTACAAACAGGAGAAATATATAGTTATCCTGAAATTCTTGATTTGCCTATTCCAACACAAAAAGACACTAAATGCGATTTTAAAGTTGCCAGATATTTAGCAGATCTTATAGTTCGTGTTAGGAAAGGTATTGACACTCCCCTTGAACAACCACATAGTCTAAAAAATGAATTAAATATGTATGATAGTAAAAAGAATCTTTTTGGTGTACTATTTACTAATGATGATATAGCTTATATCGCTTTCAGAGGAACAAATTGGTACGACAATAAGAGTTGTACAAACAATCTATACTTTTTTCAAAAATCTTTAGAACATATAAAGAAAAATAAACAGCAAATCGAGTTTTACAACAACACAAATAGTATTCCAGCAGGTGTCCACAGTGGATTTCTTAAAGTTTACAATATTTTTAGAGATGAACTACTAGACAAGATTGAAGAAATAAATCCAAAACAGATAATTATTGGTGGACATTCACTAGGTGGTGCGATAGCGACTATTTGCGGACTTGAATTAAAGATATTAGGGTACAACGTAGTTGTATATAATTTTTCTTGTCCTTGTATTGGAGATAATGTATTCTGTGATTTGGTGACAAATAGTAAACTTCCTTTATATCGTATTATAAATACCTGCGATATTGCTCAAGTGTTTCCTGTATCTGTCATACCAAATTTTGATTATCCAACACAACCGTTCATTTATACCCATTGTGGTGAAGCAATTTATTTTACAGATAATTGGAAATCTTTATTCAATAACCATCTTATGAATGTTTATATTAAATGGTTGGACAAACAACAGTAATTTATATATTTGTATCATTTCATAACATTTCAAACTGATCTTCATCGCTTAAATATTCTGATATATTTTCTTTGGGTATAAATTTATCTTCCTGATCTTCATCTCTTAAATATTCTGATATATTTTCTTTGGGTATAAATTTATCTTCCTGATCTTCATCGCTTAAATATTCTGATATATTTTCTTTGGGTATAAACTTATCTTCCTGTTTATCATCTATTATAACAGATGCTTCAAATTCTTTTGATTTTTTGGGTTTTTCATCTGAAGAGAATAGAAAAGACCAAAGGTTATCAAATAAATCTGTTGTAAACAATAATATTTCGTTTATAAAATCTCTAATTTTCGAAAGGACATTCATCTTTATTTGATGTTTTTTTCTTTTATGTTACTTACGTGAAATAAATAATATGAATTATTTATTTTCAAATGTAAACTTCGCTTCTGAAATACACGATTTATCCAGAGTATTGCCATTTTGTTCCACACTGACAACAACTTGCGAATGTTGTCATTGGTTCATCAGCGCTTCTGACTTGCCTTTGGTAACTAAAAACTCTTTTACTACCGCATACAATCCCGTTTTTATCTCTTGCTTTGCATTCTAAAACTCCTTCTTCCACTGCAAATGGGTTTTCTATGAAATCATTTTGTTCGTCTAGCATATTTTGCATTTGTTTAAAAGATGAGTGCCTCCACCCAAGGTTTCCATTTTTAATATTTTCAATTAATTCTTTTAATTTCTTTCCGTTCATAATATCTCCTATTGTTTGAAAAATATTTAACTTATATATTTGTTCAATATCTTCGTTTATCTTTCCTTCCTTACAAGACATTTCGTATATGTGTTTCTCAATAATACGAATGTTTTGTTGTTGTTTTAAGACCGTAGATAGTGCGGATATTCCCTTATCTCTATAAGACATTTGTTTTATCTTTTAAAGTTAAAGTATAAATTCACTTTTACTATTCGTCGTTTAAGGATTGGAATTTGTAAGAGTAAGAAATGATAGAATTAGTTATTGATAATCGAGAACATGATCTTATTGAAAAGATTAAACCTTCTATACAACCTTTAATAGAACAGTTAGAAGTTGGAGATATTCTATTTAGAGAAGATGGTAAGACAATACTTATTATAGAGCGTAAAACAGTGAATGATTTAAAAGCCAGTATTTGTGATGGTCGTGGTAGAGAACAAAAAGCTCGTTTGCTAGGAAGCACACCTAGACAAAGAATAATATATCTAGTAGAAGGATCTCTGGATAAACCAATGTCTGCAAAAATTAGCGGTTTACCAGTCTCTACATTAGTAGGTAGTTTAATTAATACTCAATTGAGAGATGGAATTAAGGTGTATAAGACAAGTACAATTGATGAAAGCGCTGAATTTATTGTAAAACTTTTAGATAAACTAGAAAAGGATGGTGATAATTATTTTCAAGATGAAGAATGCAAATCATCAGATGTAAATTACGCGGCAACATTAAAGAAAAGCAAAAAGGCTAACATGACTCCTGCCATTTGGTTTATAGCACAGTTGTCTCTTATTCCGCAAGTCACTGAAAAGGTAGCAATTGTAATAGTTGAAAAATATCTAAACTTTAGAGACCTTGTTAAAGAGTATGAAACAACTCCTGAACACCTTAGAGAAAAACTACTTGCTGATCTTACTTTTCCTTTAGTAACTGGGGGTAATAGACGAATCGGAGATAAAATGTCAAGTCGTATATATCATTTTATATATGGACACCAAGAAAGAACACTTGAATAGTAATTTATATGCTTATTTTCAAACACATATAAATTAAGCTGGAGGTCCAGTAGGACCAGTAGGTCCAGTAGGACCAGTAGGACCAGTAGGTCCAGTAGGACCAGTAGGACCAGTAGGACCAGTAGGTCCAGTAGGACCAGTAGGTCCAGTAGGACCAGTAGGTCCAGTAGGTCCAGAGATATAGTTTGAATTATTACTTAGAATTCCAGATGTTCTAATGACACTTTTTGTCTCAGGATCTTTAAACTTTAAAACGTACTCGCTTTTAAATGAACCAGAGCTATAAGAGCCGGTAGGTCCCATAGGACCAATCGTAAAGAATGGAGCGGTTTCATCAACTTTAAATTTATCAGAATCAGACATTTTTATTATTTAAAAGAAAATAATAAAAAAAAATTATTTACATTTCATTCTTAGAAAGTTTAGATACTAAGTAGCAGAGTTCAACTATGGTAATAGTATTATTCTTTTAACTACAACGAATAATTATTAATGAATTAATATATTACAGTCAGGAAGCAGAATTAAGTAGGGAGGATAATATTAACACCAGATGCTCCATAAAAGTTAACATTTGACTGAGGTGTGTTTATTTTTAAAGAATTAGGGTATGGAAGAATTACGGTTTCTAATCCAGAACCAAGAAACGAGTTAGTACCCATGAAATAAAATGATTCTGGAAGTTCTATAGATGTTAAAGAAGTACAATTAACAAAAGCACGATATACCGTATAGATTTGATTTTGTGATTTTGAAAATGTTACGGATGCTAGAGATGTACAATCAACGAAACACTCAACACCAATAATATTAACTGCATACGGAATTTTTATAGATGTTAGACTGGTACAACCTTTAAAAGCAGCCTCACCAATAGCCGTAAGTGAATTTGGAAATGTTATAGATGTTAAATTCTCACAATCGAGGAAAGAATTTTTACCAATAGATGTAACTGAATTTCCGACTTTAACATCTATTAATTTATCAACGTACGGAAAAGGTCCTTTAAGCTGAGTGGCCTCGATGTCAATAAAAGCAACGTAAGATACATTTGGCTGCAAACTTAAACTTAAATCAGGTACCCAATAAACTTCAGACCAACCAAAAAAACGCGAAACTGGTTCAGGATCTTCTGAAAACGTTAGAATTGATTTTTTTAACATAGTAGGAACTTTATTAGAAGTACTATCAAGAATTCCAGATTTTTTAATGACATTTTTTGTCTCAAGATCTTTAAACTTCAAGACGTACTCGTTTTTTATCCCAGAGGTAAAAGATCCGTATGAGCCGGTAGGATCAATTGCAAAGAATGGAGCGGTTTCATCAACTTTAAAGTTATCATTTGGTGTTATTATATGTGATGCACTAGACATTTTATTATTTTAAAAGAAAATTAAATTTAATTTTCGCAACTTTATACGTATTTTATATTTAAGAACTCAGCAAAAAAGCTTCTTTCTCATTATTAGTAAGTTATATCATTATCTATTTAAGTAACTATGAGTCATTAATTACATTTTTTGTGTTAACATCTTTACACTTGAAGACATAAGCAGAGATGAATAAGAGCCCGTAAGAGCAAACGCAAAGAATGGAGTAGTTTAATCGACTTTATAGATTGTTTTTACATCTCGTGATCACCTTCTTTACAATAGTCTTGTGTTATAGGTATGTTTTTATTGTAAATACCAGCTTCTCCCATCAAAAACAATAATTTTTCAAAAATAGCATGAAATTTATTAGTGTGACCTATCTCGTCACATATGGCATGACTTATTTCATGAGCTATGACATAGTACAAAGTATTGTCGTTGTAATAGTTACCTTGTGGATCTTTTAGACAAATATATACTTTTTCTTTATTAATTGTGTAACTCTTTTCTCCTCTATATAGAGATATTTCCTTCATAATATCTTTTCTGTTAAGTACTTCTAGAGGGCCTTCCCATTTTTCTTGTTTAGCAAAAAACTTTTCCATTACGCTTTTTAGCTCCTTTAATTTTTCGTCATTTTGGCAGTAGTGTTCATATATTTGACCGTAAATTATTAAGCTTGATATAAAAATTATGATTCCTACTATAAAAAAAGCGTTATTTTTAGTTATAAAACCTACTAATAAAAATGGTAAAAATGATAAAAATATTAAAATAATAATAAAAATTTTTGATGATGACAGATTCATTTTCTCTAAATTCAAGATAAAAAAACTAAATGTCACAATAAATACTTTACTTATTTTACAATACAAATTCAATTACATAATCTAAAGAATTAATTTCTCATAGAAAATGACAGAACAAAAGCAAAGCCTTGAATACGAAAAAGAGTCTTCGTTGACAGATCCATTAGACCGCAATCTAGAGAATAGGTGGCGCCCAGAGCAATCTGTTCCTCATCTTTCTGATTCAGAGACAGAAGAGGCTATGAAAGCACTTAATAATACTGATTTTGTTCGTAAGTTTCCATCTGTTGATCGCACTTACGCAGACCCTCCTATCCCTCTGCAGAATATCGCTCTTCTTTCTTTTGTTCCTGCAAAAGGGGCAACTCCCAATGAGAACGGAGTGTTTGGTTTTGCAAAGGTGAGGGGAACTTATTCAACACCTTTTGAAGCTGATCAACGAGCTGAATATTTAATTCGTAACGTAGATTCTTATCATCATCTATATCATCTATATGTAGGTAGGCCTTTTCCTATCACTTCTTCATCAAAATACTCGGCCGAGACTAAGGAAATTGATATTCGCAAGGAAACAACAAAGGTTATCTCTGAAAATATTAAAGAGGTAAAGAATAAAGAGCAGAAAACAATAAATGAGATGAAAGAGCGAGAGGAAGCTTTGCTAGCTCAGTCAGATAAGGCTCGAAATGATGATGGGGTATCTCCTCCAAGTGTAGATTCTTATGAAGAGTATATCACTCTTTGTGTGAAGAAGGCTCAGCTCTCTTGGACTTTCTTGGAACATCTGAAGAAATTGAGCGAGGTTCGTGACATTATTTTAAAGACTCGTTCTAGCCTAAAGAATCTTGATCAGGAAAACCCAGAGTTTAAAGAAAAGTATTTTGAAAAGTATATAGAAGCTCGTAAACAAGCTGGGTTAGATGAAAACATTCGTGATGTTCAGGATAACTTTATGAAGTATATGGTTGAAGACGTTGATATTCCGACTATTGACACAGATGAAGTTTTACCAACGATAAAGGAAAAGAAAGTTGTTGAATTGGTAAAGGAAGATGTTATAGTTACTCCAGATGTCACAGTTACTCCAGAGGTTACAGTTACTCCAGAGGTTACAGTTACTCCAGATGTTACAGTTACTCCAGAGGTTACAGTTACTCCAGATGTTACAGTTACTCCAGATGTTACAGTTACTCCAGAGGTTACAGTTACTCCAGATGTTACAGTTACTCCAGATGTTACAGTTACTCCAGAGGTTTAATTTAAGAATTCTTATAACCAATATTGGTTATAAGACAAATAAATATATTACCTGCAATCTTTGCATCTTTTCAAATAGATTATACCAATTAATAAAGAAAGTAGTGTAACTATAATACCTACAATTAGCATAATATTTCTAACCTTTTTGTTTTTTTTTGGATCTTTTGTTGACCCAATACCAGCCATTCCAACACCAGCCATTGCTATTGGAACTGCTACGCAAGCTGGACAAAATTCTTCTTTGTTTTCTATTTCGCTCATTTATATATAGAGCATAAAAAAATCTTGAGAAAAACAAATGATAGTGTCTCACTGCAAAGATATACAAGTATCTTTATTTCTCGCTGTTTCAATAGTTCTTGTTTTCGCATTATACGTCACCACTGTTTTAAAAACGATTCCTTGTGGTCGCAATATTTTATCATCATTCTGTGGAAACTTTGTACATATTGATTTGTTTCATCTTGTTGCTAATTTATTTACTCTATATACACTTGCTAGAGTAGAAAGAGATATTGGAGCTAAACGTTTTAGCTTGTTGATTGTATTCTTACTAATTTTTACTTCTGTAGTGGAAGTAATTATGCATAAAATAATCCCTAATATGCCATGTACTATAGGTTTCTCTGGTATACTTTTTGGTATTATGGCTTGGGAGCTAACCACAAAAAGAGGACTCGATTTATTAGTAGTCATTTCTATAATAGGAGTTGCTGTGATGCCAACAATTCAAAATCCAAAAAGAGCATCTTTGCTTGGTCACCTAGTAGGTGTTGCCTCAGGTATTATCGGAGGATTGTTATGGACATCTTTTTCTGTATGATGTGATAATCTCAAATTTAAAAATACATTATTAATATCTTTTTAATAAGTAAATATGTCAACAAATAGTGAAATTAATTTTGCTTTTTTTAACAAAGAAATTGATGAAATTGATGTCTTACAAACAGAGACTGATATAATTTATGATTTTCATTTGGAAGCTGATAAACTTAGATTAATTATGAATAAATTAAAGTCTTTACCTCCTAAATTTTGTATATTATGTCAAATAAAGTATATAATGGGAAAAAACGCAAGCATTCAAATATTATTTAGGAGTTTATCACCAAATTACTCAGATTTTGTATATACAAATTTGAAAAAGCAATATGTAAACGATAGCGAGTATATACTATGTGGAACTTTACAACAAAATATGTCTACATTAACACCTGCTTTTATTAGTAGGCTTAAAGCAAATAAAATGATTGGAGTATGTTTTATCTCAATTAAATTATTAGTTGAAAAAATAACAACTTGGATCAAACAAAAAGGTTATTTGTCAGACGTTCTAACAACTAATGTTTTACGTGATGATCTACTCAAATATTTATCAGATAAAAACTTATTAAAGCAAAGACTTGTTTCAAAAGAAACAAAAAGAACTACAGATTTGATGAGGCCTCATGTCACTTTTGAACAAAGCAAACTTCCAAAAGATTTTGATTACACACAAGATAGTTTTCAAACTCTTTGCGCTAGATACGGTAGAGAACCGAAAGATTGTGCTTTACATATTATTTATGTTATTAATACCAGAGGAGTTGTTATAGACCCAACATTTAGTCGCAAAATTTTAACCCAATCTGATATAAATTTATCAATCACAATTACTTGTGGTAATAATAGCAGAGACAATCAGAGTAGTATATTTCGTTCATTATGTTCTATTCTAGAAGACTTGAAAGACACTATTTATTCGCTTGAAATTGATTTGAGAGACTTATATCTTATAGAAGAGTCTTACCTTAAAGTTGCTAAAGTATTAAAGAAAATACCAAATCTTAAAATACTAAAACTATCTGATGGATATATACAATGGAAACCTTTTTTACTATGTCTGAAAGGTATAACAACATTGGAAGAGTTAGATCTATCAGACATTCGTATGCTTACTGATTTACCATTTGTTTCGGATTTGGATGGTACAAATTTTGTTCTTAAAGATTTTCTTAAATATTTTAGAGATATATGGTCTAAATCTTTGAATCATTTAAAAGGCCTTCGAATAGCTGGAGATGAATCTGTTGTTTCATATAATGAAAAAGTTGGTGACGATTATCAATTAGATTTAACAGAAACAGTATTACCTTGTTTAAAAGATTTTACACAACTCCAGTCGTTTGGTTTTACGGGTGATACAGAAAAATATATGGAACGTGTTATTCCCTTTTTACCAGATCTAATAAACATAACTAAACTAGATCTTTCTGGTAGTAATCTAGGAAATTTTGATGAATGCCGAAGTGTAGTTTCTATTCTACAAGCTTTACCAAATTTGAAAAAACTCAATTTATCAAATTGTTATCTTGAGATGAGATTTTTTGAAATAATACTACCTGCTATTCAAAAACTTAACCTAATATCCTTAGACATTTCAGATAATGAAGATTTTTATCCTGAAGATATTATAGAAATCAAAAGAATCTTTGAGAAACGTCTGGTTTTAAATATTGATGATTAAAAAGAATATCAATATTTAAAAAGCTGTGTGTTAACAATTTTTTAGACAGTTGAACTTTATCTGCCCAAGTGATACTATAAACACATAAATATTAGTAAAATAACACACAAATGTGTGTCGTTTTGATTAAAATATAACTTATTACATTAATTTCTTAAATGAAACGCTAGTGCCACAACCACATTTACTCTCTATATTATCATTTGTAAATTCAAATTTTGAACCCATAATATCTGTTTTATAATCAACCTTGACACCTATTAAATACATTAGACTTTTACTGCATAAATATACACTATAATCATCTACTTTATACTCTTCGTCTAGTTTGTTTGGTTTTACGTCTGAATCTAATATCTTAAAATTATAAGAAAATCCATTACAGCCTCCTCCTTTTACATATAAAAGTATACTTTTCTTATCTACTTTACTCAACATTTCGCATATTTTATTTTTGGCGGTTTGAGAGATAGTAATCATTTTATTTAATAGAAATCTATTTTATGAAGTTAGAAAACGAGTGTTTATGAAAATAACACCTCCGTTTTTCTTTATACACTCATTAAACTCAACGTGTTCGCATTTTTCTTTTCCATTTACATGTTGCCCAACATATCGACAATGTTCTGGAATTGACTTAATTTTATATATACCAGCTCCTCCAAAAGCCGAATCAACTTCCAATAGTTCAGTCGTCTGAGGATAATTTTTATATTTTGAGTGAACATATTTTTTTTTGGCAAACGGATTGTATCTGTGTTGTCTTACTTTTTCCCAACAATCATATTCCATATCATCTTTCTTTCGTAATGCCCACAAATCATAGTATATAGCTGATTGATTTCCAGTGAGAACATCCCAGTTTTCGTGTTCAAAGCAAGTTTCTATAGAATCTACAAATATTCCTGAAGAATTCACGTCGTCTATATCTAAGATAATAAAATAATCATAATATCCATTTTTATTGATTTCCCTCATTTTATCGAGGATTTTGTTTCTGCCATTTTCTAAACGTTTTGTTCTTGATCTTTCTTTGATATTATCTTCAAAAATGTAGTGATAATTGTCTTTCTTAAGATCTTGTAAAATGGAACGAGTATTATCTATCGAATCATTCTCATATAAAATAACAGCGTAGTCGTTAAATTTTTGTCCACAAAGATCTATATCAGATAGACCATTCTTAATATATTTTTCTACGTTTCTTATAGTTCCAGCAAATATAACGTTGTATTTTTTCATATTAATTAGAGACTTTTCATCTCCACAAAAATTATATCTTTTTTTATCTTTTCGAGATATTCCATCAAATGTAAGGTTATTTTTTAATAACGTTTTTCCAATTAATACAAGTGCAAGGAATACTACTATAAACAAAATCCATTTTATATTCATATCTTATGTATATTTGTTAAATACTAAGTTATTTTTTATGAATTAAAGAAATAGGTATTTAAATTTTTCATAGATCTAATTTTTACAACAAAGTTAAGGACTTAATTAATTCGCATTGAGATTAAGTGAAGTTAATCTATTCATTTTAGAAAAATGTATTTACATCTCTAATCTTGATCAGGTGGAGGAGGTTGTGGAGCTGGCTGAGGTACAAGCAAAGGTGTGATTGGAATGTTTGGAATATCATCTACACCAAGGTTTCTTTGAGAGGTTCTAAGAATGTCTTGTAGAGCTAAGAAAGGTCCGTGAATGTTTGTACCAACTCTTGAAGAGACCTCTACATATGGAATATTACCGTTCCTAGCACAAATGTTTCGTATATCTGGTCGAAAATTATGTCTACCCACCCCCCTCCTATCGATTTTTGTGTCTACTAATACTATTGGTACATCACCTCTAACGTTCCTAATAGCTTGAATCCACTGTTCAGATTCTCGAAGAGGCAATCTTTCTTGATGCGATGTCATCACAAAAAAAGCGTCCGTGTTTGTCCATTCATTTCTAACCCGTTCCTCTAGGTTTGGCTGGACAATACTATATCTACATTCGTTAATATTAAAGACTATTTTCCCAAGACTTGTAGGAAATGCTATTGATTGTTGTGGGAAAGCTCCAGTTGTGTAGTTTGGTGTAAATGTATTTCTTATAAGTCTTTGAGTAAAAGATGATTTGCCAATACCGGTTGATCCAACCAATTGAATATTGTATGTTCTATTTCTTAACAAATTTATCATAATTCTTTTGGCAGCAGGTTTTCCAAATATTCTTAATAAAAGAAAGTATAATTCATTTATATCTTCAGGCATTCTATTTGTTCGAAACATGTTTTTACTAAATTATAATATAATTATAATTTATATTAATTTCCAAAAAACATGTTTCACCACACAATTTAGAATTCAGATATTCAATATCACTTTCGGTTATCTCATTATTTGAGAGATCTAATGTTTGCAAAAAAGTTAATAATTAAAATGATTTTTTGTCAATTGAAAACTCTAATATTACGTCTTATTTAAATTTGCCCTCCTCTCTAAAACTCCATGATTGCCAAAGATGCAATTGTAAACTTTAAATCAAGAAAACTAATGATCTTATTCTTGATCAGGTGGCAGGTTGTGGAGGTGGAGGTACAAGCAAAGGTGTGATTGGAATGTTTGGAATATCATCTACACCAAGGTTTCTTTGAGATGTTCTAAGAATGTCTTGTAGAGCTAAGAAAGGTCCGTGAATGTTTGTACCAACTCTTGAAGAGACCTCTACATATGGAATATTACCGTACCTAGCACAAATGTCTCGTATATTTTGTTCCAAATTATGTCCACCCACCCCCCTCCTATCGATTTTTGTGGCTACTAATACTATTGGTACATCACCTCTAACTCTCCTAATAGCCTGAATCCATCTTTCAGATTCTTGAAATTGAAATATATCTTGATGTGATGTCATCACAAAAAAAGCGTCAATATTTCTCCATTCATCTCTAGCACGTCTATCTATACTTGGATCGAAAATAAGAGATCTACATTCGCTAATATTAAAGACTATTTTTCCAAGACTTGTAGGAAATGCTATTGATCCGGGTATTATAGACCATCCTGTGTAGAATGCTCCTCCTGTGTAGATTGCTCCTCCTGTGTGTCTTCGTGAGAATGTATTTCTTAAAAGTCTTTGAGCAAAAGATGATTTTCCAACACCGGTTGCTCCAACCAATTGAATATTATATGTCCTATTTCTTAGCAAAAATCTCATAATATTTTTTGATGATTCGTATATCTGCTGTTTTGTGCGTGTGCCTCTTTTTTTTCCAAACATTTTTACGACATCAAAGTAAATATCTTTGGTATCTTCAGCTATTCTATTTGTTCTAAACATATTTTTACTAAATAATAATATAAATTATATTTATAATTATTTAGTAATTTCCAAAAAATATTTTTCACCACACAATTTAGACTTCAGATATTCAATATCACTTTCGGTTATCTCATTATTTGAGAGATCTAATGTTTGCAACGAAGTAAGCAACCTAAAATGGTTTCCTAAAGCAATGATGCTTTCACTTTCTAGATAATTGTATTTCAACATAATAGTTTCAAGATTTACAAGAGAAGAAATTGAATCAAGTAAAGAAATAAAACCACTGTCAAATATTCCATTTGCATTGAGATTAAGTGAAGTTAATCTACTCATTTTAGAAAGAGGTACAGACAGCTCAGCAGCTCCTTCCTCTCCAAGATTATTATCACTAATATTTAAACACACTAAATTAGAAAGACCACCTAATTCATGTATATTAGTCATTCTTTGATTACAAGACATATCAAGAGATGTTAAATTTGGTAAGGAAGAGATAGATATTATTAAAGGTGTCAAATCAGAATCGACAAAATGTCCAATATCTAAAGTAGTTATTTTCTTCAATTTTTTTATTGAGGAAGAAAGAATAATGCATCCTTCTGTTCCAACTTCATTGTTTTTTAAACTTAGATGTGTAAGAGACGTAATTGTCTCTAATGATTCTGCCAATCTAGAAACTCCTTTGAATGTGAATCTATTTAGAGAAATGTCAAGAAATTCAAGAGTTGGTATCTTAAAAAACGGAATCTGTGTCTCAAAATATTCACCTATTTCATTGCCTCTCAAGTTAAGCCTCTTTAGTTTTGAAAGATTGCATATTACTGGAGCTAGAACATTCATTTTTGCGGTGCCAATCTCACTATAGCTAAGATCAAGATCTTTGAGATTTGGCAAGCTTTGTAAAATCAAAGCCAAGTCACCGTGACTTTCACTACCTGTCCAATTTGATCCCAGATTAAGATATTCTAACTTAGTCATGCACATAATACTTTTTGACAGAATATTTAAAGAAATATTACCCATATGAATTCCACACATATCTAGTCTCAATAAACCAGTCATATATTTGAGCGCTGGTGCAAGAGTTTTTGCGTTTCTTATATTAATAATATTACCTGATATGTTAAGATCCGTTAAATTGTGTAGCATGTATAATCGACGAGTTAATTTCTCTAAATTTTCAAGAAGGAAACAATTGTTTGAAAGATTTAACTCTTCCAAAAACGGAGTGTGCTCTAAGCATTCTATCATAGATTCGGCTGATAAGTTATTAAGATTGTTATCCTGTAAATTAAAACTAATAAATCTATTTCCCAAACCTCTGAAAGTATTCATCAATAAGCCATTGTAGTTTTCACTTCTAATAGCGTTAAAATAAACAGAGACATAAAATTCTGTAGGAATAACTTGACATATTTGATAAAAGTCCTCCGCTTCACCAGAGCTAAAATAAACTATATGTTTTACAGACCTGTATTCTGTCAGATTGCATCTTTGCACAAATCTGTCTAGAGTAACTTTTAGTTGAGGCAACATATCTAAAGAGATCCATTCAGGTGGAATTTTTAATATTCGCGAGGCAAAAGAAAAGTCTCTTGACCTTCTTAAAGCCTGTACAATTTTATATGTGTCTGTGCAAACAGCAGAAATATTTTTCAAGTCTTGACTGTTAAAGATATAACGTCTCCAAAACGTCAAAGGTAAATGGTTTAGCATTTTTAATATTTCTTTAGAACTTGCATGATGATTTCATTTTTTTTAAAATGAAACGTAGAAATTGTAATTGAACAAGTCACTCGGAAGTTCCACCGTCATAATTTAGATAACTTAAATTATTAAAATTAAGTTTTTTTTTATTGATTAAATATAAATGAGCATACATTCTAATATTTCTAGAGAGGGGGGTTTAGTTAATAGTAGACCTTCTTTTCAAATCAGTTCGATTTTAAATTTACTTGACCCTTCTTCTAACAGAGATAAACAAGAAATTAAACGTAAAATAAGTGAAATGAGTGAAATAAATGAAATAAATGAATATTTTATCTTACCTCAGATTAATGAGGAAAATATAGATGAAGAGGTTAAAGAGATATTGGAAAAAGAAAATATTTTAGCGATGGAACTATATGCTGTCGTTGATGATTTTGATAAATCACCTGATAAATTATCAGTTAAACAAAAAGATTTAAGAAAAAAGTACTTGACTATTATATTATCAATTATTAATAAAGGCATAGATTATGTGAAAAATTTGTTTGATATGTTTAAAAAGTTGTCTAAAGACTCAGAAGATTTGGAAATTATATCTGAACAACTGGATCAAAATATTAACACCATAATGATGAATGTGGTAAAATCTTCAAGTGAGTTTAAAAAAGAAATACAACTTGAAATTGAGACACTAAATACAATAATTAATAACGAACGAAATAAAAAAATTACAGAAATAGATATACAAAAAATGAGGTCGCAAATAAAGAAAGTAGAAGCTCTAGTAAAAGAAGGAGGAATAGAATTAGAACCTCAATTTAAAAAATTAAATATACTAATTTCAGATCTAGAAGTAATAAAATCTAGTAGAATCAAACCAAAAGATACAGAAAAAACTATTCCAAACACAATTAGACCACTAGATCGTCTAAAAGAAATACTAACAGTTATGTCAAGATTAAAGGATATAAATTCAAACTTTCAGAATCCTGATCAAATATTTGATGAGAAAATTACAGAAATTACTAGACAAATTCAAGAATTAATAAATAAAAAAATTATTCAGATTACAGATCTAGAACAAATAAAAAAAAATATAGTCAACTTGTCTGAAAAAGCAGATAGGTTGAAGTCTACTAAGTTAGCCCTTCCTAAACAAGTAACAGAAAATATTGCAGAAGCAAATGAAATAATTGATACACTAAAAGATGATCAGGTTGGATTAGCAAATTATGATGCATCTGTTAATACTATAAAAAGAATAATTAAATTATTGATTATGGAAATTGATACAGGAAATACAAGTGTTCCTTCTCCTTGTGTACTTTTCCCTTGTAATGAAAAAAAATATATGACATCTACAGCCATTTTAAGTATTATTTTGGGAATTATAGGAATTATTATTGTCATTATTATGAGTTTTTTTCGTACTAAAAGTTAAAGTTCGTTTGTAGAACATAATCATCGTAAAAATTAGGTACTGGCCAAACGTCTGTTCAATTCTTTTTTACATAAATTTATTAATTTTCAGTTAATAAATTCACATATTAATCTTCTCATACAGTTCGCATAGCTTTTTATCAAATGACACGAATTTTTCATTCATAGTCTCTCGAATCTGTTTTAAACAATGAGATGCCTTTTCTATGTCTCCTACTAGATTATCAAAGATTTCATCATTTGAAAAAAAGATATTCTCTAGATCGAGTTTCATCTCGCCCAAAATGTCATCTATTTCATCGTCTGTCAACACAAAAGAATCTTCAATACAAACATAAATATCAGAAAACTTCTGTTTGTGAGGATAAAAACTATTCTTAAGATTATATAATATATCTTGTATCTTAACACCTAATTCTTCTTCTTCAACATCAAGAAAACCATCGAGTTGGATGGAGAATATTTCAAAGGTTTCTCGCAAGTCTTCACGTAATTCATATATCTTTGAATCTGATTTACAGTCAAGTGACATATTAATATTCATATCGAAGACGTCCTTTTCTTGATTAGTCATTTGTTATTTCTGAAAATTGTTATATAACGATTTGATAAAAATCAAATTAATTTTTTTATTTATCTTAATAAATGAATTTAACTTCAAAACAAAAAATAGGCGGATTTGTTGCAGTAGGAATATGTGTGTTATCTTTGGCAATAGTTGGAATATACTTTGGTTTTATAAAAAAAGATCCTAAGCCGGCTTCTCCTCCTCCTCTTAAGCCGGCTTCTCCTCCTCTTAAGACGACTTCTCCTCCTCAGACGACTTCTCCTCCTCAGACGACTTCTCGTCCTCAGACGACTTCTCCTCCTCAGACGACTTCTACTACTTGTCCTGCTATTTGCGAAAGTCACCTAGGAGGATCTGGGCGGTGCAAAAAGTACAAAAGCTCATCAGGATGGTGTGGCAACGACGCCGACTGGGGGCTAGGATACGTCTCAGCGCATCAAACACTGATGACCGACTGTACCATGTGCGGCTAAGCCGATGCCGTAGCAGTAGTAGAACAATCAAAGTTTGGAGTTTAATTATTAGTAGCATGATTTTTATATTCACAAGTAGTTTGTAAATAAAATGAGTACATCACTCAATCCTCTGAGTATTTCGCATCAAACCAATACTATGCAATCTTGCACGCAGACCATCAACCCATTCGGCATGCGAATGTACAGGTTCTAACATGACGATAAGGCGTTTAACATCTGTGTGAATCTCTTCTAACTTTTCATACATTTTATCATTCTGAAGAGTCATTTTTAACAACAAGTTTGCGTTTTCTTGCTGAAATGCTTCTGTTCGTTTTTCAGACTCTGCAATTATCTTTTTTAGTTCGCAATTATTATACTCGTTTACTAAAGAGTCTTTACACTCCATTTTAGTAATTATTTATATTGTCTTTATTTGATTTTAGACTTGATATAGTAAATGGAATTATGATAGTAAGACATTTAAAATACGATCCATAACCATTTCTCTGTAAAAATAATCTAGATTACGTAATTACTATACACTCTCATCACGATAATATTTTTTCAATAATAGAAGTAGTACTTTTATCAGGTACATTGTTTATTAATATAATACTTTTTAAACTAGGATGTTTTTCGTATATTTGTTCTTTAGTATAATCGTCTCCTTTTGTCCAACAATCAGGATCTGTAATTTTCATTATTTCATCTAGAGTAGTTTCTTTTTCTATATTTTCTTCATTATATAGTACAATATAGTCAACATAAGAAATTGTTTTAAACAAGTTAATTCTATCTTTATAGTTGTTAATAGGCCTTTTGTCTCCTTTTAAGACTTTTATTTGCTCATCGCTGCTCAAACAAACAATTAAAATGTCTCCTAACGATTTAGATTCTCTTAAATTATTTAGATGTCCAACATGTATAATATCGTAACAACCCGATGTTAGGATTATTTTAACATCCATATTCGCTCGTATAGACTTTACAACCTCTCTCAAATGATCATTATCATAGATTATCTTAGAATCTTCAGTATAATTATTACAACGAATTGATAATAACAGAGGTGGTGTATCACAATGAGATAGACTTTCAAAGTCGCTAGTTTTCACCAAACTACCCTGTTTTATATACTGGCTATTTACAAATACTCTTCCATCTAGTATAAAATTGTAGTTATTTTTTTTATAATGATCTATGTCATTTGTCTTAAAATATTCACATCTGATAATAGAGTTATTAATAACTTTCTCAGATTGAGGTTCGAGAAAAAAATGGCCATATTGATCAATATTTTCTGTAATATTTTTTACAGAACTTTCATATCCGGTTTTTGAACGTTGATATTGATCATCAATGCGTAACAAATCATTTTTATCAGAAAAATGTACATTTTCATCAAAAATTTCGATCTCCATAAGAGTTATTGATTCTGAAAAACAAGTTATACCATGAAACTTTTTCTTAGGTATAAAAATACTATCCATTTTATTGAGTATAACTTTTTCGTTGTTCAATAAACGAATAACAGCACAACCATCTATCACAACAATAATAGTGTCTTTCTGAAAATGAGTATGTATCGAAGTACTATGAGATTTATTTAGTGTTAAGAACCAAATACCTATTTTCGCAGATTCATATATTAAGAATTCATACCCCCATGGTTTAATACAGACACAACTTTTATAATTGACATGAACACTAGGTATTTTTCGAGTGTGATTATCACATATTTTTTTTTCTTGCTTAGTAACAGATAATATCTTCATTTTATATCTTAAAAAGCTTGTTTTAGACTATATTATTTGTTTGGTGTATAGAAAAAATTATTTAAAAACATTGGTTTTAAATATTAATAATATGACTATTTTTATAGCTGGAGGTTCAGGTCTTGTTGGTAGATGTTTATCTGAAAAGTTAAAAACACAAGATATACCATATATTTGTAGCTATTTTACAAGATTTGTTGAGAATGGTGTTGCAATAAGGTTTGATGATCCAGAAGAATTATACAACTTTTTCGTACAAAATCATATAACCGTGTGTATAAATTGTATTGTACAACGTCAAACAGATATATGTGAGAAAGATTGGTTACAGACTAAACAAATAAATATTGATTATGCTGCTAATATAGCGAAAGCATGCGCTAAAAAAAATATATATTTGATTCATATTTCAACAGATTATGTTTTTGATGGAAAAACACAGCCAAATACAGTTTCATCTCCTACGAATCCCTTGCAAAATTATGGAATATCAAAATTAATCTCTGAATTCCGTGTAAAACAACTAGTATCTAAGTATTTGATTATTCGCGTTCCTGTATTATATTGGAATAAAGTACAATCTCTAGATGAATGTGCTATAACATTAATCGGTAAAAAGGTATTAAACCAATTTGATACATTTGAAGAAGATAATGATAGCATTCGTAGACCAATATGGATACCTGATTTTTGTAACTTTATTTGCCAATGTATAGAGCAACAAATAACAGGTTTAAAACACTTTTTTAATCCAACAGATAAATTAACTAAATATCAAATAGCACAGCTCATCGCAAATATTATTAACAAACCATATACACATATTGTACCATCTAACTCAAATAATGTTAACATGGCAGATAGACCATATGACACCGAAATTGTAGATTACAGTTACCCGATTACCGATTTTATCTCATCTAGTTTAGATGAAAATATACAAAAATGTTTTAGTAGATTTATTCATCCTACAATAGGCGTATCAAAGGATATATTTTTATTATTTGACTTAGATGGTACTCTTATAGACACAGATTATATACATTATGAATCATATAAAAATGTCTTGAGCAAATACAATATTCTATTAACATATGATGAATTTGTAAAGGAAAACAATTATGGTTGTTTGGATACGTTACTAAAAAAAATGGACATAGATTTTCATACTGTTAAACAACAAAAGAATGAAGAATTTAAACGTAACAAAAACATTAGATTTATAGAAGGTGCAGAAGAATTAATACAAAATTGTATTCAAAATGACATCAATTTTGCAATCGTTACAAATACTTCAAAAGAATTGGTAACACATGTTCAATCTCAGTTGCCTTTATTAGGACAAGTAAAACAATGGATTGTACGTCAAGACTATAATCGTCCTAAACCAGATGAGGAGTGTTATCTTCTAGCAAAACAAAAATATTATAAAGGAGAGAAATTTTGTATTGGGTTTGAAAACTCAATCAAAGGATACAAAGCTGTTAAAAACAGTTGCGACTGTGTTTATTTCATATTGGAATCAAAAAATGATATTTACAAGACAATGATAAAAGAAGATGTATATTTGTATCCGAATATGAAGATAAATAACATAATTAATTAAAAAGTTTGTTATTACTTTAAGATTATCTCACTTTTCTGATTTATAACAACCTGCCGCCAATTCTCTTACAAAACCATAAAACAAATCAGGTCTCATACCATCTGCCATCTCACTTGCCTGTCTCTTTTGAGATAATACTTCCATTGCAAATTCCAAAGCCTCAATTGTTTGACTAGAAAAAATTGCACTTTCTTCCTCATCCATATCTGAGTTTCCTGACTCATTGATAGCTCTCCATTTTGCTTGCAATTCAGCAGAATACTCATTTATCAACTCTTCGTTTCGCTCTTTAATGGCTGAAAACAACCTTTTTGTTATCTTTGTCATTTCAGGATCAGATACAACGTTTCCATTTTCGTCCTTGTATTTACAATTTCTTCTTTGAAAATCAGTACAAACTATCATATCTTTCAGAGGAAATTCAAGAGCGTATTTGGCGTATCCAGAAGCTCCATTTTGAACGTGAACAGGATTCAAATTCTGAACGTGTTCTTGTAAATGAGCATCGGTTATTGGCATCATATTATTTATTATGTGGTTTGTAGTGTTTTGATTCACAGTTGAAGTATTTGACGGTTTTGATATAGCTTTCTCAGCAAGAGTCTGTATCATGTGTTGTAAATTTTTGTTTTGTATCTTTTGCTCGTCATGCAACTCTTTTATCAATATTTTTTGTTCTTCTATTATCCTATCTTTTTCTGATATTATCTTATCTTTTTCTGATATTATCCTATCTTTTTCTATAAATTTTTGTTTAGTCTCTGAAAGTTCAAGAGATTTCTGATCTAATAGATGTAGTTGTTCTTGTATTACAAGAGTATTTGATTTGCATATTCTTAAATGACTATTTAATGAAGATTTTACCGCAAAACATGTTTTGCAAAAAGAACATATATGTTCTTTTATTGGTTCTTTATTTTGCTTAACAAGACAATATTTAACTGTTTTTTGATGATGTTTCAATGAAGATAATGTTGTTAAGACTTTTTCACAGTATTCACACTGCATATTTATGTGAATATCATAATTTTTTAGATTAAATTAGAAAAAATTAGAATTTATCTAATTTATTATAATTTTTTTAACCAAAATAACAGGAAAGTTTAATATCACTTTCCATTTCACAAAACTCAAAATCTTGAGAGAGATGGAGGTCCTCCAAAAGGATCGGTCTCAAAAATGTTTCTTTTTTTCAGCCCTCCTCCTCCGAACAATTGCTCCAAAAATTTTTCTTTCTATAAAATAATTGTAATATTTTGAATATTACAATTCCTCTTCATTTGCAAATACAATTAAATTGCGGGTATTCACAATCACAACACAATTGTAAATCTCTTCGACATACAGGACATGGAATTCCTCCATCCATTACGTGCTCGTTATCATCATCTGTATAATCTAGTTTGCTTTTAACATATGTATCTAAACACTCTAAGCAAAACCGATGCTCACATTTTGTTTCCTCAAACATATGCATTTGTTCATCTTTTAGACATATCGCGCATTTATCGATTGGGCTTGTAATGAGATGTGCAGAACATTTATCTTGACAAAGTGAATGGTGCAAACATACATGTTGCTTATCAATATTTTTAGTCAAATCATTAAACGATGAGAAGATAAAAGTTATATTATTATTTTTATCGTAATGAGCAATACAATATTCGACGTATCTGCTCGTATTATTACGAAACCAAGTAAACTTAAACTCACACTCGGTGCAAAGCTTTTCAAGACGAACTGTACCAGATTTTCCAGAAATGTAAAACGGACCTATATTTATAAATAGCTTATTAGAAGAAGTAAAATCGTCATATGTTTTTTGTGTAATTTTACTAGTCATTTTCTTATTTAGATTGCATTTAGCACAATACTATTTCATTTTTATTTTTCGATTTAAGTCAAACAGATGGTTTTATGTTACAAGAAAAGTTTGTGTAACTATTATTATAATAAGCACCAGATACAATATCTAACTTATCATTTTTGTTAACTGTTATTGGATTTGGAATGTCAATAAAAGGAGTGTTAAAATTTGTTGAGATACTAGTTATTTTTGTCGTAAAAGGATTAGTAACAACAGTCCATGTACTACCATTTGTAGAACTATACATTGTATTAGTACCTTCTCCACCAGCAAACCAGCGATCTTTAACCCACTCTACACAATTACCCTGTATTGTAAAAATGTTATCATTTACTGTGTTCCAATTTGCCCCATCTGGAGATGTTAAAATGTTATCATTAGTATTAGAATCTTTTCCAACAGCAACCCACATACTACCATTCCAAGCAACACCATTTCCTGATATTGAAAAAGTTCCAAGTGCTGATATCCACGTTTCACCATTATCATCTGAATAATAAATAGTTTCACCGTTAGAATTAGAAGCATCACCGACAGCAACCCATCTTTTTCCATCGTGCGCAAGTCCTTTTCCACCGTTTGAAAAAACAATACTCGTTGATTTAAACCAATCTATTCCATTGTCTGAATATGCAATATTTTTACCCGTAGAGTCCTTTCCAACAGCAACCCATCGATTTGCATTATACGCAATACCATTTCCAGATGTTGAAAAAATATTAGTTATTGAAGTCCAGTTTTTTATATTATTTGAATACATTATTGTATTTATCCCTTCTCCTACAGAAACCCATATTTTCCCATTCCATGCACCCGCATTTGCTCTGACTGTGTATGTTTCTATTATAGGAGTAAATGCGGCATCATAAAAATTTTTAGATAATATTATCATAGAAGAGTTAAAAGATTGTAAATAATTTGCGAAAATAATGTTATAAATTCCATCAGTTGCGAAATCATAAAATACAAGGTCTTGTATAGGTGGAAAAAATGTTTCCCAATTATTATCTTTGAGAGTTGAAATAATTAACCCGTTTTCACCTGTTGCATACAATTCTTGGCTTGGAAATAAAATCTTATTTTGTCTGGCTGAATTATAAGACACTCCATACCCTTTTGTAAAAAGAGAATTTGATTTATTTTTTACCCATGAAATTCCATCTCTTGAATATGCATCATTGTTGTCCCCTATACCAATCCAACTAGAACCATTCCATTCTACACTATATATTTCACTTAAAATTGGAATATTTAATGTATGGTTCCAATTAAAACCGTCATATGAATAAATAAAAGGACATGTTGGATTATTGTCAAGTGCAATTTTACCACCAGCAACCCAAACATTGCCATTCCAAGCAACAGTGTTTAAATCAAGAGTAGTAATATTACTGATAATTGGAGGAAAACTTTTATCCCAAGTAATACCATCTAATGAAGTAAGAATATAAGATGTTCCAACAGCTACCCATAAACTACCATTCCAAGCTACACTTTTCATAGAAGTTAATGGTACTTTATTATTTATAATAGTTGAGTCAAAATTAAGAGGTCTAACATCAGTTTTTGCATAAACTATACAGCCATGATTTAGATTATCAGTACCTACAGCAACCCATATTTTTCCATTACACGCAACTCCATTTGCTTCATCAGTAAATTCTCTTGCACAAGTACTCCAATTAATACCATCTTGTGAGTTTTGTATAAAGCATTTATTATTTCCTTTTTGTTTACCTACTGCTACCCAGCCAAACTCATTCCAAGCTATTCCATTACCTTTGCTAAATCCTTCATTTGCATTTGCACCGGTAAAATTTACTGGTAACCAATTAATTCCATCATCAGAGTATGCAATAGTATTTTGTCCTTCACCGACGGCAATCCATTGTCTACCATTCCACGCAACACTCCTACCAGAATCTGAAAAAATATCATTACCTAACCCAATCCATTTAATATTATCGCTTGAATAAGCAATAGTATCGTTAGGACCTGTTCCTACAGAAACCCATCTATTAGGAATTGAAGGTCCAAAAGTATACTGTTGATATCCATCTAATAATTGATTATCAAGTGAACAAATTATGTCAGATGAAGTAATAGTACCTTTACTAGAAAAATTGATCGTTTTCTTTATTTTTGTCAATTGATTTGGTATATTTATTTGAAATTCAGAAGAATTACTAGTGGGACCGGTTGGGCCTTGAGGTCCTATTTCTCCGATTGTTTTTTTAATTGAAAATTCAGGCATTTATTTATTAATTATAAATTTTAATAAATTTATAATATTGTAAAAATTATCTTACGTATATTTGAAAGAAAATATAAAAATAACTACTATGGGGGACTTCCATTTGAACCGACTCGAAATTTAATCGGTTTTTTTGTAGCATCAGCTGGTTTTTAAAAATCGGAGCAACAAAAAAATTATTTTCTTGGTTTCCTATTAAATTTAAAAATTCATATAAAATTACCTTTGGATTATCTTTTTTATTTTGCTCCTCCGCTTTTTTTGAAAATGTCTCAATATTTTTAGATCTAAAGAATATACTTACTATTGAGCAATAAGTTCTCTGTAATAAGAATCTGAAATAAAACACATAATGAATACAGATAATAAGCCGTATTTGGTGATCAAAAATAAAAACTAATGACGCTTTTATTTTATAAACTTGATACAATCTCTTATTTATATCCGAATATGAAAGTAAATACTTATTCATAACGTTTTGCCAAGTATAATCCGTAAAAATAGCTATATACTGCTTTATTAGGTTGATTTATAAAACAGTGAGCATTTCCTAACCATATTAGTATAGCCATCGACGTTAATACATCTACTCTATTTAATTCATTCTCAAGAAGGGGGGATAATGTTATATTCAGATTGCCACCAGTAACATCAAGAGTTTCTATCTCGCTATTGTCAAATTTATCATATCCGCTAATAGCAAATTTTAATTTTGCAAAATCATATTCGGGTACTCCAAACAGTTGTGTTTTACCAAATGATGCTTTTGGATCAATAAATATAATATCATGTGTTTGTTTGTTGATTAAAATATTATTAAATTGACAGTCTCCATGTATAACACATAATTCGTGTTTTTGTTTACGATTGAAATAGTTAACAACACGATTGTAGTGTATATCGATAGATTCTGTGAACGAATGAATTGTAAGACCGTTTACAGATTTTATAAAAGAATACGTATTAATTAAGGAATGAATTATTTTAAAACGTTCAAATAATTTAGTCCTACATTCATATTCTATATCATCTGAAATAGTATTAAATGATACAATTTTTTGTGTTTGTATGTGTAAAGAGGTAAGCTTACTCTTAATACTTGAATACACATTTACTTTCTCATAATTATCAATCGTTTCGTATATTTTATACAGTGGTATATAGTTTGATAAATATTCCATTGAATACCAATGGTCACTATATTCAATTAATTTTGGAATAGGAAATATAATAGAGTTGGCATTTATATATTTATAAAACTCTTTTTCATTGTCTAACTTTACGTTGCCATAAGGTGATATAGATTCTTTTTTAATTATGGTATCAGATATGATCGTCAGACGATTAAAATGTGATCCATAACCATTTCGTACTAAAACATTCATAATTAACACTAAAATACTTATACTTTAGATAATATGTAAAATGCTTTACATATTAGAATGTATAAACGTTGACTTTTTGGCGTTATCTATTCGAAAGTTGTATAATATACCGATTTGCCAGATGACGAATATTCTGATATTAATAAACAATTATTAAAAGATACATTAATATCGTTTTCTAAAAAATCAAGTTGAGTAGTTTTGATTTCTTTACTCGCTTATCACGTTTTCGGATTACTTGTAATTACCAATTTCTCTCCTATTTTATTTGTAATAATTTTTATAACTTGAGACGTATCAAGTGCTTCGCAAAAGATACATTTATCTAAAAATAGGTTGTGTAATTCTGTATTGATTACATTATATGATATTTGATCAAAAAACTGAGAATTACAACCAATATGAAGAACAGTAGCCTTTGATCTTAAAACCTCTTCTTCAATATAATTAAAACAAGCCCCTACATCAAAAGATATTATGAAATTACAATGTGAATACATGTTTGTATTTTTACATAAATTTTCACAATCATTTGTGTGTGTATACTTAAAATCATGTACAGTGCTGATATTATTTTTACTATCGCATAATTTTTCACTTGTAATAAAATATATATCTGGAAATAAACCACATAATTTATCAATAATCACATTATGTTCAGTTGAACTAAGCTTTTGTCCGGATTTTGGTGTTACATCATTATAAAATACTATAGCGGAATTATGAGTATTTTTCCAGTTTATAAAGGCAGATATATCAGTTTTAGGGGTTCTAGGTAATAATTCTATATCTAAAATATCTGGCATATTAATATGAAATTTTTCTGCATACATTTTCTTAAATAAATTATATATTCTAGGTGAACAGCATTCTATATAGGAGTAATTAGTAGGTGATATACCAGCTATCCATGTATTTATCATTACAGTATTTTCATCAATAATATGATATGAATAGTTACTATAAGATGAATAAGAAGGGGGACTAATAATAATATTATTAATATCTGAATATAAAAAACTATAAGACGCAAGATTTACAATTATCTCAATGGTTGGATTATATTTTCTTATAGCTTTAATAATAGGTTGTGAATAATATTGATCACCATTATGATAATAGTTATACAATATTAATTTCATAGTATATTATATACTTTTATTAACTTTTTTTAAATAACAAATCGTATTAAAATATTCTATATAAGTTTAAAAGTAAATTTGGTAATAAAACAAAATGATATATCTTATCACTGGCATTACCGGTTTTTTGGGCCCTCATTTAGCCAACAAGTTAGTAAAGGAAGGACACGAAGTTTATGGATTAGTAAGAATTAACATGGGTCGTGAAAATGACATCAGAGATGTAGTAAATGATAATGTATTTTCTCAAATTAAATTTGTGTATTCGGATCTTATGAATTTCAGGAAATTGAATGATATCTTTAAAAATACAAAGTTTGACGGAGTTTTTCATTTAGCTGCTCAAACACACCCACCTACTAGTTTTAGCGATCCTATTGGCACATGGGAATGGAACGTAATGGGTAGTGTCAATTTAATGACTGCTATGTTAGATCACCAACCTGAATGTAAATTTGTATTCTGTTCCACAGTAGAAGTATATGGAAACGAAGGTGTAGATGGACGCAAATTAAAAGAAACAGACACACTTTTACCTGCCAATCCTTATGGTGCATCAAAAGCAGCTATTGATTTGTATATTCAAGAAAGAATGAAAAATAAACAAATGAACGCTGTGGTAGTTCGCCCGTTTTGTTTTACTGGCCCTAAGAGAGGTTCTAATTTCTCTATCTCATCCGATGCTCTTCAAATTGCTAAAATGATATTGGGAAAACAAGAGAAAGTTCTTCGAATTGGTAATTTAGATACTACTCGTGCAGTAACGGATGTTCGCGATATTGCATCCGCATTTTATCTTATAATGATAAATGAATGTACAACTGGTAAAGTTTATAATGTATGTGGCGGAGAGCCTTTGAAAATGAGATATTATACAGAAAAACTACTAGAGTATAGTGGTCTTTCTGATGTAAAGGAAGAAATTGATCAAAAACTATGGAGGCCTATAGATATTCAATATCAAGACGGTGATCCTAATAAAATTATGTCAGATTTAGGATGGAAACCCGAATATACTATTGACCAGACAATTAAGGATTTACTTAATTATTGGGTCAAAAAGTTGAAAAACAATCCTTAAAACAATCAAGCCACCATCTTTTTCTTTCTATTTTAAGAATAGGAATAAAGTAGTTTTATTATCCGGTGTGTTAGAATATATTGAAATAATTTTATTATATAATATAATAAAATGCAAGAAAACGAAATTATAATAATCGGCGCAGGTATCTCAGGACTCTACGCTGCTTACAAATTAAGAAAACTACATCCAAATAGTAATATAACAATACTTGAACAAAATCAGATAGGAGGCAGAATGGGATCGCAATCATTTGAAGGAACTGACGTAGTTACAGGAGCAGGTGTTGGTAGAAAAAGGAAAGATAAATTACTAATAAAGTTATTGAAAGAATTGAAAATACCATATGGAGAATTTGTATCAAAACATTATTACTCACAGACGTTAGCATGCAGTTCATCTAATGTAAAAGAGACGTTTATGAAACTGCGCAAGCGTTACAGACCTTGTAAAAAAACATTTAAGCAGTATGCTGAATCGATACTAGGAAAGGAAAAATATAAGACCTTTGTAACGTGTTCTGGGTACACAGATTATGAACAAGAAGATGCGTATGATACTCTATGCCATTATGGGTTTAATGATAACTATGAAAATTGGACAGCACTTTCTATTCCATGGACAAAATTATTACTTGCTCTAATTCATAAAATCAATATAAGAAATATTCATTTGAGGAGTCGTGTAGAAAAAATAGAGAAAATATCTGATAATCATTTTTTTGTATATACAAATAAACGTGTGTATACATGTAATATGATTATCGTGGCTACAGCAATAGATAGCATTAGAAAACTTCTTCCTAAAGAAAACATCTACAGAGGTATTAAAGGACAACCATTTTTACGTTTATATGGAAAGTTTTCAGAGTGTTCTATACAAATTATGAAGGAATATGTAAAGGGGTACACAATCGTTGCTCAACCTCTGCAAAAAATAATACCTATGAATCCAGACAATGGTGTTTACATGATAGCATTTAATGATAACAAGTCAAGCAAATATATGAAAAAATGGTTAGAAAACACAGATGAGAACCGTGCAAAGATTTGTATAATTATCAAAAAGGCTCTCGGTATTCCTATGGAAATAAAAATTTATTTATCTAGTATTGTAGAGTTTTATTGGAATATAGGAACTCATTATTACACTCCACTCGATCACAAAAAATATAAAAACCGATGTGAATTCATAGACGCAGCACAGCATCCTACAGATGGTATTTTAGTTGTGGGTGAATCAGTAGCAGAAAATCATGGATGGGTCGAGGGTGCTCTTAAAAGTGTTGAATGTATATTATATTGAATAATAATACTTTATTAAGTATTATTATGTCGATTAAATAGACCAGTCTATAGTTGTTCTTAATAATTCCTCAACTTTTCTAAATATCATAGAACCAAAGAAGCCGTTATCTGCGGACAAAGGTGAAGGATGAACACCTTTGATTATTCTGTTTTTATCAGAGATTAAACGTTCTTTTTGCTTTGCAAAATTACCAAGAAGCAAAAAAACGCATGATTTATTATGTTCACTGATAAATTGAATAACATTATTTGTAAATTCTTGTCATATTTTCAGATGACTTCTTGGTTTTCCTTTAATAACTGATAATGAAGCGTTTAAAAGAAATATTTTATCTCTGTAAAATCATTTTTCAAGGTTGCCTGAATTAAACTTATATTCGCGTTCAGGAAATTCTTCTTGTAATTCTTTATATATATTACGCAATGATGGAGGTATTTTTATGCCTTCTGGAACTGAAAAACTTAACCAATTTTTGAATATTAAAGTTTGCTAGGTAGTCAAAATGTTAAGAGATTTTCTAATATCAAGAATATACTTGATTAGAAATTTTTGCTTTGTAAAAGCCATAATTGGATATGTTTTGACAGTATCAACTACAGAAGTTTCAAATATAAACTCTGAAACTTTAATGTATATAAATCCTTGATTTAATGGCACTTGGATTTCTGAATCAGATTTTTGTGTATAATCAATCGTCAATGCTTCTAATTTTGATTTCAAACAAAATATAAGAGAAGTTTGATGTAAATTGGTGTATTGTGTATCTTGTCCATAGTATTTAGACTTCCAAGAGAGAAATGTAGATGAAGAAGAAAGATCGCATGGACGTATAATACTCCAATCCGTATTAGCATCAAGCCATCCTAATTGAGTTAAAATATATGCTATGAAGGCGGAACACCAAAATCGATCAGTCTTTTGCGGCTTGATATCAATTCTGAGTGTAGCAAGAAGCCAGTCGGAAAGACACATGTCATATGGTTTCAAAAAAACCTCAGAATGAATTTTTTGCAAAGCCTTGTCTGATATGTAAGATTTGCATTTTCTTACATAAATATTTTTGTCTTTAGAAATAACAGCATCCATTGGAGTTAGACGAACCCCAATATTTTGTTTTCCTGTTTCTGGATTTACGCACGCCTCATAACCGCATTCCCATAGGTATATTCCTGTAGAAACTAAAAATGGAGGATCGACAACTACTAACCCTACATGTACGTAAGGAGAATTAGTAAAATATTCAATACATTTATCTAACAACCACCATCCTGTCATAGATTTTTTTTCAGTAAATAACATAAGATCACCTGTTTCAAGATGCATATAATCAATAATTATATTAAATATTTTCTTTCGTTTAAATATATTAAATGCTGGAAGAGTTTTGCAAAGAAATAACAAATACTTATGATACCAATATATTAGATAATCAGTCTGAGTTTGTACAGAAAAAGTTTTTAGATATGTCTCTTAAGAATAGGAATAACACAATTAATCTTGGAAAAAAGGTTCTTATGGAGCTTATATGTAATCATTATTCTCCAAGTGTAAAGAAACCGATAGCTGATTTTATAGGAAGACCAAAAACTCTTAGTATTCATTGGCATCCAGTATATCAAAAGATTATATATATATTTGGAGAATGGCATAACAATTTTATGGATTGTAAAATGTTTAAGAAAGATGCAGTTACGGTTCCGATTGAAAATTACTTATATGATTTAATGCTAACAACTGATGTGTTTTTAGACATTTATATTGAACTTAGCTCATATAAAGGTGGAGAGTATAGTCCACCATACCTTCCTGGTCTCGCAGATGAAGATGAATTATTTAAAAAATTTAGACAATGCTTACAGTATAATACCCGCTCAGACGCATCTTGTCGCTTAGCAAGAGTTCATTATTTTGATATTAGAAATAATAATATTAAAGAAGAAAATATGGAAGAAGACAAAATTACCATACTCTGGTTAAAACAAAAAATACAAAATATTCTTATTACTAAACGAGATAATAAAGGTCTGTGTGTTCATTTTCTTAAACGTTTGTTAAAAAAGTACCCAAAAATAACTATTTTATTAAGGGAATTAGTTCAAGATGATATAGAAAAGGTATCTGAGATTATGAAAAAACAGTTAGCAGAGGAACCATCCATAAAAAAGGAGTTGGACAAAATTGTTGAGAATCCAGAATTAAAAACGAAGATTTTAAGTTTCTATGGTAAAATAATTTCTAAAGAAATAAAAAGCGTTATTCCGGATATTAAAAAATACATAATAAATATACTAAATTATAAGCGAGAATCAAAAGATGTACTTTTCAAATCAATGAAAACAATAAATACTCTCTTACTAGAAGTAATGGTATGTTTCGCAGATGTGTACTTGTTAGCACGTATGTTTAAAGATTTTGATATGTCTGAGATGGAAAAAAAGGCATACAAAGGTGCAACAGATCAACCAAATCGTGCAAAAAACATAATCATATCTTGCGGTGATATACACGCTATTAATTATAGAAAATTTTTAAAACGTATAGGTTTTCATCGGATTGAACATTCTGGTAATTTAAAAGAGGATATAACAACTCCTATTCCAAACACACCTAAATATTGTCTAGATATGAGAAACATAAAACAGCCACTTTTTTCATATAAGCGATATGATTTACAGAAAAAGGATGAAGAATTTGAAAAATAGCTCAAAACGAAATTAATGCAGATCTAGCTCGGTTTGGTATTCCTAATACAATTGTTAATGATTGTAGAAATTATAACAGAGAAGACATGATTGACTTGGTTAATATATGGTTTCCTACGGGACCTGTACATGATTGGCCTTTAGCGTTTATGCCGTTTATAGAAGAACAGGAATACAAAAAGGTGCCGATTATATCAGGCTCTATCGAATCATCAGTGCCTCTTCGTAAAATTCCTGCAGAAGCCAAAATTATATACAAAAATAATATGTCATGGGGAGATGCGTATCTATTTCGATCTGCATCTTGTCCTGAACAAGGTAAAAAGGGTATATTGCACGGATCATTTCGAATTAGCAATGATGACCATATTCGCAGGTCATTTGAATGTCGCTTTATGATATTCAAAAATAAAACACCAAAGGCAGGATTATAATTTTATACATTTTCGATGTAGAATACTAAAGTACCCATCGAACAACTTGATAAATATAAATTTGAAAATATAATTAATTATTAATTATATTATATTATATTATTATAAAAACATGTTTAATGTACGACATATACCAGAAAATAGATTTTCTCGTTCACCACAACGTTATCAGCCACGTGACCCTTTGCAAAATGACGAACGGCCACTTCCAATAGGTTGGGAAAGACGTATTAGCAATAATGTTGATCCAAGTAGAGTATATTACACTAATGGAAGACAAAGTCAATGGAATTTTCCAAATCAGGAAGCAGAATATCAAGCTCGTATTGAACTTGAAGAACGTGAAGAACGTCAACGTGCACAAGCGGTAGAACGTCGAGCTCGTCACCGTATTCAACGTGCACAAGGGGTAGAACGTCGTGCACAAGAGGTAGAACGTCGTGCTCTTATGGCACGTGTACTAGCGGAAGTACGTAGAAATCGTCGGATTGGTCTCAATCTACAGGAACATTTAGAATTATTAACAAGTAATAATCATTTTAATGATTATAATAGGGGTATAGTATTGGGTACATTAAGACAATTTATACTTAATGACAATATGGAACCTACTAATAACCCAGTTAGCGTTCGGGTGTATATAGAAGATTTACAGCATTTAATTGATTTTTTAGAAAATCCAGTCGTACATTCTGATTTAAAATTTCTTTGTGAAAGGATTTTTGAAGAAATGTATAAAAAACTAGCTGAAGAAAAGAAACTAATTGATTCTGGACATACAACGCATAATGCAAGAGATACTGCAGAAATAAATTTTCATTTAAATGTATTAAATTCTATATATAGAGAATTTAGATATATTATACCCCAATAAATTACTAACCAAACGTTGATTTATAAATAATCAAAAACCTCTTTTTAGAAACTTCAATTATGAAATGGTTGTATTTTGGATTTTCCAATTAAAATTATAGTAATGAAAAAATTATGAAATACGGACATTAGATAATTAATATTCAAAAATATCAAATTTTGCGTAATTTATCTAGATTATATATAAAATGAATATTCCGGATACACATTATGTTCGTTTAGTATTTAGAATTGATCCATATGTAACTAAACCATATACGGATATTTGGGACTCATTAAAAAAAGAATGTGAGTATAATAACTCAAATGAAGAAATTGTTAAAGAATGGTTATCTATGTGTAAAACAGAAACAATATGCAATTTACCATATTTAGATTGTTCAGAAGGCGGTATTGGTGCTAGTAATACTAAACAAATCCGATTTAGACCATTTTACAGTGATATATCTGGTTTTAAAGATAATTATATTATATTTGATGTTCAAAATGGTAATAAAGAAAAATGGTCTTTGGATGAATTAGATGAATTAATTTGTGGGTTTGTTAAATACTCTAATGAATATGTTATCAAAGATTGTATACAAGGAGTTATCGAATTTGTAAATAAAAATAATTTTGATGATAATTACTTATAACTCAATACAGACTCTCTTACATCTTTTATAAGAAATTTCGTGACTATAATAATACTTTGTAAGTATTATTATGTGAATTCTTGTCAAGTAGTTACTAATAATGATATTTTTGTGGATTTCCTAGTTTCTTAAGATAATATTCCATAAATATGGATAAACATCCTGATATTTTTTTAGTAAGTGGTCGTTTTGTATTCTTTTGTCCCCATTTTCTTAATACCTCTCTATTCATGTAATGTTCTCTTTGGAACCGGTTTTTATTTGCATAACCAGTATACAATGGTTTTCGAGTTGTTTGATAAAACCGAAAAAATTCCCCATATAGTAAACAAAATTCTTCAAATTCAAACCCATATTCAGCTTGTTGTTTAAAGCGTCGTTTCTGTTTTTCAAATTCTTGTTCTTCTGCTTTTTTCTGTTCTTCAATTATTCTCTGTTTCTCAACCCTTTGCGCATCTGCACATTGTCGTTCCTGAATTTTTTGAGGTGTCTGTTCATCAAGATAATCTGTACATAATCTTCTTATTTCATTCCAACTAGGACCTATATATTTAATACCTTTGTATTTTTCTACAAATTTAGCAGTTATTGATCGCATTTGTATATTTGGAATAAGAACATTGGTAACTTGTTTTATTGATGTAAATGGACATTTTAAGATGTCTTCTGGGTGTTGTTCTTTTTGTCGTTCAAATTCAGAATTGATTACATTTCTTTCATATGTTTTTCCAGAAGTAAGAATAACCGGATCTACCATAAAAGAATATGATATTGGGCATAATAACTCCTCAAGAAGAGCTTCTGCTATTTTTGCTTGTTCCGGATTTTCGTTTTGTTCTAGTTGTTCAAGAATATTCTTTTCAATTTCTAATAATTCAATAAGAGACTTTACAATTTCTCTTTGTTCAGAAAGAGTCTTTTTTTGAACAGAACCTGATAAATGCCAATGGCACTTACTTGTAGCCATAGTTATTTATTATAAAAATTATTTTATATTTATATATTTATATTATAAAAACATGCTTAGATTATCTCGTTCACCACCTCATCAACCACGTGATGCTTTGGAAAATCACGAACGACCACTTCCATTAGGTTGGGAAACACGTGTTAGCACTACTGTTGATCCAGGTAGAGTATATTACACTAATAGACAACAACGTCAATGGAATTTTCCAACTCAGGAACGTCTAGCGCATATTCAACTTGCAGAAGCTGAATATCAAGCTCGTATTGAACGTGAAGAAGCTGAACGTCGAGCTCGTGTTCGTATTGAACGTGAAGAAGCTGAACGTCGATCTCGTGTTCGTATTGAACGTGAAGAAGCTGAACTTCTAGCTCGTATTGAACGTAGAAATCGTGAGATTGGTGGCAATCTACGTGACAAGTTAGCATTAATAAATACTGATGATTTTACTAGTTTTAATATGGTTTGGTTTGGTACATTAACACAATTGGTAAACGATGATATAGATGATATAGAACCTATGACCCCACATAGCGTTCGGATGTATTTATTCGATTTAGGGATATTAATTCGTATGTTAAAAGATCCAGACGTAGATTCTAATTTAAAAAGTCTTGGTGAAAAGATTTTTGAAGAAATCTTTGAAAGACTAGCCAAAGAAAAGGACCTAATTGATTCTGGACGTACAACGCATGATGAAAGAGATACTGCAAATTTAATTGAACAATTAAATGGATTAAATTCTATATATATTAGTTTTATGAAATATATGAATTCTATAAATAATATACCATAATAAATTACTAATCAAAAACCTTGTATGTAATACGCTTGTAAACAGTTTTATGCTTACACTTTAATCAAGAATATATGGTTCTTAATTTTTCTTTAATTTCCTCATTCTGGTTAATAATTTTTGAAAGCATCTTGATAATCGTTTCGTTATCAGATTTCTTTTGTTCAAATCTATTCTCATTAGTTGTCTCTAAAGATTCAATATACATTGCTGATACTTGAGTGTCATATGCAATTGAATACATTTTATTAGTACTCTATAATTCTTAAATAAGATTATTTCTAATTTAGGAATTTATAAAGCCATAATTTTAAATGATATATAATGTGTGTAAAAGAATATGTTAAAAAACCTATAATAATACTTTTGTGAGTATTATTATATTTTCATTCTAGAAATAGAAACTCGCAATTTAAACGTTTTATTAATTCTTCTTTGATAAAAATTCTTAACTCATTTTCATTCTGATAACTTAGAGTGTGTGGAATTATCAATACATCTATATTATGTTTTTTACACAATTCTAATTTTAATTTATCACGTTCTTGTTGTCTTTCAAAATCTCCTTCGTTTCTATGAAAATGATGAATATATTCGTAGTGTTGTTTTCCTTGATACTCAAATGCTAATCTTAGGTCTTCACAAAAACCATCTAACTCTAAATTATGACCTGAAACACCATTTTTTAACCAATTTGGTCTAATACTTGCAAATGGCAATCCGGTATATTCTTCTAATATTTCTCTGCATAATTTTTCCGAACGACTCTTAGAACAATAAGGACACCAAGTGTTTGAGTTCTTAACACTCTTAAAGTTAGCTAACCAAGTATGACCTTCATTACATTTCCATTCCATAGAAATAAGAGCGTTAATATATTCTGTTGATAAACATTTACCATCTCTGCTAATAGCTAATTCTTGGCATTCTTCCAAAGTTGATTTAGCTTTTCCTGCACAAGTAGGGCACCAACTACAACAATCCTTAACACTATTAAAAACAGCAAACCAAATATGACCTTCATTACATTTCCATTCCATATGAGTTTGATTATTAATATATTCTGTTGATAAACATTCACCTTCTCTGCTAATAGCTAATTCTTGGCATTCTTCCAAAGTTAATTTAGCTTTTCCTGCACAATTAGGGCACCAAGAGTTTGCGTTCTTAACACTCTTAAAGTTAGCTAACCAAGTATGACCTTCATTACATTTCCATTCCATAGAAATAAGAGCGTTAATATATTCTGTTGATAAACATTTACCATCTCTGCTAATAGCTAATTCTTGGCATTCTTCTAAAGTTAATTTAGCTTTTCCTGCACAAGTAGGACACCAAGTGCCTTTTTTAATATTTTTGAAAGTAGCAGGCCAAGTATGCTTTTCTTTACATTTCCATTGCATATTAGTTTTAACGTTAATATATTCTTTTGATAAACATTCACCTCCTTTACTAATAGCCAAGTCTTGGCATTCTTTCAAAGTTAACATTTTCTTTTACTGATAAAAATAATATATTCTAGTTGATTATTTCACTTTTATTTTTTGTTTTTTGTTGCCCGACGTTTTTTAGCAACTGCTTCTTCTTGTTCAATTTCTTGAAGCCACCTCTTATAAGCATTTTGAAACTGTTCAAGTTCTTCAGTCCATATATTTTTTTCACTCTTAGACCTTAATCCCTCCAATTTTTCTTTCAAAGAGGCAATATCATTATTAAGTTGTTTTATCTTATCGGCAGTAAAGGTTCTAACTTGCATTCGAAGAAGATAATCGTATCCTCCTTCGCCTTCAGTCTTTTTTGGGTCTTCATCATAGCCTCTCTTTTTTAAGTCATCAATAATGTCACTTTCATTTTCATTCATAATATTTATAGTCTTACTTACAACTTCTGATACAAAACGCTCTTTATTTCCAAGATATCTAATCTCTTTTTCTAATGCATCAAGCTGATGTCTTTTTCTCTTTACATAATAGTCAAATCTAACTCTGCAAAAATTGTCTAAAATTGAGTCTACAGTGTCGTGTTTCTTTATCTGTAGTTTTTCATTGAACATGACCATATTGGATGTGTAAAGATAGCTGTGTAGTTTTAAACTGTCCAAATCGCATCGGAAATCATCTCCTTCCGTGAGTACAAAATGGACATTCTTTGTAGACGAATAATTCGATACAGACTTGAGTTTTTTCTCAGATTTCAAATCTTCGCAAAATTCTGCAAAATTAGAAGTCCACATAGAAACTGGTAATTCTTTAACTTCAATAGCACCCTTCTTTCCTTCCTCGACAATTCCATATGAAATAAACCTATTTTCAGCATTCTTTTCTATCTCTCCTATAAATCCACGATACCAAGGTGTGAATTCAGGAAACATGCTAACAATATTTGTTGGATCATCAGGATCAGACACTAAAACTTCACCATCATTTTCTAAGTAAATTTTAATAGCTTCTACCATATCAAGAGGATTGTACAAAGGCACTTTACACGAGAAACCTGTTCCTATCCCAGCTGAACATCCATTAATCAACATCATTGGAATAATAGGAACATAAAATTCTGGCTCAATAAAATTACCACCGTCATCTCGCACATATGTTAAAATATCTTCGTCTTCTTCTCTAAAAATAAGTTCTGTTAGTGCATCCATCTTTGTAAAAATATACCTACCATTTGCCGAATCAGACCCACCTTCGAGCCTAGTCCCGAACATACCGTCACGATACAAAAGAGGTATATTATTTGAACCTGGAAATTCTTGTGCCATACCAATAATAGTTTCAAGCAGATTATTCTCTCCATGATGATAATCTGAATGTTCAGCTGTATAACCAGCTAGCTGTGCTACCTTAAGAGATTTTGCAGAGTACTTCAAATTTCTTTTCTTTACAGCATATAGAATTTTTCGTTGTGATTCTTTCAAACCATCAATTCCATTTGGAATGCTTCTAGCACAATCAGCGTGTGAGAATTTAATAAGTTCTCCATTTATAAAATTTGTAATACTCATTGAAGTTGTCTTTCCTTGATCATCAAGAGAGAAAGTGTACGCTTCAGGATTATATTGTTCCAGCCAAATTTTTCTAGCATCGGCACTTTTCTTGTGAAAAGCTTTCACCATACTAGCTAAAGATTGGTCGTCATTGACAAATTCTACCATCTTCAACCCAAAAGTATCTGGAACATCTTCAGCTTTTGTAGTACCAAGTCCCTTATAATACTTGACATTCAATTTAGTAGTTTGTTCACCGAGAAACTTATGAAATCTGCGTTCATCATAAAATAATAAATCACCAGTCTTTTTGATTACACGAGCGATTGGTGTTTGCATACTAAATATAAAGGGTTGATTTCTCTGCAAAAGAGTAGGATAGAGAGAATGGAAGAAGTTTAAGATTAAAGAACATATATGGGTCCCATCAACATCTGCATCTGCAACTACTGATACTCTCCCATATGCAAGTTTCTTAAAATTGCTTTCATCTTTGTAATCTACACCTAGTTTCAACTCAAGAGCATGTATCAATGAACAAATAACCTTGTTTGCAGAAATAGTTGCTACTGGCTTATCTCGCACATTAAGCAACTTTCCTCGTACTGGTAAAATACCATTCCAATCACGGCCTGATTTTCCGTACAGACCTTCCTCAATTCCTGCAACAACGTATGTTTTTGCTGAAAGTCCCTCTGTAATAAAAAGAGTACAATGTATACTGTCTTTAGTACCTGACTTGTTTGCTCGGTCGTATCCTTCAATTTTTGTCTTTTTAGAAACTTTTTCAATCTTTTTAAGTACTACCATTTCTTTTGCCATAATTATCTGTTCAATATTATCCATAATCGACCATTTGCAAATTTCGGCAATATGTGTTTTCTTAACTACAGCTTCTACAGCAGGAGATTCTAACTTATTCTTGTCTTGTCCATCAAACTCAGGTCTAATGACTGTAGATACTACAAACAACCTAAAAAACTGACGAACATCAGTAATATTAATTTTAGGTGTTTTACTCTTTGCACTGTTTCCGTTAAATTTGTCTACAATTGGTCTAAATAATGCTTCTGCCCAAGAGTCTACATGCTGTCCTCCTAAACGAGTGTATACACCATTAACAAAAGAAATTGTTTGATATTCTTTTGATGGATTAATCAAAACTTCTGCATCTTTTGTTTTAATAAGAAGAGACTCGTCTGTTGGTGTATCATAAAGGGCAGAGTATTGAGTAAGTGTTTTTATCGGAATAAGTTCGTCATTAAAATATACTTGTACCTTAGACAACATAGATGCGTCAATAATGTACCTAGAATACAAACGAATTATATCTTCTGTATAACCTTTCTTAAGAGCAAACTGTTCAAAATCAGGAGTCCAAGATACTTCTGTATAACCTTTAGAAATTTGTGTTTCTTTAGTAATTTCTGGTCCAGATGTATCTCTCATATTTCTAGTCCATGTTTGAGAAAGTGTTTTCTTTTCTTTGGGATCAAAACCTTTTACTGTAAATTTTGTTGAAAAAACATTGGTTAACTTGATACCAAGACCATTACGACCTGATACAATTCTTTCTTCCTCATCTTCATAATTTGAACCCGTTAAAAGTTGCCCAAATATCATACTATGATTGTAACAATCTTGTTCTATGTCTTTTTCGATAGGTACAACATCTCCGTCATTCCAGATAGAAGTTTCTCCGGTAATAGAATTGATAGATACTTTAATCATAGTACATGGTGTTTTTGTTTTACGGCTTCTTTCAACATTATCGATAGCATTTGATAATGCTTCAATAAAAATACGTAAAATAGCGGGAGATGTAGAAATTTCTTTTTGATAAATTCGCCATTCACACTGTTTTTGTTCTGCTACAAATTCAGTTATACTACGTAAACGCGTCGAACCAACATACATATCCGGTCGCAAAAGAATATGCTCAATTTGATCTTTCTTTTGATAACGTTTCTTGTCAATAACAGCTTTTGGTGGCATGTTTATTTAATATTAAAAACTGTTCTTTTTAATATCAATTTCATTTTTATGATTTAACTCTTTTGTCTATATATTGCTCATCAAAATATTTATGAATTCATCCTGAAAAGTAGAATCTTCTATATCCGAACACTCAATTTTTAGATTATCATTAGATTCTATTAACTCATGTGTTCTTTCTCTTATTGATTCCAATAACATCTTTAACAACATCTTTCCACCATAATCTGTTATTATATCACCTTTTCTATCCTTATACTTTACAAATGTAGTATTTGAATAATCTTCTTCTTCGATAAGCCGATCATTTAAAGGATAAGATAAAGCGTAATCCGCATATCCTTCCGGTCCTCTTAATATATGTTCTATCGTCAAGAACTTTGCGTTTTCTATTAACCACTCTTCCGTGATAGCTAAATCAATATTTGTTTCTGATTTTACTAATAATGGTTTTGCACAGTTTTTTCCTGTAAGTTGTGCCATTGTTCTATTGAACAAACCAGGTTTTATTTCTAGTTCTCTGATAGAACTCTCATTCATAACAATATCTTTATAAGCAGTTGGATTTTTGACACATTCTTCTGATGCAAACTTACTTGCTTTTATCTTAAGAGGTAAATGTACTCTATCTATCAAATGAACATTCTTATAATCAACAACGTGTTCACCGTTAAGATCTTTGTGATGAAATGTACCACGTTCTGTGTCAGTACACACGATCTGTGATTTTCCTGAATCATCTGTGAGAATATGTTTATGAATTACATGAGCTGCTCCTTTCTGACCTTCATAGAAATCATTCTTTGTATATTTTTCATCTATTATACTGTCAACACGAGCCTGAGATAAATCAAGAGGAGTAAGATTTGAAATCATCAGATTGTTCTGAATATTTCGTGTGCTATTTTTCTGATAAGTCGGTCGTTTGGCTATCTCTTCAAATACAGTCTGTACACGTTCTGCAAGATTTTTATATATTTCTTTCTCATCTTTTTCTTTGTCAATTTTCATCTTTGCAATTTCTTGATCTTTCTCACTAAGAAGAAATTGATTTTTCTTTTTACATGTCAAATCATGCCTGTTAAAACTCCTAGATGAAAAGTTTTTATCACAAAATTTACATGTGACTAAAGATACTATAATTGCTTTAGAATTTTGAGATTCTTGTATTTTTAGACAATATTTTGCTTGTTTTTGATGACTATCAAGTATATATTTTGTTTTGAACTGCTTTTTACAAAACTTACAAGTTAATTCACTAGTTGTTTCAACTTTTTTAGCTTGAGCTTGAGCTTCTTGGATTTTTAGACAATATTTGGTTTTTTTCTGGTGCTGTTTTAGCATTTGAGTATTTCCAAACATATTATTACAAAACTGACATTGTTCCATTTGCTTTTTATTTTATTCATTTATTTTTAAATGAAAAATACATTTTTATTTATGATAAAACGTCACTTTTCTCTGATAAAATTAAAATTGTCCTAAATTGTCCAAAAAATGGTGTAAAAAATTGAAAATAGTCACTATTTTCTGATTAAAGTCACTTTTTCAAAAATTTTTGAAATGTGTGTGTGTAAGACTCTTTTTAAAAACCATCTCGCCGAAAAAAATCTTTTTTTGCGGATCTCCTCGAGATTTTCAAAAAGTTCGTCGGAAGAGGAGGAAAATATTTTACTTTTTTGTTTTCTAAAAAATTTCCTTTGGATTATCTTTTTTATTTTGCTCCTCCTCCGAACTTTTTAATTACACAAAAAAATAAAAGCAATAAGACTTTTATTTTAAAATAAATATATAATCTTTTGAAAAACCTTCTAAAGCGGTAGTAAGACTGCAAAAGAAGATTTTCCTTTGTATTTCCACCCTAAAACTCTAATTTTAAAAGAGTTTGCGTCCCCTTCAACATTATATAAAACAATGTCATTGGAATTGATGTATCTATATAATTTAAATTGAAACGATACATCTTTATCTCCATTCGCTTCACCATCAATATTAAATCCAGATTTTACCCACGTCTCTCCAATTTCCATTGCTTTTTGCAAAGTATTAGTGTTTTGAGCCAAAAAAACAGTGCCTGACGTTACCTTTGCGTTTTTGAAAAAATAAGGAACATTAAGATCAAGTTGAACAGAATCATAAATAATATGTTTGTTATTTTTTTCGTTGTTCCACTTATCTATTGAATCTTTACCATATAGTATGACTTGTCTAGGATATTGATCAAAATCACTAATATCCAAATAGAAATTCTCAATGGTTTTACTCTCGTGATACTTTTCTATTTTTTCTCTGAAACGACGTAATGATAATCTGAGAGTATAAACAAGTCTCTTAAGAGTTTCTTCTGACTTGACTATCAATTTTCCTTGTTTCATGACACCACTAGTTTCGCTAAATATTGTTTTTACCTTTCCGTACTTAAAATCTGGAATAATCTGTAATTTATTTTTTACAAAACTATCAATTGTTTCTGCGCTTGGTGTCTCAGAATCTTCATTAAGATATTTAGAGAATAACCATAACATATATTCTACAATATAACGACTTAATTTTTTGTATTCATTGTAATTACTTAGAGAAGAAGAATTGTCCTTCTGAACAATTATCCTGTCATTATCTTCAGGAAGATTCATTTTATCCGTATCAACGACCGGAATTGTTATATTTACATCACCGAATTTTCCGTAAATCTCCTTTAGAACACCTCCTTTAATACATTGGCTTGAAAATTGAATTCCAATAGCATTTGCTAATTTTATAGCAGTTTCTTTTGTTGTCTTTGTAGCAACCCAGTTTATAGCTGCTGAAATAACAAATGGTTGTAATGGATCGGTAAGAATTGTCACATTACTACTGTCGATACTAAATCGTAACATTCGACACTTACCGTAAGAATCTAATCCTTGCTCTAAAAACTTGACTTTCTTTGTGTTTATTATTTTTGGAATAGATGATTCTACTATTTCATCTTTAAGTGCATATGATTTTATCATACTCATATAAACATTTCTAACACCTTTTGAAACTTTTGATGTATAAGGATAATAGTAAGACACATTGTCTTTATCTCTTTTCTCCCATTTTACAATAAGTTCACAACGTGTTCCTTTTTCTTTATCAGCAGAACTTCCTTTATGCTCATAAATAAGAATACATTTGGCATTTTCTCGTTTATTTTTATAATATGCATGTATGTGTCTTGGAATAATGAGATTTGTATCATTATCTGACCTACTAAAAACAAAAATATTACAATTAAAATGTTGTTCTAGTAAAGAACTGAATAAAGACGGTTCCATATATATACTGGAATCTTGTATAATATTAATTATTTCCGATAAAGTGTAATCATACATTTCTTGACTGCACGCAGCGGCATTAGCGTCAGTTGCTAAAGCATGTCTTTTCTCAGCAAGAAAAGCTTCTCTATCTGTAGAATTTAATATTCCTGTTTCTTTATACATACCTTCCATTACACATTCTAAAAAAGAACTCTTTGCACTCTTTGAATAGTTAACTCCTTTTCTTACATAAATGTAATCTTCATCATAATCAAAAATATCAAACATTTTGTTCAAATTAGCAGGAAGAGTACCGTATCTGTCAGCAGCCGCAAACTTTTTACTAGTTAACAAGTCCTGTTGATTTGTAACGGTCTTATCTGATGGCTCTTCTCCGTAAAAATATTGACGAAAAAAATCATTGTTATTTTTCTTAAAGCAACATGGTAGATATCTAACCATATCTTTATTTTTTTCAAAAAAATTTTCATGCAAACCTGGAAATATAGCTTTAGGATCTTTAGGATTATTACACACATAATTTCGCGAAGGGAAAAGTTTATCATCTTTTTGTTCATCATCATCTTTTGGATATCTCATTATTTGTAGTCCCTTTTTTCTAGCTTCTTCAAGAGCTTCATCATCATTATCTTCTATAATATTTGGAGGAACACCACATTTCTGCGAGTATCCGGAAACAAAGACTTCTGGTGCTATATCTTTAAGACGAGTTTTTACTGTAGGTTGTACTTTATCTTTTTCCTTTTCAGTAATAGTCGTAGTAATAGGAGTATATTTTTCGTAAAACGCAATTATTTGAGGATATTCTTGATCGTATATTGCCAAAAGTTTAGAAAAGAGATCTTGGAATATAAGAACTGCTTGTATGTTTTCAGCTGTTACTATTTTTACACGAATATATGTAGAACCAAATTTAAACTCTCCATTGACGTCCTTTCCACGTAGATCAGAATCGTTTCTTCTAGATATCTTCTCAGTAATATTTGCTGTTAATTTACCTATTCTAGAATTATAAAAATGTATATATATACTTTCTTTTTTCTTTGTTACCTTTTCTCTTTCATCTATCGACATCATAGAAGAAAACAGTTCGTTATTCATTAAAAGATCTGCGAAAACATACTTATTAAGACTATGATTTGGAAAATAGAAAGAACCTTTTATAGATTTTTCTGCAATATTTTTTACATCAATATCACCTAAACCGTAAATACTGGTCAAAAAACGTTTAATCATTTCGTCACGTTGTAAAAAATTACCAAAAGTTAGTAAAGACATCTCAACAATTGCGTTTTCTTTTCCTTGTTCTCTATCAATTTCCAAAAAAACAGTTGCATAATCTTTATCTTTTGACCTATTCTGAATCTTTTTCTGTAGAACTTTAAAAATTATACCATTTTTTATAGGATCTTCTTCCCCCCAATCCTCTGGTGGGTTAAAATCATTAAATATCTTGAAAAAATTATCTATAGTAGCAAAAGGAACGCTTGAGTTAAGCCTTACGTGATTAAAAATTTCCATAATAGTAATATCAATTAAGTCAAGAGAAAATTCAAATGTAACACTCTCTTGTTCAAAAGTAGTATATCGAATTTTGTTACTTACTTTGTCAAAATCTTCATATCTCTTTTTCTGTTCGTATGACTCTTTTTGAACACCTTGTATTTTTTTTGTAAAACGTTTGGTTGTTTCTTCTCGATTATTATCCCAAAAATTTCGAAGATCTTTTAATAATATCTCAACCGATTCTACTTCAAATAAGTTTGCGCTTTCTATTGCATTGCTTAAAGTATGTAATAGACTGCGTGGATCTAACGCTATAGATGAATCGTACGCCACAAAAGGCAAAAGTACATCATCTCGTAAATCAAGATTTTGTTGATCAAGTTTTCCTTTTATGCTATTTGCGAGAGTTACAAAGTCCAAATCTTTAACAATAGATATAATAGGTTCTAATAAGTCTTCAACAGTTATTGAATCTTCTTTAGTTAGTTGTTCTAAAGATGGCACTCCTTCCGGAAAGTATAAATATCTAGGTATTGTTTTCATTTCTGATGCCAAACGAGTAATCGCGCTCTTTTGAGTATCAAGATCGTAAATATATAACTCAACTGTTCCCACATAGACACCATTTATATTATTGACAATTACGTTCACCATTTTAATCTAAGTAAATATTTATGATGAGATATTTAAAAAAGAGAATCTTGTTAAATGGTAAAAACCAAATGGATGATATTACATTTAACAAGAAAATTGGGTATCTGGAGAATAAAGATTTCGACAACAACGGTCAATTATCTAATGAAATACTTCGACATAAAAAAATCCCTATTGTGGTTATGATTCAAGCTTCATGGTGTCATTTTTGTAAAATATCTAAACAAGCATTTCAAGATTATGCAGATAAAACTAATAGTAACCAAGTTTTTTGCGCAACTATACATGTAGATGGAGATAGGCAATCGGAGAAAAACCTTGGTGAAAGAATTGAAACTATTATACCAGACTTTAAAGGATTTCCTCATTATGCTTTGTACATGAATGGTGTGCTAGTTGATAAAGAAATAAAAGGTAGAAGTGTTGAAGACTTAGGTGAATTTACAGGTGTAAAAGCATCAAAGTAAGCTCATAACGTTCAAGTGTAAAATTATTAGATTAAAATTATTACAGAGCTATAATCTGAATAAAGATGAGATCATCATACGGATTTTTGAATAACCTAGAACGGTTTTAGTACGAGTTAATGATTGTGAATAGAAAAAAATGTTTCTATTCACTCTGAACCTTAAAAATAACTCACATAATACTTTGTATTTTTTCCATTATTTTTTTATGTCTATCAGAACTTTTATGTTTTTTCATACAATAATGAGTAACTATCATACCGCATTCACATGTTTCTTTTTTTGATCTTTGAGCTACTATCTTGGTTTTATAATTCTCTTCATAATAAGCCTTTCTTTCTTCTAAAATATGCTCTTTATTGTCTTTATAAAAACCCTTTCTATCTTCTAATATACTCTCTTTGTTCTCTTCATAATATTCCATAACTTTTTCTATTACGGCTTCTTTATTATCTTGATAATATTCTTTGTGTTTTTTACTTATAACATCAGCATTTTTTTCATAATATTCTTTTTTAATATCAGACAATATGTCTTTATTATCTTCATAATACTCATGCATTTTTTCTTTAATTTCCTCCTTATGTTCTTCTTGGTATTTTATATTTCTTTCTTTTTGTTTCTCTTTATCTTCTTGTATGGTTCTTTTAGGATATATAGGATTATCAATACCTTCATAAAACTTTGAACACTCGTCAAATATATTTGTAAACACTGTGATATCTTCTGTAGGTAATAAAAATACATCTCTGCCAGCTTTACATCTATATTTTTCAAGTTTCGTTAAAATGACGCTTTCTAGTATATCCATCAATTTTGAGTTTTTGCAAGATATATAATATATCACTTTGAAATTATGTAACTTATTATGATTGTAAGACTCTTTTCTCTTGGATAAATCTAGTGTTTTTCCTACATTATATTCACCAACTTTTTCACTCTCTTCTGAAGTCATAAGATACACTACATTCTTTTGATCAAGCACTTCTTTTGGTTGTTTTACATATTTTTTTCTTAATTTTTTAACCTCTTCTTGACTTTCTTCTAATTGTTTTTTAGATGTACTTATAGCTTGTTCTTTCTCTTGTTTTATAATCTTATTTTCTTCTTCTAATTTATTCTTTTCATCTAATATCTTTTGATACTTATATTCTCCTGTCTTTCTAATAGATGGTAATATCTCTTCACAAACAAATTCTTGAAAGGGTTGTGATATTAATTTATTAGAGCGCATAATAATTTTGTATAAACCTGCTTCATTAACAACATTTGAAGTTTGTAGACCTTGAGTAGAAGTATTCAGTTTCACTGAACACTTCCATTTATCAGGAATATTTCTTAACACCTCGGTTACATTACTCAAACCTAATATTTTACATATATCTTTAACTACAAACATTGGATTTTCAGATGTACCTAATACTCTGATATTATTTTCGTTAAAAGATAAGTTCATATCAATTGAGTTTATTAAATCAGTCATTTTATAATATATTACAAATCTTTAAGTAGCTTTTAAACCTTTAATTATTTTTAATACATAAATTTGAAAATATATTATTTTTTACTAATATAACTTAAAGTTGTAAAATTTACTTTCAAAATGCCCATAACGTTTAAGTGTAAGACTGGTGAAGCTTATCAGATCAAAATTCTAGCAGAACTTTTGACAAATAACCTAAAACATGGATGTTTTGATGTGACAGATGATGGAATCACACTCCGAATGTTTGATCAGCCTAGAAGAACTTTAGTAGACATGTGTCTACAAGCAGAAAATTTTTCTCTTTATAAATTTAAATCGGAAGAAAAGTTCTGTTTAGGTCTGAATCTCAATCATTTTCATAAGATGTTGAAATCCATCAAGAAAAAAGATAGTTTACAGCTGTTCATAAGTTCTGATGTACCAAATGAACTGGGAATAAAGACTATTCCAAAGGAGAATACACGAGTAACAACGTCTGGTATCAAGATTCAAAATATTCAAAATGTTGATGCTGATGTTCCTCTTGGATATGGAAAACCAGTTATTGTTCCTTCTCCTGACTTTCAGAAAATGTGCAAAGAGCTTAGTAGTATTGGAAGCACTAATATTCGTGTTAAGTCAAAAGGATTTCATATTGATTTTATTGCAGACGCTGATGGAATTTTGAAACGTAAGGTACGTCTTGGAGAAAGTGACGATTCTGACGATGAAGAAGCTGCAGATGTAAATATAAACTCTTATGATGCAACTTTCACAACTGACCAGTTTACTAGGATTAATAAGATTGCTGGGCTTGGATCAACAATGCAAATTTTTCCAGGAACAAATGAACTACCTCTACTTTTTAGGTCAAGCGTCGGAAGCTTGGGTAAAATTTCTATTTATATCAAATCGAAAGAGCTATTAGATAAAGAAACAAACGTTTCTGAATCTGATGACAGTGACCCAGAATGATAAAATGTCATTCAATTCTTTATTTTACAATAAAGAATTATCTTTTCTAGTTACTTTAAGACGCGATTTAATAAATAGGAGAGATGATTAATGCAACTCGCGAAGTCAGTGAAGCAGTTTCTTCATATTGCGCTCAATCAATTAAAAATTGATCGTTCAGAATCAGCTCCGGTTGTATCGACAGATCAAGATCAATCTCTTCCCGAGTTTGAACGAAGACAAATGTCTTCAGTGTAAATATTTTGTAAAAAATGTGTCTACTCAGCCTTTTCATCACACATTAAAGCAAAATCTTCAAGATTTACTTTTTCAAATCCTTTATTTATTTTTTTCAAATTATCTAATTTTTCTTCTAAAATTTCTATCGGTATTTTTGTATCTTTATATTCAGATAATATATCTTTCCCAATTAAACTTTTTCTAATTGACTTTAAAACTTTTTTATTCTCTTTATTACATATGTTTTTACACATTCTAACAGGTAAAATGTCAAGAAGCTCTTTTGATAAGTTGTCAAATGTACAGTTTGAGATGAGAGTTTCTACTTTTCCAATCATGGGAACTACTTCATTATCTATATTATATTCATGCAACTGGGGAAACATTTCAGAAAATCCGATTTTTTTATAGTATTCTACAAGACTAGTTAGACTTTCTTTTTCATTCATTCCAGATATTACTCCGGCTGCGTCTAATGCAATATTAGACGAAGAAGTTATAAAACCTAATTTCAAAGCGTTGCATATACAACATAATAACATACCATAAGATATACCTTTTACTTTTTTCAAAAACTCAAATCGGGTTGTATCTAAGTTTTCTCTGGTAATATAGTTATAAAATCCATATAAATATCCATTATATATATCTTTATCTGTAGATGTAATTATTTTTTGAGATCTTTTACTATCTAGATATTTAAAATCATCTAATTGAATAGAATTTGAATAAAAAGTTATATTCACAACTGCTAATTCTATGTTTGTTGCAAGTGGTTTTATTTTCAATTTTGTAATACTTTTAATATAAATAAGAAAATCACGATTTTTTCCTGTGTATATAAGTGATGCAGAGCATTTTAATTGTTTATTGTTTCCGGTAATTTTTGTTTCTGAAAAAAGTTCAATCTGAAAATCAGTACGAGGAAAGTCATCTGACATTTTTGTTTTATAAAACAAAATATAGTTAATAATTTAATTTTAAAAATGTAAATAATAATTAGGTTGTTTACTAAATTAGTCCGTTGACTGCTCTATTAAAAGCAGCTATTCTACAAAATGCAAAAATTGGAATAAGACATAACCTTGTAGAATGATCAGGTATAACAGCGACAATACCTAGTCCAATCATGAGACCAAGACTGCTACCAATAGTATTAAAAACAGATATCTTTGCATATAGTTCTCCGACATTCCCATCTATTGCTAATTTTTGAATACACTTTGCGTTAATTGCACCAAAACCTATAAAAGATACATTGCTAAAAATATTTGAAAACCCTGCAATCGGAAGAAAATATTCAGGTGACATAGGAGTTGCGCACACAGAGATATATGCTAGTTGCTGAGCAAAATTTGAATAAAAGAGAAAACGTTTTGGGTCCTTATCTGCTTCTTTTCCAGTTTTAGCAATATAAGCTAGACATCCCAGTTGCCCTATAACATCTTTACCTATATAATTTAAAGTACGAATAGTTTCAGTGTCACAACTGATCGAATGTAACATACTGTGTGTTGCCATTGCGCTTTCAGCTGATACCAGTACATTTGAAGCAAAAGACCATCCAATATAACTTGTATATTTAGTATGAACTTTTCCTGATGGAAAAAAAAGAGTTCTTAGTCTGTTCATTTTCATTTTTTCTTAAAAACTTGAAAGAATAACTCGAAATTAATTTTAAAACGCACAATGTTATATTTTAATTGGTCGTAATTAAAATATGTTTTTAAACTAAATCCTTTCTTAATCTAAATGTCTTTGTTTCAAAACTTTTTTAACTATGATACAATGCTGATTGTGGGAATCAGCTTGGGTGCAGGAGCTTTTATGTTATTTTCTTTGTTTACTTTTAGGAAAAAATTACAAGAGGAACAACTAGAAAAAAATAATCTAACCCATAATTTATCTAATCGTAATCTGAGTATAAAAACTAAAAAGTGTGATTGTTTACTTGATTGTAAATGCAAAAGTGATAACCAACCTTCTTATAAATTATTGACAAAACGTGTTAAAAATTTTCTTACTAAACCATTACGCTTACGCATTCCAGTTTTTAGCATGATATTGCAAAATGCTATTCTTCGTGTGAAACTAGCTTTTAAAAAAAAGATAGTGACAGAACAGATGAAAGTTGAAACTAACTTACACAAACTGGCGCGATCTCTTTGGGATCAAGGTAAGTACGCTGAGGCCGAAAGAATTAATCTTGAGGTACTTAATGTAAGGAGACTTGTTTTTGGAGATAAAAATAATTATATTAAAAAGTAATTGGATCTGTATACTCGGTGTTATATCTGGACTCATGAAATTCCCAATACTCGGGGCACCCAAACTTCCAACCCTTTGGAACACGAGGAGCTTTCCAATAAAATACGCAATCTTGCCACCTGTTACTACGAGTTGCATTGTGGATATAAATAGCATGATAATCTTCTGTTAATTGTTCCATAAGATCACAGAAGAGTTCATATGTTGGAATAATCGATGCGTAATTGCGATAGATTTTTTCTCTGTTGGACTCAATCGGTTCTCGAAGAATAAAAATACCGTCAATATTTGTTCTGATAGCAGGCTTGATATCCATAGCGTACTGTAAAGAAAGAATGTAAAACATCTTCCAGTGACGACCCTTCTTAAACAATGCATTCTGAAGTGGTTTGTTAAATACTCTTGGATCGTCAGTGCAATCATCAAGAACCATAACTCCCCATGGATTTTCGAGATGTTGACACGCAAGCTTTTGTCTTTTGACAAAATCCTTTATTTTTTCTTCATTGTAATCGTTATAAACAAAAGTACTAGGCATAATTTCAGCAAACGCATGATTTGTATCCTCCGAGCCACTCATAGCTATTCCAACAGGAAAAATATGTTTCTTAGCATATAAAAGACCTGCAATAAGAGTACTCTTTCCCGTTCCGGGCTTACCTACAACAACAATCTTACTACCACCATTATATTCGGGATCAGAAAATTTACTAGTAAGAGGTGGAATGATTTCTGGATCAAGCTCATTAATTTCAACAGTCAACGGATCACTCATTTTTCATCTTACATCGTCCCGTTTAAGCCAATGTAAATTTTTAATTTAGTGCAAGCAAGACCTAATTAACATAAAAATAGATTCATTACCGCATGTTGGTAATGAATCTAATGATTGTCTTAAACGAATCTGAGTCACATAAGTGTTTTTTTTTGAACTCTTTGTTATAGAAAGAAAATTATATATTTACTCCTCTTTTTTTTCCAGATTATTTGAAAGTAATATAAGTATCGCGATTGCTATTATAAACGAAAATGTAGCTGAATAAGATATTGCAAGTTGCCAAGAAATATAAATATTACCGGTATATCTATCTATTATTTGCAAACATTTAGGTCTAAATATGTAGATAGTTCCTATAAAAATAATAAAAGATATAGGAATTGAAGTATAGGCTGATCTTACTGGATCTTTTATATTTATCATTTTACTCTAAGTAAAGATTTACATTATTGTAAATCTTTTTAAATATATTAATGATTTTTGCGTAAAAAAGTTAATATTTCCCAAAGTACCTTGCAATCAAACTCGTTGTATTTTATAATATCTTTAATTTCGTTTGAATTCTTCGGGTCTTCGCTTTCAGAATAAGCTTTCCATGCTCTTATCATAGCAGTAGCACCATTCTCGCATTTGCTTTCATTTTGAGTAGATATCATTCCGTGTTTTCTCATAGCTCCGGCTATTGATTTCAAACCAAATTTAAAACAATCTTTAATTACTATTGGTTCTTCCTGAAAGAGTTTGCATAAATCCGTCCACTTTCTATTATTCCAACTGTTTGATATAAGTTCTTGTCTTGCTTCGGCAGAGTTCCAAAAAGTCTTTTCCGCATGCCAATAATGTATTTTAGGATTTCCGCGTTCCAAAACAAAGTCAATAAATTCTTTCATAATTCTATGTTCCTCTTCATGAGTTGCTTTGGAACATGTAAAGTTTTTATATCTCCACTGCCCAGCTTCAGACCAGCCAATTCCTATCATAAAAATCATATCGGTTTTTGGTTGTTTAGGAAGATAAGAAAATTCTGAAAAAATATCGCTCAATGTTTCAAAATCTACGTACAACTCATTACACTCTTGTCTCCAATCAGAAAAATTGCTTTTTATAATAGCTGGTCTAATTTTATCATTATTCTGACGATTAATCTCTAAAATAGCATCAATAGTTTTTGCTCGAACTCCGTTTATATTCATTTTTTTTGTTGTACATTCGGGATCTCTCCAACTTGTAACACCTTTTTCTACAGCAAAATCTCGATGTTTCACACCAACATACCAAATATTTGTAATCTCTCCAATTATGTCGGCAATCTTTTCCTTTTCAGAATTCCATTTTCCAGAATCAACACACATGTTTGGGTAAAGTTCAATTCTTGAAGGAGGATTTACAGACCATTTATGTCCTAGTTTTTTTACTTCTCTAACCCATTTAATTGCTTCTCTGGTTCTGCTTTTATAATCAATGTCAATAGAATTGTATGATATCTTACCTAATCTGTTCAGACAAGTCTCGTTGTGGTCAATAACACCTCCTTTATTTATTCTCCACCTTCTTCCCATAATAAAAGAATGAGGGGCTGTAAAACCTTGGATTAATCCTACTGCTTCGGTATACACTAAACATTGTGCTTTATACGCTGGATAACTTCCTGAATTTAGTAGATGTACACCGTCAGCCCTAAGAGGTAGAGTAGAGAATTTGATGTCTATAACAACATAGTGATAAGGCTTTCCAAGAGTTTTAGCGGACATAGAAGCCTCTTTTTCGGTTAAAGAAGTCTCATCTACTAATTTTGATAAATAATCACTACGTATTAAAATATCAATAACACCTTGTGTACCATTTCGATAATTTCTGACAGGAGCAGAATGTATAAGTGGAATTCCTTTAAACATAAGATCTTTTGTTTCTTTTAGAGATTCATCTGTAATATATTCAGAGACGCTTTTTACAGGAATTTTGTTAGCATTTATATATTTTATCAGTTCACCTTCAAACTCGATACCTCTATTCATAATAAACTCGGTAAAACCGTCAGCATTGTGTGTATATTCTGGTGATTTTCGAGTTCCGCGACGATGAGTAAGCTTTAACCAATCAACCAAAGGATCGTTCATCATATAATTATATAAATGACTTGCTGAAACCATATCTGTTATTGAAGATTTTTCTTTTACAACATCCGCAATTCCACAACAAAGTCTTGGTTTTTTAGATCTGGTGTTATCTGATACACCAGACAAAGTCCTTTTCATCTATTTAATTATATATATCTTACCGTTTAGATTAAAGAATATCTAAAAACCTACCATATTTTTCATATTCAACTTAAACATTTTAAAAGACACCTTTAAAATGGAAAACCTTGATTTTGCCGATTTTGACAAATATTTAGATAAAATGAAAGGTAAAATTATACATCAGATATGGTTTGGTACGATTCCAAACAAAAAAGTAGCTAAGAAAGCATTTGATAGTTTAAGAAAATATAGAGATAGTTGGTTGATTCAAAATCCATCATGGACTTATGTTTGTTGGGATTTGAAACGTTGTAAAGATTTAGTGAAAATGTTTTATCCTCAACACAAAGAGATGTACGACAAGTATCCTTACCAAATACAGAGATGTGACGTTGTTAGGTATTTTATATTGCATAGATACGGTGGTCTATACGCGGATATGGACTATTTTTGTAAAAGACCGTGGGATGAGGTAGTAAAAAATTACCAAAATGATATATATTTGGTAGAAACTCCTAATAAAATATATAGCAACACTCAGGTATCTAATTCTCTAATGTATTCAACACCTAATCATATTTTTTGGAGTAAACTTTTTATTTATTTGGAACAAAACCAAACAACTCCAATATATTATGGTAAACATCTGACTATTATGTTCACAACCGGACCAGGCATTTTAAATCGTGTCTTTTCTGATTATAGATCAAGATATCATTTAGATTACTACCCATATGAGCTTTTTCATCCATGTGGACTTAATTTAGATATACTTTCTGTTAAAGATAATTCAAATATATATGCTCTTCATATTGGTAAAGGGTCTTGGGAATCACATGATAGTAAAATCTTGATTTTTTTATACACAGAATATTCCATTATTATATTCACATTATTAACTCTGGTGATGCCTTCTTTTATTTTCTGGTTAGTATGTAGAATAAATAAACAATTCTGATAGTATTCATTTACATAATTTTATCAAAAAGACAATTTATAACAATATTTAAATATTCTTATAAATATTTATAAAATGTCAAGCGCAAGTATAAGGAAAACAATTAACCAATTTTTCTTGATAGATAGTGCTATATATTTAATAGGGTTTTTAATCTTATTTTTCATATGTAAAAAACCTGAAAAAACTAAATTTTTATACTCAGTTGCTTCTTTAATATTAATAGTACAATTATTTAAACTGGACGCTAAATTCGGTCTTAAGTTAGAAGGAAAAGATAATGATAAAATTTTACGTATAAATCCTATAAAATTAAAAGAAAATTGTTTTAGAGAGATTTATCGTTATGTAGATGACACTTGTTACTATAATAATATATGGAGAATATCCTTGTTATCAGCATTACTGATAGGGCTTTTAATATTACCTTTCGTAGGTTACGATAAAGTAAAATACTATCCTTATATTATAATATGTTTTGGGTGTGTTATATATCATCCATTGAATTGGAAATTAACACATTCGTATAATTTTGTGTTTAAGAGTATTAAACATGTATCTAAACATCTTGAAGATAAAGAGGATGAACTTTATAAACCTCTAACTCATTATTGTCATCCTCAGAAATCATAACAACAATTATATACGATTGTATACACATATAGTATGTTATTAAAACAATTAATTTGTATTTTTGTAGCAATTATAAATAAAGTGAATAAATTTTTAATAGTAGGTTTTTATAAATGAAATTCTTATATCATTATAGATATATATCAGCCTTAATAGGATTATTTATCATTGTATTTGGGGTAGTTAAAAAACACCCGTTTAGTATACTTTTAGGAGTATGTTTTGTATTATTGATTATTATAATTACAATAAGAGAGAAGATAACTACGAAAAAATGGGAACTTATAGTAAAGCCATTAATTGATGAAATACCTGAAAGAGAAGAATGCCAATTGTATTCTGGTAATAAAATGTATAGATTAGGTGATATGGTTGTTACATGTCATAGATTTGTAGAATCTGGTGAAACATATCATTTAAAAACATTTCCGGACTCTATAGCATCGGAATATATGAAAAAGAGTAAACGACAGAAGAAATATAATATTTTAGCAGATATTGTTAGAGAGAGAAGCAATAATACTGATGATTTACCAAATGATAAAGATTTGATTGTACACCTTAGAGTTGGAGACGTTGTTGAATATAATTCAAGTAATTTATCACAAATTCTTACAAATTATTCATATAACTTTCTACATAATTATACATGCCCAATTAGGAACATTCAAGATAAAATTAGCAAATCAAAAGAAAATTTTGATAAAATTATACTTGTTGCAGGAAGCCATAAAGATATATTATCTCCTAGAAGTTGTAAATACATTGATGTAGTCAAGAAATATTTTGAAAATAATGGTCACATAGTTGAACTCAGGCTTGGGAAAAACCCAGACGATGACTTTATCTTCATGTCGAACGCTAAATATTTTATACCATCTTGTAGCGGAAATTATACACTTCTGGTAAAAAAGATTGTAAAAATTTTAGGTGGAAAAGTACTTTAATATGTTTATACTAAATAGTTTTTAATATTTAGAAATTATATAAGATAATAATAAATGAAATTTAAACTTACTTTTACTTTAATATTACTAGTTATATTTTTATATATTATTTATTACTTAAAAGATTATATGGAAATTTCATCTCTTAACACAGATATTTCCAAAATGGAGTGCGATCCATTATCTTTAAAGTATATTAAAAACGGAAAAATAGACAAAAAATCTCTTTTTAGTAAAAAAACTATGAATCATGATATACAAAAAGAAAATTTATTACTCCTTAAACAATTTTTATATTCTCAAAATATCAGATATTATATAGATTGTGGAACAATGCTGGGTGCAGTTCGTGATAAAGATTTGATAAAAGGAGATACAGATGCAGACATCATGATTTCTAAACCTAGTGTAAAAGATATAAGAAACAAGAGACATCTTCTAGAAAAAATGGGGTTTATATCTTTTAGAAACTCAAATAGTTGGATGTCAATGTCTTTATTACGAAAAGGTGAATATATAGATTTATACTCGTTTTGGTGGCATATTCCATTTGAACTAATAGATTACCCGTTTTTAGGAACTTATTTTCCTGTACCTAAATTCTATGAAGAGTATTTAACAGAACAATACATTATCTGGAAGACACCATCAAACTCTAAAGGACCACTAAATTGGGAATGGGGTATGAAAAAATATGTAAAAAATCACACCATACCTATTTTAACAGATATTGTAGTACATTTTAGGTACAAGCCTTTTAAGTACAAACTAGAGAATATATTACATAAGAAAAATGGTTATATTATAGACGAATCTATTAATCTAAATAAATTACCACCTATTTTTCAAATATTTGATTATGAAATACATAGCTTTAATTCGATCTTGTTTAAAGAACGTTTGAAAGGGAATGCCAAGACTGCTAAATTGGTGTATTGCTATCCAGAAAGAGCTCTTACTAATAGTTTCAAAGAGTTTAGTGATTTGCAAAATGACGATAAACGAATTTTGGTAGTTATGGGAGGAGATACGCATTCTTCAAAATTAACAAGTACTCAAAAAAATAAGATATTCGATAAGTTTAGCACTGTTTTTTGGGAAGCGAATAATGATCCAAATTTTTTGACTCTTCCTATGGGTCTTATCTCTTGTTATATATCTCTAAATGGGTTAGAAAAGGCAGAGGATTCTATTAAACGATCTGTTAATAAAGAAAAAACAAGTCTAATGGTTATTCCTGAGTGGAATAAATTTAGCGTAAGTTTAAAAAATCCAAATAATGTGGTGAGTTCTAGAACAAGATTAGGTGAATTTGTAGATGAAACCAAAGAATATGGATTCTATGATTTTATAAAGATTGATCCAAGAGATTATTATGAAACTATTTCTAATTACAAATTTATGGTGTGTCCAACAGGAAATGGTATACAAGCGCCTAAAATATTTGAAGCAATACTTGTCAGGACAGTACCAATTGTGGAGAATGAATTATGCTTTCGTCAACTAAAAGAGTTGGGAGTTCCTCTGTTGATAGTTGAAAACTGGTATGACTTGACCGAGAAATTTCTGTCTAATATTGAGATAGATGTGGACTGGGAAAAAGCTATTCATTTATGCTCAGTAAAAGGAGTGACCGAAATAATAGAATCTAAACTTTAATTTGTTGAACTCGTCGATTGCTATTGAAATAAACTTCACCGACTTTATCACTCTTTTTTAAGTTGTCGCATCTGCACCAATCTACTTTTACATTATTAAGAGATTTGAACTTTGTACCATTCTTGCATATTTGAGCTGCTGTATGTAAGATAAAATGAGTTGGTTCAATCTTTTCATACTCTACAATTACGTAACCAGATGGAAACGATGAAAGATGAAAGAAAAGGTGATGAGCTTTGCTATTATCTAAAAGAAACCAATTTTCTTTTGCGCTCTCACCAAGTTTACACACAAAATCATCGAAGTAAAATGTTTTCATATTTGTATTCTAAAAATATTATTATAAAAATTGTCTGGTTTTTATAATATAAATTTTTATTAACAAAAAAGTAAAATTGGTTTTAAGATGCATTGTTTTTTAGATAAGTTAGACAATGGAGAAGCATAGATTTTTTCCATATAGTTGGCACGTAGATGACGAAGAAGAAGAAATTACTTCTATAAGAATATACGGAATTGACGAAGATGATTTGAATGTTTGTGTTCGTGTTGAAAATTTTACTCCTTATGTGTATATAGAGCTTCCAGATAGAATAAGATGGAATGCTGGAAATGCACAGCTTGTTGGAAACAAGCTTGATGAATTATTAGGAAAACAAAAACCTCTTAAGAAGGTTTTGATGATGAAAAAACGTCTTTACGGTGCTCATATCGAAGCTAATGGCGATGAAAAACTTTTTCCGTTTCTTTTTTGTTGTTTTTCTGCTAGAAAAGATATCAAATCTCTTGGCTTCAAACTTAGAAGCTCTATTAATGTGGTTGGTCTTGGAGCTCTCAAATTGAAAATGCACGAATCAGACGCAGATTGTATTCTACAACTTACTTGTTGCAGACAAATTTCGACAGCTGGTTGGGTTGAGTTTCTTGGAAAGCGTCAAGAAGAAGATCAAAAATTGACTCTTTGCGATCACGAATTTAAAGTAAAATGGAAGAATTTGATTCCTTACGACAGCAATGTAGTCTCTCGACCAAAGATAATGGGCTTTGATATTGAGGTTAATTCTTCAAATCCATCTGCTATGCCAAATCCACACAAACCGGGTGATAAAGTATTTCAGATCTCGTGTGTGATTTCTAGATATGGAGAAAGTCAAGATAAGTATGAAAAGTATTTGCTTACTTTAGGACAACCAGATCAACAAATTGTGGGAGAAGATGTGCTGATATATATGTACGATACAGAAGCAGATCTTTTGAATGGATTTACTCAGTTTATTAGAGATGAGAATCCAAATTTAATTGTTGGTTATAACATTCTTGGTTTTGATATTCCATATATGATCGACAGAGCCAAGTTCAATTTGTGTATTTTTAATTTTGATCAACAAGGTTTTCATAAATACGCGCATGCCAAAGAGAAAACAATCAAATGGTCTTCGTCAGCATACAAGAATCAAGAATTTTCTTTTCTAGACGCCGAAGGTCGTGTATATGTAGATTTGTTGCCTCTTGTGAAGCGTGATTTCAAATTTAGCAATTACAAATTAAAAACAATAGCTGAACATTTTATTGGTGAGACAAAGGATCCTCTCAGTGTGAAGGGTATATTCAAGTGCTATCGTATTGGCGTTACAAAGAACAAGGATGGTGAATATAGTAAAAAGGCCCAAAAAGCAATGGGGATTTGTGGCCGCTACTGTCACGGCGAAGGAACTCAAATCAGTTTAGTTCATGGTACTATTTCAATTGAACAAATGGTAAATGGAAATAACACACTTCTTTCTTGGAATGAAAAAACAGATACTATTGGAATTTCAGAACAACTTAAATTTTTTAATAACGGTGTTCAAGAATGTATTGAATTAGAACTTGAAGATGGTAGAAAAATAACATGTACACCAGATCATTTGATAGCAAATGAAAAAGGAGAATGGATCAAATCGGAAGATTCTCTTGGTATAAGAATTAAAGTAGGAGTTATTTTACCTAGCATTGGTATTGATACTAAAGATATGATATTAAGTAGAATACTTGGATATTTGTCTACAGATGGTCATATTGGAAAAGATCAATGTGTCGCATGTATTGGAAATTTAATGGATGCTACTATTTTAGCAAAAGATATAGAAACACTATGCGGAGTATTACCAAATATTAGAAAAGATAAAAATTGTTATACAATTAATATTCCTTCGTCATTAGCTAATAAGATTAGAAAAATTAGTGGAATAGAGTGTGGTAATCGAACAAATGGAAATCACGGTCTTCCTGATATGACATTATGGGATGATAATTCTATCAAAGAATTTTTAGGAGGCTTATTTGGAGGAGATGGGTGGTGTCCATCTTTAAGAAAAGAAAATAAATTTACAACAATAGGATTTACACAATCTCGAAATTTGCGAGAAAATATAGTAAATTATATGAATATTATTGTTGATTGTTTGTCTAAATTTAATATATCATCACATTATAGAATCAGTGAAAGAGTTACGGAAGTTAAATCATTATTTATTGGGCAATTAACCATACCGCAAAGTAGTTTAGAAACATTTGTAACTACTATAGGTTATAGATATTGTTATCACAAAACGTTAAGAGCATCGGTTGCAGTTATGTATTATAGAATTAGAGATAAGGCATATGTTACTCGCAAAAATTTATACGAGTCTGTTATGATTTTAGTTAATACAGGAATGTCTGTACAAAAAGCTTATAATAAATCAATGGAAACAATAAAAACACCAGAATATATGCCAAAATATGGAACTATAAAACAATGGGTTAAAAAGGGGTATTTAGATGGAAGACCTGATCAAGTCAGTAGACAATTTCCTAATGCTACTAAATTTGTAGATATAATTGGTGCTAAATGTATATTTGAAAAAACAGATAAAATGCATACATATTCAATGAGTAAAGAACAAACAACATTACCTGTATTTTCATTGAATGTTATTGGAATAAAACAAGTCGGTAAAAAACAAGTGTATGATATAGAAGTTAAGGATACACATTCATATATGGCTGAAGGTTTAGTAGTACATAATTGCGTACAAGATAGCGCTCTAACTGTGATGCTCATGGACAAGCTACAGACTTGGACAGGACTTACGGAGATGGCTGCAACGTGCTGTGTTCCTATTTTTACTTTATACACACAAGGTCAACAAATTAAGGTGTATAGTCAAATGTATAAGTATTGTATGTATGAAAATATTGTTGTTGAGAAGGATGCTTATCAAGTATCAGAAACGGAGCGTTATGTTGGTGCTCACGTATTTCCTCCTGTTCCGGGGCAATACAATCAAGTAGTTCCATTTGATTTTGCTTCTCTGTATCCAACAACTATTATTGCTTACAATATTGATTATCACACTTGGGTTTCTGACGATTCAGATATTCCGGATGAAAAATGTCACGTGATGCAATGGGAAGATCATATCGGTTGCGAACACGATCCGAAAGTGATTAGAAAGATGCAATTAAACAAAGTGATTGAGGTAGAGCAAGAAAAAATCAAGAAACTTCGCGATAAAAAGAATAAAACAACTGACAAATTTAGAAAGAAGGAATTAGGTGATGAAATACAAACTCTTGTAGATGATCTTAAACCTTATGTCAAAGAGCGTTCTGATCTTAACAAAAGCAAACCAAAAAATCCTATGTGTGCGAAGCGTTATTATCGGTTTTTGAAGGAGCCACGAGGAGTGTTACCAACTATTATTCAGAATCTTTTAGACGCTCGCGCGCACACACGTAATGTTGATATGGTTAAGACAAAGAAAAAGATAAATGAATTAGAAACAAATGGTGAAAATAACACTAAAGAAATTGAATCTCTGAATAGTTTATTAGGAGTTCTCGACAAACGCCAGCTAGCATATAAAGTTTCTGCAAATAGCATGTATGGTGCTATGGGCGTTAGGCGTGGGTACTTACCGTTTATGCCGGGTGCAATGTGTACGACTTATATGGGTAGAAAAAATATTGAGATTACAGCGGATACTATAGTAAAGAAATTTAACGGTCAATTGGTATATGGAGATACTGATTCAAATTATATCAACTTTCCTCTAATGGAAGGAAAGTCTGACGAAGAATTATGGGACTATTCCGAGTTTGTTGCCGACGAGCTCACAAAGTTGTTCCCGCCACCTATCAAGCTAGAATTTGAAGGGTGTATCTATAATTTCTTCTTCATTTTGACCAAAAAGCGTTATATGCACAGAAAGATTGAGAAAAAACGAGGTCAATTAATATATAGTGATAGCATTGGTAAAAAAGGAGTATTACTTGCCCGCCGTGACAACAGTAATTTTGTCAGAGTAATATATGAAGGAGTTATCAATCACATTGCAGATAAAACACCAAGAGATGATGTTTTGTATTGGGTTCTAGAACACATTAATAAAATGTTCTCTGGTTGTAATCCTTATACAGATTTTGTTGTTACCAAAGCTGTAGGAAATTCGGGAGGTCTTCAAGCTGAAGCATTTACAAATGAAAAAGGTGTTAGAAAAGCCAAGGTAGGTGATTATACTGTTCCTATACTCTCTTCAATTCTTTCTGAACGAGAAGAACAGTTAAAAAACAAAGGAGCTGAAAATCAAGAAGAATACTATCTTCTTTGTTTACCAGCTCAAGTTCAATTAGCAGAAAGAATGCAACAAAGAGGACAAAGAGTAGAAGCTGGAAGTCGTCTGGAATATTTGATCACTGGACCTGACAAACATACTGCAAAACAATATGAAAAAGTAGAATGTGCTGAATATTATTCTAGACACAAAAATGCTATCAAAATTGATTACTTTTATTACTTGAAAGCTCTTGCTAATCCATTGGATCAGGTATTATCTGTTGCATATCCTGGTGTTGTAGATTTTGTGTTGAATCAATACAAATTCAGATACAAGGTTCGACGTAATTTGTTGAATGAACTGACTGAGTTGTTTACACCTAAACTCAAGTTTGTAGAATAAGCAGGTAAATTGATAAATTTTACTTATATTATAAGTAAAATTTTTAGAAAAGAGATAAACTCATGTTTTATTATTAAAAAAAGATATGTAATAAAATGTACACAACTTTATTGTTCAATGAATCTCCTTTACTATCTTCAATATTAGTTCTATGTTTGGTTGCATCATTTATACGTGGGTCATATATTATTTTTGTTTTACTTCTAGTAACACTGATTTTTGTATGTATCTTTTATCGTTACAAACCACACACTAAAAGATATGCTGATAACTTCATTATATCTCCAGCAAATGGTACGGTGTCGTTCCTAGAGCAAAAAGATAACAAAATCAATATCTCTATATATCTAAATATTCTAAATAATCATACACAGATATACCCAGTTAACGGCGTCCTTTTAAAAACAATATATGACAAAACAGGTAAATTTGAGCTGGCTAATAACATAAGAAAAAGCCGTTTTAATGAAAAGAAAATACATACTATTCAGATGAAAAATGGTCGTCAAGTAGAAGTAATTCAAATAGCTGGATTCTTTCCAAGAAGGATTGTTTCAAGAAAAGAGGTGAATGAAAAAGTGATGGCCGGTGAGTATTTAGGAATCATAAAATTTGGTTCTAGAGTTGATTTGGAATTTGAGGGAGACATATCAAAAATTCTGATTAAAAAAGGTCAACAGATAAATATCGGTGATATGATATATTCTTTTATTGTTTAGACATTTGTTCACAATAAGTAAAAACAATTACTTATCAAATTAACTTTGGTTTGCACTAAAATTTAAAATATTTCGCTGCTTTCAGTAAATATTGGTTTATATGGCGTGTCATAATATAGATGGTCATCTTTTGGTGTATAAGAAAATAATGGTTGAGTGATACCAGTCATATCTAGACAATTTCGAGCACGAATAGGGTTTTCTACTGTATTTTGCTCTAATCTCTTGAAATATGCGACATCTTCTAAAAATTTTCGGCATCTATCTGCATGTGCATTTCCAGCGTATATTATAATATTATGGGGTTTTTCAGGTTCATCAAAATTGCGTTTTTTCACAGGATGTTCTGTTTTAGTGTCAAATTTTTTAAATATACGCGAGAGAAGATATGCATCTACAATTATACTATTTAGATTAACTAAAGCTTGATGAAATCTTGATACACATTTTACAAACTTATCAAAATGATCGACTTTGATCATCTTACCACTACGTGTGTAATTAGGTCTGCTTTTTTTAACCATAAGTTTGCCATCTCTAATTGTAAACAGTTCAAACTGTTCAAAAAGATTTTCGAGATTCGTTTGAATTCTTTCTTTAAGTGTTAACGCTGTTACTTTAATTTCATCTAGAATAAATGTGCGAATAGATTCCTTCATTGTTGATCTATCGATTTTGTCATTAAGAAATATGTACTTATTTATCAACTCTTCTTGCAAATAGGCAGCAAATTCTTTATCTTCCTCTTCAGAATTAATTTTATCTATAAACACTTTAAATATTTCATTCTCATATATTTCACTAAAATCTGTCACAAAATTTCTTTTAGGATTATTATTGTTTTTACTATTAAACTTATATTTATCAAACAACATACATAATGCAGAATTAATCTGAGACACTATATCAAAATTACCATTTACAACTCCTCGCCGAATATCAAAATAATGAGATCGTGAAAGTCGACAGTTCTGATTTGTGTTACGTATTCTTACATTTGATATACATTCTCTAAAACGATTTATCATTATAGTTATACGTTGATTATCAGTATAATCTGACAAATCTGGATCATAACCAAAGTGTGCTTTTTCTTCAATATAAAAATCTATATAAGAATCTGTATTAAGTATTAAATCTTTCATATAATCTTCTATAAACATTGATTTTACAGGAACAATTTTGCCATTTATGTATTTTTTTCGATGTAGACGAATACAGTCTGTGTTTGATGCATGAAATTCTCCAAATATGTATATCATCATTTTCATTTCAGAATGCCAATGAAAAGTAAGAGTTAAAGGACCTTTAATAAGATCGGCGACTGGTTTATTATTTAGTTGGTGATTATTGATAAGATGCATTAAAGTGGACCTATTCGTGCATCTCGCTGAATTGATCCGGCTTTCTGGATCTGTTAAACATTTATTGGCTTCTTTATATAAAGCATTTCGAAGATCTTCTGGTAAATTATTAAGTATTGAAGTATTGTAATTTAATAGCATTAAATCTAAATTAGAATCAAGAGTATGTGTGTTCATTTTATAATATAAAACATTCTAAATTACACATTTAATTAGTATAAATGAGCGATAATTTTTGAAATTGAGATAAATCAAATACAATATTGATTATCTATCTAAGATGACTGATCATGCTGGTTCTATAACAATTTTTTTATCTTATTAATAAAACCTACATTTTGCATTGATACAAAAATAATTATTCTATTTATAAAAGTAAGAATTAATATAAACAGACCTAATGTCTCGTGATTGTTTTTTATGTCTAGATACTACAAAGAACAAGGTATGTACTACTTGCCAGTGTTATGCTCACCATAGTTGTTGGGGTAAATACTTGGACAATTATACAAATGTAATTACCCATATTTACGAAGAAGAAATAATAATTACTGTTCCTCTATATGCTAGATGCCCACAATGCAGTGGTGATATAGCAAACTTAAAGCCAATAACTAGATCTGATACCAGATTTGGTCGGCGAATTATTTTGAGACTAAGATGTCAGCATATGTTTGAACAGGCTGAAAATCCTGAAAATCTATCGATTAGATTTGCTATTTTTAGAAACATATTTGAAATCATTGCACAAAATAAAAATTTACTTAGAAATGGAAGAGCTTTTAAAAATATGATAAAAACAAAGCTTTTACTTCTCCATAATTCTAGTGAGTGGAAATTTGCTAATTTTTACTATCTAAAAATATTTGGTAAACAAATAAAGTGAAATTATACTATTAGTATAATTTCTTTGCCGCTACTAGATTTATATGAATTTAAACCATGTGTCATTATGACTTCTGAAACATGACACCCCAATCCTCTTCAATAACTTGTTTTTTCTTAATTGGAGTTGCCATTTTGCCCCAACGACCCTTCTTTTCTTTCCAACACCAGCTTGAATGCCTTTTTAAATCTTTCCAGATTTCGTATACATGCTCTTTATTTGCATGTTCCTTAACCCATAAATTCATATCTGTATGTTTTTTCAAAAATACAACCGCCTTGCTTTGACGAGTTGTAACATTAATTTCATATACGATGCAATCCATTTTTATTATATGCTAGGATAATTTACTGTCATTTCTCCTCTAAATGTTTTTTCAATAAGCTGATATATTAGATTTGTATTTTTCACATTACTTAAGAGAAAATAAAGTTTTGCGTAAGCAGCTGGTGTTGTCATATCATTTCCTGATATAACTCCTGCTGCTAAAAGATTCTTACTGAGTTCAAATTTTAAAACTTCTTCGCATTGAGACACCGCTACTATTATAACGCCTTTTTTGATTAATTTCTTGATAGCATTTACCAAATTTTTTGAGTTAGGTGTATTTCCTGATTCATAAATTTCTAACACGATTCCGGAAACTATATCATCATCTGAAAAATTAAGAGATATATCGCTTATTCCTGGAAAAACTTTTACAATCAATATATTGATATTTGGATCTACAAATTTTATTTGAAAGTTTTCACGAGGATGTTCCAAGCAATTATATGTTTCAAGGTATGGGTAGTTGGGAGAAGTAAAATATTCTAGTGATTTGTGTATTGTACGGCAACCACGTAATAATTTTCCTTCATTTTCGATCATTACTTCTGGTATTTTAGTTTTTAAAGCCAATTTGACAGCCGATTTTACATTCCGATCTGTTATTATGACTGGTTTTGATAAATTTTCTAACATAAATGACAGAGCTGAAGCTGTGTACGCCATAGTATCCGAACCACATACTATTACAAAAGCACAATATTTATCGTATTTTTGAAATACATCTTTTGTTATTACATTCCAGTCATTTGGAGATATATCAGATGAATTCATTTGAGGTTGATACGAGTGAATATCATATTTTGCACTTTTAGAGTTTTCTTTAAAATTCTTATCGATATTGCCAGATGTATGAATAATATAGATTTTCTTAGAAACACGGTTTTCGTTCTTTTGATAACTGTTTAAACCAAGATATATTGTCACTACAATAGAAGCTAACGCTGCAGTGGTAAGAAAAACAAGAGCTTGCTTTTCTTGTTGAGATAGAAACTTCATTATTTATATTATGCCAGAATAAAAAGAGTAAAATAATGATACACCATTCATCAATAATAAATTATAACCAAAAACTTTCTTTAGAACTAGAATTTAAAAAAGGCGGAGGAGGAAGGAGGAGGAGGAGAAGAAAAAGATAATCCAAAGGAATTTTTTTACGATTTTTTGAAATTATTTAAAAAACAAAAAGCAAAATCTTTTTTCCTCCTCCTCATCCGGATTTTCAAAAAGTTCGGAGGAGGACGAAAAAAGATTTTTTTCGTGGAGATGGCTTTTTAAAAAGAGTCTTACACACACACATTTCAAATTTTGTAAAAAAATAAATTTAATCAGAGAATAGTGACTAATTTTTGATTTTTAAACGATTTTTAAACGATTTTTAAACTTTTTTAAACGTTTTTTATTTTATCAGAAAAAAGTGATATTTTATGTTAAAAAAGAATAACATTTTCATTCTCGGTTTAAACAAAAAGAATGAAAAGAATAAAGATGGAACAATGTCAATTTTGTAATAATATGTTTGGAGATACTAAGATGCTAAAACAACACCAGAAAAAAACAAAGTATTGTTTAAAAATCCAAGAAGATCAAGCTAAAAAAGTTGAAACAGCAAAGCTTCAACAGATAACTACCGAATTAACTTGTCAGTTTTGCAATAAGCAATTCAAAACAAAATACTTATTGCGTATTCATCAGACACAAACAAAATATTGTCTTAAGATACAAGAATCTCAAAATTCAGAAGAGATTATACCATCTTTGATTGTATGTATATATTGTTCTAAAAACTTTTCATCTGGAAGTTTTAACAGACATGATTTAATATGTAAGAAAAAAAATGCAAAAATAAAAGCTGATAAAGATGACGAAATTTCTAAGTTAAAGCATGAGAAAGTAGAGAAGGCTGAAGAAATCGCTAAGTTAAAGGCAGAAAAGGCAGAAGAAATCGCTAAGTTAAAGGCAGAAAAGGCAGAAGAAATTGCTAAGTTAAAGGCAGAAAAAGCCGAATCGATTAGTTTGATATATAAAGCATCTGCTGAACTAGCCCAAGCTACTATCAACGAGATAGCTAAACAACCAACTTATCAGAAAAACAGTACAAGAAATATTCAAAACAATTTGATGATCTCAAGTCTTACTCCTCTTGATTTAACTCAAGCTCGTGTTGACAGTATAATAGATGAAAAATATACAAAGAACGATTTCTATGAAGGTCAAAAAGGAGCAGCACAAATAATTCATAAACATATCCTCACAGACTCAAACGGTAAATCTCAAATCGTATGCACTGATACAGAACGTGGTACATTTCATCACAAAGATCTTAATGGTGAACACGTTGTTGATTATAAGAATGCTCATTTGATAGATAGAGTACATTTACCTCTTAAGAGAAAAGCAAGTAAAATTGCATCAGAAGAATGTGTCAAAAACCCAACTGCTTATAAAGATATTGTTATGAATGAGAGTTCTATCAGAGAACTAGAAGCGAAACCTGGTTTGTTCAATAGAACAATGGCACAACTTACAGGAAAAAATTGTGTAAGACCATTATTAGTAAAACCAGAATCAAATATTGATTTGACAATTACGGAAGAGTGGTTAATAGAAAATGCAAAGTTTTTAACGATAGATCATATATTAAGAGGAACAGAAGGATATGCGGATTATGCGTTGTCTTATCCTTTAAATGATCGGCTTATCGAAGAAGACTATTTAAATCCTACATTTATAAAGTATAAGGATAGAAAAGGTAATATAATAACAGACTATGGTGGAAAGATGTTGACAAAGATGCTAATTGATTCAGTAAGAGAAAGAACACATGAGTTAATAGAATCAAACGACAATGTAACATTTGAGTGTTCGGATATAGAAGATTCTATTTTTCAAGAAGAGTTTATAAGTATTGTTATGAGCAATATATAAAAAATGAAATTAAATTATAACTTTTATAATTTAATTTAACTTAACCATGAGTGACGAGTTTGATATCGATTCTGTTACTAATTACGCAAGTCTCACAACAACTTGTCCGAATATAGGAGAGATCTCAGGAATAGCAATTGAGGCTTTTTCACGTGTATGTAAATTTTCAATGTTTGAAATCACATCCATTTCTCAATGTAAGAAAAAGACTTACCTATTACAAAAGCTTTTCTAGAAGCTAAAACGATGATTGCATTAAAAGATATATGTAGAGAAAAGTCTCTCTCTGGATATTCTATAAAAAACAAAAGAATGAACTAATAGAATGGATGTTGACTAAGCTCTAAATTATAGAGTTTCATATTATAATAATATGAAACGACTATTGTAAATATCAGTTTAACAAATTATATATAATTTTAATTACTCTAATAAAATATGTATTTTCAGATGGCTACTGTTGCATTCAAGGCGCTTAAAGATATCGGAAATAATGTTAATAAAATGGACGTCAATCAAGAAATTGTCAGTAAACTAAAATTTATTGGTAAAATTAAAAAAGGTGAAAAAATCAATACTCGTCACATGTATGTGCAACCTGATGGTCTAGGCACTTCTATAATAAGAACCTTTATTTATCAGGATAATAGAGGAAATGTTCTTAATTTTTGCCAAGAAACAATCTCTCGCGCATTTGAGTTGTTAATTACTTACGAACGTTCTGAGAAGAATACTGAGCGTGTTTTGTTTGGTAATTTACTTGTTGACCTTCAACAGGCAACAACAGGACTTTCTAACCTAAAATTTACTTACATTGCCGATACTAAATTTTGTTGTGATATGGATACTTTACTACAAATAATATCAGCTAGGTTAGATGGATACGTAACTAAAGAAGAAGACATTGAATCATAGAAACTGTGGTCTAAAACACATTGCACAACATCATAAAAATGAGTGATTCCGATATTGTGTGGATCGCGAGCTTTGATATAGGTAAAAAAAATTTTGCTTTCTATATTGAGGAATTTGACAAATCAGAGATTATTAAATTACCTCGTATACAATCAAGCAAAAGATATAACTCTGATGGTACTACAACACCCGATTTTGAAAAAATAGTCAAAAAAGTTTGTACAAACGGCAAAAGTATTATTTTTGAAAATACAGACCTAACGGAAGGTTGTAAAAAAAGTTCGTATTTAGATCCAGAAACTTATCATAACATGACTGATCTACTTGATAGGTATATCGATTATTGGGATCAATGCGATGCTTTTGTGATAGAAAAACAAATGTCTTTTGGAAAACGACATAATACAATGGCTCTAAAATTAGGACAACATTGTTGGTCATATTTTGCATTTAAGTATGGAAGATTCAAAGAAATCGTAGAGTTTCCTGCATATCATAAAACACAAGTTTTGGGAGCTAAAAAGATAATATCAAAGGGAAGTACGAAATACAAAGCAATTGATAAACCCGCACGAAAAAAATGGAGTGTAGAAAAAGCCATTTCTATACTAAAAGAAAGAAATGATGACAAAACTATTTCTACTTTAACATCTGCAAGAAAAAGAGATGATTTAGCAGATGTACTATGTCAATTGCAAGCATTTAAGATTTTAGTATACATTGATAAAATAATCTAATTCTGATTTAATTCATATATATATGAATTAAAACATTACCAAAAGAAACTACTGAAAAAACCTCTTTTCGGCGGAGACTCTACAGGAGGAGTTGTTGGAGTTGTTGGAGGTGCATTTGTCTCTTTAACAATTTTTGTTTCAGTTGTAGTTTCAAATTCTTGTACGGCTGAAACAAGAAGCCGGCAAATAACACGATCTACCATAAATACACTAAATTTATTAGATCCAAGAATTTCAAGACGATTTTTATCCGGACAACCACGAATATAAGTATTATAATTAGTCTCTTGAATTCTCCTAAATTTTGCATAAGACCACATTTTATCCCTTGCTTCGTCAATTGTCTTTGTGTAGAAACGGGGCACTCCATCTACAGACAGAACAAAAAGCTCTGAATCATCCTTTAAAGAAAGTGACAAAAGTTCTTCTGTATTACTATCATCATCTTGAGAAGAATCGCTTTTTTCATTATTATCATCCCTAGTTAAATATTCTTCTTTAGTGTCATTAGGTTGAATATTTTCAGATTCTGTAGAATTATCTACAATCTCTTCTTCTGTCATGATTTAGATTTATATATTATGTAAAAGTTTTTAAATAAGAAATTAACAACTTACTTTTTTACGTAACCACAAATAAGAAAATGAAAAAACATTTATGGAGTTGAATAATAAGATAAATGATTTCATCGGTTGAACAAATACTCCGAGAGAACTATGTGGATGGCGTTTTCCACACTCACGTTTCTATGCTCCAACCGAGAGGAAAGTTTCAATTTAATCGTGAGAAACTAGAAAGCTTTTGGGAAGTGTATTGCGCAAAAATTCTTGAAGACGAAAATGCTATAGTTGGGGTTGCAGAAAAACCACAGCATTATATGCCAGTGCTAGCCGATGTAGATCTGAAAGTTAAAGAAACGGATGAAATAGAATTTGCAGAACACCTTTACACCGAATCACATGTTAAACAACTAATCGATGTATATCAATCAATTTTGAGAAATATTGTTGAAGGGTGTACGGATGATCACCTTCTTTGCGTACTGCTAGAAAAACCTATGTATTATATTTCAGCAGGTGCAACATCATATGCAAAAAATGGATTTCATTTGCACTTTCCAAATCTCTTTTTAAGCAAAGTAGATCAAGAGGTGCATTTGATTCCGAGAGTAAAAGAGGAAACGCAGAAATTAAAAATATTCTCTGAATTAGGATATGAAGATTCATCTGTTGTAATTGACAAAGCTTGTTGCACAGTACCATGGCTGATATATGGAAGTAGAAAATCCGAAGATATGGATCCTTACAAGGTTACTAAAGTTTTTACTTCTGATGGTGTTGAGATCACTTTCGAAGAAGCTTTTAAAAATTATAGAATTTATGATATGAGAGAAAAAACAATTGATATTAGAGGCAAAATTGAACTTTTTCTTCCTAGAATTCTTAGTATAATACCTTATGGTCGTCCGACACAAGAGGTTGTACAAGGTTTAGTTTCTCCATTGAAGGAAAAGATTCAGGATCAAAAAGTTAAGAATAAAAAACCTCTAAAAGTTTCAGTTGAAGAAGCTCTTAAAATATCAGAAAAGCTTCTTCCTATGCTGGCAGATTTTCGTGCGGAGGAGAGAAATGAATGGATAACAGTTGGATGGATTCTATATAATATTGGCGACGCGAGTGCTCAAGCAATGGAGCAATGGATGGATTTTTCAGCGCGATGTGAGGAAAAATACGATGAAGCAAACTGTATTTATGAGTGGGAGAGAATGTCGAAAAAGGATCTTACTCTCGGAACTTTAAAATATTTTGCAAGTATTGATAGCCCACATCTTTACAAAGAATTTAAGAAAGAGCAAGCAGAACATTATGTAAAAGAATCTTTGAACGGCTCTCATAATGACGTCGCAAAAGTTTTATTTTCAGAGTATGGAACAGAATTTGTTTGCGCATCAATTTCTGGGAAAACATGGTTTCAGTTTAGAGATCATAGGTGGGAAGAAATTGAGGAAGGTGTATTTTTACGAGAGAAAATTTCAGAAGATGTTGTTTTAAAGTATTCTGAGATGGGGTCAGATCTTTTTGCAAAGCTTGCAGGAAATCATGACAAAGGAGAGGAAGCAATGTTTAACGCGCGATTGAAACAAGTACAAAAGATTATAAATAATCTCAAGGCATCTCCTTACAAAAGCAATATTATGAAGGAAGCAATGGAAGTTTTTTATGACAGGCGATTTAAACAAAAATTGGATCAGAATCCGTACATAATTGGTTTCAAGAATGGAGTATACGATCTAAAATTGAATGAGTTTAGAGCTGGACGCCCTGAAGATTTTGTTAATAAAAATATGCCTATTGATTACAAGGAATATAATGAAACTGATGAGCCAGTGCAAGATGTAATTGAATTTTTGTTAAAAGTATTTCCAGATGAATCGATTCGAACATATTTTTTAGATACTTATTCTGATATTTTTGTAGGAGGAAACAAACAGAAAAAAGTATATATGTGGACAGGTGAGGGTGATAATGCAAAGTCTATTACTCAAAAATTCTTTGAATTAATGCTAGGTGAGTTGGCTATCAAATTCAACACACAGTATTTTACAGGAAAAAAGGTAGCATCTGGCTCTGCAAATCCAGAATTGTCGAGAGCCGCACCACCAGTTAGGCATGCAACAATGGAAGAACCAGACGCGGATGAACAGCTCAATATTGGTGAGTTGAAAAAGTTGAGTGGTGGTGATAGTTACTGGGCTCGAGACTTATTTGAGAGAGGAAAAAGTACACGTGAAGTTTTTCCAATGTTTACTTTAACATTTATCTGTAATAAACTTCCTAAATTAAAATATTCTGACAAGGCAACATGGAATCGTATTAGAGTTATTCCGTTTGAATCTACTTTTGTTGATCCAAGCGAACCATGCCCTTCAACTCTTGATGAACAACTTCGTCAAAAGCGTTTTCCTATGGACAAAGAATTTGGAAAGAAAATCCCAAACATGGTATCAGCATTCGCATGGTATTTGCTTCAGTGGAGGCAAAAAATCAGTGTACGCATTGAACCAGCTAAAGTACGAGAAGCAACCGCTGTATATCGTCGTCAAAACGATATTTATCGTCAATTTATCGAGGAGTCTATTATAGAAGACAAAAATTCTTGTCTAACAATAACAGAAATGTATGCTCAATTCAAAGAGTGGTTCAAAGAAGGATGGCCAAATATGTCTCTTCCTATTAAGAACGAGGTCAAAGAGTATTTTGATCGATTATGGGGAGATGCAGATCGCGGTGTCAAATGGACAGGTTATCGAATTCGTACTCTACAAGATGATGTTGATTCTGGTGAAGTTATTATTCTTGAAAAAGATGACTTGGTTAAATATCAAACAGATGGTGCGGCAGCACCTCCTATGTAAAAAAATTTTACTATACAATTGAAATTAGTTATATTAATTTATAAATTAATATAACATGAAAATTATACGTATTGTATTAACTGATAGGAGTTTAATAAAACCTCTGTATTTAGTTAATAAACCACGTCTCAAATTTATTGAATCTGTTTTCAACAAAAGTATCTTTACGTCGTTATTTTAGAAGGAGACTTGTTCTAACGGTTAAAGAACCCAGCTGCATAATTCTAATCGTCAATTGCACGAGCCACATAGTTTTATTTGAGCTTGTCAGCTGCTAACTTTGTATACTTTCTCAATTCATCGATGCGATCTTCGTCTGCCTTGAGCTCGTTCCACAAAATTGCGAGGACATCTTTGTCAAGATCTGCAGCCTCTTTGTTGTCTGCACAGAATAACATGAAAGCCAATTTTGATTGTCGTTCAGCTCGAAATTTTTCCTTCTCAATACGAATTTTCCCGATGACAGATTGAGCGAGAGAGTGACCTTTTTTAGTTGCTTCACAGTACCAATAATGGACAAGGACATCATTTTTTTCGATGCATACTCCTTTTGAGTACATGACTCCCAACAAATATTGTGCGTCTGGATCTCCTTTATTTGCAAGGAAGAATGTATTCTTAGTGTGAAAGTTATCTGTCATCATTTTCTGATTTTTCTTAGTTAGTTATCCGAAAAAATCAAATTTATTGAATCTGTTTTCAACAAAATTATCTTTACGTCGTTATATAGCTATCCAATATTCTTATAGTTTGTTCGATATAGCTATCCAATATTCTTATAGTTTGTTCGATAATTTGTCTAGTTGGAACACTCATTATTTTGTCAAAAAGACTTGAAATTGTTTTAATGTGATCTTTATATGCTACAAGAGATGTATTAATCTTAGACGCTAGTTCTAACTCTTTCATTGACTCTTTCGACCTAAGAAATTCTTGTGCTTGTGTAAGATAATCTAGTATAGTTTTACAATATTTTTCAATAATGGTATCCGTTATAATATACATCCGATCAGGATCCCTTTTAATCTTTAAGAATTTTAGTGTTTTTTCTTGTTCTAAAAGAACTAACCCCAAGTCACCTTCTAACAATTTGGTATTTTCAATATTTGGTAATTCTGTCACCTTTTTTTCAGCTTCAATAACATTTTTAAAATATAATTTAAATTTATCGTATTCAATATTAAAATCTGGTACAGATGTAATTTTTTGGAAATCTGTATACTTATCATAAATTAAATCTATTGCTTTCTGATAATAGGCAATAATACTACGAGCTTCACGACGTGATTCTCCTTGTACTCTTGATTTCGATTTGGAGTCAATTAACGGAATGTTAAGTGTAGGTTTTTCTCGTATTGCTGCTTCTTCAGCCTGTTCAAGTCTAGCCCGGTCCAGTTTAGACTGGACCAAAGCCCTTTTTAATAATAATGAGTTTTTATCATCTTCAGCTTTTTTAGCTAACTCAGCTTCAGCTTCAGCCGCTTTTTTAGCTAATGCAGCTTCAGCTGCTTTAGTTTTAGATAAAGCTTTAGCTTTAGCTTCAGAGGCTGCTTTAGCAGTTTCAGCTACAGCTTTAGCATTTTCAGCGGCAGCTTTAGCTAAAGCAGCTTCAGCTTTACCTTTAATAGAAGCTTCTTCAGCCGCCTTTAAAGCTAAAGAATCTGCTTTAGCTTTAAAGGCGGCATTTATCAACTTTCTTTCCCTTTTTTCTGCTTTTTGTTGCTCCATTATTCGTAGATTTTCCATTCGTCTTTGTTGTTTTATTACTTGTTCTGCTTTCATATATTCTTCTTGTTCTTTTCTTTGTTCTATTTCTTGTTCTACAAGTCTCTGATGTTCTTTTTGTTGTGTAGTTAATTCAATATTATGTTGACTTGCCTTAAGACCTTCCATCATTGTATCTTCATCATTTTTAAGTTTCTTAAGTCTTTTAAGAGTAACATTTGCGGGCTCATCGAAAACATTATATTCTTCACCCCATATTTGCTTAGGTGGCCATACTTTTTTTCTATAAAAAAATGTAATACAATCTTCAAAATGGCTTTTCATCATATCTAACAATTTTATATCATGTTGTGTAATCTTTTTAAAATTACCAAGTTTACTTACTGGTGTACTTCCTGCATCATATTGTGTTTGTCCGTCGACATAAGTCTGCCAATATTCAAGATTCAATCTGTCTGGTAAAGCACCTCTTGTTTTAACACCATAATGCCAAGTATAATCCTCCTCATTCAGACGAGATATAACCAATGTAACATGTCCAAAATACACATCCTCATGACCTGTAACTCTAACTATAGTACAATGCGTTTCAAGAGTAGCTGGATTACCTCTGAACTTTCCGTCATAAACTCTAACATCATCACTTAATAGTTCGGGACCATATTTACTTTCTAGTCTTTCTATATCTAATCTTAATTGATCATTATAAAGATATAACTCTATCACATTAATTTTATCTGTATTTTTTTTAATTTGCAATATATTTCTTTCAATTATCTCTTCATTTTTGGCAATTTCTCGTTTAGGTATCTCATTTTCATCTTGAATTATTTCTATTTGTTCTTCATAGTGCTTATTTTCTATTTTTAACGCTTCAATTTTATGTGTTACTATATCTAAATCTACATAATTATAAGTAGATAGATCTGGAAACATAGTTCTATTATAAAGAGCTCGCTCTAAAAAATCAAGTTCATATCTATTTCGGGTAATTTGAACTATATTTCTGTTAATGTTCTCTTCATTTTCGGTAATGTATCGTTTATTTATCTCATTTTGTTGTTGAATTATTTCTATTTGTTCTTCATAGTGCTGATTTTCTTTTTTTAACAATCCAATTTCTTCCTTGTTTCTATCCATAATGTTTTTTAAGTCCTGTCTCTGTTTAAGAGATTCGGCATGCTTTGTTTTAGCAATGCATCTTTGGCAATCTTTATTATATTTTTTATTTGCCTTGCATGATTCACATTGGACATAGGTTCCCGTTACGGATGTAAATCCTTCTGGATACAGAGATGACATTTATTATATAATATTTTTAAAAATATAATTTTTATAGATTAGATAACCTTCTATATAGTAGGAAAGATCAAGAGAGAAAATTTGTGTACATCCAAAAATTTCAACTTTTATTTGAAAATTGTACATAATCAATCTTAATTGTCCAAAAAGACTATAATCTTTTTGGATCTGTTTAAAAAGCTGATCTCGATACTTTTTTACTTTGTAAAGTCTATACATTCATTATTAGTCAATTTCCAATGTTTTTTCGGAAGCAAAGTTTGTTAATAAAACTAAAATTTCAGTTTTAGACGCATCATCATCAAATGTATGTTGTATTTCATTAATCAAATCATCAATATACACACTATATTCTAAATACATTTCGTCAAATTTTTTTATCAAATCATAATCGATCATCGGAGACATATTTTTTAATTTTACTTTAATATCATATTTTCTTTGTTTAAAAATATTTACAATATTTTTTGCATCTTCTCTAAGAAAAATCTTTCTTTCTTCTTTTTTATCATTAAAGTAGTCAGAATAAATCTTTAATAAAGTCTTCGTTGAACAAAATCCTTGTTGTGTTTTAAAACGGTCGATTAGATCAGATATTATCTCAGCTGTATCATTAGTAAGTAAACTTATATTGCTAATAATATTTTTTTTTGGTTCATCAAAATCATCTTCTATATCTGCAAAAATCTCTTTTATATTATGCGCTTGCATCATATATAACTCTTCTAAACGTCTTTCTGGATTTAATAGTTTGTTAAGATCTGATATATCAAGACCGATCTTAAGAGCATCTTCTTCATTTAAACTAGAAAGTTTTGAACTCCATTTCTTTGATACTTGCAGATAATTTCTGTAAGATTGTATTAAAGAATTTATATTTTGAATGGCTTCTTTTTCTCGTCGATAAAGAGTTTTTAAGAGTTTTTCTTTGGGTTCAATATCCTTATAATACATATTTTTCCACTTAATTATTTGCGTCAAAATTTTTAACTCTTTTAAACGTAGTTCTGCATCTACTATTTTGTCAAGACTTAATCTACTAGAGTCGATTTTTTTAGTATCTTTTTTGTTTAATATAGAACTAGACAATTGTTTACTTATCATAGTTGAATGACTTATATATTCTGTATAAAAATTTATTAATTCTTCTATAACAGACTCATCAAAGAGAGTTCGTCGATTATCAGTTAAGAATTTTTCTTTTATAATAATTTCTGAATAATATAAGTCTCTATCGTTTTTTAAGTATTTCAAAAATTTTAACTTTTCTAAATGTTGTTCTGGCTTTATCATTTCTTCAAAATTTGATATATCAGCCTTTATCTTAGCAGAATCTTTTGGCTTAAATTCAGAAAGATTTAAACTATTGTATTTCTGTATTCTTTCTTGATATCTAGTATAAAATCTAATTAACTCTTCTATGTCAGAAATGGTATTTGTATTTTTCAGATAGTCATACTCAGCTTGTAACAGTCTTTCTTCTTTCTCACGAAAAATTTTATATAGATTTTGACCCTTATCTATGCGTTGCAAAATATTTTTTTTATCTACTTCATTTTTAAGGTTCATTAAAGTTGCTCTAGAATTTTCTATTTTTAATAACTGTGCCTTTTTATCTTTTTCTTTTAACGTATTTATGTCTTTCATTATCTTGGGTATCATATTATCAAAAAATTCAATAAGATCATTATATGTTTCAATTAAACGATCTCTGTACTTAAAAGATTTGTATGAATTAATATCCTGAGTTTCTTCTATAACTAACCTAGTTGTTATAAGTTTTATATCTGTGTCTTTCTTTTCTTCTATTTCTTTTAAGAAATTTTCTACATTTTTTTCAATTTTTTCTTTATTTTCTTTGTAAAGACTTTCAACCATTGTATCTTCTGTTATATCAGATATTTTAGGAGTTCCAACTGATTTAGGTTGTTTATGAGATGTTTTAGCAACAGCTGGTTTAGAAGTTTCATCTGGTGTAGGTGCTGCTTTAGAAACAGCTGATTTAGGAGTTTCAACTACTTCTGTTAATTCATCTGGTTTAGAAGTTTCAACTGGTTTAGGTGCTGCTTTAGAAACAGCTTGTTTAGGAGTTTCAACTACTTTAGCTTGTTTAGGTGCTGCTTTAGAAACAGCTTGTTTAGGAGTTTCAACTACTTTCGCTTGTTTAGGTGCTTCTTTAGAAACAGCTTGTTTAGGAGTTTCAACTACTTTCGCTTGTTTAGGTGCTTCTTTAGAAACAGCTTGTTTAGGAGTTTCAACTACTTCTGTTAATTCAGCTTGTTTAGGTGCTTCTTTAGAAACAGCTTGTTTAGGAGTTTCAACTACTTCTGTTAATTCAGCTGGTTTAGGAGCTGCTTCAGTCGCTTGTTCTATTCTAGCGTTTATATCTTTCAAACGTCTTTCTCTGTCTTCTTGCTCTCTTTTAATGTTCTGTTCCTTTGCCTTTTGTTTTCTTTCTTCACGGTCTCTGTTTACTTTTTCTGTAGCTTCTGTATGAGAATATTTCTGCATAATTTCCTGATTTTTCAGTTGTTCCAGTTCTTCTAATTTTGAAAGAAGTCTTGAAAGACGATCAGTTGCTTTCTCACTTTCGTATTCAGAATCTTTACCCCATATTTGGTTAGGTGGCCATCCTCGTTTATTAAAAAATGTAATACACTCTTCAAAATGGATTTTCATCATATCTAACAATGTCATATCAGATGGAATATCTTCAAATCTACCCATATCACTTACATTTGTTTGTTCTGCATCATATTTTATTTGTCCGGCGACATAAGTCTGCCAAAATTTATGTTCCAAATTTTGTGGTAACTTATTATATACTTCAGCACCATAATGCCATTTATATACCTCTTTTGGATAAGTTATAACTAATGTAACATGTCCAAAATACACATCCTCTAAACTGTTGTCAATTCTAAATATAGTACAATGCGTTTCAAGTTCAACTGTTTTACCTTCATATGTTCCATAATGTTTTCTAATATTATCACTTATTATATGTTCCTGATATTTTCCTTGTAATTCATGTATTTTTAACTGAATTTTTTTAAGTTCAAGGTCGTTAAGTAAAAAATTTTTTTGAATTTCAAGGGCTGCCATTTTTTCTTGAACCATTCTATATTCTTCTTCTACACTTTGAATTGTTTCCATTCTTGTTAGTATAGAATTGTTTAACTCTAAACTTTTGTGTGCAAATTCTATTTCATATTCACTTTCTTTGCATTTTTTGCAAGCTTTGGTTCGCTTTTTTCTATTCCCGCATTTTGTACAAAAGATACTATATTTAGAGTCACCTTCTGTATATCCTGTTGGATAGTTCATTTTATTATATATATATATATATATATATAATTGAAATTATTTATTTTTTAAATTATATACCTAAAGCCTGTAATATATCCTTAGTTGAAAAATTTGTATTTCCACCTTTTAGTTTTAACTGTCTCTGCTCTTCAATAAACTTTGTCGCGTTTTCTTTTTTTATGTATTTTATTGGTTCAAGTACGTAAAGATTGTCCAAAATAATATCATCCGATTCATTATCGTTATAAGTACTTGTTCTATAAAAGTCTATTATATTAGGTTGTTCTGCTGTACAATATTCCAAATATTTTTTGTGTAAATTAAATTTATTACTGATACCAATAAGCTCACGCTCTAATGGCAAGAATCTTTCTATATCTACACCTGTTCTCTCAAATTTTTCTTGTATTCTTTTCATCGCTGTAATGACAGCCATATAGTATATAATAAAATCTCTGTATTTACCTATTAAAGAACGTCTATTTTTGGAAGCCTCTGTTTGATTAGTCGCACGTTCTAATTCTTGTTCGGTTTTAGTAATATTTTCAGATATCATTATTTGCAAATGTTTTATTTCAGTTATAAAATATCTTTCGTATAATAGAGGTACAATATGATTATTAAAGTGTTTTTTATTTTCACCTAATAATTCTAATGTTTCTTTTATAGTTTTTTGAGATTCAGGATCAACAATATCTCTAATTTGTTCCAAGCCCTGATTATATGAAATAAAAAGAGGCAGTATCTTAACGTTTTTTGTTATCAATAAAGCTATCTTATTAACTATCACTTTCGTATCTTCACTCTCTTCCCAATAATTACTAAACTCTGTTTTTAGGTTGGAAATATGGTGGGATATAATTCCACAATAATCTTGTACTTCATCCGTTTGTTTCATTTTTAAGAACTGTAATGTTTTTTCTTGATTTTTTTGAACTAAATCATAAGATGAAGAACATTCAGCCCTATTCACCTTTTTTTCCACATCTTTTATATATTTATCAATATTTTGAATATACTTTTGTATGTTGATCAATACCAAAGATATATCAGTAGTTTTTGAAGAAAGTTCTAGATTTTTTAACTCTAAATAAGTATCGTCTATCGCTTTCTGATAAGAGGTAATCAATTTACGAACAAAAGTAGATTTCACACCTCCAACTGGAGGCAAGTCGAGTTTAGGTTTTTCTTTTTCATCCGTATCCTGTTCAGACTCAGCCTTGTTTAGTATAAGTTTGTCTAATAATTCATTTTCTGTCTCTTGAGCCTGTCTAGCTGCCTGTATAGGAGTTAAATTTGTTTTACTATCGGAAGAAGAGTCTAAACTTTTAGTTTTATTAGCAACTTTTTTACCGGAGCCTGAGCTTTTAATCTCCTGTATAGGAGTTTTAGCTAAAGCAGCTTCAGCTTCAGCTTTAGCTTTAGCTTTATCACTCGCAGACTTTTCTAAACTCTGTTTTGCTCTCAATTGAGCCTGATCTGCATTCCATTTAGCTACCCTTTTTTTCTCATCTTTTTCTTTTTGTCTTTGAACTAAATTTTCTATGCGACTATCTTTTTCTCTTGTTTCTTCTTCTTTCCTAGATGTAATATATTGTGCTATTTTTTCTATTCTTAGTTTTTGACGTGCTTCACGTGCTTCATGTACCAATTTTTTTTGAGCTGTATCAATACTAGATTGTCTACTCTTAAAATCTTCTAGTTCTAAAGCTTCTTTAATATTAAGTTGCTTAAGTCTTTCAAGACGATTAGTTGCTTTCTCATTTTCGTATTCAGAATCTTCACCCCATATTTGGTTAGGTGGCCATTCTGGTTGATTAAAAAACGCAATACAATCTTTAAAATGGCTTTTCATCATATCTGACAATTTTGTATCCAATGGAATATTTTTAAATTTACCCAATTCACTTACATTTGTTTTTTCTGCATCATATTGTTTTTGTCCTTGATAATAAGTCTGCCAAAATTCATTATCTAATCTTTCAGGTAACGTACCTTTTGTTTTAACACCATAATGCCATATATATTCGCCAAGCTCCTTATTTGAATAAGTTATAATTAATGTAACATGTCCAAAATACACATCCTCATGACCGACAACTCTAACTATAGTACAATGCGTTTCAAGACGAGCTGTTGTATTAACATTTAACTTTCCGTTATGAACTCTAGCATTCTCACTTACTACCTCGACTCCAAATCTACTTTGTAGTTTTTGTATTTCTAAGCTTAAATTGTCACTTTCAAGAGAGAGTTCTAAAATTTTAATTCGTTCTTCATTTTTTTTAATTTGTTGTTCATTTTTGATATTATCTTCTATTAACTCTTTTATTTGTCTTTCTGTTTCTTTTATAGTATCTGTTAACTCTTGAATATCTTTAGCAGATTCCTCAAGATCTTGTTCGGATATGCATCTTTGGCAATCTTTATTAAATTTTTTTTTCTTTCCACACGTTGCACATAATTCAGTATAGGATCCCTTTTTCTCATCGTATACAACTGGATATTGATATTCCATTTTATTATATATAATATTTTTTTAAACATAAAATTTATCTAACAATATTTGTATTTTTGTATTTTAGATTAGATAACCTTCTATAGAGAGAAAATTTGTGTACAACCAAAAATGTACATCGAAACACTTTTGAAACTTTTAGAGTTTTGGCTATTCTCAATTCAAAGGATAATAGCCAAATATATATCTTCCTACTAAGAACTAAGTCAAATAATATTTTACTCAATTATATGGAGATACAAAAGGCTAATAACTGTTGCTCTTATTCGTATGAATTAGTAAGAATATTCTTTTTAAAAAATAAAAGAATACGCTTAAGCGTTTCGTAAGTTTTTTAATCAGAAAATTACTTTCATTACATATGAATTACTAATTTTAAAATAAATTCTTAGTTAAAGATAAGGTTCTTATATGTAAGAAGTATATTACGGCGAGGCGTAGCCGCTAGCGGTTAAGGGCTTAGTGACAGGATGAAAACCAAATCTTTTCGCAAACCCTAAAAAATACCATATCTCTTTTAGAGATTAGAAAATTACCTTTTAGTATTTTTCTAGCCTCGATTTACTTCTTACTAGCTTTGCTCTAGAGCTACACATGGTTTAGAAACTCGAAAGGGTTGCTCGAAAGAGTTGATTCGTATAAATTTAGTAGCGGCTGTATATTATAGAATTAGCACTATACAAGATAATGTTGATTATGGCGAAATTATTATTCTTGATTTGGTTAAATATGAAACGAGTGTTATATTAATTTATAAATTAATATAACAAAATTAGATGAATTTATATCTGAAATACTTAACCATGCAAATCAAACTTACGAGGATGATTTTGCTTCAAAAACGGCGCCATATTCTACCATTATACTCTTAGTTGATAATTTTTTTGATTTTCCCTCTTTTGCTTTTTTCTCTTTTAACACTTCAAGAAAATCTGTGGCTTTTTGCTCTGTAATAAAAAATTTTGGGTAAAGTATCGTAAGATTTTCTATAATAACTTGATTTAATTCATAATCATCATCTTTTTTCTTTTTATAAAATTCTTTTAAAATGTCCCCTTCAATTTGACATAAATCATCAAAACGTTTATCTGCTTGTACTATATTGAAACGAAAATCAAATATCTTACGACGGATATTCTGATATTCTTCCTTAGTTAAAAATGGTGGTATATCTTTAATATGTTCATCGCACATAAATTTAATAAATCGATAATATCTTATTAATTCACGTCTGATCCTAGTGGCGTCTCTTTCTCGTGTTTCTTGTGGATTAAGAGTTTTTAATTTTTCTTCTTTTGGAAGATGTTCTTTAATATATGTCTCTTTCCAAGAATCTATCAGATAGTTTTGATCTTTATTTGTTAATACATTTAAAACACCATATAGATATTCTTTTTGTGGACGTAAAGATTCTAAAATGGCAGTTTTATCCTCATCATTTATACGTGTATTCGATTTTACGTCAGTCATTAAATGATTAATTCTATTAAATAAGTTGTTGTATATATTGCCTAATTCTAATCTCAAGTCAAAAACATCTTTTGAAATAGGATTTTTAGTTTCTAGTTTGTTTATCTGTTCTTCCATTTTTATCCACTTATCTTTTTGTACAAGTTCTAATAATTTATTTGCATCACTGTTGGCCAAACGTTCTTGTTTATTTTTCGGCTTGACCTCTTGGACAGGTTTTAATTTAGCTTTTTCTTCCTTAACTTCTTCAATAGCTTTTTCAAGCGCTTCATTTGTTTCTTGGACTTTTTCTGCAGCAAGTCTAGCAGCATTTTCTGCAGCAAGTCTAGCAGCAGCAAGTCTAGCAGCTTTTGCCGCTGACAAACGTTCTTGTTCTTCAATATTAAATATTTCTTGTAATTGTTGATTTCGTTCTTGTTCTTCTGTATCTCTAAGACTTTGTTGTTCCCTTGCTTCTGCTTGTTGGGCTTTTATTCTTTTCAATTCTTCTGGTTCTAATTTTTCTTTTTCTTTTATAGGCGGTTTTGGTTTTGCTTCTTTTGCTTGGTTTGCTAGTTTTGTTTGTCTTGCTTCTTTTGCTAGTACACTACGGGCAGCTTCTTCTTGTAGTCTCTTTATTCGCAAAGATGTAAGATTCTCATGAGGGTTCCTTTCTCTATTCCCTTTTATCTCTTCAAGTCGATCAACAAGAGCAGTTGCTCTCTCTATCTTACCACCTACTTCTACTTGATCATCCTCATACCATACTTGACTAGGCCATCTTTGCTTTTGCTTCATAAAATACTCAGCGCATTTTTCAATATGGTGTTTCATCATATTTGCAAGTGTTGTTTGTTGCGGAATATGTTCAAAATAACCAAACCTTTTTACTTTTGTAGAAGAAGGAGGGAACCTTGTATTCTCATCATTCTTAGACCAAAAATCATGTACCAAATTTCTTCGATTGGGTATTGTATTCGGTGATACATAAGTACCATAATGCCATCTAAATTCTAACCCACTTAGATACCTTATAACTAATGTAACATGTCCAAAATACACATTCTTTGGACTCGTTTCAACTCTAACTATAGTACAATGCGTTTCAAGCTCTATATTGTATTCTCCATCACTGGCCGATGCATCACTTCCCTGATAAAATTTTTCATTTTCACTTACTACATCAACATCATATTTTATATGTATTTTTTCTAAGAATAATTCTTCCTTTAAATCCTTAACTTCTTTCTGTATGTTTGTTATTTTATTTTTAAGATCTTGTATATGTATTTCTTTTTCATTAATAGAGTCCTCTAAAAAATGAATATTTTTAAAAGTTTTTCTTAGAGAGTAGGTGTCTAAGCATTTCTGACAGTAGATATTAGTCGGACTAGTCAGACTAGTATAATTAGGAATTTTTACTTGATTTGTGCATTTATGAGTACTGCATTTAATAAAGTTTCTTTGATATTTTTGTCCTACTTGTTGTTCTTTGCTAAAATTTGGAAAAAGTTCTGTAATACCCATATCATCGTCTTCCATTTTATTCTAAGTAGATATTAATTAAAAATACAAAATTTTGTATTTTTAATTAAATAAGCTTCTATAGAGAAACTGGTATCTCTGTTCATTCAGAAATTAACTTTTATTTACAGAACTATACACATACAAGCGTTCGATACTTATTTGTTAAAAAATAATATCTTTACAGATGACCTTAAGATTACTGTATATATATGTACTGTAATAATCTTCATATTCGTTATCGTCCTCCTTTATTAAAAGACTCCTTAGAGATGATTTTGAGGAGTATAATGCACAGTAATAATTTTATTACAATAAATATTCTTCTATAATCCCGAACCAGTTGAAATAAACCATTTTTACATAAAAATATTAGTATACAATTGAAAATGAGTTATATTAATTTATAAATTAATATAATAGAAAATTAGATCTGTTTGTGTCTAAAATACTTAATCATACACTACGATAATAGTTCTTTGAGTTGTAATTAATCGTATTTTCTTAAAATCAGGCTAAATCTCAGTAACTTAGAATGTTGAATCATGTTTAACTGAATATACGGACAACTTTGTTAAAGCAATTTTAAAGCTTTTAATACATCCTTAGTTGATAAATCTCTAAGGCCGAGTATTTTTTCTTTCATATCTCTACTTTTGTTAATATAACCTTGAGCTTTATCTCTTGTGTATTCTAGACCTTGAATTATCAGAAGATTTTCTACAATAATTTCATCCTCTTCATTAATAATATCCTTATCTCTATAATATTCAATTAAATATGATTTTTCTTTAGCAACCAACAATTTTAAATTATATTCTGGTTGTAGTTTCTGATTAATATCAGATATCTGATCATAGTATTTTTGTTTATCTTCTTCTGATATATGTGGATTTTCCCCATAAAATATCATATCCTTATACATTATAAAAAAAGTTCGATATTCATCTATTAAATAGCGTCTATTTGTGGAAGCTTCTTTAGGATCATCATCTAAACTTTTTTGTACGCCATCAATCAAATCTACATATTTTTGAGTATTACGTAGTAAAAAAAGTTCAATTTTTTCATCTTTTATACGTAAGTTTTTTACATGATCTTTTATGTTTAGATTTTCAATAAGACCTATGGCATATATTGTAGAGTCTTTTTCAATTTTAACTTCGATGTTGCGAGATTTATTTTCTCTCAACTCAGTTAAATATGAATTAATTTTTTTGAGATATTCATCGTATTCACGCACTAAGTAATCTCTTAATTCAATAGCTTCTTCTGAAATGGGAATCATCTTATCTAACTCTCGTTCAAGCTCAGAATATTCAGTTATTTCTTTTTGCAATTCATCTTGTATTTCCTTGAAACGTCTAATTTGTTTAAATTCTCCCATTTTTAATTTTGGAGGCGGAGATTGAGATTGAGATTGAGATTGATTAGGTATACCACCATCATCTTCATCTTCTTCTTCTGAGTCTTTCTTTTTAACTACTCTAGGTTGTTGTTGACTAGGTTGCACTTTAAATACTCTAGGTTGTTGTTGACTAGGTTGCACTTTAACTACTCTAGGTTGTTGTTGACTAGGTTGTTGTTGACTAGGTTGTTGTTGACTAGGTTGTTGTTGACTAGGTTGCACTTTAGACATTTCTCTATCTCTTTGACTCTGTTCTGTTCTTTTACCTATTTCCTCTTCAGTTAACACTGGTCTAACTCTAGACTGTCTGTGTTCTTTTTTAATTTTAGGCTGTGGGTTAGAAACTTCTAACCGTATAGCTTCAGATAGACTGGAAGTACGCTTTTTAACTGTTTTTGCAATCTGTTCTTGTCTTCTTTGTATGTCTTCTTGTTTTTGTTTTTCTTCTGCCTCTGTTTGTAGACGTTTTTGTAGTCTAGTAAGAAATCCTACATTATTTCTTTTTAAGTGCTCTTGATGAAGTCGTTCAAGAAGTCTAGTTGGATCTTCCTCACCAATTGGAGTATAATCATTCCATATTTGCTTAGACCATTGTTGTTTGTCAAAAACTTCAAAACAATCATTAAAATGGCTTAGCATCATATCTTCAAGTGTTATGTCTTCTTGAATGTGATCAAAATAACCAAAACTATTTACATTATTTTTATATGAATAAGGATTATCAGCAGGCTTCCAAAAATTATGAGTCAAGGTTTCGGGTAAATCGTTGTATATTTCAACACCATAATGCCATTTATATTCTACAGAATTATTAGGAGTTATAACTAATGTAACATGTCCAAAATACACATTCTCTGGACTTTGAAAAACTCTAACTATGGTGCAATGCGTTTCAAGAAGTACTACATATCCATCATCATCTGTTCCTTTATGAATTCTACGATCATCACTTATTACATCAGAATGCAATTGTATTTTGAGTTTTTCCAAAGTTAACTTTAGTTTAAAATTAGTAAGCGACGAGCTTAATGTGCTAATTTTGTCTTTAATTTTTTGAATTTTTGTAGTATTTTCTTCGATTTGTGTTTCTAATTTGAGTTTATGTTTTTTTAATGCACGTTTTTGTTCTTCTGCTTCGCCTTGTTCTTGTTCTATTCTTGCAATATCACTTTCTAAAGTTGTAATATTTTTAAAATTTTGTCCAAACTCTTTACGATCTATGCAGTCTTGGCAAAACAGGAGATCTTCATGTTTATTTTTTCCACATTTGCATGTTTGAGTATAAAATCCATGTTCACTTATATAAGGTTTAGGATATTCTTTTTGCATTTATTCATAATAAATATTTTATTAATATTAAATAAGATCTTTACAACAGAATTTTTTTTGTATTTTAAATTAAATAAGATTTAAAGATAAGCTTCTATAGAGTAGAGAGGAAGAGCACAAGAGAGAAAGTGCGAACAAACTCTTACTTTAAATCTCCTGAAAGCTTATAAGCTCTCAGGATCTGTAGCTCAGCAGGTAGAGCGCGCGGCAGCACCTCCTATGTAAAAAAAACAAATATTTAGTATACAATTGAAATGAGTTATATTAATTTATAAATTAATATAACATACAAATCAGATCGCGACAGTAATTATTTAGTAGCAAATAATCTAGGGTCATATAAATTAATTGATCAGTTGATGAAAAAAAGTTCTTCACTTGGCTTTTTTATACTTAATTTTTGTTTATTTCTTTTAAGACAACTTTCGGTTATGCCAAGATCTTTTTCATACTTGACAAACCATTTTTTAAGAGCATTGTCAGACCTTTTATACATTTCCGCTAATTCAGTCATATTTTTACCACAATCTTCATATTGCTTTTTTAATGTTTCATAATCAGGTATAGGTATATCTTTTATACATAATTTGCTATAACACTTTTTACACCTAGCCGCTTTATAAGTTATTTCTACACCACAATCAATACAAAAATTTTGTTTTTCTTTTTCCATTACATTTGAAATATATTTTTCTACAATTGTCTTATTTTTCTTAGCATATTCACGAATTAGTGTCTTTTTTACATCCTTGGTACCCCACACTTTTAATTCAAATTGTAACAGCATTTTTGTTAATTGCTTTGCATCGTATTTTTTGATCTCCTCTATCATTTCTACTTGTTTTACATCTGATTCTTCACTGTCAATCTCTCCGTTATCCTCTTGTTCTGAATCTGTGTTTCCTTCATCCGTCTCTATAATTTTTATTGATGATTCTTTATCTCCTTCATCTTCTGAATCTATAATTTCTATTTCAGTAAACTTATCACTCAAAAGTTCTGTTTCTTCTTCTAACATAATATCCTCTTCATCCTCGTAATCCAATATTTTTCCATCATCTACAATATTTTTATTCTTCATTATACTGTGTTCTTTACATGGTAAACCAATATAATCAGTTAGATATCTAATAGACTTTATTATCTCTTCTAATTTTACACCTTTTATCCATTCTCCGTTGCTTGGATTACGCTGATCTTTGAATTTTAATTTGAGTATATCTTCAATTAATTTGTTATTCTCTACATATATCAAGTAATGAACTTTATAATCACAGGGAGCACCTTGCTTGTAGGATGCTAATCTAATTTTAAATGCTGGTGTTGTTTCTGTCATTGATTGAGTAGAGATACCTATTTTATAGTAGTCATCTTGGTAGTGACTAGTGAACGCTACATGAGACATTATATATACAACGTTACCAATCTCGTACACTCCTCTCCTACGTCTTTTAAGCATTTTATTATGATTTTGTGTTACTGATGAGAGACGACGAGTAATAGTCGCTTTTTCTAGTATAACTTGTTCTTTTTCTTCTATCGCTTGTTGTTTTTCTTGGGTCAATTGTTTAATTTGTTCTTGAAATTTATTTTCTAATTCTTTGTTAGATTTCTCTTGACCTAACTCAACTTTACCAAATAATAGGAGTTCTTCTGTCCAAGCTGCTACCTGTACTGCAAAATCAGGGCTTATCCACTGCGCTATTATAAGAGCTAATCTTCTATGAACAAAAGTACCTCTACTTTCATTTTTTCCAGTCTTAATATCTCTTATAATTAGGTCCCTCCGAATTCGGAGGGACCCTTCCAAAGCCTGAATTATAGCTTCTGAATTTTTATTTTCTTTCCATTTAAAATATTCTTTACCACCAGCTTTACATAATTTAGTTACATTAACATAACCATCTTTACTTACAGGTATAGACAATTCTGTGTTATTTTTCAGAGTAAGTTTGAATTCTACTATATATGAAGAAGATTCATCTGGTAGCTTTAGTGAGCAGTTAAACAATCCATCAAATGCTTTTACTAATTTAGTATTTGATTTAAAGACTTCGAGTCTATTATTTGACAAGAAAGAATCTTTGGTAGGAGGCGTTCTTGTCATTTCAGTTTTCTATTTATATAATATAAATAGAAATCTTTAGATTGGAGATGCTTAGTGAAAGCAAAGTGTGACATTATATAAACCACGTTGCCAATATCATACACGCCTCTTCTACGTCTTTTAAGCCATTGGTTTAATCACTACCAAGTTCATTTCAAAAAAAAAGTTTAGAATAATTCAGAAAACTTAATCATTGGTCGCTGGGATTGAACTCACAAGATTATTCAAAAACGAGTGGTCGTGAGTTCAACTCACCGATTTCATTTTTTAAAAATATTTAGTTTATGATTATTTTGTAATATTATAAGTTTATCAATAAGATAGTCGTAGTTGAAAAGACTTTTTTTCCTCATCAACGCTTTTTTGTTTAGCCTGTTCAACAATTCTTTTAGCAAACAGTATTTTAATTAAATAAGATTTAAAGATAAGCTTTTATAGAGTAGAGAGGAAGAGCACAGGAAAGAAAAAAGTGCAACTAAACTCTTTAAATTTTATTGTCCTGAGAGCTTATAAGCTCTCAGGATCTGTAGCTCAGCAGGTAGAGCGCGCGGCTTTTAACCGCGTGGGCGCCGGTTCAATCCCGGCCAGATCCGCCATTCCGAACAGTTTTTTGTTCGGAATGGCTTTACAAAGCAGTGTACACCCAGCAATTTAAAAATTTCAACTTTTATTTGAAAAAAAATGTACGCAGTCAAGCTTGAAAATGGGACTCTAAATTTAACAGATAGAGAAAATTTGACATATTTAATTAGGTCATGTATCAACCGCAAATTAATATTCACTTTTTATGAAAAAACAATGGTACTCAGTACGGCTGAAAAAATATGTTTAATTGATGTATTTGTAATGATAAAATCATTACAAAATGTAGAAAAGTTTTTTGGTCACAAAAAAAATCATTTGATAATTTTTTTTGTCTATATATTGCTAATAACAATACTTATAAACTCCTCCTGAAAATTAAAATCTTCTATATCTTCACACTCAAATCTTACATTATCATTTGATTCTATTAACTCGTATGTTCTTTTTCTTACTGAATCCAATAACATCTTTAACAACATCTTTCCACCATAATCTGTTATTATATCACCAGAACTATCCTTATACTTTATAAATGTAGTATTTGAATAATCTTCTTCGATAAGCCGATCATTTAAAGGATAAGATAACGCATAATCCGCATATCCTTCTGGTCCTCTTAATATATGTTCAATTGTTAAGAACTTTGCATTTTCTATTAACCACTCTTCCGTAATTGCCAAATTAATATTTGATTCTGATTTTACTAATAATGGTCTTACACATTTTTTTCCTGTAAGTTGTGCCATTGTTCTATTGAACAAACCTGGTTTTATTTCTAGTTCTCTAATAGAACTCTCATTCATAACAATATCTTTATAAGCAGTTGGGTTTTTGACACATTCTTCTGATGCAAATTTACTCGCTTTTCTCTTAAGAGGTAAATGCACTCTATCTATCAAATGAGAGTTCTTATAATCAACAACATGCTCACCATTAAGATCTTTGTGATGGAATGTACCACGTTCTGTATCAGTACATACTATTTGAGATTTTCCTGAATCATCTGTAAGAATATGTTTATGAATTACTTGTGCTGCTCCTTTTTGACCTTCATAGAAATCGTTCTTTGTATATTTTTCATCTATTATACTGTCAACACGAGCTTGAGATAAATCAAGAGGGGTAAGACTTGATATCATCAGATTATTTTGAATATTTCGTGTGCTGTGTTTCTGATAAGTCGGTCTTTTTGCTATTTCATCAATAATAGCCCGATCACGTTCGGCGGATTCTTTATATATTGAACCAATTTCAGCTTTCATTTTTAGCATAGCAATTTCTTCAGCATTTTCAGCTTTCATTTTTAGCATAGCAATTTCTTCAGTAAGAGATTGAATTTTCTTCTTACATGATAAACTATGTCTATTGAAATGAGAAGAAGAAAAATTCTTATTACAAAATTTGCATGTCACTAAAGCTACTATGATTTCTTCAGAATTTTGAGATTCTTGTATTTTTAGACAATATTTAGCTTGTGTCTGATGAATACGTAACAGATATTTGGTTTTAAACTCATTACTACAAAACTGACAAGTTAATTCTTTAGCCTTCTCTTTTAAAACTAGTTCTTCTTTAGCTTTAATTTCTTGTATTTTCAAACAATATTGTGTATTTTTTTGATGACGACGTAACATTTTTTTGTCACCAAACATGTTAGAACAAAACTCGCATTGCTCCATTTAGTTTTATGATTGACCCCTTATCCTTAAATTAGTGTTAATTTAAACATAAAAATATCACTTTTATCCTGATAAAATAAAAATGGCTAAAAAAGGCTAAAAATGGTATAAAAAGAATGAAAATAGTCACAAATCTCTGATAAAAGTCACTTTTTTGAAAAATTTTGAAATGTGTGTGTGTAAGACTCTTTTTAAAAACCCATCTCGCCGAAAAAAATCTTTTTACTCCGGATTTCGTCCAAACTTTTGAAAAAGGCGGAGGAGCAAAAAAAGTTTTCCTTTTACTTTTTTGTTTTCTAAATAATTTCAAAAATTCGTAAAAAATTTCCTTTGGATTATCTTTTTATTTTCCTCCTCCGCCTCCGCCTTTTTTAGAATTTTGGTTCTAAAGAAAGTTAAGTTTAGATTTCTTATTTATTTATGTCTCCATCTCATTCGGATGTAAAATAAAGGATTGCACCTACTCGGTGGTACTACACCGGAACTAGCAATTCCTATACTTTTAAAGTATAGACTATCCAAAATTTACATTGACACTGATGTATCCAACTTTGTATTAAAAATACCAAACCGGCATTTTTAATCTTCAAGGATGTAAAAAAGATGTTTAATTAATCTATTTGTAATGATAAAATCATTACAAAATTTATAATGTAGAAAGCCAATCTCTAGCTGTAGTTCTGTCTACATTATATTTACTACCTAATTGTGTATAATTTAGTTTTAACACGTTTTTATCATATAAAAGCTCTTTATCACTTGGTTTTGTTATAGTTGATTTTGGTTTGATTTTTTTACGGCAACTTTTAGTTATACAGAGTTCTTTTTCATACTTGTCAAACCATTTTGCAACAGCTTTATCAGAAACATTGTGAATCATTGCTAATTTTCTCATATTTTTACCACAATCTTCATATTGTTTTTTCAATGTTTGATAATCAGGTCTATCTATTACCACTCTAGATGATTTTTTAGAACAAGGATCACATCGTGCAGCCTTATAAGTTATCTCTACTCCGCAATCAATGCATAAAGTTTGTTTTGGTAATTCCATTGCATTTAAAATATATTCTTCTACAATTGCCCTATTTTTAACAGCATATTGACGAATACGTGTCTTCTTTGCATCCTTGTTTCCACTCACTGGTAATTTAAATTCTAATAGCATTTTTGTTAATTGTTTTGCATCGTACTTCTCAATCTCATCTATCATTTCTACTTGTTTTACTTCTGATTCTTCACTGTCAATCTTTACATCCTCCTCATCCTCCTCATCCTCATCCTCCTCATCCTCATCCTCCTCTTGTTCTGAATCTGTGTTTTCATCCGTCTCTATAATTTCTATTTCAGTAAACTTATCACTTAAAAGTTCTGTTTCCTCTTCGTCCTCATAATCCAATACTTTTCCATCATTTACAATATTTTTATGCTTCATTATACTGTGTTCTTTACATGGTAAACCAATATAATCACATAGATATCTAATAGACTTTATTATCTCTTCTAATTTTACACCTTTTATCCATTCTCCGTTGCTTGGATTAAGCTGATCTTTGAATTTTAATTTGAGTATATCTTCAATTAATTTGTTATTCTCTACATATATCAAGTAATGAACTTTATATTCACAAGGAGCACCTTGCTTGTATGATGCTAATCTATTTTTAAATGCAGGAGTTGTTTCTGTCATTGATTGTGTCGATATACCTATTTTATAGTAGTCATCTTGGTAGTAAGTAGTAAAAGCTACGTGTGACAATATATAGACCACATTGCCAATCTCATACACTCCTCGTCTACGTCTTTTAAGCATTTCATTATGATTCTTAGTTACTGATGTGAGTTGACGAGTAATAGTCGCTTTTTCTAGTATAACTTCTTCTTTTTCTTTTATAGCTTGTTGTTTTTCTTGCGTCAATAACTTAATTTGTTCTTGAAATTTATTCTCTAGTTCTTTATTAGATTTTTCTTGACCTAACTCAACTTTTCCTGTAATAAAAAGTTCATCAAGCCAATTTGATACTTGTACTGCAAAACTAGGTGATAACCATTGAGCCAAATGTATAGCGACTTTTCGATGAACCCAAGTTCCTTGTTGAAACTTAGAAGTATTTCCTTTGCAAACTTCTATTAATTGTGTTATGCTAATTCGCATATCACTAGATAATTCTTCTAAATATTCTTTTGTTTCTTTATTTCTAGTATAATTTGTTAATAATTTTTTACCATGTGCTTTACATAACATAGTTGCATTTATCATACCATCTTCTCTCATTGGAATGGTAATAGAAGATCCATCAAGTAGCTTTAGTGAGCAGTTAAACAAACCATCCGATGCTTTTACTAATTTAGTATTTGATTTAAAGACTTCAAGTCTGTTATTTGGCAACTGATCGTTTTTCAGGTCGACAGTTGTCATTTCAGTTTCTATTTTAATTATATAAATAGAAATCTTTAAGTTTATAGTTGTTATTTATTTTTAAAAACATTTAAATATGAGATTTCAAGTATCAAAATGGAGTGTGAGTACTGTGGAACTATTTTAAAAACAACATCGTCGTTAAATCAACACCAAAAGACCGCAAAATACTGCCTCGTTAAGCAAAATAAACCTATAAATACAGAATATACATGTTGTTTTTGTAGAACAGAATTTACGTTAAAATCATCTTTGCATAAACATGTAAGAATATGTAAAGCAAATACTCCTATGTTACGAGAACAGTTACAACTACTAAATGAACAATTTCATGAACTTTCTTTGATAAAAAAAGGTTTAGAACGTAGTTGTGAAATAGTAAAAATACCATATTCTATAGACGAATTTCAAGATGATAAACCAATTAAATCTAAAAGACTATTACATGAATTATACCCTATATCACCTGAATATTTTATCTCTTTTGATGAAGATTTTCATCGTGAGTGTATAAGAGTTGTTTTAAACGATTGTAGTAGACTTTGGGTTTGATTGAGACAATTCTATTTATTAAGATTTAAAGATAGTATTTCTATAGAGTAGTAGAGGAGGAGCAGAGAGAAAGTGTGTAGTCCCCAAAGTCGTGTACATCCAGCAAATTAAAAATTCAACTTTTATTTGAAAAAACTGTACACAGAAAGACTTTGGGGACTTGTAGCTCAGTCGGTAGAGCGTCGGTCTTATGAGCCGAAGGTCTTGGGTTCGAGCCCCAACAGGTCCACTCATTCCAAACATTGTTTTTGGAATGATTTTACTATTTGTTAAGAAACAATTTTTATAAATTATCTGAAACATTTATAAATAAAATGGAACAATCACTTGAGTCAAGTAAAAAGTATATAGGAAAAATTCCACGTGATAAGCAAAAAAGACAAGAACGTCGTAACCCAACAAAAACTCCTATATCTGATAGTTTATTAATATCAACTAAGTCATATATAATAATCAACACTCTTGATGGTCAAATAAAAATCAACGATAACGCTCTTTATTATTTGAGAACATGGTCGCACCGAATCAATATGCTTCCTCTTCTGACTGATGACATGAGTAACCCTTCTGAAACTATATCAACATTTAATGTGTCTACATCTTATCTATTGAGATTAATTTGTATTGCTATTGCATCTTATGAATGCTACCAATTTTCTACTGATCCAGATCCATCTCAAGAACAATTTATAGAAAAAAAAATTAAGCAAATCATTCGTATGTTTAATGCTTACAATCACGACGAGTTCACAAGTTGTTACAATGAGGAATTGGATATGATAATGGATGAACATGAAGATGAACTTGAACTTATAAAATTTATGAAAAGTATAGGTTTTACAAAACCTATTGAGTTTTCTAATAAATCGACTTTACCACGTATTATATCGTCGAGATATATATTATTTAATGTTTCTGATGGACAAATAAAAATTCCCAATGAGGCGCTCGAATATTTGCAAACATGGTTTAATAAAATCACAATATCTACAACATTGAATGTCTCTAAATCTTATTTAATGAGATTAATTTGTATTGCTCGTTCATCTTATCAATACAACCAATATTCTACTTTTTTAGACCCACTGATTCAAAATTTGGTAGAACAAAAGAAAGAGCAAATCTTTCGTATGTTTGATGCTCACAATTGTGACGAGTTGACAAGTTTTTACAATGAAGAAATGGAAATGGATGAACCTGAACTTACAAAATTTATGCAAAGTATAGGGTTGGCAAAACCGATTGATTATTCTGGCAAATGGATTTTACCAGCTAGTTTTTTAGAGAAGGTTGGTGTTCAAATAGATACGATGGATTCAAATTTTACTCTACCACAGTATACAGTAATTGCTATATTGTCATATTTTGAATATCTTAATAATACAGACCCTGAAAAAGTTGAAGGCCTTAAAATAGAGATTTCATTACTTGAAAATCCAAGCCAATATAAACTAACAACTTGGGTTCCAGAATCAACTATTAAAGTTGGAAACATATCTATTCAGTTGTATATACAGAATATTCTCTCTTACGAGATTAGATATCATAATATATATACTATATTGCAATCTCTACTATATGCATCCATGCATACACGAACAGAACAAGAAAACCGTTTTTTACAAGATATTGCTACTGTGTTTAATAACTGTTGGGAAAATCCTATTAATAGAAATTGGTCAATATGGAAAGATAAAGATGAGTTAAAAATGTAGTTTTTGCAATACTTAAAAAAATTGAATTTTATAGCAAAGAAATAAGAAAATAAGAAAATGACTACCAAACGTTCTTGTAATATATGTGCTGAATTTTATAACAAAGTTAATAGAAAAGAAGTAAAGTGTTGCGCCTGTGATTTTGAGCCGAAGGTCTTGGGTTCAAGCCCCTCCAAGTCCAGTCATTCCAAACATTTGTTTTTGGAATGATACAAAATAGCATCATACTCAAATTGTTTATGTTGAGGATTTAAAAAATCAGTTACTAAATAATTTATTTCTATCGTCCAAAATTTTTATACCACTCTCTTTCTTCTTTAAGAGATTTCTCCATTTCTCGTAATTGTTGTGGTGTCTTTCCGCCATACATTCGATCAATTTCCTTAGCTACTTCAAACGACCAATTTTGAGGTCTACTTTCTTCTTGTCTGCGTTGTAATTCGTCTTGACGTCTAACTTCTTCTTGTCTGCGTTGTAATTCGTCTTGACGTCTAACTTCTTCTTGTCTGCGTTGTAATTCGTCTTGACGTCTAACTTCTTCTTGTCTTCGTTGTAATTCGTTTTGACGTCTGAGCTCGTCTTTACGTCTACTTTCTTCGTATTGAAGTCTGAGCTCGTCTTGACGTCTACGATAAAAAGCAACTTGCCTTTGCTCTTCTTCTTGTCTACGTTGTAATTCGTCTTGACGTCTACTTTCTTCTTGTATACGTTTTAATTCGTCTTGACGTCTTTGCTCTTCTTCTACATGTTCAGGTGATTTTATCATAGCTATTTTCTCTCGTAATTCTTTTAGAAGTCTAACTTCATAATCTTGTATATGCTCTAATCCGTCGTATATACGTCTTCTTTGTTCTATTCTGTCTTGACTAATTGGTTCTGACAACCCATCCATTTCTAACTCTTCTTCTTCTTCTTCTTCTTCTTGTAATTCTGCTAACATTTCACGTATTTGTTCCTCTCTTTCCAGTAATCTGTTTACAAGTATACCCTCTTCTATTTGTAATTCAAGTAAAAGTTTATGTTCTTCCGCTTGTCTAAATCTTCTAATATTTTCTTCTGTTTGTTTAATTTTATCTCGTAATGACATTTTTTATATACAATATTATAAAAAAAATTGAATTTTATAGCAAAGAAATAAGAAATAATAAATGACTACCAAACGTTCTTGTAATATATGTGCTGAATTTTATAACAAAGTTAATAGAAAAGAAGTAAAGTGCTGCGCCTGTGATTTTGAGTCTTGTCGAGACTGCATAAAGAAGTATATGATGGGAAGCAAAGAAGAACCAGTATGTATGTCTTGCAAAGTTTCTTGGGACAGAAATTTTCTATTAGAACAGCTGGGTAAAACATTTATGACTAAAGATTACAGAAATTACCGCGAAGATTTGCTTATAGAACGTGAAATGGGATTTCTACAAGCAACACAGCCTCACGTCGAACGAGAGATTAGAATGGAAGAATTAAAGCAAGAAATTGCTATGATTCGAAAAAAATTACCTAAATTAGAGAAAGAATTGAAAGAATTAAAGGAAGGCGATGCTCTAGTTGAGAGAAAAAAGTTTGTAAGAAAATGTCCAAATGGTGATTGTCATGGATTTTTGTCTAGTGCGTTAAAGTGTGGATTATGTAATTGTTGGGTCTGTTCAGATTGTCGTGAGGTAAAGGGTTTTTCGACGGAAGAAAAAGAGGCTCACGAGTGTAACAAAGACACTATCGAATCAGTAAAATTACTGGAAAAAGATTCAAAGCCGTGTCCTAAATGTACATCACTAATATTTAAGATAGAAGGATGCGATCAGATGTATTGTGTAGAGTGCCACACAGCTTTTAGTTGGAATACGTTAAAGATTGAATCAGGTGTTATTCACAATCCTCATTACTTTGAATATCAACGTATGACGAACGGCGGAGTAGCTCCTAGAAATCCAATGGAGATACAATGCGGAAGAGAATTGGATAATGTTTTTGTATCAAGGTTGATTGACAAAATAATTCCTCTTCCTAGCAATTGGAGAAGACAAGAAATACATGGAGTAATTACGTATTACAACCAGCTCAATCAGCGTTGCTATAGTAAAGATATAAAGGATGAAGTTTTTTTAGATATCATTGAGACATGTAGACAAGTTATACATGTTAGATTTGTCGAACTACCGAGATTTGCAACAGAGGGAAGATTATATTCGAATATGCAGTTGCGAATTGATTTTATGAGGAATAAAATAACAAAAGATGGAATGAAAAAGATATTACAAAAAAGAGAGAAGGATAACACCAAGAAAGGGGAAATTTCTAATGTTTTAGGAATGTATGTGGCATGTATGACAGATTTATTTTACAGATTGTACGACGAGAATGAGTTAGTAAAAATAAACAAAGAGATGAATGCGTTAAAAAAATACGTAAACGATTGCTTAGAAAAAATAAGCAAGGTATATAGTTGTAAACAATATGCTATTGATGACAACTTTCACTTTTTGTAAAACAATTTCTTGCTATGTGTAACATTCTTCTGATTTTATCTCCATATTATTACTGAATATGGAGATTTTACTATGATTCAAATTCATATATCTGTTTGATAAGACGTAGAATTTCATTGTTAACTGTTTTAAGTTCTTCTATTTGTTGTTTCAAATTTTTGATTTCCAAACAACAATTACAATCTTTTGATGCTTTGGAGATTTTAAACATACGTTTTTCTTGTCTGGAAATAAGTGCCGATATTTCTTCTGCTTGTAATTTTGTTTTGCTCGCAATTTCTTCAATACTAGCTCCATTCATATGCATTTTATATACTATTTGTCTAATTCTACATTCAATACCGTGAGCTGTTCTACCATGAAGACTTGCAATTGTTGCAATACCCATAGAACTATTCAATTCTTCCATTAATACATTTTCCTCTTCTTCCGTCCATATTTTACCAACATTAGAAGGGTAAACTATGTCGGGATTTTTTTGTTTTAGCATCTTGAGCATATAACTTTGCACACGTTTAAAAATCAATTTTAAATTTAGTTAAAATAAATAGAAACACAAGAAGTAAATCCAAATGTTTGTATAAATGGAAATGATAAACCGCATTATCTCCATGATGGTTTTTAGTATGGACAGAATGTTATACAAAGCGGAGGATATGTAAAATTGATTACTATAATCAGTTAAATAAATTTTAGATTAATCATTTATTTGTTAAATAATATTTTTTCATAAGCTTAATCATATAACCATTGTGAATATTATCAGTCAAAAATGCAGATAATAAAATTGCAATTCCGCTACCCTTTTTGGTTGGAAATGCAAAGACTTCCCCATCTGAAGATAAAATGGATTGATCAGCCTCCCATTCTATCATTCCTAATTTTGGATTTTTACGAATTATAGCTCGAGCGGTAAAATCCCCTCGTATCAAACCTGATATTTTTCCACTTAACAAATCAGACAAATCTTCTTTTTCTGATTTTCCCTTTCTCAGAAATCTTTGTTTGTTAACACTTTTTAATAAAATTTTAGCATCATTCCATCCTGTGGAACCTTCTGTACCTAGTACAGTTTCATTCACATCATCAGGAAAAGATCTGATTGGATTTGATTTTTTAAAGAGGATACTTCTTTTTACATAAAAATAAGGGATAGACCATTCTGTTGCAACTCTAGTGCGCCCTTTAGAGTTTGCTATTCCTCCAATAGATATGTCCGCTTTGTCAATTGCAGGTTTATTCCATATTCCTTTGAATGAATTAAATTCTTTAAACACAATGTTAAGTTTTGCTTCTTTTGCAAACTTTTTCATGATATCTACGTCTAGACCTGCTAAATTTCCAGCTGAATTATAATAACAAATTGGGTAAAAATGAGGATACGCCGCAACTGTAAGAGTGTTTGGCTTAATTGTATTTATATCTCGGTGAGATATGATATAAGGAATGCTAATATTTTTATTATTCTGACTTTTAGTAGAATATCTTCGTGAGCTCTTCATTTAATAAATATTAGATAATAAAAAATATATTTTTTTACTCTCAAAAATGTATAATATACAAAAGAAAAATCAATTTTAAATTTAGTTAAAATAAATACAAACTCAACAAGTAAATACAAATATTTGTATAGATGGAAATGTTAAACTGCATTATCTCCATGATGGTTTTTAGTATGTCTCGTTAGAAATTGATTTATATGTTTTATAATTACTATATAACTATGATTCAATTATTTAAGACACCATCAAATGATAGTAAGTTGGTTGTAAATAATTTAGAACAATCGTCATTAATTAGAACACTTAGTTACATAGGTGGTGGATCTCATGGTAAAGTATATAAGATATATAATATGCTTGATGATCAAATATATAGTTTAAAGAAAATAGATTTGCTTGATGATATATCATCAGATGATAAACTTTTATCATTAAAGGATAACACCTCTTTACTTTTGAGGGAGATTCGTGTTCTTGCCAAGCTTGAACATCCAAATATTCTTAGATATAATACTTCATGGATAGAATTCAATAAAATAAATAGACCAATACTATGTATTCAAACAAAGTTCTATGATCACACACTTACAGATGTCATGTTTAATGAAAATCTAAACAAAGAAAATGTGTGGAAAGATATAGTTAGTGCTATAAAATATTTACATTCAAAAGGTATTATGCATAGAGATCTAAAACCTGATAATATATTTACTGATATGCAGCACGCATATGTTGGTGATTTTGGATTAGCAAAGTACTATGAAAATAATGATAGTCGTATTATGTCTGATTTGTATATGGGATCTGAACTTTATTTAGCACCAGAGGCAAAATCTGAGATACCTGTCTACACATTTGAATCTGATATTTATAGTTTAGGTGTTATTTATCTTCAGTTATTTAGTCATTGCAAATCATCTATGGAGTTTATTTCTATTTTTAAAACTGGTATTGAATCGTTTAATGTACCTGATAATGTTAAATTGATGTTATCGAATGAACCATCCAAAAGACCTAATCTATAAAGAAACAATCAGATCTTATACTTTTAGTATAAGATTTACATTTTCAAAAGTAAAATCGAAAATTTATAAGAAAAATCAAAAAAGATATAAATTATGGACCATGATACCAGAGAAATTGAATCAATAACATTTGGAATATATTCCCCTGAAGAAATATTAAGTATGGCTGTTTGCAAAGTTGATAGTGTAAAAAAGAGTGGTGCAGGAAGTGTTTATGATCCACGTATGGGTTCTACAGATTCTACAAAAAAGTGTGAAACATGTAAAGAAAGCGCAGTCGAATGCCCTGGACACTTTGGATATATTGAATTAAATGAACCTATAGTACATCCTCTATATTATAAGCGTGTTACAGCCTTTTTGAATTGTTTTTGTCTTAAATGTTATCGATTAGTACTTCAGCCTGAACAGATTTCTATTTCTGGGTTGAATAGGTATAAGGGCGAAGCACGTTTTGTCAAAATTCTTGAAAAGATAAAAAAAGTGGATATTTGCTGTCAACATACTGGAGAATTTGATGAAGATGGAGAACCAGTAATATGCGGAAAGGATTTACCAAAGATTAAGTTTACAGCCATAGACAGCAGTTTTTCTTTAATGTATGAAGACGGAAAGAAGAACAAGACCAGTATTGTACTTACCACAGAAGAAATCAAGAAAATTTTTGACAATATTACAAACGAAGACGTGGTGTTGTTAGGTTTTGATCCAGCTCTATGTCATCCAAGAAATTTTATCATTTCTGTTTTACCTGTTTTACCACCTTGTGACAGACCTTACGTTCGTGCGGACAACAAGATGTGCGATGACGATTTGACAATTCAATATATAGAAATTATCAAAGCCAATAACAATTTACTAGAAGAAGATGAAGGTGCTAAAAAGAACGACAAGCGTGAAACAATAAAACAACGCGCTTTAGCTAGCTTGCGATTTCGTATAATGACTACTTTTAACAATGGTCAAGGTAAGGCGAAACATACTACAAACGGGCGTCCAATCAAGGGTATTAAAGAACGTCTCACAGGAAAAGATGGGCAAATAAGAAATAACATGATGGGTAAGCGCTCGATCAGACCAGATACACCAGTATTAATGTATAACACCGGTTTACCTAAAAGAGCAGAAGAAATTAAAATAGGAGATGTAGTTATTGGAGATGATGGTGCTCCAAGAACTGTAATAGATACGGTTAGCGGTACTAGTCCACTTTATAAAGTTATACAATCAAATGGGGATGACTATGGTATTAGCTGCGAACATATTTTAACACTTAAATATTGTGGTCATGCGTGTATCAATTGGCGAGAAAATTTAGGTAAGAATGGGTCTTGGGTTATGAAATGGTATGAAAGAAGTGATCGGAAAATTCACGTAAAAAGAGTATCTATTATTCCACCAAAAACAAAAGAAGATGCGTTGAAAGAGGTAGAGGAAAGAAGAGATTTACTAAAACTAGATAAGGATAAAAAAATTACATGGAATGAGAAGAGAAAAACATATGGAACTTTTCGTTTAAATTATACAGATGGTAAGAGTAAAAAATCTATTGAAGTCGCTGTTGTTCTTGGATTAACGAAAGAGCAAGCATTAGAAGAGATGGAACAATTCAGAAACACTATAGATGTTAATCCTATTATTGATATTCATGTTAAAGATTATTTATCATTACCGGAGACTGATCGTCGTTTAATGCTAGGTGTTAAATTAAATACACCTATTCAATGGGAGCATAAACCTGTCAGTCTTGATCCACGAATTTTAGGAATGTGGTTAGGAGATGGTACTGCTAAAAAACCAGCATTTACTTCTGTAGACGAAGAATTAATAAATTATTGGAAAATATGGGCATCTAATAATGGTTCTAAGGTTCTTATTCATGACAAGAACGATAAATCTATACACTTTTATATATCTTCAATTTGTGTTAAGAAAGGATATGATTGTAATCCTTTGACACAAAAATTAAGAGAATATGATCTTGTTAGTAACAAGCATATCCCTGAAGATTATATTATTAATGATGTGAACACTAGACTTCTTGTTTTAGCTGGTTTAATTGACACAGATGGTTCGGTTGAAAATGATGGAACAACAATTGCGATAACTCAATGTTATGAGCATAAAGAAATTATTGATGGAGCACAGCGTATAGCAATGTCTCTAGGATTTAGAACATCAGTTACTGACAAGAAAACATCATGGACTAATAAAGATGGAAAACAACATGGAAACGCGTTGAAATTAGTTATATCAGGTGCTGGTATTGAAAATATTCCGACTCTTCTTCCACATAAGAAATGTTATGCGCCTTGTAAAAAAGATATGTCTTGTTATAATATCAAAATTGTTGAAGATGGTGTTGGAAAATATTATGGGTTTGAAGTAGATAAAAATAATCGTTTCTTGCTAGGAGATGCTACTATCACACATAATTGTGATCAAACCGCTCGTACTGTTATCGGTCCGGACCCAACTTTAAGAATGGGTTATCTTGGAGTTCCAGAAGAAATTGCCAAAATTTTGACATCACCGGTTCGTGTTACAGATTTTAACGCAGAAGAATTACAAGCTCTAGTTGATGGGGGAGATGTTAAATCTGTTTGGAAACCGGATAGCGAGACTGTAATTGATCTCAAGCGTTTTCGTCGAGGTACAAGATTGATGCATGGTGATGTCATTCACCGTGGTGGTGAGCTTATTAAAGTTATTGATGGTAGAGAACTTGTACAAGACGGTGATCAAGTTGAACGTGATGGAGAGTTTTTGACAAAGTTAAAAGTTGCTAATCGTAAGTACAAAGTACCTATTGGATGGGTAGTTGATCGTCCACTTCAAAATGGAGACTACGTTTTGTTAAATAGACAGCCCACATTACACAAATCAAGTATGCTTGCAATGCAAGTAATTATTATGCCTTTTAAGACGTTTAGAATAAATTTATCTGTTACCAAAGGTTTTAATGCCGATTTTGATTAGGTTTACCTCTGTCAAAAACAGGAGGCCTGAAAAGGGTGCTACCTCCTAGTGAGTATTTCCTAATACTTGCGAAACACCTTGATGCGGGAAACCCCTTAGAGCCCTAACTACCACCCAGTATGTGGAAACACTAACTGGGGAACACGGTTAATAGCCGTACCCAATGGTAATAATGTTAGGGATTGGGCAATCCGCAGCGTTACTGCCTACGTCCGTTATGGAAGGATATGGCAGGCGTTCAGAGACTGCACGGGTGTTGGTCGATAATGATGGACTACCAATCCTGAATCGGCTTAAGATACAGTCCGACCCTATGTGAAAGCATAGGGAGATCATCGGGAGATGAAATGAATATACACGTACCTCAATCGCTTGAGTCACAGGCAGAAATGAAATATCTATCTGCTGCGCAATGGAATATGATCTCTCCTCAAAGTAGTAAGCCAAATATGGCAATTGTTCAAGATTCTCTTCTTGGAGCATATAGAATGACTAGAAATTCCGTAAAATTAACATCAGGTCAGTTTTTTAATATTGCAATGTCACTTCCTCGAGCACCTTGGGTTAAAAAACCCACAATTGTAGAACAAACATCAAAATTTGTTCTGTTTGGAGTAGATTCTTATAGGGATGAATGGGCTAGATCAGGACCGTTAAATAAAGTATCTACAGATGGAACAATGACATCTGCTGAGATCATGGATAGAATTCAGCACATTAGGCGTATTTTGAAAGAAAAGGAAAAGAAAATTCAGTGTTTTAATGGTCATGGTTTAGTATCTCTATTTCTTCCAAAAGATTTTATATATGAAAGAACAAACGATGCTAATCCGGAAGAACCAACTGTTAAAATTTGGAGAGGGGTGATGTATGAAGGAACTCTCGATAAAGCAATTATTGGTGCATCTCACAGCTCTATTCATCACTTGCTTCACAAAGAGTATGGACCTGAAACAGCATCTTACTTTATAGACTGTATACAATTTGTAACGAATCAGTATCTTCTAGTAGATGGATTCTCAGTTGGTTTAGGTGATTGTTTAATTCCACAGACTGTTAATGAAGATGGTGTGACTAAAGAGGCAGAGATTAGAGACGTTGTTAGAAAGTGTTATATTGAAGCAGAAGCAATTAAACAAGCAACTTCTCACCCTAGTATTCGCGAAATTAGAATAAACGCATCGTTGAATAAAGCTAAGGACATTGGTTTGCGAATAGCAAAAGAAGCTCTCTCAGAAGATAACAACTTTCTTTCAACAGTTCTTTCTGGAAGCAAAGGAGACTTTTTTAACATTGCTCAAATTACTGGTCTTCTTGGTCAACAAAATTTGAAAGGTCAAAGAGTGCCTCTTTTGATAAATCACGGAAAACGTTCTCTTCCACATTACCCTTTTGGAGAACTAGCACCTGAAATGGAATATGAATCGCGTGGTTTTATTAGCAAAGGATTTCTTCGTGGATTAAATCCAAGACAGTTTTATTTTCACGCAATGTCAGGCAGAGAAGGTGTTTGTGACACAGCAATGGGAACAGCAACGTCTGGTTACATGCAAAGGAGAATTGTAAAACTCACAGAAGATATGAAGATACAACATGATGGAACTGTTAGAGATACTCCCGGAAAAATATACCAAATGTCTTATGGTCAACTTGGTTTTGATCCAACATGCACAGTAAAGGTGAAAAACGATCAAGAGATGTGTGATATAACAAGGATGGTCGCACGTCTAAATATGAAACATGAGTTGTCTGAAAAATAAAAGAAAAATTAAGAAATATAAAACCACACCAAAAAAGTGTGGTTTTTAATCTTTATGATTTTAGTTAAAGTAAAAACTTTATTATAATTCTATTTATATCAAATGATAATACACGAAGAGTCTGTTTTTGTAATAGGACGAGGAGTTGGTTGTTTTGGTATATACATTTGAATATCTTCTTCTTCTTCTTCGTCGAGATATTTAGAGTAAATCATTTTAAAATCAGAATCTTGCCTTATTTTAAGTTCTGCATAAGTAAATGCTTTGCATAAATGTATAGATATAGGATGTTTTGAATACGTTTTTTTATCATCAGATGGTTTTTTAACAGCCCAACCAAAATCAATTAGAACCAATTTTCCATCTTTATTAACCATTCTATTACATACAGATATGTCTAAATGTAACCACCCATATTCTTCTATTTTTTTCAGAGCATATTCCATTTCTTTACTTTTCATACCACAACAATCACGAAGTTTTTCTATTAAAAGATATCCATTTCCATCAAAAATCCAAGATGCATATAATTTAGGAACTACTCCTTTTTCTTTTAATAAAATTTGTTGTAAATCTGCGAGGGCTTTCCTTTCTGAAGAAAAAAGTCTACCAACTTTTTGTATTTTAACAGCGTATTCATAATCAGATCTGGTATAAACTGTACCTACCGCTCCCTGACCTGCTTGTTCCCAAACGTCAGAATTTCTTATATCAGATGAACATTCTATTGCTAGTTCAATTAATTCCTCTGGAATACCTATTCCTTTAGGAATAATGTTTAGTTCTTTAAAACGACTATTTATATTGTATTTCTTCTTCTTCTTTTTCATTTACATACTAATAATAAATTATTTTATTTTTAGATTCAATTTTTGAAAATGCTGTTTTTTCTATTAAAAATAATATTCTAATAGAATATTATTTTACCAAATCATTTGTATAAGTCTTCATACTCATACTCAAATAAAATTTGAAGACAATTCGTAAGATAACATACCATTGTAATTCTAAAATGTTCTATCTTTATTAAATCTAGAACTATAAAACATACATAAACTTAACTCGACTAATGTCCCACCTACTAATATCTTGATTAAATCTAGAAAGATAAAACATTCTAGTCATATCCTCTACACTACTAGTACACCAGTTTGAAATATTGTTTGAAATATTCCACGATTCAAAACGACTAAACATATTTGACATATTCTTAACTCTGCATGTATTCCAGTTTTTAATATTTAATAATATACCGTAAAAGTCATTAAACATCCAACTCATGTTAACAACGTTTGAAGTATCCCAATATTTAAGATCTATAGTTTCATAAAATCTTAAATCTTTTGGTATGCGATCAAATAAACTTGACATATTTGTGACTTTTCTGACATCAAAATATTTAATATTTACACTTTTGGGCGGACCACCCTTTAAGAATGTTATAAAATAGCTTTCTTCATCAGAATCATAGTTATTCGATCTCATAAAGTTAATAATACTTGTTGTTATAGTTTCATCTGTTTCGGGTAAAACTCTTTTTAAGCCACGTAAAAATTTTTTACCATAAGAATCTGTTTCATTTTCATACATTTTCCATAAAAGCAAATCAGCCATACGACTAAGACCAATTTCAGCTCCTGTACGAGATTTTGTAATTCTTAAAAAGTTAATGATACGTTGAGGTTTGGTTGGATTTCCTTGAAACATGTCTAACAAATCATGAACTCTACTCGTATACTTACAATCATTAATAACAATTTTTTGCGATTCAATAATTTCAGATTCCCATGGTAAACTTTTTTCGTCAGTAAAAGTACCATCATCTAAATTATAACCCATTGTTAATATCATACGAAGCCACAAACGTGTTCTCATAAAACACATCATATTAATATTATTTTTGAGCATAGCATTTATTAATTTAAAATACCCAGAATTAATGATAGCATTAATAGCTATCGAACCATCTTCTAGATTTTGTGTAAACATGCTTTCAATAATTTGAATTACCAAAGCATGTGGTAATGTTTGCAAGCCTCTTGTTATTACAGATAAACCATGATGTTCATCTGAATTTGTATCCCATTTAGAAGCACCTGTTTTTGTGTTAAATAAATATGTTTTACCAGTAGAACTAATTTCTTTTATCCACTCACTCATTTATATATAATAAAAAAATTTAAATATTATACTCAACCGCCACAACTTTGACTAGTATGTGTTTTTTAGATTTTCTCTCGACTTTTTAAATCTAGAAAATCTAAATGAAATATTTAACGATTATGTTAAAAGACAATAGATGTGTATCCTGATCACACGTCTAAAATATGAAACATTAGTTTTCTTCAAGTATTTTTAGCATAAATAAACTAAAATTTAACATTATAAATTTTACTTTAGAATTTAATCATAATCCTTAAAAAATAATATTTTATTAGAATATTATTTTATCAAATCACACTTCATTCATATTCAACATCGTCATCTTCATATTCTTCTTCCTCTTCCTCTTCATCTTCTATTAACTCTTCCTCAAGAACTTCTTCATCGCTTTCAAGAACCTCATCATCTTCACAATCAAGCTCGTCAACTTTTACATCATTCAAAGCAATTTTCTTGTCTAAATTACTTGGGAGAACGTACTGAAATTTCCATTTATTACAGATGTCAATGTCCTCTGGAGTAAGATCATCTATAGTACCATCTTGATTTTGCTTTCCAATTGCTTTCTTAGTCTTTTTATCAAAGACAAGAGATGTATCCGGATGTTCATGATTTCCATGTTGATTTCGACGAATAGCAACTGTTGGAATAGAAGACGTAAGTTTCTTTGCTACAGGAGTTGAAATGATCTTCTCTTCAATAACTTTCTTAACCGGTGCTTCTTTCTTAGAAGGTGAAGTGCTAGAATCCTTTCCAAGAAGATATCCAATGAGTTGTTCTTTTGTTCCAGTGCATTTAAGAGCTTTCTGTCGGCAAAGAGCCTGAAGATCAACCTTCTTATATTGAGATAGTGTAGCCTCATTCATATTATCATCAGTGTTTGATGCGATGTCTGGAGTTGAAGATTTCTTAATAGGTACTTTAATCTTAGATGTGGTTGTACCATCCCATTCCGACATAAGCTCGTTTTGATCCAAATTATATTTGATTGCAATCTGACGAATAAAATTATTAACGGCTTCATTTAAAGCCTTTGCAACAGTTTGATTCAACGACATTTTTAATTTTATCATCGATAATTATTCCTTAAACCTCAATTTTTTTTTTCTGCCTTTGGTAATGTTGTTTTGTGTTAGATAGAACTTTAAATATAATACAACTCGTTTAAGGAGATAATGGAAAGATTCTTTTTCTTGAATTATTTAATTAGAAAGGCTGCGGGTGATTTAAAATCTATTTACTACTAGAGAAAAAATTCACACGATTTCTTTTAATTTGTTCCGAAATTAGTCTGGTTTCGTTTTTAATAATTGCAACCGCTTGGTTAATATAAGTCGCTAGCTGTTGATAATCATCTGATTTAATCGCTTGAAATCCTTTCAAATAGTTAACAATTTTATCAATTTTATTATGTGGTGAATGTTCGTCACTGTTGTCAAATTCTTCAGACCCATAACCAGGTTCTCCCTCATCAGTTTCAATTTCTTCTTCTTCTTCACTTAATTCAAATTCAAGAGAATCTTTATCCGCATTGTCAGCAATCGCTTCAGCAATCGCTTCGTCAAGATCGTATTGAGTGAGATCTTCATCGACTTTTTTTCCATCTTTAGGAACTTTATCACCCTCAACAATTTCTTCTGCATCTTGTTTTGGTAATTTCTTACTTATTATACTCTCAAGAATTATAGATACTGCTGCTTGAACTTCAACTTTTGTAACATTGGTTTCTGTATTAGAATTTAATAAATTAAAATTAATTATTCCAATAATTAAATTAACCAGAGCAACTATAATACAATTTTCATATTCGTCTGAAACAATATTTTCACACTTAATTGGGTCGGATTTCAATACTTGAACCTTAGCTATTTGAGAACTGATATCGTGAATTTTTGCTCCCTTTTCTCCTAAATGTATTATTAAATAATAAATTATCACCGCAATACGTTTCCACAATACATCAATGATTTGTGAAGTTGCTGATTCCATACCAACACAATTTCTCACTATATCTACAAAATATTCAGGTGCTTGAACCTTAATATTATCAACTGCTCCGTAAATGTGAGAACACGGGTGATAAATATTATCAAGTATCATTTCCACAAATTTTGGAGACACACTGATTGTAGTGTCAAATTTTTCTTTTACATAATTATTAATTGTAACTATTGTTCTACACGAATCTTTTACTTTCTGGGTTACCCAATCTTTCATAAAATCATTCATAACTAATTTAATATCAGCAGGTGTTAGTAGGTTAAATTCTTCTTTATTCCTGTCCTGTGCAAATTTGGTTCTAAGGTTCATTAAATACTTTCCAACCTCATTATCACCCTCGTTTTTAGATCCAGATCCGAGAATAAAATCTTCACGATCATTATATATCAGATTAGCATCCCCTGTCGCTAAAAGATAATCTTGCAATATACGATTGTCAAATTTCATTTTCAAACCTTCTTTTGCATATTTTATTAATTTGTCTTTATAAAATTTATTATTAAGTTCCTCATAATCTTTTACAATAACAGGAAGATTTCTGAAAGCTCCTTCTGGGTTTAAAATATAAGAAGAATATACATCTGTGACACCTAATTGCAGCATGAGTTTTTCAATAATGTAATGATTTACAGTCAAGTATGTTCTTCCATTTATTTTAATGGGAGGTTTACATACACTATCAGGAGATAAAAGAACGTAATCAGCATTTTTGGTATACATTTCATTTCTTGTTGCATCTGAAGGTAATATATAAATAGGATCTGTATTTGAAGACACATATTCATACGGTTGTGCATCGACAGCTTTTTTAACAAGAGGTACGTAGTTTTCAGCATCATATATCTCTCTATCGCTAGGTATACTATATCTTTTTAAAAAATTATCAATATCTGTAGACAATCTGTCAGATAACATTCCTTTTCTATAAAGATTGTAAAGCCTGTCTTGAAGGTCACCGGCCTCGTTAAGAAATTTTTGACCAGAAAATTGTTCTTCTTTGGCTTTTGCAAAGTCTACAGGCGCTACACCTTTTTTCTCTAGAAGGTAGTCAGCATACATGTAGAAAATTTGCTTCTTTATTTCTTCGAGTTTTTTTTCTTTTAATTTGAGGAGATAATCTTTACGAATTAAACGAACCATATTTGTTGGATCTAGAATATATGAAGCAACTTGTTCGGAAATATGTCTTGGAATCTTTGGAAAATGTTCCAAAAAATCTTCCCGAGACATCGGCTTCAAATTCCTTGTAATATTTTCTCGATTAAATTTTTGCAAGATTTGATCTAAAGAAAGATCAATATAATTTTTTAAGTCATCTCCTCTTTTATCAATAGCATCTACCAGAGCTTTTTGAGCTAAATATGCGTTATACATAATATTTTTTTTATTTTCATTATCTTTTTGTGTTTGTTGTGTTCTTCTCTTAATAACTAAGTCCCGACGTTCCTGCTGTAAGCAAATTCCGTACCAATTATCACCTTGTTTGTCAGTTTCATTAATTCCAAGAAAGAGATCAGTATTTTTAGGTATATAAAATAGATCTCTGTTACCAGTTTTTAAAAGTAAGTCTGCCAACACAGTATTTTGATTAAACATATATTTTAAAGCTTCTTTAACAGCTTCTAATATTTTATCGTTCTTTTCATTTGTGGCTTGTTCATGATATTGGCCCTTCGCTTCTTTTGGGTCTGCATTACAAACTATTTTTTTTCTTGATCCATCTTGAAGAAGAGAAGCGTATATGTAATTCGTTAAAGTTTGACAAGCTTTTCCATTTCCAAATTTTAGATTTTGTATAACAGGTATTGATTGTTTAAAGCCTCGATTGTAGTTGCTATAGTTATTGCTAAGACACCCAAAAGGTTTGTCACGTGGGTTAAAAATTTTTATCTCTTTAGCCATTTTTCTTAATGTAAATGTTTTTTCAGTGTTTAAAAATTTACTTTTTTAAAATTTTGTTATGTATTAAAATTACATCTAAAAGATAAATAATTTAAATATGAATAGTTCTGATATTCAAAACTTTCCGGAAGTTCTTAACGACTAACAAAAAGTGTTATTCTATCATACACATCATTATTAGACAATTAACGTCTTTTCTAAACTAAATAAAAGACTAGAACAATATAATATAAGGTTATAAAATGAGTTTTAAGTTGTTATATTTCAGCTTAAATGCAATTCCACCATGGGATAAAAATGAGTGGATTACTTTTTCTCACTTCTGAAGACTTTAACATACAACGTGGTAATAAAGGTAATATCATGTGTACAAACTTACAAGGGTTTTCTCTAATTTTATTTTATTCTACAGAATGCGTTCATTGTCAATCTTTGATTCCTATTTTTAAGGGAATGCCTGGATCTGTAGGAGGTTGTCAGTTTGGTATGATCAACGTTAGTCACAACAAACAATGTGTAATGATGTCTAGAGAAACGATAGCTCCTATCAAGGTTGTGCCATATATTATTCTTTATATTAACGGAAAACCTCACATGAGGTATAACGGACCTTATATTGCAGAAGAGATTGGACGTTTTATAGTTGAAGTTGCTCGTAGTGTACAGTTACAGGAGAATTCTACAAAGGATGAGGTAATTAAAGAAGATTCTAGAGGAAGTATACCTGCTTATACAATCGGTCACCCACTTTGTGGTCCTGACGATAAAGTATGTTATCTAGATTTTGATGATGCATATGGAAAAGATAACGTTGGTCCAGAACGTTCTAAACAACAAAATAATCTTCCACGTAATTCTGGAATGGGATTAGCCGGAAGAGGTTCGGAACAATTCGGAGGTCGTTAAATTTTTAATCAGAAAATTGCTTTCCTTACATATGAATTACTAATTTTAAAAAAGAATATTCTTACTAATTCATACGAATAAGAGCAACAGTTATGAGCCTCCTCCGATTTTCCGGATCGATCTTTTCAAAAAATCGGTCGTTAAATTCAAAATGATTTTTAAAAGCAAATTGCTTTTAAAAATAAAATGATTAATTTTCCGCTTTTTGATAGTCTTAATAAGGATATACCAAAGAAAGATCTAACAATAAAAGAAAAAGAGGAATTTGTATCAAAGATTCAAGATATTGACACATCAGGTAATGATTTAATTTATGCACTTATCCAGATTTATCACAATGGAAAAGAAAAATGTTCAGATGAACTTCCCTATAAAGGAAAGAGATATTCATTGTGTAAAGGAAAGGAGGACTTGACTTGGTCATTTACAGATTTTCCTATACCTCTTAGACATATTTTATATAAATTTATCAAAATACATACACAGAGTATGGAGGAGGAAAAGGAACGTCAAAAAAAAATATTGTAAACTATTATGCTTGTAATTAGTATGATTATAATAATCATACTAATTATCTTTGTTTACAAGACTCGATTGGAAAAAACTATTTATCTGCCCGATAACAACCTGCTGCTAACTCTCTAATGAAGCCATAAAATAATTCTGGTCTCATACCATCTGCCATCTCATTTACCTGTCTTTTTTGAGATAATATATTCATTATAAATTCTAACGCATCGTTTGTTTTGGTAGAAAAATCAACAATTTCTTCCTCATTTCAGAAGGCCCTGATGTGTTTAGAGTTTTCCATTTTTCTTGTAATTCAGCTGAATATTCATTGATTAACTCCTCATTTCGCTCCTTAATAGCAGAAAACAATCTTTTTGTTATCTTTGTCATTTCTGGATCAGATACAACATTTCCATTTTCGTCCTTGTATTTACAACTTCTTCTCTGAAAATCAGTACATAAAATCATATCCTTTAGAGGATATTCGAGCGCATACTTTGCATAACCAGATGCTCCATTCTGTACATGAACAGTATTTAGATTATTGATATGTTCTTGTAAATGAACATCTGTTAGTGGCATCATATTGTTTATTATGTGGTTTGTGGTAGTTATGTTTTTATTAACCGTTGATGGTTTGGCGATCGCAATGACTGCAAGAGATTGTAAATCAAAATAAAAGCATTATTAACTTTTATTTTACAAACGCAATACAATGTTTGATTGTATCTGAAAAAAGATCAATACTATTTTCTT